ATCCCCCCTCTCTATGACACAATGTCAGGGGTCAAAAAGGGGGTCAATCCCCTAAATCTAGTAAAATCATTTTTAATCAAAAAGTCCCCTTGTATCCCGTAGAAATTTTTTGGGAAAAAAACTTTCAAATCTGAAAAGTCCCCTATATGTCAAAATAAATTTTCTGGAAAAATTTTAGAAAATCGGGGGTATTTATAACTAAAGAATATATTATGAAAAAAACTATAAGATTAACTGAGTCAGAATTAACAAACCTTGTTAAAAGAATTGTTAATGAAATGGAAGAAGATACCACACCTGATTATATCAAGGTATATCACATGTACAAAAATGGGGAGGTCTCTAAAAAGGACTTCTATGGTTATATGGGGGTTTTAGAAAAACACGAAAGACAAGACTTGATTGATTATATTGAAAGTCAAAAACATTCTTCAATGTTGGACGAAGAATATGAGTCAGTTTATACAGATTCAAGAGAGGATATATCATATGATATTCAATCAGTTGATTGCGAGGGTGACTTTGGTGGGAATGTTTATATTGATGAAGATGATACCGTTGTGATTAGATATTGTGAAGGAGACGATGAGGAACTTGAGTATCTAAAAAGAAAAGGTAAGAAATTACTTTATTCAAAGTACGGAATGTGATATATACCATTATATTTAAATTAACCCCTTTCTTCAACGTTAGGGGTTTTTTGTTTTATACCCTTTGACATATCCCAACGTTTTTATTATATTTTATCTATGGAAATGGAACAGAACCCTATTGAATTTATTAAAGAACAAGTGGAACTTGATTTTGATACAAACTTCAAAGACATTAATTGGGACCGATTTTATGATATATTGGAAGAAGCTTATTCAATGGATGTAAAAAGAATGGAATCTCTTAAGGATTTTGAAACGTGGAAAGAATGGAAAAACAAATAACTATGAAAAAGAATATACTCCCCATTATTTTATTTATTCTTCTTGTGGTTTTTAATATTATATGTTTCTACTACAATGGAAGAACCATGCACTTAATGACAAACCTTATTATTGGGGGTTTAATTATTTTGAATTATAAAACTTAAATTATATACCTATGAAAATTAAATTGAACGCAGAAGAATCTTATACTACCACCCTTTATCGTGAGTCTATGGAAATTGATACTGATAACTATCCTGAATTGGAGGGTATGAGCGAAGATGAAATTAGTGATTACATCGATAATAACATTTGGGACATGAAACCCGTAAACTCTGACCTATATGATTCTCTTGGTGAGGAACTAATGGATAAGGATGTTGAAAATGACCATATCGGTGGTGAGGAAACAACCTTTTATGTTGAACAAATAAATTAATCGTGGATTATATTCCTAACCATTATTATGATTCTTATGGCGAATATAAGTTTCATAAACAAGAATCTGAGTTAAGATATCTTCTTGGAACAAAATATATGAAGATATTGGGGGAGTTTATTGAAATAATGTACCCTGGTTTGAGATTCGATATTCATATTAAATATCGAAACTCTAATGAGAGAATGGTTGAATGGTATGGACATACCTATATGGAACTCGTTATATTTGATGTAATTAATACTCCTGTATATAACCCCATGAATTTTGATGCATCTTTTAGAACCCCTAATTATGATGGTTATATAAATGGTGAATCATTTTTTTTAGATATTGAATCATATATCCCCGAAATTAATAAACATCTTCTAATATCTTTTAGACCTTTGATACGACCTCATGAATATGAGACCATTTCATCATTTCATATGAACATACCTGACTTTGAATGTTGGAAGGAACATTATCGTAGAGAGCGTGTGTATGAGGCTATGAATAGTTCTAGGTTTGAGATGTTTTGATTTTTTTATTTTATGATATATTTATAGTTAAACATTGAAACTATGAAAACAAGAATAACTGAAAGAGATTTATCCCGTATTGCTTCACGTATTGTTAATGAAATGGAAGAAGAGGGAATGAATGATGAGACCATGACAGGAGACATAAATAGAGTTATGGATTTCGCTTATGAAATGATTACTGAACTTGCACCTGATGGACCGAGAAATAGAAGACAATATATGGCGGCAATTAATCAGTTGGAACGTGATTTTAATTATGCTCTTCGTAACTTGAAAGGTAATCTTGGAATGGAGTAATTAATTATAAAAGTATAATTTGAAACCTCATCTTTTATGGATGGGGTTTTTTGTTTAACAAAAAACCTAATTTAGATAAGTTATAGTAATACCTAAAAAATCACATAAGTCTAATATATGTTTTATTTTTGTTGTGGTTGATGAGTAAGAGGTCACATAAAAATTATCTTTTATTTTATGTGCTTGTTTCATTCCCTCATCTGTATTTGAAATATAAGATTTTAATACACCACTTTTGAAGGTCCCATATGGGTGAATATTTGATATATCTTTAATAAACGCCACATAGTTATCTGTGAATTTATCACTATTATATTCTTTTTGAAAAACTTTAAATTTGAATATAATTTTTTTACTTTTCTTTTTGGGGAATTTTTGATTGTATAGTTTGTTGATAAACTCATTAACCTCATCAGGACATACCTCCATTAACATTTTAAACTTTTCCATAACTAATTTTTTAATAAACATAGTATTTTAATTTTAACTGGTCAAGAATTCCAGTTAAATAATATATGGAGTGAAGGTCAATTTCTGGAAAAATTTTTTTTGACCTGAACCTCCCCCAAACCCCCTCCTTGCTGTATTTATTAAATATGAAAAGAACTATGAGACTTACTGAATCAGAATTAACGAACCTTATTAAAAGAATCGTTAATGAAGACGTGATGGAAAATTCATTATATAACGATATTATGGATTTGATTAGAAACTCCAATTCAAGTCACGGTGAAACTATTGGTGTGTTAAATTCTATTATTGATGAAATGGAATCATCAAGAAGAGTTAGACGTGGTGCTGAAAAAAGATTTAGACACAATATGAATGAGGAGGAAGAAATTGAACCAAAAAGACTTTCGTTTGATGAATGGGCTGACGTGTGGTTAAGTTTAAGAGAACAATATGGTGAAACATTTTTACGTCCAGATGAATTTGGTCAAAATAGAGACTATCCAATCTTTACTGGAATGAATATGGATTTTTTACCTGAAAATGGTGGTGAGTATTTGCAAGTAATGAATGAATATAGAAACCCTCGTAATTGGAGAGATGATTATGATAAAGGTATTGAAACTTTATTAAGAATTGAAGATAAACTTAGAGACCGAATTGAAAACTCTGATGCTGGTCTTCGTTTTGAATCTGACGATAAATTTAGATTTAGAATTTATAAGAAATAATATGTCACCATTTGAAAAACTTAATGATAAAGCACTTCTTCTTCTTATGAATCAATTAAGAGAAGAATTTGTGGATAGAGGTATTTACCAAGATGACATAGAAGAATTTTTCACAAATTATGATATGATTCAAAGTAAGACATCATACTTTGGTATTGATAATCTGCAAGTTCCAGATTTGACTTATTTGTATGATTTATTTTTGAATGTCGATGATATAGAAGAAGAAATAACAGAATTACCCCCAAGACCAAGACTCAAAAAATTTAGAGTGGAGTGGAGTGAAGATGTTACTGAATACAACCGATATTATTATCAAGATACTGTTGAGTCATATTGTGATTTATCAACTCATGATATGGAAATGTTAAGAAGTGAAGATTTTTTTGACCCATGGATTGGTAAAATGTACCATAAAGAAATTTTGGATTCAGAATCAACTGAAGATGAATGTACTGATGTAAGAGAAATATAATGAGAATGATAATTACAGAATCTCAGTTAAGTTTCTTGATTGAAACAGAAAGTGATAAATCCATTTCCATGATGGAAGAAATCAAATCAAGTATCGATAAGTTATTATCGTATTATGAAAAAACTGATGATGGTAATTTTATTGACTTACAAACAAAAAAACCTGTTGGGTTAAAACCAATTGCAGGGTATTTCAAATCTAAAATTGAAAGTGTTGTTTTTGGGGTTGAGCAAGAAAACAAACCTGACGAAATAATTTCAAAAGTCAATCAAATAAAAAATGAAATCGTTACAGGTAAATTCAAAGATTTTTTTGGTGACTACAACTTAATTAAAATCCCTTTACAAAAGTTTGATTTTTATACTGAAAAAAAATGTTCAGAAATGAACCCAAAAAGTCCTGGTTGCCAAGCTTAAAAATTTCCATTTATTATTTAGTGTCGGTTTTTTTTAGACTATAATTTATTATGGCAAATTTAACATATGATTTTGATTATTCAGAAATAAAACAAAATGAAATAATTCAAAAAATAGAATCATATGCCCCTTTGTTAGAAAACTTAGTGTCTTGTTTTTATCCTGATTTAAAATTTTCTATTGAATGTTCTTTATCACATAGAGTTAATTTATTTGCAGGTTACTATGAACCAAAAATAGAAATCATTGCTGAAAATATAGAATATAATCCTATGCTCAATTCTTATAGTCATAATACGACTTTGAAAATAAAAGATACTGATTCAGTATTAAATGGCGTTGAGTTCTGTGATTCAATATATTCCTATTTACCCGGTGTTTTATATAACACATCTTTAATCATAAAAAATTACGTGTATGAAGATATTGAATGGGATTTTGAAGAATATGCATTAAGAAAAGAAATCGAATCAAGATATTAAAGTATTTATATAAAAAAGTTTTTATGAAAAAAAATTTATTAGGTATTAGCATTACTGAAAAAATGAGAATTCTTGAGATGCATTACAATGCTGCAGGAAAAAAAATAATTTCAGAACAATCAGAAACACAAGAACCCGACCTTTCTAAATATGATTGGTCAAATAATGGTTCTGTTGATTTTTGGAAGGCAAGTATTGATAGCATCGTTGATTATATTATAGCCAGAGACTCTTCTAAATCATATTCCAAATTAGAAATATATGGACTTGTTATGGAGTGGTTTAGGGATGTGAAGAAAAAGAAAATGTCAGAAGAGGATGTAAAAAAATCTCTTTATCTATGGGTAGGAAAAGACCCGTACTACGGACTACCAAACGCAAGAGCAAACGTACAACAAAAAACAACAGATGACGAAGGTGTTGAAGGTGCACAATATGATGAACTTTCTACTAAAGAAGAAATTGCAAATTCAATAAAGAGAATGGAGGATTATGCAACTAAGTGGGAAACTGAAGTAATCAATCAAATGAATGGTACTTCGGATATTGACGGAAAAGTTAAAGCTCAGTTGGCAATGATACCTAAATCAGTAAGAGCAGCAATTAAAAGTAAAATTTATTTACCTGATGATGAGTTAACAAAATTAGAAACCTCTGTTAATAATTTTATTAAAATGAAAGATAAACCAAATACTAATTTAAAGGTTTATGGTTTTTACACCAAAGGTGGTTATAATGATAACGATTTAAAATTGGTTACAAACGCTAAAGCGGGTGTTCAAAAAATGTTACAAGGAGGTAAAGATAAAGATAACGTTTACACTGAAAATACCGTTGATGATAATGTTAGATTAAGATTATTAACTGATATACAAAATGAGGTTGATAATTTAATTAAAAATCCTGTTAAAAGAGACCAACTAAGACAAGGTAAATTAATAGAGTTAAGTGTTGCTAAAGTAGTCTCAGAAGCAGATAGGATAGAATTTTCAGAAGATACCCCAACAATCGAAGGTCAAGAATCAGGTGTTGGTTCTCAAAAATCTATTGAGACTTTAAGGGTTATTAATTTTTCTTATCCTGATACTAATACTGCACAAGATGAAAGAGATGCACAAGCGGATAACTTTTTTGCGGATGATGGTACAACAATAAGTAGTGATGCGGAAGAGGCCATGTACAATATTGCCACAAAAATCAGAACTTTTATTTTAGATTTACAAAAAACATACGGAGTCGATAAAGTTAAAGTATTGAATATAGGTGTTGCCTCTTATGCGTCGACGAGTACCGTTAATAGTTCTTTTGGTACGGGAGACGCCTTTAAAACTGCAAAAGTCTTTAATAAATCAAATAATGTAAGATTGGCAAATGCAAGATTAGACGCTATGGATACTGCATTTAAACAAGAGCTACAAGATGTTTTATCTAAAGTTGAAGATGGTGATGGGGAACCATTAAGTAATAAGGTTAAAACTTTATTAAAACAATCAGAAGCAAATAAAGGTCCTGAATGGAATACAATGGGAGGTTCAAATTATGGTGCCACTTATGGAATTGCAAATTACGGACCATTATATCAAGCCGCGTACGAAAAAAATAATAAATTAACCCCAAGACAATACTACTCCCAAAGAAAAAATAGCGAAGAAATCAGATTAGATTACGAACAAACATATAAAGGTTATAGAAAATCTATGGTTGGTGTTTCGGTTCAACTTTATGTTCCTGAAGAATTGGCAAAACAAACACCTCAAGGAGAATACGTAATATCAAGTGTAGGTAACTTTTACGCCAGTATTATTTGGTGGAAAAGAAGTAAGGTAGATATTAATTGGCCTAAACTAGGTAAAATTAGAATCGGTAGGAATTATCCAAAAGGATTTATGCCTCCGTTTAATGGTAGAAAAACTTCTTGTCCTATATTCTAAAAAAAAGTGATGGTTACTATTTAGCAACCATCACCGCTTTTAAATCATGAACGTAAAAACCATTTTTCATGTAAACAACTGAAGAGATGGAAATACCCACTTTCGTTACGTCTTTATTCAAAAGGTTTGCGTTGTGACCAGGAGATTTAATCCAACCATCCAAAATTAAAGATGGAATTGTTTTAACCCAAGCCTCATCCAACATCAAAAATGTCCCCGCAGTTTTGAACAAGTCAATATTTTCTAAAGTGTAATTACCTCCATTCAAATCGCTGTGTTGGTATGTATTTGTTGATACCATACTATCTGAATATGATTTTGCGAATGTGAACATCTCTTGGTCAAAAACCAATTTAGGTAAACCATTCTTTACTCGGTATGCATTGATGTCATTCATTAGAACTTTACTCAAAACCAAGTAATCTGTAGAATTCACCAAATCTACACTTTGTTTTGTAGTCTTAGCGAATGGGTCATTTTCTTTGTAAGTAACTTGTGAAAAAGATACTTGAAAGATTAATACAAAAAGAGCAAAAATTAAATTTTTCATGGTCGTATGTTTTTGAGTGATTATTTCTACAAAGATAATACATTTTTTGGATTAACAAAAAAAATATTTAATTTTTTCAAACTATTTATCTTCAAAAACAAAATCATGTCAAAAGCAAGAAAAGAAGGTAAAAAAGGGAAATCTAGAAAAAGTGTATTGAAAACATTACGTATGATTAAACGTAATGAAGAACTCATTAAAAAATATAATAGCAAATAATTTTTATAATTAAAAATCTGTATCACAATATTGTAATATTTATTGACATGCAACTCAACGAGCAAATAAAACGAATTAAATCACTAATGTTTGAAGAAGTGAAAGATTATAACATTGTGACATCAGGAGATATTAATTCAACTCGTGGTATGAGAGTCTACATTGAAAATTCAAATGGAGATTTAATTGGTGAGACAAACATCATTGATTTTGAAAACGGACTAAAGTTAAGTCCAAATCTTACAAGTTTTATGGATAATAAAAGTGAACCATTTGGGATGGATAATGCGGTGTACCAATATAGTTTATCTGTTGAAGAACCTTTCAGAGGTCAAGGTTGGGGTGAGAAACTAAAACATGAGTGTCACGACATTGTAAGAAACTTGGGATATAAATATGCAACTAATATTGTAAAATGTGACAACCATGCGTCACAAGGTTTAATGAAAAAATTGGGATATCAGAAACATCAATCTAATGGGGTTAGAGATGTTCTGTATTTCGAATTATAATAAACATAACTAAACTTAAAAAAATGGCAAAAATTAAAGGGGGTTCAAATGATTCTAGAAAACAGACATTTGGTAAAAAAAGAGTCGGAAAATTAAAAAGAAAATTTGGACCAAAAGAACAAAGACCAAAAAAATATAAGGGACAAGGTAGATAATGTTTACAACAGAAGAAATATCCAAGATAAATAAAACTTTAGCAAATCAGGAATTTGAAACGCCTGTTTTTATTTACCCTGAACACCGAACTGATACATCAGTTACTTACAAATTTGAGATTGTTGGAACTAGGCGAATGATTTCAGTTGGTGAATGGTATGATTATGCAATGTACGATGTAACTATTTTGGATGCAAACGAAACATTAAAAAAATGGATGTCTATAGCTATCAAAATATTCTACCAATACAAAACTGAAGAACCACTAAAACAAAGGTTGGAATACTTTTTAAAAAAAGATAGTTATATTCTTAGAACGGTTAATGCAGATATAGATAATACTTTAGAATATTATCACACAGGTGATTATTCTCGTTCTACTATGAGAGATGTATATGTTTCTGATGAATTAGTTGAAGAAATAAAAAATATGGTTATTGAAAAATAACAAAAGAAACGGCTTAGGACCGATATAGCAACGGCTATATAAAACCCCCATCAGTGTCGCTACCAATGGGGGTTTGTTATTTTTAGTGAATCTCTACGACTTCTAAATCAAAGATAAGATTTTTACCTGCTAAAGGATGGTTAGCATCCAAAACTACGGTATTATCGTTAACTTCTTTCACAACAAATTGTACGGTCCCCATTTGAGTATCGGCCATTAAAGGTGTCCCAACTTCTACATCACCTGGCATTTGAGTTTTCTCAACCTCTTGAATTAAATAATCCAAATATTCACCATATGCGTCTGTGTGTGGAATTTCAACGGTTTTAGTTTCACCCTCACCCATATCAACTAATCCGTTTTCAAAACCTTTAATTAATTGACCTTGTCCTAATTGAACTTTAATTGGTTCTCTACCTTCGACCATTGAACTATCAAATACAGTCCCGTCCTCTAATCTACCCGTGTAATTTACAGTCACGGTACTGTCGTTTGCAACTTTTTTCATAATATACTTTTTGAAAATGATAATTAACTTTATTTAGATTGTAAAACTATTTATAAAACAAAAACTATGAAAAGTAGAAAAAGTAAAATTATATCATCGGTTAATTTAATTGCAGAAGAAAGATATTTGAATTCAAAGTTTAATTTGAAGGAAGAAGAAGAAAACGGTTTACCTGAATTTCAAGTAACACCTGAAGGGTTTGGTAAATACAAAATTAAATACACTTGGGATAAAGTTGGAACTAAATTGCCAAAAGATGTTAGAGGTGATGAAAATTTCAGTGATAAAGAGTTTGAACCTTTGTCAAAAATTTATGCAAATCAAAAAGATGCCCAAGTTACCGTTGATGATTTTTTAAGAACAAAATCATATTTGTTTAAGAAATAAAATATTTTTACTATATTTGTGTCTATGGAAAATTTAGACACATTAGACTTACAAGAAATCAAACAACTTTGTAAAAAGTACGGTATTGGAACCGTTGGTGATAAGAAATCTCTTATTAAGAAGTTAAAATATTTTTTGGACCCAGTTCAAGATACGTTGAACACTCATACGGGTAGAAAAATACCAAAAGAAAAAGAAATTGTAGGAGTTCCTGTTAACTCTACTGAAAAAATTAATGCCGTTTTGAAAAAAAAGGGTCAGTTTCTTTATTATTCATTGGGGTATCAATACTACATGGTAAATAAATAAAAAATAACAAGTATTTATATATAAAAAACTATGGACAAGAATATTAAAAACGAGATTAATGAAATGAAATATCTTTTTGGGTATCAAAGAGGTGTTGTTATTTCAGAACAAAAAGAAGTACCAATGGAAGAAGATATCGATACAGACGTTGTTGGTGTTGTGGATGATGTTGATTATGACGAAGATGGTGATGATGTTAGTTTAGACGATATCGAAATGTCTGGTCGTGAAGTACAAATTCCTGTTAAACCCGATGTTGATACACCAACTAAACCATCTAAACCCGGTACACCATATAGACCAAAACCAGGACCAAAGAAAAATCCTAAAGCGGGTCACGATGATGTAATGGACGTTGATATGCCAAATTGGTTATCATTTGATGAACTTGGATTAAACTTTGACGAAGAATAATGAAAAACTTAATAGAACAAAGAGACCACTTAAGAGCTAAGTTGGTAATGGAGGGGTTAACGGAAAAAGAAATGAACCGTTTAGCATTAATCAATTCTAAATTGAATGAAGCTCCTATTGATTATGAAGGACCTGAAAGAATGGAACCAGGGATTGAAAGAAAAATCACAAGAAAAGAAACTCCGTATCACAACTTTCCTGCAATTCCAAAAATGGATAGAGACTTTATTGAACTTATTTCTTCAAAAAGATTTAAGGATTCAGTAGATAAGGTAAGAAGATACATGGGAGGTACTGAAGTTATTCAAGGAGGTAACCCACTTATGCAATTGATGATGACCGTTGGTCAGGCAATGCAACAAATCATTGGAATCCAAATGAGACACAAAGAAGATTTGGAGCAACTCGCAATCAAACTTGTAAAAGATGAAATGGGCATTCCTGATGATGCAATGCAATTCAAAGCTGAACTTGTAATGCAACCTATGGGTGCTGCTGAAGGGATGCAAGGAGAGGCTGAACTACCAAGTGAAGAAGAAGTTGAGGAGTTTATGGGTGACATGGAGACATTTAATTTAGAAAGGTCCAAAAGAAGATTCATCAATTCACTTATTCAAGGTGCAGCATTTAAGGGTGGTCACATGTACGTATTAGTTTCAAACGAACTTAATGATATGGACCCAAGATTGTTAAATCTTTACGGTGTATCACAATCGTTAATGGAACATGCGTATTGGATTTTCCCTGACATGGAACAAATGGCTGGCGGTGGCGGTGGTCAAATGGGACAATCAGAAGTTGATGAAGAAACTGACCCACCTACAGTAAAGGCTAAGGCGGTTACATTCCCATTATTAGTTCACGAATTGGTTAAAGGTGTGTATGAAATCTTTGGAACACATGGTTTACCCGATGACCCAAGACAACAAGAAATGATTTTGAATGCTGAAGATACTTTACCTGCTGAAATTTGGGATTCTCGTTTGGGTCCAATCTTTTGGGAGAAGTTTATGGCTACATATCCTATGGAATTATTCGATGAAGATAAAAAACACATTCAACACTACTTGTTTATGCGTTTTTCAGCACTTGATGCTAAAGAATTCTTCAGAGTTGCTAATCTTATCTTAGCCGGTGACCCTAAAGGAAACAAATACATTCAAGATATGGTTGACGACATTGTACGTGAACTTAAAAAAGAAGAATATAGACAAGCACTTCCAAATGAAGATGATGATAACCTTGATGATATTGATATATCAGGCTTATTTTAATTATTAAAAAACTATGAAAACAAAAATTACAGAATCAGACATCAATAGAATTGTTAATCGTGTGATTAACGAAGACGCGGAAGGTAAAGAATTAAGATTTGGAGTTGCCTTTAATAAACAAACTGAATTGGTTGATGATGTAATCAACAGAATCAAAGAGTATGGTGATGAATATACAAGAGCACTTAATAAATTAAACTTTGATTTCCCAACTGAAAAATATAAAAGGGTTGAAAGACCAAGAAGAGATAATTTTGAATTACCAAAAGGAGTTAGAGTTCAAAGTAGTGTGTTTGGTGATGAATAATTCCTATGGATACTGACAAAATATTAGAATTATTCAAAAAATATGCGGGAGACAAGATTAATTTGTATGGATTAATCGTGACTCCCGTTTTAATTGAGCCAAGTTTCCAAATTAGAAACGCATATAATATATTTTTTGATATAGAAAATCCAAATAACGTATCTTACTTTACTGAAATTGTAGTAAACGAGATAGATGATGACGTAGAGACGTTTCAGACAATAATTAACGAACGTTTATTTGTTTTACTTTCCCCAAAAACAAAAAAAGGTATTTTTTTCAATAAAGAACTACAACAAAAAATTCAAAATGTATTTGATTCTGTCAAAACTATAAAATTTGTCACAGGAACGCCATTTATTGGTTACCAAAGGTACGAAATACAAATAGAATCTATTGGTCACAAGGCGCATGCGTATGACAATGAAAGCCTATACATTTATAATAATGTAAAACCAATCAAAGCAACCAAAAATGGTGAAGAAATAGATACACAAGAAGCAATTTATAAATATGTCGACGAATTTTTACCAAATGTTGAAACTTATTGGGAAACAGAAAATTTATATAGCCCAATTGACTATATTTTAAACGATTATCCCTTATTAACTGACAGATGGGGTCACATCGCCGGTTATTACGACACAAAATTTATCCAATAACTGATTTACTACGTTTTTTTCTGTGAAATGTAATAACAAATCGGTGAACCTCATCCTGAATTGTTGCAAGTAAGTTAAAAAACTTCTTATTTTCAAATTTTACACTATTTCCATCAGTAAAATGTATCATATCTGACCTGTGCTGTGAGTTTTTGGATATAGATAGTAAATCTATACGGTTAGATAGTGAAAGTTCGTCAAATACTCTCTTTGCTATACCTAATTGACCTTTACCCCCATCAATAATAACCATATCAGGTAGTTTTTTACGTTCTTTGAGTAATCTTGTAAACCTTCTACGTAAAACCTCATCAAATGATGCGTAATCATCAGGACCAACAACGGTTTTGATGTTGAATTTACGGTATTCTGATGTGTTTTTCTTACCATTTGTGTATCTAACAAGGGCAGATACCTGACAATCCCCATTTGTATGGGAGTTATCATACATTTCTATGTCAATTGGGGTGTTTTGTAGACCAAAAGTAGTTTTGAACTCATCAGCAATCACCAAATAACCACCAATTCTTGCTGATTCCACACATTTTTCATACTTATCGAGGGAATTTAGTCGAAATTTGATGGTATTTGCCTTTTCAAACTCCATAATCTTACTAAATGCGTTCATTTTACGGGTCAATTTACCACGTAATTGGTCAAAATTGAATGAAACTACCTGTTTTAGGTCTAAAATAACCTCACGATAGACAAATTTATTGATATTTGATACACATGGGGCGTCACATCTACCCATATGGGACTCTAAACACACTTTGAACTTGTTATTTTCAATGTTTTCAGGTGTTAATTCATAAGAACATGACCGTAAATTAAAAATATCATGTAATAAATCATACATTTCATGGCATAAACTACTACTTGGGACCTCAATTAGGGGGTTTGAGTCCAAATTAGTGTCATTTTTTACCTCTAAACGTGGAAAATCATCATTTGTAAGGGTTAAATACCACTTTTTTGACCTATCATCCTTCAATTTGATGTTAAATTTAGGATTATGAGTCTTAATTAGGTCATTTTCTAAGATAAGAGCTGAATTTTCGTCTAAAGTGGTTAAAAAATCAACATCTACTATGTTTTCTACCAATAATTTGGTCTTACTTGAATGATTTTTGTTAGAAAAGTACGATTTTACCCTATTTGGGAGGTATTTTGCCTTACCAATATAGATAATTTGACCTTTTTTATCTTTAAAAAGGTAACAACCACTACTTTTTGGGATATTTTGGAGCTTTTCTACTAACATTTATACAAATATAACGATTTATGTGTCAAATTACAACAAAAACAGGTATTTATTGGTATGAAAATCATAATTACAGAGTCACAATACCGTTTTTTGGTCGAAAATACCCAAGAAATCGACCAAATATTGGATAAAATGAGTGAAATTGGGTACGAAAACCTTGAAAATGAGGAAAAAATGACCCTAAATGCCTATTCTGAGTGGTTAAATAGTGGAAAAAAGGGTGAATTTACCCCCCAAAATACCCCTAAAAACACCAATTTTGATGATAAATCAGGTGAAAAATGGACCAGAACACTACAGGATGGAAGTCAATTTACGTTCCAATTTGACTATGAAGAAATAGAAGAAGACGTAGAATTATACTTTGGTGTTGTATCTTGGGGTGGAACTGAATGGGTAGGTTGTATTGTTGCTGAAAAAGATGGTTCTTTAGCTCTTTTAGACTTTGTTGAAGATACTGGTGATTATGAAACTTATGACAATGCACAAATAACCTCTAAATTCCAACCAAAAGAACATAAATACCTTTATAATGAACTTGGTAAATTACAAGATGAGGTTGATTATTATGTTGAAGAGGTAATTATTCCTGAGTTAATGGATTAAATCGTTGGATTTCAAATAATCAAACATAGATTTAGCTAACTTTTCACCAAATTTTATATCTGATGGGTAATGTGCTTTTGCCATTTGACGTGAATTTGTAATATCTTTACAAATCTTATTAAAATCTTTTTTGTATTCGGGATATAATTCACTTAAAACTAAACATAGAAGGTTAGATGTTGTTGAGTGACCTGAAGGGTATGCAAAACCCTCCATTGAATCTAACATGGTATCAGTTAAGGATGAGTCTAATCTAAATGGTCTTGGTCTTTTGTAAAAGGATTTCAAATCTAAAACGATGTAATATAAATCATCGTAAACTTTTTTTAAGAACTTTTTATCGTATTTGACTTTCTTCTCATCTAAAAACTTCAAAAAGTTTCCCAACATATCATCTTTTTCTTGAATAAACAATTTATCTAACTTGATTGACTTTAGATAATCTAATTCTTTTTTGGTTTGGAGGCTATTATCGGAAGGGGGTGGAACGTCCTTGAATTCTGAATAATCAAACCCATAGAATAGATTATTCTTTGATAACTTTGACTCATTCAAAGACATTAATTTTTTAATTTTCAAAATTTCTTCTAGTAATAACATATTTATAAATATAAATAATACTAGACTAAGCAGCAAGCCTAGAATAAATAACTAGAACTAGACTAGAATGATTACTAAAAAGCAACTATTAAATAGAAAATTTGATTCATATTCTTTTTTGAATGAAGAAGAGGAAGACACAAAAGATGTAAAAAAAGAACAAGAAACTAATAACGGAGATTTCGCAGAAATGATGTCTTTATTACTTCACTCAAGAACTCAAGCTCATACATTACATTTACAAACTGAATCATATCCTGAGCACATGGCTCTTAATGGTTTTTATACTGAGATTGGAGATTTAGTAGACGGACTTATAGAATCATATCAAGGAAAATATGGTATCATAAAAGGATATAAAAGTATGGACCTACAAGAATGGAAAAGTACTGATGATACCGTAAAATATATGAATGGTTTGTGTGAGAAGATTGAAGAATTAAGAGATTGTTGTAAAGACTCTTATATTCAAAACCAAATCGATACGGTTTGTGAGTTAATTAACTCAACAACTTATAAGTTAAGATTCTTAAAGTAATCTTCCGTAACCCAAAAAGTGTTTTTTGTAAAATCTGTGACTTAAAAAATCTTTTACAATCTCAACACCTTTTGATGTTGATGAATGTATCATATCTATTTTTCCTTTAGATGGAATGTCATAGACTAAACCTACGTGACTAGCAACTCCATCCCCTAATGCTTTTTGCGTGTTCTCAAAGAAAATTAAATCACCTTTCTTTAAATCGTTTTCTGTGATTTTTTCAGATTTTTCATATTGTAGTTTTGCGGTTCTTGGAATACTTATCCCATTCTTCTTATAAAACGCATATGCGAATCCACTACAATCATATCCACCTTCAGACATACTCTCACCTCCCCAGCAATATTTAACACCTAATGATGTTTTTGCATCAGAAACAATTTTATCTCTCAGTGATGATTCTTCAGTACTAATTTCTGTTTCTGGTACATTTAAGGATTCAACATCTGAAACGGTTTTTAAATCTTTTGGTATTGATTGATTTTTTGTAAAGTCATAACCTGAGGTGTCACCAATACGTTCACCCGAACTAGTTTTAGTTGATGGGAAGTATCTACCATACCCCTGCTCCTCAATTTCTTCTTTTAATATGTTTAATAAAGACAAACGCATATGATATAAATATCAATGAAAGTTAATTTAGGGTGAATATTCATTTGCATTAACACAACCATGTATTGTTAATGTCGTTTTTATATTTATTATTATACTATGAAAAATTTAATACTATTCTTATTACTTATAAGTTCTTATACCTTTGGACAATATTGCCCATCTTTAGGTCCCGACCAAATCCTTCCGTGTGGAATAGGAAGTACAACATTAACTGCAGACCTTAGTCAGTGTGGTCCCGGTGGACCGAACCCAAATCAGACAACAAACTACAATGTGTCAAACATCCCTTATATTAATCAAACAAATACGGGGAATCAGTTGTTTATGGGTGACGATACACAACAAGGACCATTTAACATAGGATTCACCTTCTGTTATTTTGGTCAAACATATAATCAATTTTGGGTTGGTTCGAATGGGTGGATTTCATTTTCAGCGGGACAACCAACAACATTTACTTCAGCCGCGATTCCAAACGCGGGTTTTGCAATTCCAAAAAATTGTATCATGGGTCCGTGGCAAGATTGGCATCCTGGTCTTGGTGGACAAATTAGATATCAAGTACAAGGGGTTGCTCCTTGTAGAAAATTGGTTGTTAGTTGGATTGGAGTGCCTATGTTCGGGTGTATTCAAACAACAGGTACATTTCATATTGTAATTTACGAATCTACGAATGTTATTGAAAATCATATTCAGTCCAAACAATTTTGTAATTGGGCAAACGGAACGGCTGTACAAGGTATACATAATTTACCAGGAAATGTTGGTATAGTAGTACCCGGTAGAAACTCAACTCAATGGATTGCAAATAATGACGCATATAGATGGACTCCATCAGGACCTGTTGTCACACCTACTTTAACTTGGTATCAAGTTGGTAATCCTAATCCAATTGGTACAGGTCCGACTATTAATGTCACCCCACCACAACAAGGTGCATATTATACTTGTCATTTAGTCTACCCCACTTGTAATGCGGGTTGGAGTACATGTAATATAGGACAAGGAGGTAATTTAGGTCCTGATACGGTATTTGTTTTACCTGGACCACCAAACCTACCACAACCAATTATTAATTTTGGAAACCCAACCTGTTATCAATATTGTGATGGTTTTGTTGATATAATCACACAAGGGGGTAATGGAGTTCAGACAATTTCTTGGAATGGTCTATTACCTAATAACTTCTTAAATGTTGGTTTATGTCAGGGGAATTATCCGTTTACTATTACTGATGCGTTAGGTTGTACGGTTTCTGGTGTTGTTAATTTAGTTGACCCACCACAAGTAACCATTACCCCTATCACAGGTTCAGACACCGTTTGTTACAATTCCACATTGAATCCATATAATGTGGGAAGTGTGTTCCCTAATTTAATTTATAATTGGAGTACAACATTAGGAAATATCACATTTGGTCAAGGTAGTCAACAAATTAATTTAGATGTTACTGGTGAGAATAGTGGTTTTTATAATAATACCCTATCGGTATATGGTGAAGACCAATTTGGATGCATTAGTCAACCACAATATTTTTCTATTGTAGATTTTAATTTATTACCTCAAATTACTCCGATTGGTCCTTTTTGTGAATATGACGGTTGTACACCGCTTATAGGTGTTCCAGTAGGTGGTACGTTTAGTGGCAATAATGTTTGGGTTAATGATTATTGTCCTGATAATGGTTTTATCGGTTTAGATAATGTAAACTACCAAGTCACAGAATCTGGATGTTGGTTTGATACAACTATAAATGTTCAAGTGTATTCAAGACCTATAATAATTCCTGTGGTTGATGGTAGAGTTGGAGCATCAAGTGAATACCACGAAATATGTGAAGGAGACACAATACAAGATGTATATGAAGGTCAATCACCAAATGGTGGTTACAATGAATGGTATGTATTAGGTGATACCCTACAAGGACCTACAATTACCGTTACTTGGGACCAAGATGGTGTTTTCACTTTTGACGTTGTAAGATGGGAAAATGGATGTGTGTCACAACCTGAAACATTTACGGTAACTTTGGATTTATGTCCTGATGAATTAATTTATATACCTAATTCATTCACACCAGATGATAACGAACATAACCAATACTTTGCACCTGTAATAACATCGGGTGTAGACTTATATCAATATCACATGATAATATACAACAGATGGGGCGAACCTGTTTGGGAAACGTATGACACCAAATCAAAATGGGACGGAACATATAATAACTTAAAATGTCCTGATGGTATGTACACTTGGGTTATGACGTTTGGGTCACCAAAAACAGATGAAGTCAAAGAATATCATGGTTATATTCAAATCCTGAGATAATTTATTATTATTCTTTTGTACAAACTATTTATAGTTATGAAAAAAGGATTAAACCCTAAGCTCGAGCCTGGCGATAGAATTATTCTTGTCCATATGGAGGGAGAAGATGTTGGTGCAGGTACAAAGGGAAAGGTAATCAAAATAGAAAAAACCCCTTCTTTTGGTAATTCACCTGATTATCAATACCGTGTTGAATGGTTTGACGACGAAGGTAAAGTAATAAGTACACTCGCATTATTACCAGATGTTGATGGGTGGATTATTGACGAAGAAGAAAAGGAAAATATCCAAGAAATAAATTTCAGAAGTCTTGATGATTTGATTTCGAAGGGTGATTTTTTAGCGTGTTTTTCAAAAAGAGATTTAGATGAAATTTATAAGTTTTTAGAACTTGAAAGACAGATTGGTTCGCACAACATGGCAATGGAAGGTGGTAAGTTTTTATTGATGGGTCCTGACTACATACGAGATTTTTTCAAATTACAAAGTTACCACAGAACCCCTGACGAAGATAAGCAGATACTTATAGATAAACTTATAGACCGAGCTCAAGATATGTATGATTTGTTTGTAAGAGCATCCATCAAATATCTTGAAAATAAGGATAGTGAAATTACTATACCTGCAGTTCAAAGAACTATGCGTAGGTTAGCAACAACCGCTAAACAATTTTGGATGTTTGGTGGACATAAATTTTTAAATAAAGAAATAGAATGAGAGGATTTTCAGTAATGTCTGACGAAGAAAGACAATCAATTTTAAAACAACATTCAACACCATATGATGGTTATGCTACAGGAAATGTTCAATCAAACATGACACCATTAACGGTATATGATGCAGCAGGAGACAAATTAGGGGTAACCGTAGATAATCAAGGTAATGTAAAAGAGTACACAAATCATAATGTTAATGAGAGTGTAAATGAAATAACGGCAAAACCTTTGAATTACGATGAGATTGAACCGGCTTATGAGTTTGAGTCTGATGGACCACAACAATCAATGACACAGATGGGTATGGGTAAAAAACCATATGATTTTGTTTCGAAAGGACCATCTGATGTTTATGAAGATGAGTTAGAAGGTGGTGTTTACGATGACATCGACTTTGACGAACTTGTAAACGATGACGAAGAATTACAACAACAGAGAGACCAAATAGAGGAGAGTGTAATCAAATCATTGGATATGTTTAAAAGATTTCAAAAATATAATTAATGGAAGTTGTTGAAATAATATCACATTATATTGATAAAAATCAAAACATCATCAACATTGAATTTAAATTAATGGGGGATGATGATGATATAGTAAGAGAAGATATTATTGAATATAATTTTTTTGAGGAGTTTGGTTACGACAATAAAAAACCATATGAAATGTTTGAGTCATTCATTAATGAAGATGATGACGAAGACGAATGGGAATTAGATGAGGATGTGGATTATATTGATGACGAAGATGTATTAATATCTTTTTTAAATGAATACTACATTGTTTACCCTAAAAAATTACCAAAAGGACAAATTAAATGAAAACTATTTTAAGTGAAATAAAAAATTTTAAAAGACTGGTTAAACTTGTAGAATCAGACGACAAGGATGTAAAAGTTGTATTAATAGGTGACCAATTAACAAATTACTTAAATAGTAACGATTTTATCAGTACCCCTAATTTGAGAGATGATGAAATGACAATAGATAAACTATTGTTACGTTTATCAAAACAAGACAAAATGCCAGAGGTAGACCACGTATTTGTTTCTATTGGTGTAAACGACAAATTCCAAAATAAAAAAACAATACCATTCTTAGTCGATGCATTGGACAATATTTTTCCTAACGCCGAAATTGATATCGTCAAAGGAATTGTTGGTTCAGATTATTTTTATGGTGGAGAAGAAGTTGAAGACTTCAAAGAGTTAGAAAATGAAATTTTGGATTACTACAATAACTTTAAACAAAAAGGAATTTCTGTTTTAGGTAATTACCCATCTATTGATTATGGGTTAGGTAACTCCGAAAAAAGCATCAGTATATTAAAAAATCAAATGTCGGATTCGTTATATCAAAATATAACAAACTACGGCGAAAGAGTTGAACCATTATCGATAGATGAACCTTTTATCTACAAAGATAACGTAGACATTAGTGGTGACGATTCCACAGACTTTGATACCATATATGAATTTTTGGATAGGTTTGAGGAAATGGTTAAATCGGGGAATAACTACGATTCAAGAGTTAGAAATAGTTTCAAACCGGATATCGAACAAATACAAATCGCTTTAAAATTCTTATTACCAAACTTTGATTTAGAAATAACAGGTAAGTATGATACCGATACCGAAGAGGCTATATATAAATTCCAAGAACAACAAGGAATTGAATCTACGGGTATTGCTAATCAAGAAACTTTAGAAGAAATATTATTTGATTTAAAAGTAAAAAGTTTTGATGATAACGACTTATCAATGTTTTTAAAAGATGAATCAATTTTTAAAGATGATTTAAAAATAGATGATGTATTAATTGATAGTGGTATAAGTGCAAAAGTAGGTTCTATACACTCACAAGACGAGTCATTCTATGAAGAAATATTAGATTGTATAGGTGCACCAAATACTGGTGAAAACAAGTTATTTTTCTATGCTTGGAGACAAGCTGAGGGAGCGAAGGCAAAATTCAATCCATTCAATACTACACAACCTTTTGGTGATGATACAAAATATAATTCTGTGGGTGTTAGAAATTACGAAACAGAGGAAGATGGTATAAATGCTACATGTAAAACATTAAAGAATGGTCATTATCCATGTATAGTTGATGGTCTTAAATCTGATATCGGTGCTAAAAATATCGCAGAAAAATGTCTTTCTAATTTAAAAACGTGGGGTACTGGCGAGTTAGTATTTAAAGTTTTAAATGGGGGTGGAAGTGTTAACCCACCTGCTATTGAGAGAGGTGAAAAAATAAACATCATCAAAAAAATGATGAGTTAGTTATTGTTGTATAATGAAAAACTTGAATGAAGATATCTACAGAATTAGACAACTTATGACTATTATAGAAAATAGTGAAAGCGATAACTATGAAAAAAATTTAGATGAGGAAATTGAGGTAAATGAAGAAGGTGAGGAAACTACTGACACAACAACAGATACGACTACAGATACCTCATCAGAAACAGGTTCTTCTATGACGCCATGGGAAAGTGGTGTTGCTAGAGGACCAGGAAACCCAATTACAAGTGCGAAACGTGAAGATAAAACCACAAGAGGTAAAGGGAACCCAATAGGTGCAACTAAATGGGCATCAGGAAGAACTATGGGACCTACCGGTAAAAACTATAAAGTGTGATGGAAAAATTAATAACAGAACAGATTTTAAAACAACTTAGACTTATAAAATATGATAGGTCTAAAAGTTTATTAGAACAATCTGAAATTCCAAGTGACTATTTAGGTGATACAGGTAGTTTTGAAAAACAAATACAAAAAAAAGAATTACCTAAAACAGGTAAAGAATCACTAGAAGATAAAACTATGGGTCGTTACATAGAAAAAGGTGAATTTGAAAAGAGACTATGCGACACACCTTCAATTTTAATGTGGGACACAGATGATGAAAAATATTATTACCATAAACCATCTGAATTTTGTAAATCTTTTGGTGGTACTGAATTAATTTACGTTGATACAAATTATTTGTTGTCTCCTGTCAACATGGCAGAACCGAGATATCGTTGTGCGTGTAAACAAAACGGAGAAATTTTAGTACCTACACCTGATGGTGGAAAAACAATGAAGGTTAATAATTTTATCATAAGTAATGAAAGTGTGGGTGGTAAAACAGGAACAGCGATTTACGATTGGTTTCATGATATGCATAATTTCCTTATGGTTGGGTCACTTACTTTAACTTTGTTTGGTGGACCAGTTGGTGCTGCACTTGCAATAGGTTTGGATATTGCGGATTCTGCTTTATACCTTGAGGAGGGTGACCCGTGGATGGCTGGGTTAATGTTTATGATGGCAGTTGTTCCATTTGGTAAACTAATGAAGTTGGTTGGTGGTAAGTCGTGGGCCAAAGGACTTACAAAAGAAATATATGAAAAAATATTAAAAAAATTAAAATTAAAAAAAGAATTAACTGAGGCTGAAAAAAATATTGTAGAAGCACTATCTAAGGCTGAGTTGAGAAACAAGGCTTTTTGGAGGTTAATTAAAGGAAAATTGAATGTGGCTATAAAAAAATATGATATATTTTACTTTGTTAGGGCAATTATTTACTTAGTAGATAAAGGTCTTTTACTTTCATCGTTTCTAATAAAATTTGGTCTTGTAATTGCTGGTGTTTGGTGGTCGTGGAGTCAACTAGCGGATATTTTAGGTATCACAAAAGGAGATGATGATATCATAAAAAAACAGATGAGTGAATCTGAAATGTTAAAATTATCTTTAATAAATTTAGTTCAAACGGCAATAAATAAAAATTTTGTTTATAGTGAAAAATATAAAGATGTAAATCAACCAATAGTCGGTTTATTTCAAATATTATTACAAGGATATGGAAACGAACCTCACATCGTTAAAGGAGAATCCTCATCTAATAATATGATAAATTTATATAATACTTCAAAAATAAAAGAAATAAAAGCATACAACGTAGCAGGAAAAGAAGTTGCTAAAGTATTGAATAATGATAAAAAAAATAATTTATCACTAAAATTACCAAGTAAAGGGGTTTATATATTCATGTCAAATTATTTTGATGGTAGTAAAGGTAAGGGTAAATTTATTTTTGACCCGGCTTCAAAAGGAATTTACTCTAAATTTGAAATCATTAGTGATTCACTTGAAAAGAATTTCAAGTGGGGTTATTATACACCTAAAACAACCTCAGCTGTTAGTGAATTTCAAAAAGAAAAAAATCTACCTTCTGATGGTGTGATAGGTAGTGAGACCATGAAAAAACTTTTATTGACTTTAAGAAATAAAAACGCAGATACCTTATTGAAGGAGTTAACATTATGGGGTATAGATTTTTCTAACTTATCTGAAACTAAGATTATTGAAAAAGTACCAACAAAGGAGGAAATAATGTCTGCATATGAAAAACAAAAAACCCAAGTATCAGATTCACTGAATGTTGCGTATGAAATGAAGTATATAAAAATAAAAGAAAAGGCCGATTCGTTGTCTGCTATCGGGGAGGGTTTAAGTATTATTATACCTGAAAAATAAATTGATATATTTATTATATTATGAATATAATATTAGAAGAACATTTAAGGATTTTAGAAATCATGGGGATAGACTCCAATTATAAATCACTTATAATGGAGGGGGAAATTCCACCTGAATTAGCTAAAAAACTTGGGAAATTTTTAGAGGAAGTTTTAGAAAAGGAAGGTGACGAAGCTTCCGAAGGGATAATAAGAGCCGTGAAAGACTCAGGTGAAGAATTAAGTGCAGCAGAAATAAAATTTCTAAGAGATAATGTTGATGAAATCGTTAAGGCTGCTAAAAATTTAAAAGACCCTGCAACTAGTGTAATATATAAAGATTTTTTGAAAATTGCAACTAAAATTTCAAAATCAGAAATGGATAGTTTGGTTAATAAAGCAATTAATAACTTTATTGAAAAAAACCCAACGATAGATGATGTTATAACAACAACAACTCAAAATATTGAAGAGTTGGCGAGAAAATATATGAACGGTGAGCCAATTGATGAGGCTATTGAAGAGTATATTAATAATGGAGGAACGTTTAGAAAATTATATGAAAGTACCCTTAAAGGTAATGGAGTAACTGATGATTTATTAGAACATTATTTAGGTAAATTTGATAACGAATCAGATGCATTTGCTCAACAATCTAAAAACGCTGACGATTATTTAAAAGACCCCACAGGAAAACAAAAAAGAGCAATTGAGGAATTAACATCAAAAAATTTACCTAGCGTTGGTTTTTGGACTAAATGGGTTTCAACTGAATGGCCTACAATATATGATATTTTTAAATCAAAATTTGGTTTTGCATCATCAGAGGTTGCGGAAAAAGAAGTTGAGAAAATTGTTGACGACCTTTATAAAAAAATTAACGTAAAAAAAGAGATTCAACCTGACGAAGCTTTTAATGTTATTAAGGAATTGAAAGCCCAAATAAAACAAGCCGAAAACTTCAGTAGAGATAAAACTGCTAAAATGGTTTGGGATGAAGTTACTGCGGAACTTAACAAAACACCCGAAGGTAAGGCTTACATCAAATATATTGAAGATTATAGTCATGGTGACTCATTTGAATCGATTGGTTATTTTATAGACCAAACTCAAAAAGTTTTCGATGACCCTGGATTTTTTAAGAAAATAAAAAATTCAAATTCTGAAAGATTAAGAAATGAGGTTAAAGATGTTAAGAAAAAATATGGTGATTTTGGTGAAGGGTTTAAAAAATCAGAATCAACTTTTCTTTTTGGTAAACGTAAAGTGGCTCTTTTTGTTTGGAATTTAATAAGAGGTATCGGTTATAGTATTTTTAATAGTAGAATTATGAATTTTCTTCTTTTTGAAAATGCTAGATTTTTAAGAGAAATACTTCAATCATTAAGAAAAGGTGGATTAAGAGATAAAAGACTTTACGTTAATATCATAAGAACTTGGTTCTCTATGGTAGTAACAAAATATATTTTTGGTGCTTTTGCTGTTGCCGTAACTCAATTAATTAATGAGGTTAAAGAAACATTTGGATACAGTGTAGAACCCGAATACTCAAAAAATGGTTGGGTTGAATTAGGTAACCAATTATTAGAACAATTAACTATAGGTTTAAATCAAGGAGTTGATGTATTCTTTGAAAAAGTAGGTTGGCAACTATTACCGATAGGTAAAGGTCCTTTATTAGAATTATTTATCGATGTGTTATATTCCCTAACAGGATGGCAAACAGGTGAAAAAGAAAAAGTGGAAACAGAAGTCGAAAGATATGAAAGAGAATTAAAAGAAATGACTGAAAAATACTCAGAAAATGCGGCTAAGGTAATAGAAAAAAATAAAAATTTAGATGCTACTGATATGCAGGCTCTCCTTACTTTTAAAACAAGTATAATTAAACCTGTATACAATTTAACAACTAAACAAAAAAGTGTCCTTGAAGGTTTAGTATATAGAAACGCAGATAAAGATAATTTTGAAATTATTAACCCAAAAACCAATAATTTATACACGATTACTCTAACAAGAGATGAGTCAAAAAAGAAAGACGGACCGGTTTATTTACAAACTTATGGGTGGAATGACAATGGGGAAATAAAGTCACTAAAAGAACTAATGGATAACAATTTCAAATTTGTAGATAGTAAAGGTAAAGATTTAGATTTCTTATCAAAATTAGAAAATTCATTAGATGGTACTAATGAAAGTTATAGAAATGTAAAAAATATGATTATGGAAGATAATGGAAAAAAATTCGGAGAAGATAACTTCAAACATTGGAATGATACATTTGTGTTCAAAACTGAAGATAAAAAGAATCCGGGACAATACAAAGAAGTTAAAATTAATGTGGAAGATGTAATGGATAGAATTGACCATTACAGAAAAAAATATGATGAGGATGATGCCTTTGTTCGTGCAGTTGTGGATACCCATGATGATGTTATAAAAATTATGTATACGAAAGGTTTGGCTGACATTCATGAGTCAGCAACACCAAGAGGGTTAGCATTAGTATTAAGAACTATAAATGAGTCAAGAGGAGAAATGGAAATTTTCTCAGTTGCTAGACCTGCGAACGGAAATTGGTTTTTAGTAAAAGGTGATTTCACACAATCACAATTAGCTAACATGGATTTAGAAAAAAAAGAACCTAAAGACAAAGAAGAAGAAACTGAAGTTAGTGGTTCAGAAGAGTTAAAAAAAAAAGAAAAAACGGCAATAGAAACTCTTAAAGTTAATGAAAGAGAAGGGTTGGACGGATTACCAAAAAAAATAAGACAAAAGGTTTTAGAAAAAATGGGTAAAGGTTGGACAACTGAATCCTTACCTGAATTTCTAAAAAAAATAGCAACAAAAAGTGAAATCAATTCTATCTTCAACGATAAAATAGAAATTTACAAACTACAACCAACTGAAGAAATTTTTAACTCTATTGTTGATAACTCGTCACGCGTCTTCATCAAAAGAGGATTTTGTAGAAGTTTATATGTTGCGGCAGATAATGCAAATTTAAATGAAAAACAAGAAAAAGTGATAGACCATATTTTAAATAAATGTGACACAAAATTTGCAGGTAAACTAGGAGTTAGAAATTTTTAATATGTTAAGAAAACTAAAAATTACAGAATCTGAAAGAAAAGAAATTTTATCAATCTTCAATGAAATATTAAATGAGGAAGATGATAAGGGTACGCCGATACCTTGCACTATTGTGGATGTTTCGGTTGTTGATGAAAGTGGAAACGCGGTTCCTAATGTAAAATTAAAATTTTATTTAAATAATGAGTTAATTGATATTAAAAACGGAAGAGTCCCTAAGACTGATGAAAACGGACAATTTAATAATTTTGCTGTCGATTATGATGAAGGTACATTTTTAAGTTTTGATAAAAATAGACTTAGAACGTTAGAAAAAGAATATTATAGAAATTGTGGTAATAAAAAAACAATCAAAATAGAAACTTCTTACTTAAAAAATAAAAATACAACGGAGCATGAAGTTTGTTTTAATAACGGATATCTTTATAATAGTGACCCTGAAAAACTTTTCAGACATCAAACAGCTTTAAACACCAACAAAATTGAAATCACTATTAAGGTTCCTGTTGAACCAGAAAAACCTTTAACTCAAAGAGCTTGTTTGAAACTAACCAATAAACATTATAGAGATATGGGTAATGTTGATTCTGGAAATATCACAATATCGGAATTAGGAGGTGTTGATGCAATTAAACAAAATGCTGAAGCTGTAAAAAATTGTTATTTAACATATAGAAAAGATTACCCCGATAGGGAACAAAAAATTATTAATAGATTATTAAATACTCGTGCAGATTTAGATTTTTTTGAAATCAAATTAACTAAACAACAAGTCAAAGATATTTATGGTGAAAGTAAGAGTATGTCACTAAACAACACAATCAGAAAAGTGATTTCAGAATCCGCCGAAAGAAAAAATCTATTATCAGAAGAAAAAAAATTAGTTGAGAATAGATTATTATTTTCACTAAACGGTGTTAGAAAAAATAATATCAACGAAGCTAAAACTAAATTAAAAAACGAAAGGGTTAAACTTATTCGTTTTGGTTATGACAAAAATATCGTTAATGAGTCATTTTTGGACGTAATGAAAGGACTTTATGGGAATGATGGAACGGATGTATTAACCGACATTAAAACTCGTTTAGGTCAAAGAATTGCTGACCAAGTAAAAAACAAACAAGAAGAACATGAGATGATTTTATCAGCTTTTAATGATTTACCAACAGAAATGATTGAAAGAGCGATTAAAGAAAATCGTGTTGATGAGTTAAGTAATGAAATTGCAACAAAGGCTTTAGAAAATTATAAAACACAATTTGGAACAGAAGGTTTATCAGGAATTATGATTGCAAGTGTTGATGAAAATAAATTCAAACAAGAGGTTTCAAAATTAATTGAACCAGCAATCAAAGATATCACCACTAAAATGGACGAGAAATTAAAACAAGTCCAAGATGCCGTTAGTGGTGGGTTAAATCCAACGGCTTAAATTTGGAATCAAGAGGTAGAACTCTTTATTCATAAACTTTTCAAAGAAAAGGGGGTGTTCACGTATCTAAGAAAGGTGTCCGTTTGGACACCTTTTCTTTTATAAAAGTATTTATAGATATGGAATTCTATATACGAAAAAAGGCAACTCTTCCCTTATTAGAAATCAATCTAAATAAAGACGGGAAATTAGATTATAACTATCAAAAAACATCTTTAACAGGAGCGACAATAACCGTATCAATGAAAGATGTTGAGACGGGTATATATAAAATCACAAACGGTGTTTGTACGTTTGATTCGACAAATTTTACGATTATTTATCAGTTTACAAAAAGAAACACAACTTATACAGGAAGGTATGAAGTTGAGTTCAAAGTAACAAACGAACAAGGAACTATATTATTACCATTAAGGGATAAAATTTTTGTCACGGTATTAGACTCCATAGTAGAAAGTGAATTTTGTTGTTAATCACAACTTTTACATTCAATTCACACCAACTTTCTAAATCAATCAATATTTATTTAAAAAATGTTTAATGGCGAATAAGAGGATATCCGAATTACCATACTTACCCAAGTCAGGGATTACATCAGGAGATTTAGTACCACTTGTAACTTACTACTCAGCAGTTACAGGTGATACCGTACATACGTACATGTCTGACTTACAGGATTATCTTCTTACAGGTGTATCTTTTTCTGATGTATATGTAACAGGAGGAACATATAATAAAACAACAGGAGTACAAACATTTACAAATTCAACAGGAGGTACTTTTACCGTCACAGGTATTACTGATTTTTATGTGACAGGGGGTACTTACACATCAGGTAGTAGTACATTAAATTTATTTTTAAATGGTGGAAACTCTGTAAGTATTACAGGTTTAACAACGTCAATAGGGTCCGCAGGAACAAGTGGTACAAATGGTACTTCAGGGACTGACGGGACTTCAGGTATAAATGGAACGAGCGGTACCAATGGTACTTCAGGGACAAACGGCACATCAGGTACAAACGGTACTAATGGTTCTTCTGGAAGTAGCGGAAGTTCAGGTACATCAGGAACTAGCGGTTCTAGTGGGTCTTCAGGTGCGGACGGAACTAGTGGTACAAATGGTACATCAGGAACAAACGGAACGTCAGGAACAAACGGAACTGACGGTACAAGTGGAACAAACGGGACTGATGGTACAAGTGGAACTTCGGGTTCTTCTGGAACTAGCGGTAGTTCAGGCTCATCAGGTTTAAGCGGAACTTCAGGTTCTTCAGGTATTAACGGAACGTCAGGTACTAGCGGGTCTTCAGGTTCTAGTGGAACTTCAGGAAGTAGCGGTAGCTCAGGCTCCAGTGGTTCTTCAGGAACATCAGGGAGTAGTGGTTCTTCAGGAACATCAGGTTCAAGTGGAATAAATGGTACATCAGGTTCGAGTGGGTCCTCAGGCTCTTCAGGTTCAAGCGGTTCTTCAGGTATTTCAGGAACATCTGGCTCTTCAGGTACGAGTGGTTTATCAGGTGTAAACGGAACGAGTGGTACATCAGGTTCTAGTGGTTTAAATGGTACTTCAGGTACTAATGGAACTTCAGGTAGTTCAGGTTCTTCTGGTTCAAGCGGTTCATCAGGTTCAAGTGGTAGTTCAGGAATTAGTGGTACATCAGGTAGTTCAGGAACTAGTGGTTCATCAGGTTCTTCGGGGTCTAGCGGCTCTTCAGGGACTTCAGGAAGTAGTGGTAGTTCAGGATTATCAGGTAGTTCAGGTTCATCAGGTTCAAGTGGGACTTCAGGTTCTTCAGGTATTAACGGAACATCAGGAAGTTCAGGTAGCTCAGGTTCAAGTGGTTCTTCAGGCACTAGCGGTAGTTCAGGCTCAAGTGGTACTTCAGGTAGTTCTGGTTCTAGCGGAATTAATGGAACTTCAGGAACAAGTGGTTCTTCAGGAACAAGCGGGTCTAGTGGTTCTTCAGGAACTTCAGGGAGCAGTGGGAGTTCAGGTAGCTCAGGTTCAAGTGGAACATCTGGTTCAAGTGGTTCTTCAGGTATTAACGGAACAAGTGGAACAAGTGGTTCTTCAGGTTTAAGTGGCACTAGTGGCTCATCGGGGTCAAGCGGAACAAGCGGGTCTTCAGGTTCATCAGGTTCATCAGGAACAAGCGGTAGTTCAGGTTTGAATGGTACTTCAGGAACAAGTGGAAGTAGTGGTAGTTCAGGTTCATCTGGTTTGAGTGGTACTTCAGGTTCAAGTGGAACTTCAGGAACAAGTGGCTCTTCAGGTTCTAGCGGTTCCTCAGGTTCTAGCGGAACAAGCGGTTCCTCAGGTTCTAGTGGGACTTCAGGTTCTTCAGGTTTAAGTGGGACTTCAGGTAGTTCAGGTTCTAGCGGTAGTTCAGGTTCAAGTGGTAGTAGTGGTACTAGTGGAAGTTCAGGTTCAAGTGGTATAAATGGAACATCAGGTTCAAGTGGTTTATCCGGTACATCAGGTTCGAGTGGAACTAGTGGTGTAAGTGGTGCATCGGGAACATCAGGAACTAACGGTACAAATGGTACAAGTGGTTCTTCAGGTTCTAGTGGGTTATCAGGTACATCAGGAAGTTCAGGCTCATCAGGTACAAGTGGTTCGTCTGGTAGTAGTGGCTCATCAGGGTTGAGCGGTACTAATGGTACATCAGGAACAAACGGTACAAATGGTACTAGCGGAACAAATGGTACTTCAGGAACAAATGGTACGAGTGGAACAAATGGGTCAAGCGGAACTAGCGGAACAAATGGTACTTCAGGAACAAATGGAACGTCAGGCACAAATGGTACAAGTGGTTCTTCAGGTTCAAGCGGTTCTTCAGGTTCAAGCGGAACAAGCGGTTCTTCAGGTTCAAGCGGAACAAGCGGTTCTTCAGGTTCAAGTGGTTCGTCAGGAACAAGCGGTTCTTCAGGTTCAAGCGGTTCTTCAGGTAGTTCAGGTTCTTCAGGTATAAACGGAACATCAGGCACAAACGGTACTAGTGGTTCTTCAGGAACTAGTGGGACAAATGGTACTTCAGGTACAAACGGAACATCAGGTACTAACGGTACTAGTGGGACAAACGGAACAAGCGGTTCTTCAGGGTCTAGCGGCTCTTCAGGAACTAGCGGGACAAATGGTACTTCAGGTACAAACGGAACATCAGGAACTAACGGAACATCAGGTACAAATGGAACTAATGGTACGTCAGGTACAAATGGAACGTCAGGTACAAACGGAACATCAGGTTCTAGTGGTTCTTCAGGATTAAATGGAACTTCAGGTTCTTCAGGTTCTTCAGGTAGTTCAGGTTCAAGCGGAACAAGTGGTTCGTCAGGTTCAAGTGGATTAAGCGGAACTTCAGGTTCAAGCGGAACAAGCGGTTCTTCAGGTTCAAGTGGTACATCAGGTACTAGCGGTTCAAATGGGACATCGGGTACAAATGGAACTTCAGGAACAAGCGGTTCTTCAGGTTCAAGCGGTTCTTCAGGTTCAAGTGGATTATCAGGAACAAATGGAACAAATGGAACATCAGGGTCTAGCGGTTCATCAGGAACATCAGGGTCTAGTGGTTCGTCAGGAACATCAGGCAGTTCAGGTTCAAGTGGTACATCAGGTACTAGCGGTTCAAATGGGACATCAGGTACAAACGGAACATCAGGTTCAAGTGGGTCAAGTGGTACTTCAGGCTCAAGTGGGTCAAGTGGTACTTCAGGCTCAAGTGGTTCAAGCGGTACTTCAGGAACTAGTGGTTCATCAGGGTCAAGTGGAAGTTCAGGTTTAAGTGGAACTTCAGGTTCTTCAGGCTCAAGTGGGTCTTCAGGCTCAAGTGGCTCTTCAGGTATAAATGGTACAAGTGGAACTAACGGAACGTCAGGTTCAAGTGGTTCTTCAGGTACTAGTGGGACAAATGGAACGTCTGGAACTAATGGAACAAGTGGTTCATCAGGTTCTTCAGGTTCCAGCGGAACAAGCGGAACAAACGGTACTTCAGGTACAAATGGTACAAATGGAACTAACGGTTCTAATGGTACTAGTGGTTCTTCAGGAACTAGTGGAACTAACGGAACAAGTGGTACAAATGGAACTTCAGGTACTAATGGTACAAGTGGTTCTTCAGGTATAAATGGTACATCAGGGTCAAGTGGCTCTTCAGGTATAAATGGTACAAGTGGTACTAATGGTACTTCCGGTACTAACGGAACGTCAGGAACTAATGGTACTTCAGGTACGAATGGTACTAGCGGCTCTTCAGGTTTGAGTGGTACATCGGGTAGTTCAGGAACTAGTGGTTCATCAGGTTCTTCAGGAGTTAATGGAACTGCAGGCTCTTCAGGAACAAGTGGTGTTGATGGTGTAACAGGAACAAGTGGGACATCAGGTACTAACGGTACTTCAGGTACGAATGGTACTAATGGTTCATCAGGAAGTAGTGGTAGTTCAGGTTTATCCGGAACATCAGGAAGCAGTGGGTCTTCAGGGTTGAATGGTACTTCAGGTACAAATGGTACTAGCGGTTCATCAGGTAGTTCAGGTTCAAGTGGATTGAATGGTACTTCAGGTACAAATGGCACTAGCGGTTCATCAGGTAGTTCAGGTTCAAGTGGATTGAATGGTACTTCAGGTACAAATGGTACTAGTGGTTCGTCAGGAACTTCGGGTAGTTCAGGTTCGAGTGGAACTAGTGGTTCTAGCGGGTCTTCAGGTACAAATGGGACATCAGGGTCTTCAGGTTCAAGTGGGTCTTCAGGTATAAATGGTACGTCAGGTACAAACGGAACAAGTGGAACTAACGGAACAAGTGGTACGTCAGGCTCAAGCGGGTCTTCAGGTATAAATGGAACGTCAGGTACTAACGGAACTAGTGGAACATCAGGTTCAAGTGGTTCTTCAGGTTCATCTGGTTTAAATGGTACATCAGGTACAAACGGAACATCAGGTACAAACGGAACATCAGGTTCTTCAGGTTCTTCAGGGACAAGCGGAACAAATGGTACATCAGGGACAAACGGAACATCAGGAACTTCAGGTAGTTCAGGTTCAAGCGGATTGAATGGAACTTCAGGCACTAATGGTACGAGTGGAACTTCAGGTTCAAGTGGGTCTTCAGGTTCTTCAGGTACAAGTGGAACAAATGGAACTTCAGGTTCAAGCGGAAGTAGTGGTTCATCAGGTATTAGCGGCACTAGTGGAACAAATGGTACTAGTGGGTCATCAGGTACTTCTGGCTCATCAGGAACATCAGGAACGAATGGTACAAGTGGAACAAACGGAACATCAGGTTCAAGTGGTAGTAGCGGAACATCAGGTAGTAGTGGTAGTTCAGGGTTAAATGGAACTTCGGGAACTAACGGTACAAGTGGTTCTTCAGGTTCTAGCGGCTCTAGCGGTTCGTCAGGAACAAGTGGAACTAACGGAACTTCAGGTACAAATGGAACTAACGGAACTTCAGGTACGAATGGGACTTCAGGTTCAAGTGGGTCTTCAGGTATAAATGGTACTTCTGGAACAAACGGCACTAGCGGGACAAACGGAACATCAGGAACTTCAGGTTCAAGTGGCTCATCAGGTATAAATGGAACTAGTGGTACCAATGGTACTAATGGAACATCGGGCTCAAGTGGTACTAGCGGAACATCAGGTAGTAGTGGAACTTCAGGTACTAATGGTACTTCGGGAACGAACGGTACATCGGGAACTTCAGGTTCTAGTGGTTCTTCAGGAACTAATGGAACAAGTGGTACAAACGGAACTTCAGGAAGTAGTGGTAGCTCAGGTACAAGTGGTACAAATGGTACATCAGGGTCTTCAGGTTCAAGCGGTTCTTCAGGGACTTCAGGAACAAATGGCACTAGTGGAACCAATGGTACTAATGGAACATCGGGTTCTAGTGGAAGTAGTGGTACGAGTGGTTCATCAGGTAGTTCGGGAATAAATGGTACATCAGGTACTAATGGTACATCCGGTACTTCTGGTTCAAGTGGTAGTTCAGGTTCTAGTGGTACATCTGGAACAAATGGTACTTCCGGTACTAATGGAACAAGCGGTTCTTCGGGTAGTAGTGGTACTAGTGGTAGTTCAGGTTCAAGTGGATTGAATGGTACTAGCGGTACAAATGGTACTTCAGGGACAAGTGGTTCATCAGGCTCATCAGGTTCTAGTGGAACATCAGGTACGAATGGAACTAGCGGAACTAACGGAACAAGTGGTACATCAGGGTCTTCAGGTATAAATGGAACTTCTGGTACATCAGGAAGTTCAGGTTCAAGCGGAACATCAGGAAGCAGTGGGTCTTCAGGTACAAGTGGTGTAAGTGGAGCATCAGGTACTTCAGGAACTAATGGTACAAATGGAACTTCAGGTTCTTCAGGTTCTTCAGGAAGTAGTGGTATTAACGGTACTTCAGGAACAAACGGTACATCAGGAACTAACGGAACAAATGGTACTTCGGGAACAAATGGAACTAGTGGTACTAGCGGAAGTAGTGGAAGTTCAGGAACTAGTGGTACCAATGGTACATCAGGAACTAACGGAACATCAGGTACTAACGGAACATCAGGAACCTCAGGTTCAAGTGGTTCGTCAGGATTAAATGGTACTAGCGGTACAAATGGCACTTCTGGAACAAATGGGACTAGCGGCACTTCAGGTTCAAGTGGTTCTTCAGGAATAAACGGTACTTCAGGTACAAATGGTACTAGTGGTACTAACGGAACATCAGGTACTAGTGGTAGTTCAGGTTCTTCGGGAATCAATGGAACTTCAGGTACAAACGGAACTAATGGGACATCAGGAACAAATGGAACATCAGGAACAAGTGGAAGTTCGGGTTCATCAGGAATAAATGGGACTTCAGGAACTAGTGGTTCATCTGGCTCAAGCGGAACGTCAGGTACAAATGGAACTAGCGGAACAAACGGTACAAATGGGACTAGTGGTACTTCGGGAAGTTCAGGTTCATCAGGATTGAATGGTACTAGTGGAACTAACGGGACTAGCGGCACATCGGGGTCTTCAGGTAGTAGTGGTTCGTCAGGTAGTTCAGGTACTAGTGGTACAAACGGTACTTCGGGCACAAACGGTACCAATGGAACTAGCGGTACATCAGGAAGTTCAGGTTCATCAGGTATAAATGGTACTAGCGGTACAAATGGTACTTCTGGAACTAATGGTACGAGTGGGACTTCAGGTTCTTCAGGTAGTTCAGGTACTAGTGGAACAAACGGTACTTCAGGTACTAATGGTACAAACGGTACTAATGGAACTAGCGGTTCAAGTGGGTCTTCAGGATTGAATGGTACATCAGGTACTAACGGTACTAGCGGTGTTAATGGAACATCAGGAACGAGTGGAAGTTCAGGTTCATCAGGATTGAACGGTACTAGTGGTACAAATGGTACATCAGGTGCGAACGGAACATCTGGTACGAGTGGTTCATCCGGTAGTTCCGGATTGAATGGTACGTCAGGTACTAACGGAACTTCAGGTACTAACGGCACTTCAGGAACTAATGGTACGAATGGTACAAGCGGAACAAATGGTACATCAGGTGCGAACGGAACATCTGGTACGAGTGGTAGTTCAGGTTCTTCAGGCACAAATGGAACATCAGGAACTAATGGAACAAGTGGTGTAAACGGTACATCGGGTACAAGCGGTTCTTCAGGTTCAAGTGGTACGTCAGGTACTAATGGTACGAGTGGTACGAATGGAACATCAGGTGTTAACGGAACAAGTGGTACATCAGGCTCAAGTGGAAGTTCAGGTACTTCAGGAACTAACGGTACAAGCGGTACAAACGGGACTTCAGGTACTAGTGGTACAAATGGTACATCAGGAGTGAATGGAACTTCAGGTACTAGTGGTAGTTCGGGGTCAAGTGGAACTTCAGGTTCATCTGGTTCGAGTGGAACTTCTGGTACATCGGGTTCGAGTGGGACTTCAGGTACGAGTGGTAGTTCAGGTTCTAGTGGTTCTTCAGGTTCTAGTGGAACATCAGGTTCTAGTGGTAGAAACGGAACTAATGGTACTAACGGAACTTCAGGTACAAACGGTACTAATGGTACTAGCGGTACAAACGGTACTTCAGGAACTAATGGTACCAATGGTACTAGCGGTACAAATGGTACTTCAGGTACTAACGGCACAAATGGGACATCAGGTACAAGTGGTTCATCAGGTTCAAGTGGTACTTCAGGAACAAACGGAACTAGTGGTGTAAATGGTACGTCAGGTACAAGTGGTTCATCAGGCTCAAGCGGAACATCAGGTACTAATGGTACTAGTGGCGTAAATGGAGCTAACGGTACATCAGGAACCAACGGAACTTCAGGTACAAACGGAACGAATGGAACTAGTGGTGTGAATGGAGCTAACGGTACATCAGGAACAAATGGAACTAGTGGTTTGAATGGTGCTAACGGAACTTCAGGTACAAATGGAACTTCAGGGACAAACGGAACGAATGGTACTAGTGGTACTAACGGAACATCAGGTACAAATGGCACTAGTGGTGTGAATGGAACAAGCGGTTCTTCGGGTTCAAGTGGTTCATCGGGTAGTTCAGGTTCATCGGGTACTAGTGGAACAAATGGTACTTCAGGTTTATCAGGAGCTGCGGGTACTTCTGGAACTTCAGGTACTAATGGAACAAACGGAACTAGTGGTGCGAATGGTACTAATGGAACAAACGGAACTAGTGGTGTAAATGGGGCTAATGGTACAAACGGTACTAACGGAACTAGTGGTGTAAATGGAGCTAACGGGACTTCAGGTTCTAGCGGTTCTTCTGGTAGTTCAGGAACTAGCGGTGCTAACGGAGCTAATGGAACAAGCGGTTCTTCAGGTTCTTCAGGAACAAGTGGTGCCAACGGAGCTAACGGAACTAATGGTACCAATGGAACATCAGGTTCAAGTGGTTCATCAGGTTCAAGTGGCTCATCAGGCACTAGCGGTGTAAATGGTGCTAACGGAACTAATGGTACTAATGGAACAAGTGGTGTAAATGGAGCTAACGGAACAAATGGTACTAATGGAACAAGCGGTACAAATGGTACGAGCGGTGTGAATGGTGCTAATGGTACAAACGGTACGAGTGGTGTGAATGGGGCTAATGGTACATCAGGAACAAGCGGTTCTTCAGGTAGTTCAGGTTCTAGTGGTATTGATGGTCGAAGCGGTTCAAGTGGGGTAAGTGGTACAAATGGTACGAGTGGAACAAATGGAACGTCGGGAACTAATGGGACTTCAGGTACGAACGGAACGTCAGGTTCAAGTGGTAGTTCTGGAACTTCAGGTTTAGCAACACAAGTTGACGTACTTACTGGTACATCTGCAGGTCTTACATGGACTGAACCGGCAAATGCTAAAGCGGTATACGTAATGTGTATTGGTGGTGGTGCTGGTGGTGGTTCAGGAAGAAGAGGTTCTTCAGGGCTTGTTCGTGGAGGCGGCGGAGGCGGCGGAGGCGGAGGTATGAGTTTTGCAACCTTTAATGCGTCTGTTGTTTCTTCACCTGTTGCTTACACTTGTGGTACGGGCGGTGCTGGTGCTGGTTCAGTTGCTGTTGATAACACGAATGGCTCAAACGGAGTTCAAGGGGGTCAAACAAACTTTGGAACGTTAATACTTGCTACAGGTGGCCTTGGTGGTGGGGGTGGTACTGCTTTAGGTAGTGGTGGAGCACCATCAGGCGCTAGTGGTTTAGGAATGATTTCAGCAGGAGGAACGGGACCTACGTCAAGTAGTACAGGAGCGGCAGGAACGATAGGAGGTTCTGCTAACTTTGCAGGTGGTTCTGGTGCTTCAGGAGGAGGAATTACAACAGGTAACGCGACAAGTGCAGGTGGTGTAGGTGGTACTGTTACATTTATCACGGGTGGTGCTGTTGGTGGAACTGCAGGTGCTGCTGGTGGTGGTGTCGGTGGTGCTGGAAACACAAATACACCTTCTTATATTGGTACTGGAGGTGGTGGTGGTGGTTCTAACACTGGAGGAAATGCAGGTGCTGGTGGAAACGGTGGTCTTTACGGTGGTGGAGGTGGAGGCGGTGGTGCTTCGACAAACGGTTTCGGAAGCGGCGGTGGAGGCGGCGGCGCTCAAGGTATGATTTTAGTTATCACATATTTTTAATAGAGATATAAAAATCATAATATTTGCTACTAAAATCTTCATTGCAAGACTTAATTTCATGGTTAGATTTATTGAATAAAGTGGTTTTAACTTGATTAATCATAACACCGACATTATCCGATAAAACACTTTCAAAATCATTATTTAGAATTTTAGGTGATGTCTTTAAAATGGATTTACCATATGTTATAAATTCGTATGGTAAACTATTAGTGTTGGTTGTAAAATCTAAAACTAAATCAGACATTAAAATAAAATCGTTATAATCCACACTTTCCAACCATAATCTACAATAAGTTGGTAATTTCATAATTACTTTTTTACTTTCTTCATCTTCATAATTTAAGTAATCAAAAAAATGAAATTCAACATTATTATTATATTGAAATGAATTGATTATTTTTTGTAAATTTTTAGGAATATCATATATATCATCAACAAAGCATATTATATGTTTATGAGTATAATCTAATGAATATAATAAACAAGTTTTTATTTTTTCATGAAGTGGAATTTCATTTTTATTAAAATCATACCCCATATTTGGTATATAAGATAATATGTTATTAGGCAATGGATAATCTATTTTTAAATCTTTATTAACATTAGAAAATAAATTAATCCCATCTTCTGATTTTATCACTTTCAAGTTTTGATTATTAAAAATTAAAGACATTAAATCATTAAATAATACATCATAGTTTGATGATTCATATTGACAGATATCAATATTATTTTTATTAATAAGATTTAAAATTGATTCTATATTTTTATCAATTGTAATAAAATTTTTACTACCTATTATATTAATAATTTTATTAATCAAAGGTTGGTTATTTTTACCTTTACCATTAAAATTTACTACGAAAAATTCAATACCCAAATCGGTATTATAAAGATATTGGATTCTTTTAAGTAAAATGTTGGTTTGACTATTTGTTATTATTTGAGGTATAAATAACATTACCTTGATTCTATCTTTATTGAATTTTTTAGTTGGTAAAATAATACCTGAGGTTTTTTCTATTAATTCTAAAACATCAGATAAATCAAACTTATCTAAATCGTATTCTTTTGTTGTTATATATAACGTTTTAAAAATCTCCTCAAGTATATTACCATAACCAAAACTTTTTTTCAATCCCCAAACATGTTTAATTTTATTAAAATTAAAATAATGATTTTCGTTCCACTCAGTTACAGGTGGACTCCATAAATTTGGGTGAAATACGTCATCAACAATGTATGAATTAAATTTTTGAGACATTAGAAGTCCGTAATCTTTTTGGTCTTTAGTTGATTTCATTGGCAACAACCATTGTTCTAAAAACGTAGTTTTTTGTGTGTTTGTTAATTCACACTCTTTGTTTTCGGATAAAATCTCATAAACAATTTCATACCAAGAGTCCAATAAGTTTTTATCATTCCAAAGTAGTAAAGCAACATTTGTTGGATTAACATTTAAGTCAAAATAATTAATATATTTTTCAGGAACAAAACTATCGAAATTAACATAAAAATTATATGGCTGAGACCAATCATAATTTTCTTCGTGGTATGCAACAAAAGATTTACTTAAGTCAAATTCTAACTCATCAGTTAACCACAAATCAGTATCAACCATAACAAAAGGTGGTTCTAACTTTGAGGAAATATATATCTTACAAAAACTCCAACAATTACTTCTATCTATATTTTTTGGGATGATATCAATTAACGAGGTATCAATTTTATCATATATTTTATCAACTCCCCATTTTTTCAAACTTTCTAAATGTTCTTCATTACAATAAAGTTCAATCCTTCCATGATGTTTTTTCCATGTTAGTGCAGATATTGCTTGAATTGCAATTAATTCATCCTCCCATTCAATAGGACCTAATTTTTCAAAAACATGAACTCCTGTTAATTGTTGACCCATACTTAGTTTTTAATGTATAAAATAACTTCAAAATAGTATTCAATAAAATGCTCATTCCATAAATCCCATTTTATATCAACACCATCAACTGAATAAACTTCGTAGTTTTCAAATTGTGGTAAGATATTATCTCTAAAATATCTAAATCTAACTTTATCTTTTTGACTTCTTAAATGCCATTCACCTGCAATTTTTTTAATGTTTTGTTTAATGAATGGTATATTTTCTTGTTTGAAAATTTCATATTCTCCACCTTCACAATCCGTCTTTAAAAAATCAATTTTTTGTAAACCATAAAGATTAACCAACTTATCAAATGTTATTGATTCCATATGTGATTCACCTCCGAATAATTGGTCACATTCAACAATGCCATTGGTGTCAGATAAACCTTTGTTGATGTGAGTTACAGGGTGACCTATTGTGTTTTTAATAAGTGTTGTAAATTCACTTTCACTTGGTTCTACACAAAATACATGTTTTGGTTTTTTATGTAAAATTGAATATGTAAATGGTCCGATACTTGCTCCAACATCCAAAACAACATCACCTTTTTCGACCTCAAAGAATTTCTCATAAATGTTATTATTAAAAATTTCTTCTGTTATTGCACCTTTATGGAATTCTGCCAATTCTCTATCTGTGTCCATCCAACCCCAATCAAATTCAGATTTTGTAATAATTTCTTCTTTTGTTGGTTCTTCTTTGTTTATTATTTTTTCAATTCGTTCAATAACCATTTGGGAAGTTATTTCTTTTGTACACTCAAATTGTTTTTTAGTTCCTTTATGTTTTGGACACCAATTCCAATCACCAGCATCTAATCTATTCCAATTAAAACATCCGTGACATACATTTTCATTAATCACTCTATATGTATCTAATGTTGTTTCTGCCCATTTTTCACTAAATCCTGAAATCAAAACAACAGGTAATTCACACGCCCAAGCCAACCACGAAAGACCTGAACCTAAACCGATAAAGAACTCACAAGTTGATAAATCATTAATTACTTCTTGAACTGAACCTCCTTTGAATTTTGTAACTCCTTTTGGATGTTTATTACCCATATACCCATCTTCTTCTCTTGAATATATCATAACTTCATATCCTAAGTTTTTTAAATAATCAACAACTTCTTGCCATCCCGTTGGGTTGTTCCAATATTTTGCTTGTGCCGTTGAGTGAACTCCAATGCCGACTTTTTTCTTTTTTTCTACTTTTGGTAAATTAAGTTTCGGTCTAATTTCTTTATAATCTAATCCTAAAATATCCGATGCGCATTGTTGTAATGGAATTTGTTTGAAATCTGTTTTATGAACATTTCGGTCCCAATTCTCATCTGTACCCTCCTCTTCTGTGTAATACCAACCAATATTATATTGTGCTACAATATTGTTTACAACGGTTCCTGGCTCAACAAATTGAATTTCAGGGTATTGGTCTTTGAATAAGTCATTTAAGAATGTGCAAACAATTAATTCACATTGGTGTTTCTTTCTAAACTCCTCAACATATGGGAACCAAGATAAAGTATCACCTAACGATTTAGAACCAAATGAAATGAAAACCCTTTTATTTTTGTAATCATTTGTATTCGTATAAATTAATTCATCATTTTCTCTAACCTCAACTCTCCAATTCGTATAATATTGTTTATTCATTTTAACCCAACTATTAATACCAATATCTTGATTATAAACAAGTTGGTTGTTGTCAAAAAATCTTATGTTTAGTTTATTGTCCGTCTTACCGTTGATTTCTAAATACGGATTAATTATGTAATGATTTAAAATACTATAATCATTTTTAATTTCTTCATTTTTCATAAAATCTAATTCTAACACTTTTTTATAAAATTTAAGTAAATCACCACCCAAGTCAGATTTTTCTTTTAGTTGGTAGGTTTCTTTATTTTTAATCAATGATAATAACTTATCTGATTTTAAATCAATTGTGTCAGAATCATTTATTTCTGTAATATAACCATCAAACATACCCATATATTGAGGTAAATTTCTAGCCATTATTTTCATTCCATAACTTGCAGCTTCTCTAATAACCAATGGATTACACTCCCATGTTGAGTTAAACATTAAAACATCACAAGCCCTCATAAAATCATCCACATCATTTCGTTCATACCATACCGTTACATTTGGTGGTAAGTTTTGCATGATAGGGGACCAATAATCTTCAAAGTTCGGTGCTTGGTTCCCTAAAAAATGGAAATGAACATCTTTATTTTTTTCCCATAAATTTCTTGCGATTTCAACACCTTCACCTTGATTTTTACCTGATGTCCACAAACCAACATTCAACACATGAGTTTTGAAAAGGTCTAATCCTAATTTTTCTCTTTTGTTAATTTTTTCAATCATTGGGACTTTGAATTCATCGTTGTAGATTTGGTGACTTTCCTTTATTTCTGAAACAAAATCTTCAATCGGATAAAGGTGTAGTTCTTTATATGAAGGTTCGTTTTTAAATGTTTCTTTTAAATGAAATGGAGTTACAAGTGAATATGCATCTGGTCTAACTTTTCTATTTGCAGGATTAAACCAAATATTATGACACGACTCAACAATTTTCCAAGTCCTATCATTTGAAAAAATACCATTTAATAAAGTTTTTGAAACTCTGTTAAACTCTTCAAAGCCTTCACTTATTTCTTCAAAATGAACAATATCAATATTGTTATCTCTGATTATATCAATAAGTCTTTCTTTTTTCTCTTCTTCTTTTTCTTCGCCAATAACACTTAAATTGAAGAAATGATTTTCATCAAATAAATCTAATATTTGATTTCTTTGAACAATATACGTCCCGCTAAATAAACAAAACTCAACTAAAAATATTTCTAATTCATCTTTATGTTTTTGTAACTCCTGTATTCTTTTTAAAAGGAATTGTGGCATACCTCCTGTTGAAAGGTGTGGTGTAACATAAAGTAATTTAATTTTATTGTTTGATTTATTTTTATTTAAACTTTCCCAATAGGCTATTTCCATATCATCTTCATAATCTTGGTCTCTACCTTCTGAATCTGAAAAACTTGGTCCTTGTGTAAATAACATTGGTACGGTGATGCCAAAATCAAATTTCTTATGTCTATCATTATGAATAAATCTGTAAGTGTCGGACGAACAATCATTTAAAAACATATCAACCGCACACATATAAAAAGGACTTGATGGTGTTAAATACTCGGTCATAATAGTCATCCAATGTTCAACAAAATGTCTTTTGTAAAATAGCGATTGCGTACATAACATTTCTTCAAATGAACCATGTGTTTTACCTTTTAATTTAATCTCAGTTCTTGGTAATAATTTAACTCCTAAACCAACAACATCATAATTAGAAATGGTCTCATCCCAATTATCAAAAATCGCATCTATTTCACTTTTCGATACTCCATTCATTAATTTAATATCATCTTCAAATACTATTACATTTTGAGCATCAGTTGATAAAAATTTAGAAAACAAATTAACGTATGCTGCATTACATCCCATTTTTCTATATTCGGGATTATATAATATCACACCATCAATAAATTCATATCCCGTAATTTCTAATTCATTCAAAAGTTTAATAACACTTTCTTTTCTATCTGTTCGATGAGGTAAATTTATCACGTAACCCGCATCTGCAATTTTCTTATTTTTATAGTATAAACCTTTTAATTGTTCCATCATTTTATCTATTATGTTTAATCTTTTTTCTCCGTGAATGAAGAATAAATCTTCCCTTTTTGCTGGGACCATTAACCAATCCTTAATATATCTTGGTTCACCTGTAAATGTAGTTTTATTGTTTATTAAATCAATTGTTTCTAAAGTCCCATTCACATAAACACTTGGGAGACCCTTATCAATTTTATATTTCCATAATAGACAATTAACAATAGTCTCTTCATGGTATGCTGCATATTTTACCGTATTGTTTTTAATAATTGGATTATGACACATTTCCATCCATTCATTTATAAAATCTAATGAATTTTGACCTGCAAGATAATACCCTGTTTGTCTATATCCGGCTTGAAATCTAAATGATTGGTCTACATTATACAAATCACAGATTGGGTGTTCTAAAGTTTTTGTTAAATCGTCACCACCATTTCCAACACCATCCCACGACATAAAATCATATACTCCTTTTGTAAAATATGGAGTTGTTTCATCTTCAGGATATAAATCAAATATCTTTTCTAAGTTTGGTAAACAGACCGTATCTGCGTCTAAATAACATACCGTTTCTGAGTAATTTTCTAAAACATCTTTTGTGATAAAAGGTCTTTGAATTAAAGTATCATAAATTTCAATTTGGTTTCTATCAATATAAAAAGACCCGTCATTGTTTACCTCGTATAGGGTTTCACTTTTTCTAATATCACAAATTAGTTTTTTTACATAAACGTTTTCTTCGTTTATTTCTTCAAAATAATTTAACAAATAGACAAAGATTGGTAGATTAGAATAAGACCTTATACTTTTGATTGTTTTTTTTATTATTGGTAGATAGTTCACATTCCCGTATAATAGAAATGATTTTTTGAATTTTTCTTTATTTTCCATCAATAAAAAGATAAGACTTACGAACGACTAAATGAAGTATTTATAAAATAAAATGCCAACACCAAACAAAATAAAATTTACAACAACTCAATCTAATGGGACTATAAAGGTTGGTAATTATATTGTTGGTGTAAGTAGTGGGGTAACCTACGGACCAACATCGGTAACAGGATTTTATCAAAGTTTAGCTCCCGTAACGAGTGGTTTTACTATACATCAAAATAAAGCAACTTTAGGACCATCCACTTTTAGACCTAATAATGATACTGAATTTATTAATTTAACAAAAAAATTAGGGGGTAATGTTACAGGAGTAACTGATAGTTTAGTATACCTGTCATCTCAATCCGATATAATCGTATTGAATCGAACATATGAGGAAATTGTAACCAGTGGTTTAACTTTTTGTGTGGATGCTGGATATACTCCATCATATTTAAGGTCAGGAACTACTTGGACTGATTTAAGTTTTAGTGGTAGTAATGGGACTTTAACTAATGGACCAACATTCGATATTAATAATGGTGGTTCTATAGTGTTTGATGGTGTGAATGATTATGTAAATTTTGGTAATAAGAATTTAGGTTTAGATTTAGTAAATAAATCATTTTGTGCTTGGGTTTATCTTGGGTCGACACTTGCAAATCCAACTGGTATTATTGATAAAGATTTTGATACAGGTCCTGGTGTTTACGGTGGTTGGGGATTTTGGGTAGGTTCTGACAGAAAGCTTTGGTGGTGGAATACTGCAAACCAAGATATAAGAGATACGGGAACTGCAATTGGAACTAATGTTTGGACTCACGTTGCGGTAACATATAATGCCTCAACAAAAACAGCTACATTCTATCTAAACGGAACCTTTAATTCAAGTGCTTCAAACTCAAGTGTAAGTGAACTATCCTCAAGTACCCAACCATTGGTAATAGGTTGTATAAGAAACGCCGTTGGAGCGTTTTTGAACGGTAGAATCGCAAATGTTTTAGCTTATAATCGAATTTTATCAGCATCTGAAGTTTCACAAAATTACAACGCTCAAAAATCAAGATTCGGTCTTTAATTAAATTCTTTTTTTTTATTATTACTTTCTTATCTTTCATAGTATGAAAGACATTTGTTTAGATTTAACGGGATGTAGGGCTTTAGGTGATACTTTATGTGTTACACCAACAATTAGAAAATTATATAATTCATATAATAGAAAAATATCAGTTATTACAAATAATCCTGACCTATTTCAAACAAACAATTATATCAAAAACATTTATGATATTAATGTTGATAGGGACGTATTAAAAATGTCATACGATATATTTGATACTTTTGATTTATCATACAAAGATAATGGTGTATGTAATAAACATAACGCCATGGATATTAGACAATTTCATGCGGTGTCATTAGGGTTTATGTTAAATAAAGAAGAAATGACTTTAGATTACAGACCGAACACCAATTGTATGATACCTAACTTACCTAAAAAATATGTATTAATACATTCAGTTCAGAATTGGAATTCAAGAACTTGGTCGTTTGATAATTGGAGGTTATTAACAAAATTATTAAATGAGAAGGGTATTGCGGTTATATCGGTAGGGAAAGACTCATCAGAAACAGGAGGTTCAAATGTTGAAAAACCTGCCTTTGATTTCGATATTGAAAATGGTTTGAATTTAGTTAATAAAACTACTCTTGATGAAACATGGCATTTAATATCAAATTCTTTATGTTTTGTAACGATGGATTCAGGTCTACTACATTTAGCAGGAACAACCGATGCTGAAATTATTCAACTTGGTAGTTCAATAAATCCTGAGTTTAGGTCACCATTTAGAAATGGTTCACAAGAATACAAATATCATTATGTAAGAGGTGGTTGCGGATTAAATTGTGCGTCTGATGTAAAATATGGTGTTAGAGAGTGGGGTTCAATACATGGAGTTCCTCCTTTAGTTGATTGTTTAGAACGAAAATCAACATTCGAGTGTCACCCAACGGTAATGCAAGTCTATAATAAAATAATAGAACTGATTTAAATGGTATTTATCTAATAAAGATTAGATGCCAAACGGAATTAAATATAATATAAGTGCAGAATCTTTAGCATTAAAAAAAGGTAATTTTTATATTGCAACAGGTGATGTAGGTAAAGGACCGACAAGTACTTCAGGATTTTATAACGGTATAACACCTCCTGCCAATGGATATACAATATATTTAAATAAGGGTAGTGGAGGGCCATCAATTTATGTCGCGTCAAATGATTCAGAATTAATCTCAGTAACTAATAAAATTTCCGGGTCAAATTATAGTACAGTGGCTCAATGCCTATCCTACTTTGCTGAACAGACAGATAAGATGGTTTTGAATAATGATTACTCCCCAACCATCACAAATGGTTTAGTTTTGAATTTAGATGCTGGATTTACACCATCTTATCCAAGAAATGGTACAACTTGGTATGATATAAGTGTTTCTGGTCCCAATAACGTTACATTAACAAACGGTCCCACATATAATAGTATCGGTTACTTAACTTTTGATGGGTCAGATGATTATGCTAATTTTTATGCTCCTAGTTTAGGAACAACAACAACTGTTGAGATGTTATGTAAGATGGGTTCGGCATATGATGGTAAAATGTTTTTTGGGTTTCTATATTATGACGTTTGGTGTGGAAATTCATGTTTAGGATATAATACATCTTTTGGTGATTTGTATGGTATATCGTCATCGTCAGTATCTTCACTAGGGTTGGTAGGTAATTGGAAACATTATGTATTTGAAATGAGAAGTGATGTTTCATATACAAATAATAAAATATTTATAAACGGCGTTTCACAAACCCTGTCACAACAATTTGGGAGTGAAAACTCAAACGCAAGAAACTTCAATTCAGGTTCAGGTCGAATCTCATCTTGGTTAGCCGATTTGAATTATCCTATGCCAATGGACACTATATATTTTAGGGTGTATAATAGAGCTTTAACTACATCAGAAATTACTCAAAATTATTATGGAGGTAATGTAGTGACAAATGGATTGATATTATTTTTAGACGGTGGGAATATTATATCGTACCCCGAAACAGGAACGGTATGGTATGATATGACAACAAGTAATTATTCTGTCACAGGAAGTAATCTTCAACTAGGTAAAAATAGTAGATATTCATTATTTAGTGATGGTAATAATCCTGAAATTGCAACATCAGCTATCCTGAATAATGATTACCATACTATTGAAATGGTATTGATGTTTAAGGGTACAGGAGATTATCCAAACGGATGGACAGGAAGTTGGGAGCAGTTTTTTGGGTACTATAGTGGTGGTAGTGATAGGTCGCCAGGTGTATGGAGATGGCCTTCTGAGAGAAGAATACACTGGAGATATGACCCTGGAAATACTGGTGTAGATTTTGGAAAAAATTTAGCATATGATGAATTTGATTTAAATACGTATTACCATATAACCGTTACAAAAAATGGTGGTATAGCAGAAGCATGGGTAAATGGTACATTTGTAAATTCTAATAGTGTTTCATCACCAAAAACATCAGGTAACTCTGTATTAAGATTTTTTGACTACTATACTAGTGGTCTTATGGAAATACAGGTGTGTAAAATATATAACCGAGTTTTGACAAACCAAGAAATATATCAAAACTATAACTCTTTGGCTAATAGATTTTAATTATGGGGCAAATTCATGGAAATTGTGCGGAATGTGGTCAAAACGGACCATTAGATAAAAACAACAAATGCTCTGTTTGTGGAACAAAAAATAATAGATAATGGCAAACACTATAAAATATTCAACAACGGGAGACACTTTATCAATTAAAAAAGGTAATTGGTTTATTGGTACTGGAGATGTTGGTAAAGGTCCTTCATCCACCACAGGTCATTGGGCTGCAATAGCACCAAATACAGGAGGTTATACAATTTATGAAAATAAAAATGCAAATGGACCATCCATTAGAGTTGCTCCAGATGGTGGTGAATTAGTAAAATGGACAGGAACTTTTTATAGTGGTGTTAATATTACGGATGTATATAGTGCGATAACTCATTTAAATACAAACACAACAACGATGGTTGTAAATAAAGAGTACGAGTCAATTATTACAAATGGTTTAGTATTTTCTGTAGATGCGGGATTTGTAACTTCATATTATACAAGTGGTTCAGTATGGAGAGATATTAGTTTGAATGGTACCACAGGTACACTATTTAATTCCCCTACCTATTCAGGAGTGTCAGGTGGATTTTTAAGATTTAGTAAATCTAGTTCACAATATGCAACATCAACAAATATTGGTAGTATATCTAATTGGACTGCAGAGGTATGGGTCAGATTCAACTCATCTTTGAATGGTCAAGTTGCTATGGTGATTGGTAATCAGTTTAACGGTACTAACGCAATAAACTTCACAATAGGTACAAATGGAGCTCCTGGCTCATATAACATTCAGGCAGGTTTTTTTGATGGTTCATGGAGAAATACAACGGGATTCGCACCTGCACTTAATACTTGGTATCATATTGTAGGTACTTATGATGGTTCAACAATCCGACAATACGTAAACGGTGTTGCTTCAGGAGGAACTTTGAATTATGTCGGAACACCTACATCAGGAGGTGAAATAAGAATGATGAGAAGATGGGACGACATTGTAAGTTCATCAAATCTTATTGATGGAGATTTAGCAATTGCTAGAGTTTATAATAGAGCGTTATCCGCAACTGAAGTTTCAACAAACTATAACGCACAACTAGCAAGATTCTCATAATAAATAAAAAATAATATAATGGTGATTTTACAAGATTATGACGACAGAAAATTCATGATTTTTAATGTAAGTGAATTAGGTCAAATAGATTTTACAACCGTATTAGAAACATCCGCAGAAACGGTAAGAAAATCAGTTGATGGTACAAAAACATTTGTTAAATGGGAGGGTGTAATACCATCCTGTGTAAATAATTTAACCACTAAACAAGGTCCATATACGTATGATGAAATGATAACAATTTTATCAACACCTGAATGGACAACACCAATGACATTAATATAATGCCAACATCAAGACCATTCGCATATAATACAGGTTCTGCGATTGCGGGAACTCAACAATTTGGTAGTATTGCGGTAGGAACGCCAACATCAGGAGTTACTGGTAACCCAAGATGGTGGAATGGTCCCGATGAAGAGTTAGGTTATGTAATTGCTCAATCAGTTCCTGAAAACACTCAACCGGCACCTGATGGGTCAACATCATCGATTGGTTTTTTTAGGTCAACCGCACTTACGGAAAGTTCATTTATTCAAATCGCACAAAGGGTATCCGTAAATCAAACATTTGCCACGGGAAATGATGCGTACTTGTGGTTAACGGGGAATAGTTATTGGTCGTCTTGGGTATATAGTGCAACAAGTAGTGGTGTTACATTTGCCCAAACGTTTACGTCAGGAGCCGCTCCTGGAACAACAATAGAAAATGCTTGGACTACGTTTAGAGGTCAGTTAACAGGAACATATACTAAATTTGATTTTTATAGTTCAAACGGTCAAGGATATACTGGTATTACTGACGCAGTGAAAGTACAACAATTAGCAAATGCTCTACGTACAGGAACTACAGGTGTTTCCTTTACAACTTCAATTAGTGGTGTTACATGGTTAGTGACTTGTTGTGCTTGCAGGGCCGGTGGAGTTATAAATGGAGCGGTTGAGTTTTCAAATGTTGCCGCATGTAGTGGTAGTAGTACTGCATCGTTAAGACCATTTATTAATAATGCGAACTGGGGAGGTATCGGGTCAACTGTAGGTGCAGCTACTCAAACATTAACTCTTAAATTTTATTAGATATGGTAACATACGACGTAATAGAAATAGAAACAGGAAACATTATCTTATCAGACACAACACAAGAGGAATGTTTACAATGGATAGAAGATTATGGTAATATTATAGATTATACTATACAAGAACATCAATATTAAAATACACTCGCTCTTTAGAACCAACCATTTGTTTATACCATTTACCTTTGTCGTCCATCCACACATAAGGGTCATCAGGATTCTCAGTCCAACCGTGTTTAGTGTAATACTCAGAATCTTTACGTAAAAGATTCGCCCTATGAGAAGAGTGAAATTCTTCAGTACCTAACCAATGAGGTAAAACAAATTCACCTTCAATAATTTCGTGTTCCATTGTATTTTTGAATCCACGAGATACCCATACATCGATTGAATCGTTGTAATATTGTTTGAGTGCGTTGACGTAGTCTCTCCACATAACAGAACATGGGTGATTTAACCAACCCTTATATGGTTTACCATCTTTACGCGTACGACCTGTGATTGCAGATATAATTTGATATGCCTCAACACGTTGTTTTCCAAGACGTTTGTTGTCTAAACTTTCTAATGATTTTCTAAAATCTGTGTATGGAAGGAATGTCTGCATGAACTTTTTTGAATTACGATATATTTATAAAACAAAGATAATAAAAAAAATAAAATAATTAAAAAAAATTATGAAAAGAATTGTTAGACTAACAGAAAATGATTTAGCTCGCATCGTTAAGAGAGTTATTTCTGAACAAGCAACTGGAATGGCAGCATTAGGTAAATTTGGTGACTTTTTAGTGAACGAAAATCATAGAAGTAACCAAACTTCAGCGGGCATCCCTGTTCAAGTATACGCATCTATGGGTTCAACGGCAACTCCAATGATGTTGGCGGATGAAAGTGGAAATAAAGTACAAGGTGTTAAAATTGATGTTAACGCGGTTACTTATTCAGTTAACGGTCAAGAAGTTAAAAAAGTGGCATCAGGGAATATTCCTTTTTATCAAATTTGTGGAGCTCAAGCTAACTTCTTTGCTAAAGATACTATCAAAAGTGTAACTACTGGTGGTGCTGGATATAACTCAAAACCTAATGGACCTATCCAAACTAAAGCGACTGAAGCTTGTAAAGCTGCTGGGTTCAAAGGACAAATTCAAAAACCAGCAGGTGCTCAACTTGCGTAATTTATATAAAAACTTTATATAATTAAAAACCCCTCCGAAGAGGGGTTTTTTGTTTTTAGTCGTTAAAAATTTTACTTGGGTCAGGACCTTGAGTAAATAAACCGTCAAATGGGTTTGTATCGATTGAGTAAGTAGAACTCATTTTGTTTTTATTCTTCCAAAACACGGTAATCATTGGGTATTTTGGGTTACTATTCAAATTCAAAATAACGTATTTTTCATTTGTTTTAGAGTATACGTGACTTTTGTCTTCGATTGTTAGGTATGCAAACTCACCATCAGACTCAATACTTTTGATTTTTGATTTCTTTTGTATGTCGATGACTTCATCACCTTTACCTTTAAGTAAGTAGTCGTGTGTTACAATGTTTGAATCAAAGTCAAAAGTGTAAAGTTGGAAACCTTCGTAAATACTATCACTTACTCTATCCTTGAATGAATTTGGTGACATTTCAGTAGAGTTAACTACTTTGAAGCTGTTTACGAATACTTGAAAATTACCGTTAAGGTTATCTTCTTTAGTATTCATAAAGGTGAAAGCTAAACCGAAGATTGCTGTGAAAGCTAAGAGACCAAAGATTAATTTTTTCATGACTTTTATTTTTTAGAGGTTAATTAATGATTACACTACAAAGATAGGACCTTTTTTTGATTTGCCAAAAGATTTTGAAAATATTTTTATTTTTTTTATCCCCACCGTTAAGTGGGGATTTTAATTGGTGGAGGTGGAGGGACTCGAACCCTCGTCCAGCCTATCCTGTCAGATAAGGACTACACGTTTAGGTCAAGGTTTTTCATACCTTCCGAACTATCCGAGTTTTCACACCGCTCAGCGACGGTGATAGTTCTTTCGGGGAACCATACCCGTTTTGTTTTCTTTTAGAGTGAAAACCAACTCATCTACGACTTCTGTTGCTAGGTTATATGTCTGACCGACCCCCCGTTTCCGTGCTTTACTTAAGCTACAGTAACTTGCTCAGTTGCAATTAAACCAACCACTGAAAGGTTATCAAGTACGTTGCCGTATATAATGTGAATCAGTTTTTAAAGAGATTAATTCAGTCCCTACGTGCCCTTATTCCTCAGCCAATACCTGTCAAATCCAAAAACACCCCCATATTTTCAAAGAACTATATTACAAAGATAAGTATTTTCTTTTATCTTTTCAATATATTTATAAATACATGCGAAAAATATTAGATATTTTTGAACAAGAGGAAGATGATGTAGAATTGACTGACTACGAAAAAATTCTTGCACTTAATAAAAGAAAGATTAGTCCATATGATGTAGAGTTTTATGATTCTGAGGGTAAGGATTACAGTGATGTGATTGAGGTTACCCAAGATGGTCTTATTTTTACTTTTGATGGTCTTGATGAATATTTAAGATTTTTCTTTCCTGAGGAATTTGGTGATGAGGGTACAGATGCATGGTATGAAGCTGGATACTTAGATTCTATGTATCGAGGTAATTGGGATTGGGATTATTGGGATAGAAGTAATGATGATTGGGATGAAGGGTATGTTATTGACTCTATTAGAGGAGAATCTAGAAATGTATTATATCAAATATTACAAAAAACTTCACCATCTTTATCAAAAAACATTAAAGTGGACACAGAAGGTAATCTCAGATTTACCGATACATTAAATCAAGAAGTAAGTGATTTTATTGAAATATTAAGTGAGAAAACTAAAGATGAGCTTATATCTGCATATGTTTATGCAAATGAAATTGCAAATAGAGAAGCCACTCCAAAATATTTAGAAGACCATTATTGTGACGGATTAAAAGATATTGGTATTGAAAGATACTCAAACAAATATTGTTTTTGGAAATATGAATTATCTTGGGGACCTGCAATTATGTTATTTGTAAGACATGGCTCTCCTGATGATAACTTACTTGATTTAATGTTTGAGGCAATAAGAAAAGATTTTAGAAACCACACATCAGATTACTATGAAATTCAATATGAAGCGTGGGATAATGATGCATTTAAAGAATACTTTGGTAAAAAATCTTTATCAATACTTCAAAATCTACTTTCTGAACTTGAAGAAGAAGATGAAGATAACCCAAGCCAATTTAAAAAATACCTTAAAATATTAGAAATAATAAATAATAAAATCGGGTTCAATACATGGAAAAAACTACCAACACCTAGTGAAAATGGCGGTTACCCATATCAATTATTAATTGATGATGTTGATAAAGATACATTACTTATTCGTTACAATGTAAAAAATATTTTAAGTCATGGTGTTAAAGTCGGTAGAGTTCCTTTAGAAACTATATTTGATATGTTGAACTCCCCCCAACTATTTGACCCCACAGAATTTAGGTCCTAATAATTTTTCATCAATCTATCTCTAATAATTTCATAAAGAGATACTAAGTCCTCATCAGGGATAAATAAAAATCCATCGTCGTAAGCATCACTTAATGTGATACCATCTTTTTCTTCATATACGTCTACAGAATCTAAACGATGAAAAGTTTCTTCGGGGACATCAAATACATCCGTATCTAAATTTTCTACAAGTGAGTTCATAATTAATTGTGGTGTGTATTTAATTGGTGAATATTGGTATGTATATTTTTTAAGACCTAAAACCTCTACCATTTTCTTTCCAGCCTTGATTGCGTTTTCAACGTCTTCTAAGGATACAAACTCTTGTGCTGAGTGCATATTGTAATAACCACAAGACATGTTGATACAAGAAACGTCAATCTTCTTTTTAAGTTGTGAAATATCGGTATAAGGGTGAGATTGAACTAACATCTCATTTCCAAAAGATTCTGTAATAACTTCTAATGATTTTTGAAAAAATTCACTTTCACGTTCAAACAAACGAACTCCCGAGCAAATCTCGGTAATTAAGTGATTACCTGGTGCATCATATTGAGTAATATACCCAACATCCTGTAGAAAGTTTTCATCACATTTTGATGACCCGTGACAACCAGTTTCTTCTGATACAAAAAAACCAACTTTCACTTTATCCAATTGTTTTAACAATTCAAGACAAATAAAAATACCACACTTATCATCACCACCAATACCGGTTGGGTTATCGTTTGTGTCATAAGCCTTCAATACGTCTACCGGTGTGTCGTCAAAGGATTTACCGAACGTATACGGACGAACAAGTTTTTCTTCTTTTACTACAATCTTTTCAATTTTGCTGTGTACCGTATCGGTATGTGCAATAAACATAGGAAAATATTCACCTTCTTCTAACACACCTTTTGTTGCGTAGATGTTCATCATTATATCACGATAGAAAGTAACCCCTTCCATGACTCCCAATTCGTTACAAATAAACTCCACCATATCTTCTTCTTGATATGTTTTGCTTGGGACTGAAAGGAGTTCTTTAAATTTTTCTATGTTCATCTCGATTTTTTTACAAATGTACAAAAGTTTTTAACATTTGCAAAATTATTTCTTTCTTTTTGTGGGTTTTTTTATTTTAACGTCAGTTTTCTTTTCCTTCTCGTTGTAAGTTAGAACAAACTTGGAACCTTTTTCAGGGTTATCAGTTAATATCTTTTCTGTGATGGCATCATCCACCCATTTTTGTACTGTACGTTTTAGAATACGTGCTCCAAAACGAGTATCGGTACCAACTTCAATTAGGTGTTTTTTCAATACATCATCTACCTCAGCAGAAAACTCTAACTTCTCAATTCTTTCATAAAACTTATCAAGTTCCAAATCAACAATTTTTAATAAGTCATCTTGATTCAAATCTTTGAAGTAGATGATATCATCAAATCTGTTGATGAACTCAGGTGCAAATTTTTTGAATAATTCTTTTTCTAATAAAGATTTAATTTCTTCATCTTTTCTTTCGGTCTTTGCAGTTGTAGAGAACCCTACACCCGAACCAAAGTCTTGTACTACTTTTGTACCGACATTAGATGTCATTAAAATGATACAATTTTTGAAATTGATTTTTCTTCCATGTCCATCAGTCAACATACCTTCATCTAACATCTGTAGAAACACATTAAAGATTTCAGGATGTGCTTTTTCAATCTCGTCTAAAAGGATAACTGAATATGGTTTGTTTTTAATTTTATTCAAAAACGGTGAACCTTCTTCATATCCAACATAACCTGGTGATGTTCCTGTTAGTTTTGACGTTGAGATTTTATCTGTGTATTCACTCATGTCCAATCGGATAAGAGCATCTTCACTATTGAACATGTGTTTTGCTAATTGTTTCGCCAACTCAGTTTTACCAACACCTGAGTTACCAATTAACAATCCACTAAAGATTGGTTTTTTAGGGTCACTTAATCCAACTTTATTTCTTTGAATTGCTCTTGAAATTTTTGCGACAGCATCTTCCTGACCAATTACTCTTGTTGAAAGTGTGTCCTTAAGTGTAATCAACTGACTTGTTTCATCCGTACTAATTTTGTTGATTGGAATTTTTGTCATCAAAGATACCACGTCATAAACAACATCCTCAGTTACTTCACGACGATACAAATCACGATTTTTCTCAAAGTTTTGTTTTTCAGCCTCAAGTTCTGCTAATACCTTTCTTTCTTTATCACGAAGATTTGCGGCTTCCTCATACTTTTGTTTATTGATTACGTCTAACTTTTCTTCTTTGATTTTCTGTGCTTCTTTTTTAAGTTGCTCAATAATTTCAGGTAGTTTGATTTCCACTTGTGAACGAGCTCCAACCTCATCAATAATATCAAATGCCTTATCAGGGAATTCACGGTCAGTAATATACCTATCTGCTAATTCAACACACAATTTCAAAATGTCATCACTATATGTTACTTTGTGATGGTTTTCATAACGGTCTTTTGATTGTTGAAGAATCTGTAATGTTTCTTCTTTGGAAGATGGGTCAACTACCACTTTTTGAAAACGTCTTTCTAACGCCCCATCCTTTTCAATATTTTTACGATATTCTTCTAATGTCGTAGCACCAATACATTGTAATTCACCACGAGATAATGCCGGTTTGAAGATGTTTGATGCATCCATTGAACCTGATGAGTTACCTGCACCAATCATAGTGTGGATTTCATCGATAAAAACAATAATGTCGGGGTGATTGTATAACTCCTCCATAATTACTTTCATACGCTCCTCAAATTGACCTCTATACTTTGTTCCTGCAACAACTGAAGTCATATCTAAAGAAACTATTCTTTTACCTTGTAAATTTTGAGGACAATCACCTTCAAAAATTTTCTTGGCTAAACCTTCCACAATTGCAGTTTTACCACAACCTGGTTCACCAATAATAATCGGGTTATTTTTCTTTCTCCTTGAAAGAATTTGTGCGATACGATTAATTTCATTTTCCCTACCGACAACAGGGTCCAACTTACCTTCTTCCGCCGCTTTTATTAAATCACGTGAGAAGTTATCCAATACAGGAGTTTTACTTGAACCGTCTTGTTGTGTTTTGTTTTTTGGTTTTTCGTTTCCGTCTGCTGAGTCAATCATAGTTTTGTTTTTTTTGTAAAATTAACCTTTCTATTTAGAATAATCAATTATTTAATGAATTTTGACGAATTGTCAGTAGTAAATAATAATATACTGACATAATGTCATATTTTATGTATTGGCACATATTTCGTACAAAGATACGAAAATAAACTTAATAAATGAAAAAATAATATGTTTAATTGGAATGAATTTGATAAAATGTTTGATGAGATGTTTTCTATGAGGTCTAATTTTTTTAATGACAATAATTGGAACAAGAAAACTTATAAATCACCTGACGGTAGGTATTCATTTACCTATATGTCAAGGGGATTTGATAACAAATCAACAGATGAGTTGGATGAAATGAAACGTAAATTAGAATTGGCAGTTGAAGAGCAAGATTTTGAAAAGGCGGTAGAATTAAGAGACAAAATTAAAAGTTTAGAAAAAAACAAAGAAAAGATTTCAGAGTTAGAGAAAAAACTAAGTGAATGTGTTGAAAAACAAGATTATGAAAAGGCGATAGAATACCGTGACAAAATAAAAGCTCTCAAATAAAAAAGTCCACCTTCGGGTGGATTTTTTTTTTCGTATATTTATAGTTATGAAATCTTGGAAAAAATTTGCGGACACCTTAGAACTAACAAAAGATTTAGAACAGAACTATTACGAGATGAGAAAAATCTTTCAAAGAGAAGGGTGGACAGAAGAAGAGTTATCAAGTCCAAGATACTTTCCCCAAGATTTACTGAATTTACATTCTACGTTTATGCCTAGATTGTTGGGGATTATAAAAACAATTGGAGAATATGGTTTTGATGTTGACAGAGATGAGATTAATGGATATATTATGGATAAACTTCGTCACATAGATGACATAACTCCATTAAGAAAATCAGATGGCAATAACTAAAACAGAAATACTTGGCACAAAAATTATTTGTGAAATTGAATCGTCAAATTTAATAAAAACAGAATACGACTCTGAGACAAGTAAACTTATAGCAACATTCAAAAACGGTATGATGTATGAATATGAGGAAGTCCCTCACAAAATTTATGCTCAATTTAGACTGGCAGAATCACAAGGAAAATATTTCAATACAGAAATAGCTAAGGCTTACAAATACAAAAAATTGGAAGAATTAGAATAACCTATGTATTTATAGGTATGGAAAGTGATAGTAAAATCATTAATAGTTTTTATCTACAAGACGAATTAAACCCCGACATTTGGTATCTACCAAAAGAAAAGTACATGGGGGACCCTGATGGTCAAGAAGAAAAATTAAAACCAGAAGTAAGAGCAAGGTTACTAAAAGTTGCTGAAATATTTTTGGATTATATAGACATCGACATTCATGTTCATGATATTATTTTAATTGGTTCATTAACAGGATATAATTGGTCTGAGTTTTCTGATTTTGATGTACATATACTTTATGACTTCACCGATGCTGGTGAAAATTCAGAATTATACAAAGAACTTTTTCATCTTAAAAAAACCGTGTTCAATGCAAAACACGATATAAAAATAAAAGGTTTTGAAGTGGAGGTTTTCGTACAAGATTTAAATGAAAAAGAAACTAGTGTAGGTTCATATTCCGTTTTATATGATAAGTGGATAAGATATCCAGAAAAAGAAGAATTCAAGGTCGATAAAAAACAAATCAAAGAAAAGGCTCAACAATGGATGGACATTATTGATGGTGTTTTAGAAAACGCAGAAGATGAAGACCTTAATGATGCAATTAAATTAGTTGCGAAATATAGAGACAAGTTAAGAAAGTATAGAACTTGTGGTTTAAAAAAAGAGGGAGAATATTCCTATGAAAATTTAGTTTTCAAATTCCTTAGAAGGAATGGTTATATTTCAAAATTAGAAGACTTCAAAAACAAAATTACTGACAAAAAATTATCGTTAGAACAAGAAAATGGCGAATAATTGAAAATTATCAATTAATGATATATTTATATAGAAAAATATTATGCCAACAACAGCTTGCACATCGTATTATACTACCACAATAACAGGTTACAATCCCGCTTCGGGTGATACTGTTGGTTCAATAGTTACATTTTACGCACCTAAACCTGTATGGGGAACGGAAACAAATGCGACTAATTTACAATGTAATGCTGTGACGCTTGGCGGAAATGGATTAAACAATTAAAAAAAAATAGAAATGGCCGATTTAAAACCAATTGGAAGTGAAAAACTTGAAGGTGTTGATAAATTAAGAAGGATAATGGAAATTGCCACTTATAGAGAAACTCCTAAAACAAATGTAGATAACCTGTCTACGGTAGATTATACTATACGTCTATCTGACGGAAATGTTTATGGAATTGTTAAAGAAAGACAAGGTTATATTCTAAAAAAAGGTATCAATGAATCTGAATTAGATTATTCAGAACCAATGAAAAATAGAAAATACTATCGTTCATATTCTGAGGCTATGAAAAAATTGAATTTAATTGTAGCTGAAACAAATAGAATTACAGGTAATGAATATGAAATTCCTTTAATCGGTGAACAACCTGAAGGAAAAAAAAAATTCGTTTTAAAAACCAATAAGAAAAAAACAGAACCTACAGATGTAGGGATGGAAACTCCTCCACCAGCACCTGAATTACCAGCAGCAGAAGCACCCGCACCTGAATTACCATCAGATGATATGGGTGGAGAAATGATGCCTGATATGGGCGGAGAAATGACACCTGAAACTGGTGATGAAATGGGTGCTGAAACAACACCTGATATGGGAGAAGAGGAACCTCCAATGGCTACCGCACCTGGTGATACTGATTTCGATACGGATGATGAAGAAGGTGGACCAAGTAACTTAAAATTAATTCAAAAACTTACAGGTAAATTAAGTCAAAAACTAAGAATGTTTGAAAAAGACAAAGGACTTGATTCACAAGATATTAAATATGTTATGAATTCTATTATTTCTGCGATTGATTTAGGAAAATTAGATGATGATGATAGAGAAGATATCGTAAATAAACTTGAAGGTTTTGATGAATACGGTAAAGAAGGTGAAGGCGAACTAGATTTTGGAGTTGAGGACGATTTCGATGCGGATAATGACATGGGAATGGGTGATGAAGAAATGGGTGACGAAGGAATTGGTGGTGAAGAAATGCCTGAAGAACCAATGGCACCTGAAGCAACTGAAGGTTATCAAAACGTAATGGATTCTATTTTTGGTGAATCGAAAGTAGAAAAGGTTTTATCAAATTATTTCAAAATTGAACCTGAAGAGGCTCCAATATTAGAAAACAAAAATAAATTAGATTATTTAAAAAGTAAAATCAATAAAATAACACAAAAAGAAGAAGTGTTAAGACTTTCTATTAGTGAAAATCAAACTAAAAAGTCTTTAGTACTTTTGGAAGATTATTCAAATACTAGATTTATTGGTAAAACAAACAAAAATAATTTAATTTTTAATATTAACGGAAAAGAAGTAAAAGTCACACCAGAAGGACGAACTCTATGAATTTAGTTTTTATAAACGAATTAGGTCCAAATTTTAGAGGAGATAATATATATGAATTTATCTTTTCAGATATTGATGACGTGCATGGTGATGAATGGGAAAGTGAGACCGCAAATGGTAAACCAACACCACCTTATGTTGAGTTTATAAAAAAAGTAGGTGTGTTAAAAAATTCAGAAATAGAATTAGAGTTAATACAAAACTCTGATTTTTTTGGAATGTATGATGCTGTCGATGGAGTTATAGCATTAGGTTGGGAAAAACCTGATAACTACGACGGAAAAAGGTTAGTATTTCATTTTGGTGATGAATTAAAAAATGTAGAAAATAAATTATACGAAAAAGATATCGTATTAAAATGGGAAAAAAATTTAATTAGTGATGAAAAATATGAATCCTAAATTAGTTAGACTACTTCACGAAGGGTTTTCAATTAATACATTAGAAAACTTATCAAACCAACAATTAAATGCGTTATATTCTAAACTTGTAAACGAACAACCAAAACCAGTTGAAAAAACCGTGACTTCTAAAGTGGTAGAACTTCCTTCAGGTGCTCAAACGGTTATTGGAGGAGCTAAAGTAACTAATCAAGCAGGTAAAACGGTTATCACCACAACACCAAATGAAGGTGAATTAGAAGAAGATTTAGAAGACCCTATGGATTTTGAAATGGGTCAAAGAACGCAAAGACCAAAACAAGTAGGACCATCTACAGATGATGGACAAGATAATTATGGTGATGGAATGCCTGCTGAGTCACTACAAGAAAAAGCGGTTTCAAAACAACAACAAAAAATTATGGGATTGGCTCTTTCAGTAAAAAGAGGAGATACTCCAAAATCAAAAGTTTCAAAGTCAGTCCAAAAAATGGCAAAAGAAATGTCAAAAAAAGAGCTTGAGGATTTCGCATCAACAAAACATAAAGGATTACCAAAAACCGTAGATGAAAAAGAAGAGGTTGAGAAATTAGAAGAAAGTATTTTAAGAATTATTGAAAATCACTTACCTCCTCACACTACAAAAGGTGAATTGTTAAACTACATTAGAAGAAACGCATAATGAATGTCGTTATCAAAAGAACAAATATTATTAGAGTATGCTAAATGCGTAAACGATACGCCTTACGCACTTAGAACTTATCTACAAACTTACGATAACACACAATCCAAATACGTACCGTTAGAATTATTTAATGACCAAGTAACGTTAGTAAAAGACTACGATACTTGTGAAGAAAATATTGCACTTAAGTATCGTCAGGCTGGAGTATCTACCGTAACATCTGCTTGGGCATCAAAACGATTGGTATTTGCTAAAAAATCAAAACCAGAAAAAATCCTAATTATCGCTAACAAACTTGATACTGCCGTGGAAATGGCAAACAAAGTTCGTGCGTTTGTTGAACAATGGCCTTCGTGGTTAGGTGTAGGATTTTCTCCTGAAAAAAACGCAGCAAGACATTTTAAGTTAACTAATGGTTGTGAGGTAAAGGCCGTTGCAACATCAAAAGATGCCTTACGTGGGTATACCCCGACCATTCTTATATTTGATGAGGCTGCATACATCGATGCCGATGAAGATTTCTGGTCTGCGTGTATGGCATCCCTTTCAACAGGAGGTAAAGTTATTGTAATTTCAACACCAAACGGATTTGACCCAATCTACTATTCAATTTATAGTCAAGCAATCAAGGGTATGAATGACTTCAAGATTACTGAGATGTATTGGTTCAGAGACCCTAGATATTCTAAAGATTTGAAGTTAGTGAAGTGCGAGGACATAATTCACTATATGTTAAATAGAGGTGATTACAGAGATGAGGATATTACTTTAGATTATTCAGAAATCAAAGTATCAGACCGTGACTTTGAAGATATAAAACAAAAAATAGAAAAAGGATATAAACCATATTCGTCTTGGTTTGAAGCGATGTCAAAAAAATTAAAGTTTGACAAACGTAAGATTTCCCAAGAGTTGGAATGTAACTTTTTAGGTTCGGGGGATAATGTTGTTCCTGCTGAAACCATGAAGAAAATTAAAGAAAACCATATCCGTGAACCCGAAAACAAATTTATGGGGGGTGCCCTTTGGCAATGGAAAGAACCCGTATCAGGTCATAGATATATTATGGGTGTGGATGTATCACGAGGTGATAGTGAAGATTTTAGTACTTTATGTATCATAGATTTTGACTCAAGAGAACAAGTTTTAGAATATATTGGAAAAGTTCCACCTGACGTATTAGCTGAAATTGCATATAAATGGGGTACCATGTATAACGCATTTATTGTGATAGATATCACAGGAGGTATGGGTGTTTCTACATCAAGAAAATTACAAGAATTAGGATATAAACATTTATATGTTGACGGGGTTAATCCTGCCGATAAATGGAAATGGGACCCTAAAGCTCAAGATAAAATACCGGGGATTAACTTTAACGCGAAAAGAGTTTTAATTATACAAGCGTTTGAGGAAGCATTAAGATTTGATTTTGCATTACGTTCACAAAGGTTATTTAATGAACTGAATACGTTTGTTTACGTAAACGGAAGACCTGACCACCAAAAAGGACAGCATGACGATTTAATCATGTCCATGGCGATGGCTATCTATGTTGGTGAGTCTTCTTTTGCTCAACTTGAGAAGGCAACTGAACAAGCTAAAGCAATGATAGAATCATGGACAACAGAAAAAAATGAATTTAGAGATTCCTCTCAAAATTTCAATCCAGGATTACCTGTTGATATGTATAACCAATATGGTATGAGTGGATATCAGGCAACAAGAAGTGATTATGAGAAGTATTTATGGTTATTCGGTAATAGAAGAGTTTAATTTATTACTGATGAACCTATTATTTATATAAAAAAACTATGGCAGAACAAAAATATACCGTTTGGCAAAGATTGAGTAAAGTTTTCGGACCGAATGCTACTTTGGACCAACAATCGCCTGTTTTCAAATTTGATAAAAAAGAGTTACTTAAAACAACAAGTAAAAGTGAATTTGAAAAAGAAAAATTACAAGCTCAACAAACCATGTATATTGGTAAACAATGGCAAAAAGTTGAGAATAATTTATATACCCAAGCCGTTTATTACGAACCAACAAGAATGGCGTCGTATTACGACTACGAATCAATGGAATATACACCAGAAATTTCAGCAGCGTTAGATATCTATGCTGAAGAATCTACAACACCGGATAAAGACGGGTATATGTTACAAATATACTCTGAATCAAAACGAATCAAATCAATTTTAACAGAATTATTTAACAATCGTTTGGATATTAATACAAACCTACCAATGTGGACAAGAAACACATGTAAGTTTGGTGATAACTTTGTTTATTTAAAATTAGACCCAGAAAAAGGTATTGTTGGATGTCAACAATTACCTAACATACAAATTGAAAGGTTAGAAAAAGGAATGAGATTCCAACCTGACAAATATTCTCAAGAAATGGAAAACGACGCGTTGAAGTTTACGTGGAAAGAGAAAAACATGGAATTTAACGTTTGGGAGATAGCTCACTTTAGAATATTAGGTGATGATAGAAAATTACCTTACGGAACATCTATGTTAGAAAAGGCTCGTCGTATTTGGAAACAACTTTTATTATCTGAAGACGCGATGTTAATCTATCGTGTATCAAGAGCACCTGAAAGAAGAGTATTTAAAGTTTTTGTTGGTAACATGGACGATAAAGATGTTGACCCATACGTACAAAGAGTTGCTAGTAAATTTAAAAGAGACCAAATTTCTGACCCAGCAACAGGGAATGTAGATATGAGATATAATCAATTGGCAGTTGACCAAGATTACTTTATCCCTGTTAGAGATGCTGCAGCAACAAACCCAATAGAAACTCTACCAGGTGGAACAAACTTAGCTGAAATTGCAGATATAGAATATATCCAAAAGAAATTAGTTACAGCTCTTAGAATACCTAAAGCATATTTAGGATTTGAAGAAGCTGTTGGTGATGGTAAAAACTTATCATTATTAGATATTCGTTTTGCTAGAACAATTAATAGAATTCAAAAATCTATGATTGCAGAATTAAATAAAATTGCAATTGTTCATTTATTCTTATTAGGGTATGAAGACGAATTAACAAACTTTACATTAGCATTAACTAACCCATCTAAACAATCTGACTTATTAGGTATCGAAGTGTGGAAAGAGAAAATACTTCTTTACAAAGATGCGGTTGCGGAAATACCAAACGCTTTAGCCCCTGTATCATCTTCATGGGCTAAAAAACATATTTTAGGATTCTCTGATGAAGAAATTAGATTAGACATCCAACAACAAAGAGTTGAAAGAGCAGTGGCGGCTGAACTTGGTAAAACTGCAGAAGTTATTACTAACACAGGTTTATTTGATAACATAGATAAGTTATATGGTAAAAAAGATGGTGCGGCACCTGCGGAAGGTGGAGAATCACCTGAAGATGGAGGGGCTCCTGATATGGGAGGAGGAGTACCACCTATGGGCGGTGAAATGCCATCAGAACCACCAGCGCCTGAGGCAGGAGGTGCAGAATTAGCACCTGAAAGTTTTCTAAAAGATGATTTAAATTTATTATTAGAAAAGGGTCTTTTTGGAAATGATGATTTTATGAACTTAGGTAAAGGTAGAAATTCCTTAGTTGAAATAGATGAAAGATTGAAAGATTTATTAAATGGGTAATATTTATATAAAAAACTTGAAATGAATAACTTTGGAACGATTAAAAGTAAATTAGAAAGGGCGAGTGTAGACTTGTTTGGTAAAAAAGAGTTTTCATCCTTTATGAATAACTTCAAAAGGGACATTTTAGAAAACAAAGATATAAGTGAAATTTATTTTATATATGACGACCTATCTTCAAAAAAAGGTATCGCAAAAGATATTGCAACTGACTATGTAAACGAATCGATTGAATATTGCCAAATCTTAATTGAAGGTAATAGAACAAAAATTAACCAAATCGATAAATGGATTTCTGATATTATTTCTGAAGTAGATAACTCATATAATGTAATTGATACTTTAATTTACCAAAACTCTATAAAAAATTTAGAAAGCGTTTTAGAGTGTAAGAGAAAAGTTATCTCAACAATCATATCTGAAGAAAACAAAAAACAAGTAAAAGAATCCATTCAACTACCTATTAAAACTATGGTTAAAGTTGCTGAAGATAATATTAAAAACCAACTTGAGTCTTTAACTGAATCCGAAAGAAAAGAAATAATCTCAATAGTATCCCTATCTAATGAAGAATTAAATAAGGAATTTAATGAGTTAAAAGAAAGTGTGATTTCAAATTTAAAAACGTCTTTAAATGAATCTAAAGAAGATGATATGAAAAGTGTTATTGATAAAACAATATCAAAAATTTCAGATTCTAAATGCACACCATACGACGTTTACAAACTTAGAAAGTTAAATTCAGGATTATGAGTTCAAAAAAATATTTCTTCGGGTGGGGTAATATTAAAAAAGGACTAACTGAATTAATAAGAATATATTCACACAAACCTTCATTTTTCTCCAAAAAAAGAATTGAGTCTGGAATAGCATTTATTATTGCGCAATGGGGGATGGTTTTTTATCTTTTAAAGAAATACCCTGATTTATCTATGACAGATATAATTATGTGGGCATCCATAGAATTTGGGATATCAGGTTATATCCTACATCAAATCCAAAAAGAAAAAAAGGTTGAGGAGCCGACCGACAAAAATCAAGAAAGTTGATTTCTTTTTTTCTGTAAGTAAATTGCCTTATTAACCTGACTTCTTTTTTTAACCGACTTCTTTGTAAATTCTTGTCTATCACGCAATTGCTCTGATTGTTTTGTTTTATAAACTTTGAATTTATATTGTTTCAAAGCTTGTTCAATAGACGAGGCATTTTTTACTTTAATAATAATCATATTTTTTTTACTTTATTAATATAAATATACCAAAAAAATCCATTTTTGACAATTATCTTTTTTACAACTACATTTAATAAAAAATAAACTTGTAAGTTATGATTAATGAAAAAAGGAAAAACATCAAAATTAAACATTTTTGATGATGCGAAATGTTTCTACGGAACGGTAGATTCAAAAAATATGAAATCAATTTATGTAGTATTACAGACTTGGATAGAACCCATAACCATAGACGAAAATTGGAACAGATTAGTTGGTGAAATAAAAAGACAAATCCAACACACACTTTTAGAAGTTATAGATACCCACACATTTGAAAGAAAACAAATAGTAGATTTAGATTTAAGGACAAGTGGAATTCAAAAGAACAAAAAAAGTTTTATGAATTTAGAAATTACACTATTTGTTCATAATAAAACATTAGATTTCAAATCCCACATTTTAAGAGATAAAATTAAAAAAATGTTATCATCAATATATGTCGATGATTTGAAAAACAATAAACATTTTACACTAAGTAAGACAAAAGTTGTAGAATTCAAATAACCCTAATATTTATTCATAAAAGAACTTATGAGAATTTTAGGACCTAGTGATACAGGTAAAGGAATATTAGTCGAGTGGGATGCGGGGATTATTAACCCTAACGAAGCACGTAACCAAAGCGTTATTCAAGAATCTTATGGACAATTAGAACATTCAAAACCATTTGTGTTTTATGCAACTCTACAGAAGTGGGGTGTTCCAAATAGAAACGGAAGGGTTTACCCTGAAAAAATATTAAGAAGAGAAGCTGAAAAATACCAAGATACCATTAAACGTGGTATGGCTATTTCGGAACTAAACCACCCTGAATCATCACTGATAGATTTAGATAGAGTTTCTCACCTTATTACTGATATGTGGTGGGAAGGTAATGTTTTGATGGGTAAAATTAAATTACTTACAACACCAGGTTTCCATGAGAGAGGGGTTGTTTCATCAAAAGGTGATGTTGCAGCTAACTTAATGAGACAAGGTGTTACTATGGGTGTTTCATCTCGTGGGGTTGGTTCCTTAGTTAAAAATGGAGATAAGAATGAAGTTCAAGATGATTTTGAATTAATATGCTTTGACCTTGTATCTTCACCATCAACACCAGGTGCATATCTTTATTTGAATAAAGAAGATAGACCTAAATATGAAGAGAAGCTTGCAGAACATGACGCAACTAACTTCTCAGGTGGTGGGATGGAAAAATCTGTTGACTTAATGAAAAGATTAACCGATTATTTAGGAAGATAAAAATTTATATATGGACGAAAAATATTTTGTAGCAAAAATCACAACTGATATGGTTGATGATAACACAGGAAAAATTAAAAAAATTAGAGAAGAAAAACTTGTAAGAGGATTTTCACCTACAGATGTGGAAGCTAAAGTCACTAAGGCTTACGAAAGTTACTCAATGGATTGGAGAATTACTGCAATTGTTGAGAGCAAAATTGATGAGGTGATTGAATAATTTTTTTTGTTATTTTCTAAGAGGGAACTTCGGTTCCCTTTTTTTATGCCTTAATTTTTTTGGGATAAAAAACCTATTATACGAATTTTTTTGAAAGAAGGATATATTTATTTAGTAAAAATAAACGCGTAACGCATTGCATACAAAAAAATGAGTTTAGAAAAAAACGAAAATTTAGTAGAGAAAGCTTTATTACAAATGAAGTCTATCGAGGAAGCTATAAGCGAAAATGCAAAAGGAATACTTGCTTCTACAATGAAGGAAGAAATCAGTGAACTAGTAAAAGAGTCATTATTTGGCTCAAAATCTAAAACATCTTTACACGAACAAGAAGAAGAAGGTTCTGAGGTCGAAATCGACACAGACGACGAAACAAACGATGGTGTAGAGGTAGACGACGCAGAAATTGAAGTGTCCCCTGAAGGAGATGAAGACATCTCTATGATGATGGGCATTGAAGGACCTGCCGATAACGAAGACGAATTACCTCCTCTCGATATGACAGGTGCAAAACCTGACGAAGTGTTGAAAGTATTTAAGGCTATGGGTGATGAAGATGGGATTATTGTTGTTAAAGACGGTAATAACATTCACTTAACTGATAATAACACAGACACTGAATATTTTATCGATTTAGGTGACGATTCAGATATATCTATGGATGAACCTATGGAAGATATGAATGAGAGTGTAATTTATGAATTAGTCTTCGAAGAAAAAGAAGGTGACGAAGAAATGGATGAATCATATGAAGATATGGACGAATCTTATGACGAAATGGATGAATCATATGAAGATATGGACGAATCTTATGACGAAATGGATGAATCATATGAAGATATGGATGAGACTATTTATGAGTTGGAAGTTAACGAAACTATGAAACCTAAAGGTATGGGATTCGGAAAAATGAAGAATGGTTTACCTAAATCATCAGTTAATAACAAAGGGTTTGATGAAGATATGAAAGACGGGACAAAATCTGAGAAAAAAGGTAAAGGTCCTAAATTTTCTTTCGGTAAAATCAAACATGGAGTTACTGAATCTGAAATGGACGAAGAGTTCATGGAAGGATGGATGGATGAAGAAATGGTTGACGATTACAAAATGGAATCTGATTACATGGAAGGTGACTACATGGAAGGTGACTACATGGAAGGTGACTACATGGAGTCTGAACACATGGATGACAATACAGGTGAAACTACAGAAGCTTCAAGAACTATGACTTATAAAAGAAGAGCAGAAAGAGACAGAGTTGCGGCACCAAGTCAATTAAGAAAAGAATCATACAACAAAGAATTAAGTTTATTAAAAGAAAAGAACGAAGAGTACAAAAAGGCTTTAGACTTTTTCAGAAATAAATTAAATGAAGTTGCAGTATTCAATTCTAATTTGGCATATTCTACAAGATTGTTCACTGAACACTCAACAACAAAACAAGAAAAAATAAACATACTTAGAAGATTTGATAACGTTGAGTCTATCAAAGAATCTAAATCTCTTTACAAGACAATTAAATCTGAACTTGATGGTAACAAATCAACTGACGTTGTTACGGAATCCATCCAAAGACAAGTTGTTAAAACACCTTCAAATGGTTCAGCATCTAATTTGATTGAAAGTAAAACTTATGAAAATCCTCAATTCTTAAGAATGAGAGATTTGATGTCAAAAATTAAATAAACAAATAAATAAACTCAAATTAAAAAAAATAAAATGGGAGCATTATTAGAATCAGGTCTTGTTGGTAACATTGGTTTGAAACACCTTAAAGTTATCAAAGAAGATACAATTAACAAATGGGATAAATTAGGATTCCTAGATGGTCTTAAAGGACACATTAAAGAGAACATGGCTCAATTATATGAGAACCAAGCATCTCACCTTATTAACGAAGCAGCGTCTACAGATAGCTCAGGTTCTTTCGAAACTGTAGTTTTCCCTATCGTAAGACGTGTATTCTCTAAATTGTTGGCTAATGATTTAGTATCTGTACAGGCTATGAACTTACCAATCGGTAAATTGTTCTACTTTGTACCTAAGATTCAAAATTACAACACTGCAACTGCATATGACAATCCTCACTTTGCACCAATCGGAGCACAAAACGGACCAACACCTGCAGAATCACAAGCGGCATATCCAGCATCATCTAAAAACCTTTATGATAGATTTTATGAAGGTACTGAGCCGGATTTAGACCCAGCAGGTTTGTGGGATTATTCTAAAGGTGCTTACACAGCTATCACTAAAGCGGCTGTTACTTATGTATGGTCAAGTGGACAATTAGTTGAAGGTGCTTACACTACAACTAATGGTGGTACTGTTAACGGAGCTACTACAGGTGGTCCTGTTCACAGAAAAGTAATTATCGCTCTTTCTGGTTTCACATCAGGTGGTGCTGGTAAATTAATCGGACCTGATGGTCAAGTTATGGATAACGAAGCATTCTTATCTGACTTACAAGTTAAGGCTTATGCTAACACTGTAGCTCAAGCGGCGTTCTCAGGTTTAGGTGTAAATACACCATTACTTTTCAGAGTTGTTACTCAAAAATATGGTAAAGGTATTGTTCAATATGGTACTCAAACGACTACTACATGGCCAGGTACTGGTAACGGTGGTTCTTATGATAACCTTTGTGACGCAGCTGGTATCATCTACTTAGAAGTTGATACTCAAGTTCCTGCAGCAATCGGAGCAGCATCTTTAGATGGTTACTCAGGATTTACTTTAGGTGCTTCTGCAACACAAACTGACGGACAATTCTACTGTACTTACAGAATCTACCAAGAATTGGAATTCGAAGACAGAATTGGTGAAGTTTCTTTTGACCTTGAGTCAGTTACTGTATCTGTTACAGAAAGAAAACTAAGAGCACAATGGTCTCCTGAATTAGCTCAAGACGTTGCGGCGTTCCATAACATCGATGCTGAGGCTGAGTTAACTGCATTGTTATCTGAGCAAGTAGCTGCTGAGATTGACCGTGAAATTTTACGTGACTTACGTAAAGGAGCGGCTTGGAATTTACGTTGGGATTACAACGGATGGAGAAGAATCAACGCAACTACTGCGTATACACAAAAAGACTGGAACCAAACATTGATTACTGCTATCAACCAATTGTCAGCACAAATCCACAAGTCAACACTTCGTGGTGGAGCTAACTGGATTGTTGTATCTTCTGAGGTTTCTGCGATTTTTGATGATTTAGAATACTTCCACGTATCTAACGCGTCTCCTGAGCAAGACCAATACAACATGGGTATTGAAAGAGTTGGTACATTAGCTGGTCGTTACCAAGTTTACCGTGACCCTTATTTCCCACCAAACACAGTATTGTTGGGTCACAAAGGTACGTCATTGTTAGACACTGGTTACGTTTACGCACCATATGTTCCTCTACAATTAACACCTACAATGTATAACCCATTCAACTTTACACCAATCAAAGGTATCATGACAAGATACGCTAAGAAAATGGTTAACAACCGTTTCTATGGTAAAATCACAGTTGATGGAGTTAGAACATTTGACTTAAGAGAATTGAGATAATCAATTAAATTGAATAAGAAAAAGGTCGGTTTATCCGACCTTTTTTTTTGTCTAAGATATTTATTAATATGAAAAGAAAAATAAATGAGGCTACAGTAACAGGTGGTTCTAGAGGTTCATACATCGCCCCATTATTACCTGGTGAAAGATATTTTAAAAAAAATATATTAGCTCCGTTTACAATACAAGATTCAAAGTATAAAAGCCCTGATTTGCAATATGATTCATATGACGGTAAAATGGAAAGAAGTAAAAAACAAATAGGTAAAGAAGAAAAGATAGCTAATAAAATATATAATTTTATTAAGTATCATCCTGATGCCACTTATAGTGACACTGAGGGTAATCCTATAAATCAGTATCCTGGTAAAAACAAAAATATTGTTCCAATTAAAGAATGGGTAGAATTAGATAGTATTAATTTGAACGAGACATCAACTTCAACAAGTGCTGGTATATATAATGGACCTGTTGCTATCGGTTTAAAAAAATGGAAAAAAAATGAATTAGACCCATATACTGAATTTGTCGACACCACATTTAATCATAGTAAAAAACAAAAAACACTTAAAAACAATAAAAAAGGGTATGTTGGTCATTGGGAACCTAATAAAGATGGTTCTTATAGATTAGACAATCATGAAGCGTATGCAATAAATGAAGATTTGGCGGTTTGGTTTGGAAAAAAGAAAAAACCAAAGGGGTCAAAACAACCAAAAGGGCCATGGGTGAACATATGTAGAAAAGTGGATGGAAAACATCCACCTTGTGGTAGACCTGACACTTCTAAAGGTGCATATCCTAAATGTAGGGCTGCAGGTGTTGCTGGTAAAATGAGTGATTCTGCTAAAAGAGCTGCGTGTGCACAAAAAAGAAAGGCTGAAAAAAATGACCCACAATCGGGTAAAGGTCAAAAACCTGTGATGACTTCATACAAACCAAAAAAGAAAAGGACCCAAAATGAGTCCTTAGAAAAAATTATTAGAAATATATTAAGTTCACTTTAACAATAAGTTCCTGAACATCTTTTTTTACCATCTAATCCTGGCATTCGACCTTTACATACTTGGACTGCATAACCATTGGCGTATGCACTTGGGTAAACATCGAACTTAGATTTAGCAGCCGCTTTACCACGAGCACATAATTTAGTACCTGTTTTCTTACGACCTTCAGACATAACCATATCTTTATCGTCTATGTTCATAGAAAGTTCCATACCATCTCTTTTTGATTCATTCATTATAAAATCAAATACTTGGTCCATATTATTTTTTGCTTCAGCAATGTGGTCTTGAGCCCAATCATGACCATTATCTAAAATACCCTCTACCATTGATTGGTCTAAGTCTAATAACAAATCACATTGTCTTCTCATTTGTTCTAAATTAGAAAAGAACATATATCTATTAGACCTCATATCGTGGTCTTCTTTCAACACTTTTTTAATGATTGAATCTAAATTTTTCATAATTATTTTTTATTAACGATTTGGAACTGAAGTTCCCTTTTATAAGTATCTACATTTCTATCTGAAACGACCTTTAAATCAATGAAATATTCATTTGGTATTTTGTCTGTGGTATCAAATATAAAATAGTATGAATCAGGTGTTTTATTTATCCTTGTCCAATCTTGAACTTGAACTTCGGTATTACCACCTTCTTTAACGTATACTCTATAATACGCCTCAATATTATTTAATACTTTATTTGGTGAATATGCTTGTTTTATTGTGACGTCAACTTTTCTTATGTCGGTATTTAAAATCTGTTCATTTTGTTTTATACCCCCAAAAGAAAACCCGTATATCTTAGGTGTGTTTGTTGTTGAACCGATAGTATAATTTCCATTTTTAGCTAACATTACAAATTCATTTTGTACGTTTGCAATAGATGTTGAACCAATTGATAATCCTTTCCATAAATCATAATACAAACATGGAATGGTTGTTCCCGTCAATCCACTAACAACCACTTTATATACCCCTTTTGTGACCTGACACGTTGTTAAACCTGTGAAGCCTTGTATTGGGGTTTCATTACTATCTAAAATGTCTACAGTGGGGTTAGAATTCAAATTAACCGCATTACCATTCTCATAAACATATAGGTATAAGTTATTTACGTTTCCAGCATAAAAAGAATTTCTATCATCATCGATAAAATCATTATAGTTTGTTTCTAAAAATGGTTCATAGAATGTTTGTGTATGTGGGGAAAAGAACCCAACCGAATAATTTTCAGTTAGACCTGAAATATTCTCAACTGACGGAAGATAAGAAATAATCCATCCTGCTGGTGCCGGTGTATTTCCTGTTAATATTGAATTAATTTCGTTAGTCATATCAAACTCAATATCTTCATTACCGAATTCAAAATGTTGTGTGTCGATAACCGTAAGTGCTGAGTAATTTAATCCTGTTAAACCTGTTAAGGAATTTGTGTTGTTGTAGATACCAGGAGTTGACCAACCTGATATAGTTGTTGCTTGAAACCAATTCGATGGTCTATTAGAAAATGACCTATCATTGAAGTTTGTTACACCAAAGTCATAATAGTCATACCCAACACCACTATCCCAACTTTGAGTGGTTCCTGTTGAACCTGAATATCTTGGTATTCTTAATAATTGTAAATCAAAAGATGTTGCTCTTCTTCTACCTTGACTTGTTTTATCATTCAATAATTCGTTATCAAAAAATGAAGTGTTTGTCATCCTTAAAGTATGTGTTGGGTTAACACTGCAACCCGTTACAATTACTTTATTATTATAGTTTGCAGTTAACCCCGATAAATCAATATTAAAAATATATCTACTAAATCCTGTAGGGTTTGCAGAATTACTTAAGTTACCATAAAATAACTCAACAATTGGGTTTCTACCCGTATTAGTATATGAGTTAAATAATATTGTATTTGACTTACTGAAATAAGACCTATAAATTGACATGTTTGTTTTATCTATAAATACTTAGTTAAGTCGAATATTACTATTCAAAACTTTTTGATAAGCATTTAACATATTTGATAATAAATCATCGACCGTAGTTCCGTCAACCGTAGTTGGTGTTGGAGGTAATCCTGGATATGGGTGAACGTGAGTTATACAAAATTTAACAATTAGTTGGAGTAGTTCTAATAATTCCTCACCTCTAACCATTGATGATGTATTTGGTTCTATGTCATTTGTTATTCTATCTTGGTCGATACCATAGATTGAGTCATCAAAATTAATTCTTGTTTTACCAGGAATTTCACTTTCATTTGATAACAAATACAATTTAGTCCCACCTAAAAGTGCTACGGTGTTTTCAGAAAGGTTTGATGTTGATGGTGCGTATGCAGAACTTTGTAATTCAAATGGTATGTTTGGTGAAAGTTTACTATCTAACACTAACCCATAACCCGGTATTTTCTGAGATGAGGATATTTTGACCATTGATGAAAGTTTAATCATATTAGCCGATGAGGTTAATTGATTTGTAACTGGTTTTGTAATTAGGTCAAATATTTTTTTGGAGGGTCTATAATAGAATGGGTATTGTTGATTTTTTTGTACGGTAGGTGAAAGTAATGCTGACGACGGGTCAGTTATAATACTTCTTAATCTTTGATTAATTTGTGTTGAAAGGTCATCTAAATTTAAACCTAATGGGAAATTAATCATTCTGATAAGTTGGACACCGTCAGTTGTTCCTGTTAAATCTAAATTTGTTGTAACATTAAAATTACCTGTTAATGTTTTTTCAGCTTGCCTTTCAGTACGTAATTGGTAAATGTATAAAACCCCTGTGAATGCTGAAAATTGGTTTTCAGGATTTAAAACATCATATTCAACAAGGTATTTTATAGGTTTTTTATTCTGTACTAACTTTGTCCTACTTTCAGCATTACCAAAAGTAATATTTGTGTCATATTTTGAAAGTTGTAAAAAGGCTCTTTTACTATCTGCCTCAGGGATTTGTCCTGTTGAGAAATTTTTGTGTTTTCCTGCTCTTATTAAAACTTCTTTTTCTTTTACAATAACGTCTGCAGAATCCCTACCATTTAATGAAATATCTACAGGTTCAGGAAATACCCCTTTATTTTTATTATTCTTGTAAGTGCCGTCTTGATTCTTGATAGGAGGAATCTTTTTTGTGGAGTTCCCATAACCTGAATTCAATCTTGTTTGTGACGAAGATGAATCTTCAAATTTTATAGTTGTTGGAGATGAGAAGGTACTAATCATGTAGAATTTATTTCTACCTGTTTTTGTATTTGTATTATAATAAAACAACATCACCTTTTCTCCTTTTTTTGGTACTTGATTTACAAAGTAAGGTAGAAGAGGTAGATAAATAAATGGGTCAACATCAGACCAAGGACCATTTTTATTTGGGTCTGTTGAATTTGCATCAAATTTTGAATTTGAATTTTGTAACGCGGTGATATTCATAGTTTCAGGTTCAACCCTAACTCTACCCAACATAAGTGGGTCATCACTATCAATACAGGTCCCAAAAAATATTTGTTGTCCGTCTATATATTTTTCAGCCATTTATTCTTTTTTTATATTCTTCGTATATTTTATTATATTCTTTTTCTGCCATATCCATGTGGTAGGTCAGTTTGATAATTAATTCTTTTGTTTTCTCAAAATCGTCTTTCAAAAAATCCATTACATCTGCCAAACTTTTATTTGGTTTACTTTTGTAATTTGCTAGTATGTCTTTTATTTCTTCAGGTTCCATATTAAAACGATTTTCCGTATCCTTTTGTTGGTTTAGTTATGCCAGGTCCTGCTAAACCTGGTACAACAACTTTTAATGGTGGTATATAAACTTCAGTTTTACCATTTTCAGCTTGTTCTTTATTCATTCCATCAATAATACCCTTGAATGCGTTGTTCATAAAATTTGGACTACCGTCAGGTAAGTCACCTGTAGGTAAACCTGATTTTTGAAGGTTTTCAACAACGTTTGCAAATGCTCTGGTATCTGAAACACCGCCAAGTAATTTAGAAGAAGCTAACGCAAATAAAGGTAATCCAAGATTAAGTTGACTTAATCCTAAATTCAATAGTTTCAATATTTCATCAATAACACTTTTACAATTTCTAAAATCAATGAATGCCTCACCTAATATTAGTAACGCGTAAAGTATTGATGAATACATTTGTAATTGTTTTGTTTTTGCTTCTTTTATAATGTCTTGTAATAATTGCTCAACTAATTTTTTAATGTCTCTTTTAATTATCTTAAAAAGTTCTTCAACATAGATTGCAAAAATTCTTTGTATCATGTTAATGTTGAACTTTCTAAATGTTTTCATAAAATCATTCAAATTGTCATATGCACTATCTAAATTCTGTGACAAATTATTATTTAATGCTTTTACCATTATTAGAAACCCTAACATTACTTTAGGTGATAGTACCGTTCTATAAATTACTTTAGCCATTTGACTAATCACATTGAAATCGACATCTGCCTTTATATTCAAATCAATTCCAATTTTTGGTACTAAATTGGCAAAGTTGGGGTCTTGGGATAAATCATCAAGTGTGTTCTCTATAGTTGTTATTTTACCAGGTACACTATTCTCACTTATTACTTGGTCTAAAGAACTAAACATCCCTTGTGGATTAATTGGTAATTTTACGTCTCCACAAGATTCAAATTCCACCAAACCTGAAACAATATTATTTATATCGTTTTCAATCCCTCTTAACTCTTGGTTGGATATTTCAAAAAACGAATCGTCTATTAAATCTAAATCGTTAAGTTTTGCAGTTCCAGCCACATCAATTTTTTTGGTGGGGTCTGAACATATACCCATTATTCTTTTAATTATTAAATCAAATTTTTTCTCTTCTCTTAATTTGTCGGTTGATAAACCTAAACTGAAATCAAAACCTCCAAAAAGTTGGTTTAACATTTCTGTATAAATTGTATCTAAACCTAAAATTTCTATACTACCATAATAATCTTCCAAGAAATCAACAACCGTAGTCGTACTATTAGGTTGTTGTGCTAAAACAATTTTATAATAATCACCGAAGTTTGTAGGGTTATTAGAAGGGTAATTTTGAACATATTCAATATCAAATAATTGGTTACCTGATGCTCCAAAATACTTACTACCATATTCTGTGTCGTAAGACTGACCTAAGTTCTGTAATCTATTGTATAATTCCCTATTCATACTATAAGGAACCGCACCAACAGATGTATTTTTAGTTTCGTAGTAATATTTGGCAACGTCATCGTTTGGAGAATATACAAGTCTTTTAAATAAATCGATTTGACTTACCTTAATGTATATTTCTTGACCTACTTTATCTTGGTACGATTGTTCTTCCGAACAACCTAATGTAGATACTATTTCATCAACTAAAATTGATTTCACTTGTCCTTTTGTTGTTTCAGCTGCCTCTAAAAAAACTCTTCTAACTGAGTTAAGAGATTTGTTTTCTGAAGGTGGAAAAGTTTGTTTAAGTAAATCGAGTAGTTGTTCTAATTGATTTTTTATTTGACTCTTTATTTCATTTTTTTGACCACTTAAAAATTGCTTGGTTTTGTTTTCAATTTCACTAATTTGTTTTACTACATCACTTTTTTTATTATCGAGAGATGTTGTTGCCTTTTCTTTTTTGTCAAGCACTTTTGTTTTTTTAGTCTCTACTGTTGTTTTGTAGGCACTAACTTTACTTTTAGCTTTTTCGTAGTCGTTTTGAAGGTCAAGTCCCATTATAATTTATAATTTTCACCTTTGTTATTATCTACGTCTTTTTTGATTAAAGATTGTAAAGTATCTTCATCCATATCTGACAAACTAAAAGACTCCTCTTTATTGTTGTTAGATTTTTCCCATATGGTTGATTGTAATTTAGAGAGAGTTAACTTCTTTTCAATTGTGTCGTTAATTATTTTTTGCTGCTCTTTAATCACAGGACCTATTAAGGTCATGTCTTCAGGGTCTTTTAATAAAGCCAACATTTTGTTTTGGATTCTAATTGCAGTTGCTCTTTGTTCAACTAACTCATTGTAGATTTCCTGCATAAGACCTAATACAGAATCTTTATTAAGATTAATTTCCTTTTTTCTTGTTCTATTCATATCAATAAATATTTTATTATTGATTATGTATTTTTCTTAAAGTATCTAAATATAATGTTTTATATTTTTTTAGATATGACCTTATTTCTTTTGTGTTAAGGTTAGTCATTTCTCTTAAGGTTAGTAATACAATATTTTTATTGAATTTATTATTGTCGTTACCTATAAAAATATTCCCATAATCCTCAAAAAGTTCAATTAAAGCGTACCCTAACTTACTTTCATTATCTTGTAGGTCTGTATCGTTTACATATTTTTTCAAATCGTTTAAAAAAACGTCTATAATCTTTTCAGCATCTATTTTTTCAAACTCTAAATAATAGACCATATCCGGTCTATTTTCTAATGTACCGGATATGTCCTCATATGAAATTTTTCTATTAGTTTCTTTTTGGTCTTTCAGAATTTGACCCATCAAGTAATTTTTACAGATGGTACCAAAATAAGAATATGCTTTTTTATTTTTGGCAGGTTTAAACTTATCGACTTTAGTCATTAGGAAAGAATGGGTATCACTATGAATATCATTATAATTCATATCCTTCCTATAAAGTTTATACCTTCTTATGATTGATTCAATCATCTTATCAAGAGGTTCTCTTAAAAATTGGTTATATATAACTTCTTTTTCTTGTTTGGTGTCGGCTATTATATAAGCCTTTACCGCCTCTTCTTCACGTACATCGAAGTAATTATTTTTTTTTACTTTCTTTTCCGTCTTATTCTCTTCGTAAGTAACTTCTAAAACAGTTCCTGACGATACAAACATTATATTTCCTGTGGTTCATATTTTATATTTCTATCTGATGTGAAAAAATGTTCTTTTTTCGCGGCTTCAATCCAAAAAGTAACCTCATCATCTGAAATTTTATTCTGACCATTTTTGTAATTCCAGAATATTGAACCTTCTCTTAGGTTCATGTGTTTGTAACCTATTCTAGGAATAGTCATGATTTGTGCTGAGTTATAAGTCAATCTTAATAAAAATTCATATACAAACGTAAGTTTGAATGATGGTTTAAATCCTCCATTATCTTGGTATGTTGATTTTTTCACAACCATTCCACTTGTTTGGAAGTTTTGATAATTCATCAAAACGTCATTAGTTAAATAACCAATTTCAGAATTTAAACTGGCTGCAAATGTTGCTTCATTTGTAAATCCAACAAACATACCTTTTTCGTCAGTATCGACAACTAATGGTAAGAATGCATCTACTTCAGGATAAGCGTTAATAAATCTTTTTACATTTTTAAACCAAATTGTAGAGTACTCATCATCAAATTCTAAAACACTAATCCATTCCTCTTTTGAGTTTTCAACACCAAGATTGACTTGTGAACAAAAATCAACTTTACCTTTATTTTCCACAAAGTTCATAGTAAGACCACTATAATCGAATGCCTCTAACAAAGTTTTTAGACCATCTTCATCTGAATGTACCACAATAACTTCTGAAGGTTTTGTATCCTGAATTTGTAAGGATTTAATTGCTCTTTCATAAAACAAATCGAAATCTTTTTGTTTCGATGAGTTAATCGGGATAATTACCGATACGTTTAAATTATTTTCCATAATATTATCTTGTTTCTTCTGTTACGTTTAGTTTATTTAGTTGTTCTTTAAATACCTCTTTTCGTGTTGTAAAATATTCATTGAATAATTCTAAAACTGAAGATTCAAATTTAGATTTATCTGAGTAAGATGATGACGTTTTTTCCATCCCTTCGTATAAACTTTCAGAAATATTATCCTCTAACCAATTTTGAATGAAATTTGCAATAACATCTACAATATCATTAAATTGATTTAACCAAATACCATTTTCTTCTGTTATCCATTCTGGTACCATGTTAGGAATTTTACCTAAAACAGGAGTACCGACTAACATAGATTCTAATGGGTATGTACCAAATGATGATTCATTATCAACCCACACACTCAAAAATGATTCTTTTAAGAATTTAGAAAAATCATTCATGTTAATACCTCTCATATCTCTAAAGGTAATCCATCTATATTGTGGATACTTTAGATAAAAAGTTTTAATAATTTTAGCTGTATCTCTTTGGTCGCGAGTATGAATAGAAATAATTGGTTTTGAAGGTTTATCTTTTTTAGAAAAAACTTCAGAAATGTAAGGTGTTAATACATCAACACTAACATTTTTCATTACTTCTGAAATATATTTTTTCTGATTTTCAGACGTTGTAATACATTTGAAAAATCCAAGTTGTGTCCATGTAACACCAGGTGCTAATGTTTCTAACATATGGTCATATGCTTGACACAATACTATTTTACCACATGGTAAGTTTTTAATTTGTTCCATAACATGACCATAAAGTTCAGGTAATACGATTATATCTTCAGGTGAAATTGCTAAATTTTGACCATCGATACATTGATGAGGTAATTCCATATAACTTTCGTTTAACCAAGATGAAACACCTTCATACTCTTTTGTTTCGTGGATAATGATTGGGTTATAACCTGAATTTTTCAAGGTTAATGCCATATCATAAATGTATTTTATGGATGCTTTTGGGTTACCTTTAGTATCCTGTACTAAAAAATAAATTCTTGCAGTTTTTTCTTCTAAGTTTTTAATCGAACCTTCAATTTTTGTAATTTTATCTAATTCCATTTTTTATAGTTTTTTGATTATTTTATTTAATAATAGAGTATTAAAAGAAATTTTGAATGGTATTGATAAATCTTTTGCGGAGTGCATACCAAGTGATTCATCAACACCTTCTCTTTCAGTTAATACAACATCCAATAATAACTTAAATGTTTCATATCTAGTAACACTTATTTGTTCGTTTTCAGTTTCCCCCGATGGGACAACAATTTTAGATTTTAATAGACTTACTTGAGTCTCTAACTCATCTACATCTATGTAGTAATTTTCATTTAAAAAAGGAATCATAATATAATATCATTTATTAATTTATCTAACTCACCCAATTGTGTTATTTTGTAATTATGATTCATAGTATCATTATATGGTGTAACATATTGAACTACAATTTTTTCAGATGGATGTTCGTTTATTAGGTTTGGGTTTGCTGTTAATAAAATATCAACACTATCCCACATATCGTTTATAGTTGCATTAGAGTAAAACTTTATATTTTCAATTAAACAACCAAATTTAGAAAGGAAAAATAATGTAGCTGGTTTTGACCTACCTATCTCGTCTGATATAATATAAATCTCAAACTTTTCTCTGTTAGATATGTAAAACTCATTCAACTCATTAAATGAATAAGTTTCTGTTGAACCAGCGTGTCCAAACAATTGCATTGGGAAATCTTCAAACATGAAGTCATATAGTTCGTCATCGGATTTGAATGTAAAATGGTTTTTTAAATCAAAACTATTAATTGGTTCTATAATTTCATATTTAAAATCCTCCACTTTTTCCTCCAAACTGGTATTACCTGAAATGTCAATTTTGAAAGTTTGGTTTGAGTTTTCTGATTCGTAATTTTCAATCATATGTTTTTCATATAATTGTTTAAATTTACCAAACGTATCCCTTAAGACCCCATTAACTTCAATCCCTATTCTCTTCATCGTATTTTTGTAAAATTTTACTAATTAATGGATTTCTTACGTTTTTAGCATTTCTGAAATCATATATACCAACATCAGGAATATTATTAAACCTTTGTAAGGCATCATATAATCCTGATTGTTTTTTATCTTTATATCTGTCAGTTTGCTCTAAGTCTCCTGATATGAAGAATTTACTATTGAATCCGATTCTTGTCAATAGTAATTTCATTTGGTTTGGAGTTGCGTTTTGACCCTCCTCAAATATTAATATCGAGTTGTCAATATTCATACCCCTCATATAAGCCAATGCAAATACCTCAATAATTTCAGCTTCTTTTAATTTTTCTCTAGCCTCTTTACCTATAATTTTATTTAATAGATAATAAGACGGGAAAATATATGGGTCTAATTTTTCTTCTAAATTCCCTGGTAAAGAACCAAGTTTTTCTTCAGCTTCAACTGCTGGTCTAACAATAATTAATTTTTCATAAGCATTATTAGGGTCCATTAATAAATCAACCGCAGCCTTCATTGAAATATAACTTTTACCAACACCTGCGGGACCCGAACATATTGTTATCTGATTAGAAACTAAAGTATCGTAATACTCTTTTTGATTATCAGATAAAAACTTGCTTTTTTGTTTTCTTTTAATTACCGAATTAATAAAATCTTTTCTCGATATTGTCTTCGGTATTACCGGCTCCTCCGATTGTGCTACTTTCCTTCTTGTCATTTAATGAATTATTTATTTTTATAGAAATCCAACCAATATTCAATCATTTCATCTAACATAGATTCAAACGTATATTTAGGTTCCCATCCTAAGTTATATTTTAGTTTTGAAGAATCACCTTTTAAGTCATGTAACTCTTCAGGTCTAAAATGTTTTTCATCTATTATAATATAATCATAATAGTTTAAACCTAATTTTGAAAATGTGTATTCACATAAATCTTTTACTGAGTGTGATATTCCAGTTGCACATACATAATCATCTGGTGTGTCTGTTTGTAACATTAACCACATGGCTTCAACATAATCTTTTGCGTGTCCCCAATCTCTTGTTGCATCTAAATTACCGATATGTAATTTATCTTGTAATCCCAAACTAATTCTAACCGCCGCCTTTACAACCTTATTGGTTACGAAATTTGTTCCTCGTCTTGGTGATTCATGGTTAAATAAAATACCATTCCATATTTTCATTCCATATGAGTTACGATAGTTTCTACAAATGTTATATGAAAAAACTTTAGCACATCCATATGGTGATACAGGATTCATTGGGGTGGATTCTCTTTGAAATCCATCCTCATCAATTGTATTACCAAACATCTCAGAAGATGATGCTTGATATATTTTAATGTCTTTATTTAGTAACTTAACCGCTTCTAATAAATTTAAAGTTCCTAAACCTGTAACATTTGCTGTGTAAATAGGTTGGTCAAATGAAATTCTAACATGGGATTGTGCTGCTAAATTATAAATTTCAATAGGTTCAATTTCTTGTATTACTCGAGTTAATGATGATAAATCTGTTAAATCTGCGTAATGCAATTTTAATTTATCAAAAACAGAATCAATTCTACTTGTTTGATTTTCAGACACTGAGTTTCTTTTCAAAGTTCCATGAACTTCATAACCTTTTTCTAAAAGGAATTCTGCGAGATATGAACCATCTTGTCCATTAATCCCTGTTATAAGTGCTACTTTCTTCATTCGTTAATTATTGATACAATAGTTTGAATTTCATCTAAAGTCAATCCTTGATGATTAGGGATATAAAATCCATATTGGTTAATTAATTCGCAGTTTTTTAATGATACTTCCCCGTATTTTTTTACCCACATCGGTTTTTTAGACATATCACCAGCAATGAGAGGTCTGACTTCTATATTTTTAGACATCAATTTATTAACAATCATGTCCCTGTTTTCGTCAACTATCGGATATGCGAAATTTGAAACAAAATCACCTTCTTTTTGGTTAACATTAATTTTGTTATTTTTGATTAGGTTTTTATAATGATTAAAGTTTAGGTTTCTTTTTTCACCATAACCATCAAGTTTATCTATTGCCATTAGTCCAATAAAGGCTTGTAAATCAGTTGCTCTCAAATTAAAACCAGGTAAATAGAAGGTATATAATGAATCAAACTCACTTACTTTATTTTCATTTCTAAGTTTATTTTGAATGTGTTTTGGTAAGTCTCTATCCCACCCATGACTTCTCATCATCAAAAGTGAGTAATAGAAATCTTTATCATTAGTATTAATGAATCCACCTTCAATTGTACTTAAATGATGACCAAAATACATTGAGAAAAATGATGCAAACCCAAAAGAGCCGAGATATTGTTCTTGGTATTTTGACCCCATACTTTCACAAACATCTTCTAATAATATTACATTATACTTTTCACAAAGTTCAACAACTTTTTCCATGTTGGGAACTAACCCTAATGGTGAAACAAGTATCATACATGATGGGTCATGATTTTTAAATAACTCCTCTAAATGATTTAAATCACATGACAAATCTTCTAAATTACAATCACAGAGAATTGGTTCCATACCTAACAACATAGGTGAGCTAACATCAGTTGCCCAACTTAATCCTGGTACAACAATTTTATTATTTCTTAATTTGTCAGTGTGAAGTAAAGCCGCAAGTGCAAGTAAAATTGCTGAAGACCCTGAGTTTACGTAAACAGAATATTTTGTTCCAATCTTTTCAGCCCATTTTGATTCTAACTCCCAAGTTAAATTCCCTTTTGTTAATCTAGGAATTTCATCTTGTCCTAACCATTCGATTAATTTATTAATGTCGTTTTTATCTATTGTGTCTTTAACTAACTTTATCATAATACGTTTCGTAAACTATTTTTATACCATCACTAAGTGGTGTGAATTTAAAATCCGGAAATAAACCCTTGAACTTATCTATTGATACATCTTTTCTGAACTGACCATTAGGTTTTTCTTTGTCCCATAAAATCTTTATGTTTTTATTATCTGTAACATCAAGTGCGATTTCTGCCATTTGTCTAATTGAAAGATTTTCTTCCGTAGCTACATTAAAACTATCTGTAATATTATTTTCAATAGTTTGTTTTATTATTTCTGCAAAATCACCAGCATACATAAATTGTCTTAATGGTGTGCCATCACCATATAATGTAATATTATCTAATCCATTTTTCTTTGATTCATGTATCTTTTTAATCAAAGATGTTAAAAAATGACTTTTATTCTCATCGTCTTTATCTTCAATACCATAAAGATTACATGGTATTAAATACTGGTAGTCTAATTTATATTGTTGGTTATAAGCATCAATCTGTGCTCCCATTGAACGTTTTGAATACCCATATGAAAAATTTGTTATGGTTGGGGGTCCTTCGTGTAACATCGACTCATCCATTGGGTAATGTTTAGCAACATCAGGGTAAATACAAGTACTTAAAATACCTATAAATTTTTTAACTTTAAAAACCCTCGAATATTCCACCATTAAAGTGTTCATCAATACATTTTGAGTAAAGTATTCTGCGGGGTGGTTGAGGTTATCGATTATACCTCCAACTCTTGCTGCTAGATGTACAACAACTTCTGGTTTATGTTTTAAAAACATTCTTTTTACACCATCTTCACTAGTTAAATCATAATCTTTTGATGATATATAGATAGCGTCAGGTAATATCTTTTTAAGATACTTACCAACTAATCCTGACCCACCCGTCACTAATATTTTTTTATTTTCCATTGTTACAAAAATGAATTTGCGGAGTTTATTATTTCTTCAAATGTATTATCATGAATAAAATTTGCCTTTAAATGAACTTTTGTGGTTTCTTTAGGTAACCAATCAACAATCGACATTTTATTTCGACAGCTAGTCATATTTGTTAAAACCATATTTTTTTTCATACCACCAACCATTGGCCAAATACCACTATCGGTTGATATGAAAACTTTACATTTGGATAATAAGTATAAATCATCATTTATTGTTTTATTTTCCACTTTGGTAAAATCAACTATATTTTCATGTATAGGCATGGGAGTTTGATTTTTATCACCAATCCTATAAACTTTGTATCCTAAATTTGCATAATGTAACGCAATATTAAAAAACGTATTAATATCCACAAACCTTGATGGTTCAGAATCGTTACCATCAATTCTTTTCCAAAATGTGTTTTTTTCTCTGAATTGTAGAACTATCGTATCACTTGGTATGTTGTGAACGTTAGAATAATTTTCTTCGTTAAATATTAATCTTGTTTCAGGTGATAATTTAAGGTCTTCCCACATACCGTTATATGTCAAACCGTGATGTGCATATGCGGATGGCATGTATATATCTTTAAATTCTTCCGTACCGTATAAATTATTATTTAATATATCACCGATATTTTGAATATTTAATCCATCAAAAATTTTTGGGAAGAATTTAATATTATTTTCATTAATGTTTGGTATACATAACGCAAAATATTTTTGGAATTCGTGTTCCACATAAATTGTAGGATTATCGTCAGGATTTACATCCAAGTATTGAGCTAAACCATATACATGTTCGGCGGAATTTCCTAATGCGTCGTCATGTCTCCATATTCCATATTTCATTGAGGCCAGTTTTTATAATGTTTATAATTCATAGGGTCTGAATTTATTTTTTTGTTAACTAACAAAGAAATATACTTATCAATTCCGTGAACCAACATAGGTCTCTTTTCTTTAAACAGAGACTCTGATTTTTTTCTCAATGTCAATAACTCGTTATCATTATCAGTAGATGCCATAGCGTCTTCTAAATACCAATAACGAATATGTACTATACATAATTTGTCAATTAATTCAGAAAAAGTATCAGTAATGATATTATCATAATTTGGGAATTTATTCTTATTAAGTAGTAAGTTAACTTTATTTTCGATGTATGTATCTATGATATTACCGATTGATTCCTCGTTAAAAAAATCCTTATCGTTCATTGCTTTGTCATCAACTACAATATCGTAATTAAGTTTTTTACCAACCCTTACTTCATTATATTTAACTCCCCATTTTTCAAGTTGGGAAATGGTTAATTCTTGCCAATCTATTCCGGTGGTTGCACCTCTAGCGGTATCAATTATAATGTGATGACCCTCACTAAAAAGTTTATTTACCTTTTCAATTCTTTTCTCGTATGGTTTTGCTATTTCATAATTACCCTCTGTGTTTGTACATAAGGTACCATCTAAATCAAAGCAATATATCATTTGTTTTTCTTAGTTTTTTAGCTATTGGTTTTTCTGTTTCATAAACCACCTTTATACCATCACCTAAGACGGTTTCCATTTTACGAATACCTGAAACTAACTCAGAAACATGTTCGATAGATGCTGCTTGGTCTGAACCATACATTGTTCTATCTTTAGTAATATGAAATTCAACACACTCAGAACCAAGAGCAACCGCACCATAACAAGGGATAAGCCCACTTGCGTGGTTTGAAAATCCAATTTTGTATTGTGGGTATTTTTGTTTTAATGTGGTGATATAATTTAAATTAATTTCTTCGTCTTTTGTTGGGTATGTACTGGTACATGCTAAAACATAATCAACATTATTTAATATATTTAAAGCTCCATCAATTTCCTCTTCTGTTGACATACCAGTTGAGACAATAATACGTTTACCCGTTTCGTTAAGTCTTTGTAAAAAAGATTTGTCAGTCAAAAGTGCTGACGCAACTTTATGATATTTTACATTTAAATTAGATTCAATTAAATCCACACTATTTAAATCCCAACAAGATACAATAAAGTCCAAGCCTAAATCATTTGAGAATGACTCTAGTTCTTTATATTGTTCAATACTGAACTCAAGACCCATTTTTTGTTCACGGTTTGTTGTGCCCCACGGCGATTCTCTGTATGCGTCTAATTCTTCTTTAGTATAAACTAAATCAATATCACGTTTTTGAAATTTAACGGCATCACAACCACTTGATTTGGCGGTAACAATTAATTCTTTCGCCAAATTAAGGTCACCATTGTGGTTAATACCGATTTCTGCAATTACATAAGTTTTTTTCATTTTTTTATTTTTTAAACATTTTATTTTCTACGATTTCTAATATTGTGTGTCCAAGTAGAGTATGACATTCTTGTATTCTTGCCGTGTTATTTGATGGTATTATTAAACTAACATCTGAAATATCTTTCATTTCACCACCATCATTTCCTATAAATGAAATTACATATGAGCCTTTAGATTTTGCAACATCAATCGCTTTAATAACATTTTTAGATTTACCTGATGTTGAAAAACAAATTAAAATATCACCTTCTTTAACTGATGATTTTATTTCACGATAAAAGATGTCTGAGTAAGAATAGTCATTTCCTACTGCAGTCAAATAAGAAACGTTGGAGGCCAATAAAACAACCTCTAACGGTTCCCTATCAAAGTAAAAACGACCACTTAATTCTGCTGATAAATGTTGAGCATCTGCAAAACTACCACCATTACCACAAAAGAATACTTTATTACCTCTATTATAACATTCTATAATTTTTTCAGCAATTATATTTGAGTTATTTATAATAACCTCATCATTCAAAAGTTTAGTTTTTAATTCAATAGACTCTTGAATGTTTTTTATAATCATTTCTACCATACTGTTTTCCCTCCGTCGATTACCACATTTGAACCTGTCATATATGAACTTGCGTCTGAACACATAAAAACAATTGCTCCTTTATATTCATCAATATGAGCCATTCTACCCATTGGTATAATATTAGATAACTTGGTAACAAAATCAACAGGATGGTCATTATAAACTCCCGTTGGACTTAAACAATTTACTCTAATATTATTTTTAGCAAAATATGTAGAAAGATATTTTGTCATACCGATAACCGCCCATTTAGCTGCAGAATATGTAATTGGTTTTACATTTTGTTCATCTTCGGATTTTGTTTCATCTCGATATATTCTTTGGTCGGGAGCAATTACACCTAAATCTGATGATATATTTAATACAACACCACCACCCGTTTGCAACATCTTATTACAGATTATTTGTGATGTAAGAAAAGTACCATTAATAATTGCATCAATACCCTCTTTAAAATAAGATTCAGTCATTACCTCAAATCTAGTTTCAGGTGTTAAACTTTTATCATCTTTTGTTACTTTTGGGTCTTTAGCCGCGTTGTTTATTAAAATATCAATCCTATCATATTTTTCTGAGACCTGTAAGATTGTTTCTTTTTTTGTGACATCCATATATTCCCAAAAAACATTCTCTTCACCATAGATTGATGAAAGTTTTTGATGTTTTTCGGATAACGATTTTGTATCAACATCTGTAAGAATAACTTTAGCACCGTACTCTAAAAGTGCTTCGGCATGTTTAGGACCTAATAATCCACCCGCACCTGTCACTAAAGCTACCTTACCATCTAAATCAAATAAATTTCTCATAATAGTTCTTTGATTTTATTGTATGTGTTTTTTATGTAGTTTATCTCATCACCATCAACATCCCTTGCTAATTGTAAGATGATGTTATCATGGTAGTTATTTTTTTTTAATGTATCAATTATTGTTTTGAAATCGGTTTGACCTAACCCAAAATGTTTTGTTTGTCCATCATAAGTTCTATCTTTAAAGTGGACATTTTTAATTTTATAACCAAAAAAGTTTATTAATTCTTCATGGTTTATTTTTTCTTTATATGTTGATGTAAAATTACCAGTGTCGTAGGTGATATAAAAATTATCTCTTTTACTAACCACATCCATAACAATTTCCTTATCACATTCAAACTCAAAACAAAAATTTATATTAGGGTAGTTTTCAGAAATAGGGACAAAGTTTTTTAAAAATTCATGTCTGATGTATTCATTTTCAACTGAACTATCTTCGAGTAATGGGATAACTATTTTATTTAAACCTAACTCCATCATTCGATTCAAAACAGGTACTAAATTTTCATTCATAAACTCTAGTTTATAAAATGAATTACAAACCATAGTATCAACACAAACGGAAAGAATGTTTGATGGTAGGGATTGCTCAACAAAAAAGGGATTAGTTAAATTATCTTTTGGCGTAATTAACCATTCTATACCTGATAGGTTTATTTGATTAAGATTTTGAAATTCATATTCCCAATCATTTGTTGGGAATTCTTGCATTTTTCCATTTACAGGTTTACTTAATCTACCTTGTAATATTCCAAAAATCATTTCTTACCGAAATTATAAGGTGTTGGTGCGGTTGGGGAAAGTTGGAACTCGTTATTAAAATCTTTAATCTGTTTTTCAATATCTAATCCCACATTTTCACTCCATTTGTTTAGTAATTTTCTTGTAATATCACCCATACCTGAAGTTATCTCAATATAGTTAATTGATGTCATGGGTAGTATACAGAATGGGGTGGCAGTCATAAAACATTCATCGGAGGTGTATGCGTCATAAGGGGTTAAATCAGATTCAATACATTCAATACCTAATTCATTACATAGGTCAAAAATATAATCTCGACTAATACCACGTAATATATTGTGTCCTTTTGGTGTTAAAACTTTTCCGTCTTTAACAAAGAATATATTATCACCACTACCTTCAGCAATGAAACCATTTTCATCTAATAATACCGCCCAATTGTTTTCACCTTTATAAAAAGATGCTTCAATATTTGCCATTTGGTAATGTAGTCGACTTCTATTTTTAATTCTCGGGTCTAAAAGGTTGTTACTGATTGCTTTTTGTTGTGTGATAACCCCATTTACTCCACCATCAAATAATTTACCCATACCATTTACGGTCCACTTTAAAGGGAAGTCGGCAATAATAACGGTAGGTTGGGGGTTTTCAAAAAGGTGTGAGTATAAACCTAAAGGGCCTCGACTCACATTAATCATCAATCGATGCTCATCTGTAGGTAGAAAATTAGGTTCGTTTATTTCAACTACTTGATTACAAAATTCAATCATTTGTTCTTTTGAATATTGTATAGGTATTCTTAGTATTTTCAAACCATTAAATAACCTATCGATATGTTCTTCTAATTTAAATTGTTTTTTATTAAATGACCTAGTCATTTCAAAAACCATATCTCCAAACATCAAAGCTGAATCGTAAATTGAAATTTTAGCATCCATTTCATCTACAAACTCACCATTATAAAAAACTTTTCTATTACTCATTTTAATTTATTTTTAAAAATCAGTTCGCAAAGTTCTAAATCCTCTAAACTATCAATCTCGAACATTTTCCAACCGTCCATTAATGATAAACCAATTTTACCAAATAATCTATTATTATTTTCAATAAACCCTTCTTTTTTGAAGACATATATTGAACCATTTTCGACATATTGTATTTCAGAATCCTGTCTCCTTTTTCTATTTTTATAATCATAATTGACACTCTCAAGGGAATCATTATTAGATTTCCAAATTAACATATCCTCTAATATGCTGGCAGAAAAAACACTATCTAAATTATTGTTTATTAGTGACTCTATGCTGTTGTCTATATCTTTAGTTGTTCTTAATGGTGAAGTTGCTTGTAAAAAAACAATATAATCGTAATCTTTGTTTAATGTTTTAATCGTATGGATTAAAGCACTTTCACTTGACGATGTGTCGGTTGATAATTCTTCAGGTCTTTTTAATGTGGTTGCCCCATATAATTTAGATACTTCTAATATTTCATCAGAATCACTACTAACCACAACATCGGTAATGTATTTTGAATTTAATGCTTGATTAATTGAGTGACTAATTAATGGTTTACCCGCAAACTCAATTATATTTTTTTTAGGTATTCCTTTACTACCTCCTCTTGCGGGGATTATACATAGAATTTTCATAAACTTTCAGTTTTTAACACTTTCGTTAAATGTGAAGATTGATTTAGGTTGATTATTTCTACTCCTATTTTTTTAGCACTTTCATTAATTATATTAAAGTCATTTAAAATATTATTTAAAAATGGGTCAAATTCCGTAACTAAAGTAGGTTGTCTATAAGAACCAAAATAACCTTTTTTATAATCTAAATCTACCCCTGTAATATATATTTTTTTACAACCCAATAAAATAGACAAAGCAACCATATGTACAGCAACAGTATCCCCTGCACTATATTTTTCGTTATGACCTGTAAATTTTTGTAATTCTTCTTGTATTGTTAATCTATCACTTATGAAGTTATCACACGTGTTTGGACAATTATTACATTTTTTGTTATTGAAATGTCTTTGGTCATATCCGATATAATTAAAATTTTTCATCCATTCCTCAATCCACCATCTTGGGGTTACATCGACAGAGTCTGAATGGACAATCGTAGTGTTAGGAAATTTTTTGAACCTATTAAACATGAAATGTGCTGTCTGATGAGAGTTGGCAAAAACCCAATAGTCGGGTTGTAAATCAGTTAATAAGTCAATATCATTACAAGAGACTAAAACTATGTCGTCTCTTTTTGTTTTTATGTAATCGATATTTTCAGAAAACGAAGGACCAAGACCACACACAAATGCAATCTTATCTGAATGTTTATTTTTTACTTGGTCAAAATTATATTGTATCATTATTCAATAATTTTTTTATATCGTATATCCAGTTATTTAGATTTGTTATTTCATAGTCTTCTACAATATTATTTTCATATAATTTTTCATATACTTTTAATAAATCGTCTTCTATTGATTTATTTTCTAACTTAATTTTTTCTAGTATATCTATAAGTTTTGGAACATTTTTATACATTGATATTTCATCAATAAAGTCCACATAAAAATCATGGTAGTTTCTAACTTGATACGTATTTGGTCCATGAAACCCAACATGGTAGTTATAATCCCACATAATTCTTTGTGTTACATATCCTTTTAATATATCAGAAAATCTAAAATCAACTGATATTGGGACATACAATAAAATAAAAAATAGATTATTCCACAAGGTACTTTGTGTGTTAAAAGGGGCGTAACAATTTTTTTCTAACGATATATCTTCAGATTGATTAAATTTAATATGTTTATTAATTGTTAATCTATATATTGCGTCAAAATCGGAGTCATCATTAATAACCCCTTGCCATACACCTATGTTTGTATTTTTTTTATCTTTGGTGTATTTGGGTTCATTGTTAATATGTCGTATGTCCATCCCTCTCGGCCAACACTTTTCATCGGTAAAAAAAGTATAAGGATTAACTATTTTTGGTGATGTTATTATATTTTCACAATTAAAATTCTTAATACCCCAATTGTCGTAAGGTATTGTATCATCGTCGGTGTCATAAATTAATGATGCACCTTTATTAATTGCGTATAAATACCCTATGTTTTTTCTGGAGTAATGGTTATAGGGTGTCGTGTCTGTAATTTTATAACCTAAACTTTTTTGTTGTTCAACATCTAAAAAAGTAACATTTGTATGGTTGTATTTTTTACTCTTTAAATCACCAACAACAATGACGTGCCAATCTTTTTTTTCTGAAAATTTAATTACAGATTCTGTTAAATCATTAATTGATGTTATTACTACATAATTCATTGTATATCTCGTCCGTATTAGGTATGTGATTTATGAAATTAAATTTTACTCGTGAAAAATTAATACAATTATTATAAAAAGAAGGGTCTCCACCATGTTGTTTCATAAGACCCGTGTTATCGATAATTGTCATGTTTATGTTTTCATGACCAAATATCAAACATGGGTAAACCCCACCGGTCATTGTGCTCATAACTTTTTTACAATTTTCATTCTTAACAATAGTACACCAATCCCTATAATTTTTAATAAAAGTTATATTATGGTTGTCACACCATTTTTCAGTTTCTTTACCAAAAACAAATGTTTTAACATTGTTCGTTTTTAATTTTTCAATAAGGTTATCCCAAAACTCATCGCTCATATTTTTTTCAGACCAAGCTGCTCTTTTTCTTATTACAAGACATATAAAAGGAGAACTTAAATCATATTCCTCTAAATCACTCCAATCTACGTTGGTAATAATGTGTTTGTCTCTCTCCCAATTTTGATAAAATGTTGAGTATGGGATTAATCTTTGGTCCAAAGGGCCTGAAGACATTTGTAAAAAAATACCTCTTTCTAATAAATCTATAGTTTCGTTATTTGAGAGTTCCATCGATTGATATTCTTGGTAACTTATCACGTTGTCAAATATTTTAGTATAAAGACACTTTCGTTCTTCTATGGTTACAACACAATCTGTCTTATCTATTTTACCCTCTTGTAAAAGCATAATTAAATATAGTCTAGTAATAACTAATTCTGTTGCAATCTCTGTGATACTCAACGGGTCTTTACCATCACTCACGGAATCTCCTTTGTATTTATCTTTTGCAACTATTATGTATTTCATTTTTTTCTAAAAATTTTATTTTTAATGACTAAAAAGTCTAACTCAGTGTTATCCAAAACATAAAATGCGTCCTCATATCTTGTTAGGATTGGTAACCCTTTAATGTTAAATGAAGTATTCAATATGATTGGGATATGGTTTAATTCCTCAAGTTTATCTAAAATATCATTAAATAACTTATGAGTTTTATTAGTTGTTGTTTGTAATCTTGTTGTTTTGTCCTCATGCACTATTGATTTTACTTTATCGATATATTCGTCTTTAATCATCGGCGCGTAACTCATGTAATTAGATACTTTAGGGTTTTCAAAATACTTTTCCATATCTTGAACTCGACAAACAGGTGCGAACGGTCTAAACCATTCCCTAAATTTTACTTTAGCGTTTAATATGTCTTTCATATTAGGAAACGATGGGTCACAAATAATACTTCTATTACCTAACGCTCTTGGGCCAACTTCAGAATAACCATCAATCAACCCCATTATTTTACCATCTTTTAAATAACCTACAATTTTTTCAATAGTTAAATCCTCGTTAGGGTAATCATTTAAAAATTTATCATATAACTCTTCATCTAATATTTCAATACCGCTATAACAAATTTCTTGTTTACCTAAATTTGGAAACTTAGTTAAAAACATACCATATGATTCTCCACAATCATTTGGGTTTGACGGAACATGTAAATCTAAATTAATGGTTTTTAGATATTCTTGTAATTTTTGATTGTAGAGTACGTTTAGAGCACAACCACCAACCAATACAACATTAGTTTTATGTTCCTCAACAAAAGGTAATATTAATTCATCCATTTTTTTTTCAAAAACATATTGTGATGTTGCTGCGGCGTCATACGAGTCTTGACCACTAAGTATATCTTTATCACACGGGATACCAATTGATGAACATAATGACTCTAAACTTTTGTCGTTATAATATTGTTCAAAATATTGAACCCATTCCTGTCTAACTTTACCGTACGCACATAAGCCCATAACTTTACCCGCATTGGTTAAAGAGTGTTTTGTTTTGTGTACAGAACTAATTTCTGAAATTAGCCAACCTATTGCGGAATAAGGATTACCAAAGTCATAATTATGACAATTTAATTGCATAATATCATCACCGTTACCTAAATACGCTCTTGTGGTATAAACTTCACTAAAATCATAACCACCTCCGTCTACTGAAAAAATTAAGGATTGATTAAAATTCGATGTATAGTAACCTGAAGCTGCGTGAGAAAAATGGTGCTTCATTAATTCAAACTCGGCGTTTGGGAAAAAACTTTTTATTAGATTTTTATCTTGGTTATTTAACTCTAAATATAAAACTAATTTTATATCGGTGTTTTGAAGATTGTTTTTTACATGTGTTAAAAAGTCTATTCGTTCGTTTTGATTGGACCCCATTAAATCCCATTTATCAAATCGGGACGAAAACATCGCATATCTTTTTTTGACAAATCTTTCGTATTCATAAACTCGTAAGGTATTGTTTTTATCGATAAAAGTTAATGATGCATCGTGTGAACCATAAATTGATATCACTTCATTTGGAATGTAGTCTTGCATTTAATATTATTTTTAATAAAAATAGATTAATAGAATTAAAAATGAAGATTAAGGTGTTATAATATAACCCAATTTTCACAATACACGTCCTTTGTATCCATACCTTGTTTAGCAGGACCAAACCAATTTTTAGGTGATACTACAATTTTGTTTTCATTCGTATTTAACCAAGAACCCCACCAAGAAAAAGATGAGTTTGCAATTATATTGTTTTCACACAAAGACATTAAATATAAATCTTCATAATCTTCATTATTTTCACAATAAACAACTTTATCTAAAAAGTTAAAATTTTCTTTACACCACCCAATGTCGTCAGAAAATATAAAAAATGTTTTATCGTCACCAATTATACCAATGGATTTTTTATAGTAATCGATATCTTGGACAGGGTGGTGTTCTGACAAATTAAGATAGTCACCTCTTCTGATATGTATTGAACAACTATTATTTAATTTATCGCTATATTTTTTTTTAAGTTCATTAATCACTTCATCACATAAAAACAATTCTAAAATTTTTTCTCTGTTGTGATTAAAATATTTTTCAGATTGAAAATACCCATGAATGTATGTTGGTAACATAAAATCAGGTATTGGAGAAAAGTGAAAATGAGGTTCGTAATAAACTTGTGTAGTGTTAAAGTTTGAGTCAAATGTGATATTCTTTAAAATATTATTTGTGTAATTCGTTATTGGTTTGTGAACCACTTGAATGTTATTTGGGTTAATTACGAATTTTTCACCCAAATCAATAGATTTAGAATACCCAGCAGCAATTTGAAATAAGTAATTACCAAGACCCCCCATCAAAAAAGAAGAGACCATACCTATAACGTTTTTATAAAATTATAGACATGTTCGTCTGGTAACAAAAAGTTCTTACACTTTTCAAAATTCTCTTTAATTGACTCTAATTTGGACTCATATAATGATTCATTACAACTATCTAAAATAGATTCTAACTCCTCCATATTGTTAAAAATTAACATACCGTCTACATTAAAGAAATCACCGATAGAAGGACAACCCCAATAGATTGGAATTGTACCTGTGGCAAAACAATCGATAAGTTTTTCAGTAAACCAATAATCCCTTTTACAATTTTCAATAACAACGGAAAATTTATAATCTTTTAACCCTTCTATTTTAAATTCAACAGGAGTATAACCTCTACCGAATACATCCATTTTACTTCCAAACTTTTGAATTACTTCATGTCTTAATTTGTGTCCATCAGTAAATGTTTTATTGGATGATATTATTGAAATGTTTTTGTTTTTGTTGTAGATTTTTTGTTCTTCTTTAGGAATCCAACAACAACCAAATGGTATAAATTGTGTTGGGTAAAAAATATCTAATAAGGTCTTTTCGTGTGTTAAAATATAATCAAACTTCATTAAATTGTTTTTCACATATTCATAGTGTTGAGGTGCAACACACATAGGTTCAATTAACCAAGCAATTTTATTTTTACTTGGTGGTATATTTGATGATAAAAAATTGTCGGTGATGACGACATTGTCTTCTTTATTTAATGGACCTCTATCCCAACTAAAATTTTCAGATACTTGAAAATCTGAACAATATCCTAATATCGAGTGTGAAAATGTATTATCTATTATTTTTATACGTTCTTTCATCTAACCAATTTTTCGTATGGTTTATATCCTCTTATGATTTGATTCATTTTTTGAACCTCAGGAAAATTAACTTTGTGTTCGTTTAACGGGTTACTTTCATTATATATGTAGTTTACGTCGTACATAAATTTATAGTGTTCTGGTCCACACATTTCAACCATAGGAAACATAAATGCTAAATCACATGCAATTTTCCAATAGTTATTGTTTGAGTCTTTTAAATCCTCTTGTTTTATACTTCTCCATAAAAATGATTTCCAAGTTCTTAAGTGTGATAATGTAAATGGTTTTTGTCTTATATCCTCAAACGTGGTATGTGGTTGTGAAAAACCTGGTCTACCATCATGGTACTTAAAGCTTCCATTTGCTAACCAAACATCACCTGAATTATATGTGTCAACGACTCTTTGAAAAACTTTTGAATCGGGTAACCAATCATCCCCATCAACTTCAATACAGATATCTTCATCAGAAATATCATAATCGCCACGAATAACTTGGTCATAATTTCCTGCTTGGTACATTTTTGTTTTATTTTCGATTAACACAAAACGATTATCGTTTTTGATAAATTCTTTAATTTTTTCTACCGTATTGTCTGTTGAAATGTCATCAGTTATAAAACATCTGAAATCTTTGTATGTCTGTGACATTATTGTCGATAATGAACGCTCAATAAATTTTTCACAATTGTAAGATGTGGTTAAAACAATTACTCCCATTTTTTAATTTAAAATTTTAATATATTCCTCTTTTATTTTTTTTGCTACCTCATCAGAGTTAAACTTATTTACATCAGAAGGAACTTCGTGTTTATTTTTATCTATTATATTACCATAGTTATCGACATTGTAAATCCATCCTGGTTTACCACATAACCACCCTTCTATTGTTGTTCTACCTAAAAGAATTCCTGCGGTCTCACTACAATTCTTTACATATTCCTCAACTTTATTGGTTGCTCCAAAATGTTTAACATGTGGATTGTCTAATAACTCAGGCAAGTAATTTGATTTGTTTTCACCAACTAACCAAAGTTCTTTACCTATTGATTTTGAGTACTCAACTAAATCTCTAATAGTTTTTTCTCGTAAGTAATCAATTGTCCCAACAAATAACACATACGGATATATCTTCGTATTTTGAGTATTAAATCTTTTAGTGTCTATTGGATTATAAATAACTTCAGTGTCGGACGAATTAATATTGAAGTTATCAATTATATGTTTTTGTATTTCTGGTCTAATACAAATATATTTTTTTATTGATTCATGAATGAACGGATTTTCTAATTCAATTACCTCAGAGTGTATCGTTGATATCTTTGGGGTGTTTGGATACATCTCGGTTATTTGCTTTGAAATTGGGTTGTGTTGGACATGCATTATGTCAAAGTTAACGTCTGACATTTTATACATCATATTTGGTTGACTTGTAACTACACCTTGAGGGGTGTTGAATCCCCATTTACCATCGCCCATTTTATAACCTGGTGGATTAGAGAAGGGTAATACTTTAATTCCTTGTTGAGTTGCTAACTTTGACAACGGACCTTCAATATCTGAAAGTACGGTAACATCACAATTTAATTTTTTCAAACCTTTAGCTAACTCATAAACATACATTTCTGAACCAGTAAATGTTTTAAAAAATAAACAAGACAATAATACTTTGATTGGTGAATCTAATGTTAGGTTTCTTTTTATTTTAATAGGTAAAATGTCCTTATGTTTTTCTGCGAATACAATTCTATTTTTTTCCCATTCTTCATTTGTTGCTCCGATTGATTTATGTGTTACTCTTACATCATAAATCACCCCAACTTTTACATCCTCAATAAAGTTTCTAAATGAAAAATCAACATCATAAAAGTGAAACCCTTTTATTTCTTCATTGAATGTTTGCCTAATGTTATTTTTATTAATAACAATAAAAAGACCATCAACTAAAACAACATCATCTATTTGATTTCCCAAACTCGATGAGTATTTTGATTCCCATTTTTTACCATCATGTTCGTGATTAACAATACCTTTCATTTTTGAAAAATCTTCCCACCACTTTGCAGAAGAAGGTAGTTGTGTTGAACCTGCTAAACCTAAAATTCCATAATTTGGGTTACGTTTAAAATGTTTTAAAATTTTACTACCCCAATTTTTACTATCAAAGTAGATGTCATCATGACATAAAACAACAATATCATTTGTTGCTTGTTCTAAAATCATGTTGTACGCTTCAGGTAATGAATATTTACCATCATTTTCTATTCCAATAATTTGGGGGTTTGATACCCCACAAGTCTTTTTTAATAGTTCTTTAAAACTATCATCAACCTTTCTCGATGAAAATCCTATTGTTATCATAGACCGGTACTTCCGAAACCTTTATCGTTTCTATCTTTTTCTTTTATTTCTTTAACTTGTACTAAGTTTACTAATTTACCATTCACAACAGGACATAAAACCGCTTGACCGACCTTTTGACCTTTTTCTATTTTTACTTTTTGGTTTGTTGTGTTAAAGATAATGACTTTGATTTCTCCTTGATATCCACTATCAACCGTACCTGGTGAATTTAAAACCATTAGACCCTGATTTAACGCTAAACCACTTTTTGACCTTACTTGTATTTCATATCCCTCAGGGATATCAAATCTCAATCCTGTTGGTACTAATGCCCTATCAAATGGATGTAACCAAACATCTTCATTTGCTCTTAAATCAAAACCTGAGTCTGATTCATATGCGTATGATGGATTTTTATTTTCACTATCATTAACGTAATTTAAATTTACCTTAATAAATTCCGATGACATTTCATCATTTAAATCCTCAAAATGTTTATTTAAATCTTCCATATTAATACCCAAAGATTTAAACATCTCTTCAGGACTATTCATATCAATATTTCCTAACTTAGATTGTAAATCTTTTAACATTTTGAATTGCTCTTTCGCTTCTCTAAATCCTTTAAACATATTACTTTAATGATTTTAATTTTAAAATTGCGTTTATTAAAACATCAACGTCTTTTTCACAATACTCAACAATTTCAGATAACCTGTTTTGTGTCCAATAAGCATCATGAACCATAGAACCATTTATTGGACCATCTTTTGGTGTGGGAATATCCAAACAAGTACACATTAAATCTAAAGACCCGATAGCGGTATATGCACCATATTGCCATATTTCTTTAGTGTCAATTGCTTTAACCTCCCAAGGCTTAGTATCGTAAGAAGGTAACATTTTAGATGGTCTTATTCCGTTGATAATCATACGTTTTGCCAACATAGGGATATCAAAGTTTTTTAGATTATGACCACATAAGTAGAAATCTAATTTACTACATCTATCTAAAAGTGTTCTTACCCCCATCAATAAGTCATATTCATTATCTCCTGAAAAACTTTGTTTTTTTACTTCACCATTTTCCATAACAAATGCAACAGAAACACAAACAATTTTTGCAAACTCAGGAACTAATGCTGTTCGTCTAGAATAAACATCATTCATTTTTTGCATTTCTTCCTCAAGACCATTTGTTTCCACATTGTCTTCAGGAAATCTTTTTAAGAACCAATCGAAATATTTAACGAATTGTTCTGCAATTTTTGGGTTAGATTCTTGACAAGTTGACCAATCTTTACAAAGACCAACGGTTTCAATATCTAAAAATAAAATTTTGTTAATAGGTACGTTTATCATTTTACTAAGGATTTATATAATTCAGCTCTATCTTTTGTTACTTTATTTAAATCGTATGTGTCTTTAACGGTTTCATACAATCTTTGTCCTAAATCATATGCAAAATTAGGGTTATCTATAAGTTTTTTCATGTACTTCGCCCAATCACTATGACTTCTTGCTTCATCAACAAGTAATGCGTTACCATCTGTAAACTCACCATTTTTAAGTGCGTGTTTTAAATCAATGGTATATGGTCCGACATTTGATGCGATAATTGCTTTTTTGTAAAAACCAGCTTCAATAACTTTAAGTTGTGATTTAACTCTGTTAAATACGTGATTTTTAATTGGAGCTAAAGATACATCAAACCATTTATAGTTGTTAGCATAACTTGTTACTGGTTTTGTCCAAACACGATTATAGAATGGTAATTCGTTGGATTTATATTCTTCTTCTGAGAACTTCATCAAATATTCTTTGTGTGATGGGTCGACTAATTTATAGTTGTCTGTAAAAATTTCTTCATATCGAGCCCAAACCGTTTCTTCAGGTTTAATCGGTCTTTGTTTTTGTTCCCCTGTTTGTTGGTTGATTTCTGTTACGGTTCCTCTAATATCAAACCCACACAAATACATACTAAATTTATCTTTCATAGGTGTCAATTTGTTCATTGTCCCATCAAGTAATTTTAAATCATGTAAATGCGATGAACCACCTAACCACCCAAATCTTAATTTATCTGAAGGTTCAGACTTTGCATTAAACTGAGATTCTTTAGGGTTTATGGCATTAGGTAATACATAAACGTTTTTATTAAATTTTGAAATTTCTTTAGCAAAAATAGAAGTTGTTGTTGTAACGTGACCTGCAACTTTTAGATTGTTAATTATTTTTTTATGAAGTTCTGTTTGTACTACCATTTGGTGGACAGGGTGTTCCTTAGTTGGTAACCAATAGTCATCTAAATCCATAATAGTCACAATACCTAAACTATTTAGTTTTTGGATTAGGTTTACTGAATTTTCATAATCATGACCTACGGTTCTATGGAAATGAACAATATCATATTGCTTCCAATAATTTAAATCATTCACTCTTGGCTCGTAATCTATATCAACATGGAATTCATCTGAATGGTTATTTTGTAACATAACGTGGGGGTCAACACTCCTAAATTTCCCTACACCCGTTTTGTCTGATGGTAATACTAATACTTTTATTAAACTCATATTTTCAATTTTTACAATAAAAGTAGTTGATTAAAAACAAAAAATCCACCCCTTTTGAGGGTGGATTAACTATTGAGTTTTATTTATTTATTGTAGTTTTTTAATCTTATTTACTTTACCTACAAATAAGTGATTACCCACTTTAAATTGTATTGTATCATTAGAGTTACTTGTAGATTCTACTAACATACCAGCTTCTTTCAATTCTTCTCTTACGACATCTCTTACTGTGTCTCTAACCACATCACGTATCATAGATTTCATTTCATTTATATTGAAATTAGACGGAGATGATTGTTGTTGGTTAGTTGTTGGAATCTTAACTGATTGTGGTTGTTGAGCCGATGTGCTTTTATTCATATTCATTAATCTTTGGGCTCCTTCAATAATATCATCACTAATTGCTGCACCACCACCCATAGAACTTGGTTGAACTATTGGTTGTTCAATCATTAGTCTTTTAATCTCATCGGGTAGTTTTGAATTTTTAATTCTACTTTCATCTAATGGTTGTGTTGGGTCAAAATTTGATTTTTGTTGTGAAACTTCACCCATAAATTCTTGTGGGATATTGTAAGAAGCGTTTGGTGTTTCAAAATTTTCTACAATAGGTGTTGATGGTGTTGCGGTTCCTCTTTGTATACCAGAATGAACATCCATTATTTTTTTTGATATTGCTAATTTTTGCATTAAATCGTTTGACATATTATGCTAAGTTTTCAGTATTATCGTCAAATTTTGCATTTACAATAACCCTAACCATAGACTTGTCACCGTTAGGATTATATAAAGGTCTGACTTCAGTAAACTTATCTCCTTGTAATTGATAAGTCAATATTTTATCTATTCTAAAAAGTCTCCATCCAGGAATTGGATTACCATCGACTTTGTTTGAGTGAGATGCTCCTCCTCTTTCCCAAGCCCTCAATACCATGTTTCCTTTTTTACTAACCCCTAAGCAAACCGGCTCGATATCACGATATCCTTTACCATATTCGTCACCATCATAATTAATTGTAATCACATTTTTTTGTTTGATGCTTTTTTGAACATCATCAATCGATGCGACTTCGGTAATAAGTTTACTTAAAGTTTTAATTAACTTCATGATACGGTGTAGTAAGGATTGTTTTGTGAAAATTTATTTATTTTTAAATCATCTTTTCTTTCTGTGATATCTGTGGATGTTCCTGCTTTCTGATTGTATACATCTAAATCACCACCAGTACCTCTACCAATTTTATCACCATCAGCAATTGCATCAGGGTGCACTGATGAATATTGGTCAGCGGGATTAAAATCATTTCTTGGAAATAACTTTTTTCTTTGTTCTTCTGCGATTCTGGATAATTCGTTGTTTGGTTGTGAAAAATCCATTTTATCTGATTGAACTGCCATTATAATAATTTTTTATATAGTTTATTCATTTCATCAATTTCTTCATTAACTCTTGGGTCAATATCTGAATTTGTTTTTGTGTGTGAATCTAATGGATTCTTTATTAGTTGGTCTTTTTGATGGTTATCAATAAATTGATTTTGCATCCCTGCATTCATTTTAACCGTTTTACCGTTTTTATCATTTTCTCTCCAAACCCTTAATACCTCATCACACCAATTTCTCATTCTGTCACCACCATTTAATATAAATGGAGCGTCTTCTTTTTTTCCTGAATAGTTGTCAAACCAACTTTTTATTCTTTTAATTTGTTGATACGTTGCTTTCTTTGATTGTCTTAGTTGTTGGTTCCTGTTATAACCCTCAATGTTTTGATTACCTTGAACCGAACCAAAACAATCATTAAGATGTTTAACTAAACTATCTGGAATAATTGCAATCCTATCGTATAAATTTTTATTCATCCTTTAACATATCTATTAATTCTTTCACAGAAACACCATGCTCCTTAGCCATTTTTTTCAATGACCTAATGTTTCTAATTAAAAGAGGATTAATTAAATCTTTTAATTGTTTTTTTTCAGTATTATCTTCATCTTTTTCTTTATTTAATAATACTTCCTCACCTATCTCTTTTTCTTTTAAAATAGGTCTACCTATAAAACCTTTTTTATTTTTGTATCGTGATTTCTTATCTCTTTCAGGACTTTTACCAAATTCGTCATCAACTCTCTCTTCCGCCTTCTCATCATCCATACCCAATTCATCTTTGAAATATTTTAGAGTTTCTTTAGCGTCCATGTCTTTTGTGTCTTTCCACCCAAATGCTTTGGTCATGTTTTCTTCTTTTACATGACCTTCACCGTAATAACCATACCATCCTCTTAACAATGGGTCTCTTGGGTTTCTTGCTGCTTGTACTATTTGGTCTGTTGTGTTAGTACCAATACCTGCACTTGCGGGTGATAAGATAGGAATATCGGATGATAACCATGTTCCATCGTCATCAACAAGCTCAGTCACTTCCTGTTCCTTAGGTTTTTCATCAGAAGATTTTATTTTTTTTAAAAATATTTCGTGGGACTTACAAGGCATGTATTTTCTGTCACCATTTTCATTATGGTAGTGTGAACCAGTACAACCAAGAGTTTTTGCAACTCTCTCAGCCCTTTCTTCTGTTGAGTATTTGTAGGTTTTCATCTGAGCTTTTACCTATAAATACTCCAAACAAAGTATTTATCATAAAAAAGAATGCCCACTCAGAATTTAAATACATATTATTATCCGAAGTATAAAACTTTTTTGAATTCAAGGCAATATTTTGACCTTACATTGGCTGCGGATGAAAGAGATTACGATGAAGAAGTTGTTTTCTCTAATGACATAATCGCTGCGAACGATGGGAATAGATTACCTATTAGTTTAGATTTGAATAATACTAACTCTTGTCCTCAGTTGTCAATGTCTTTTGACGTGTTTTATAGTGGTGCAACATTGGTATCTAAAAATTATTATAATCCTGATAATTTAGACTTAAATTGTTTATCCTCGTTTACAGGAACATGTGATATTGGTTTGACTGCAACCGATAACGGTTTATTTACAGGAATGACCGGTGAAACATTATACTATACTATGGGTATAAGAGATGACTATAAGTTTCATCCACATTACTATGATAGAAGAATGAAACTTCACATGGTTACAGGTTATACCACACCACCTAATACCGTATTTTCAGGTAGACCAAAAACATCCATTTATAATATAGTTTCTAAAAATGAACCAACAATTGGGTATTACCAAGAATTGTACGGAGGTTTTTATCAAGGGTTTTATAAATTGTTTGGTTATGATTATGAAGTTTTCCCTGAAAGACTAAATAAAGGGTGGACTATGGAAACCGTAATCAAACCTAGAATTTTAGACCAATACAACATCAATACAAATACTGAAGAATATTTAAACACAAGATATCCTGAAAACGAGGGAACATTTTTTTATTTTGGAACAAGAGCTGAAAACAAATACTACCATTATGCTGATGGGAACCCCGCTAGTGATAGTGGATATACAAGGGTTACTTCAGGATTAACATCTTTAAGTAGTTGTACATGTAATGAAAGTGGATATACAAATGCTAATTGTGTAAAACTTTACCCAACAAGTGCAACAACCGCATATCACAACATCGGTTGTAAATGTGGAGGTTGTTCATCAAGAGTACCTGTTCCACCATTAGACCCTAAGTTTGATGTATTATCAAATGCGTTATCAATCAGATTTAGTGGTTGTGCTGCAGACCCAAGAATTTGTGTTAAGTCAATAATCATTACAGGTGATTGTGTGACCACAGGTTCTTGTTCTACTACAGGTTTGACGTGGCAAACAGGTTATACTATATCTGAAGTTTGTAGCCCACCGATATATGAGATATGTGATTATATATGTTCGGCGATTACCGAAGACAGATGGGTTATGGTTACTGCGGTTTTTGAAAGGTATACAACCATAGAAGAGTGTGACCTGTTTAATTTAGGTGGGTTGGGTGATATTAGAGAAGTTACATATCAATCTAATCTTAATGGAACTTCTTATAATTTAATAATGCCACCTGAAACACATTCAGGAGGAACTAAAGAAGATAAAGTTTATCGAGTTGTTTTTGATAGAAGATGGTTTGATGATGAGTGGTACAGATTAGGCCGATTGAAAATCTACATCAATGGTTATTACTTTATGGTTATTGAAAACTTCGAGGAAATTATACCAAGAGAATTAAATTGTGAAAAGGAAAAACAATTAGGAGTTCCTTTTAACATATCATGGGGTGGAGGTTCACAAGGACTTCACGACCATTTGATTTTCAAAGAGTGCTCGAGTTGGACTTGGTCTGTTGGTAATATTGATACGAATTTAGTATATACCGCTTGTAGTGGAAATGTAATAACACTAAGCGGTTTGACAGGTCAATCCGGAACAATATATACCAAATATAATACAACACCTTATTTTACATCTGCATCGACAGCAACCACATTAACATATACTGGAAATTACGTACCATTAGAGGGGTCATACATTCAAGACCCTGAATTATTTCCTGATGAAATTTTATCAGCAACAACATATAGTGGATTAACAACCCAAATTTTAATGGAACAAAATTTTGGGGGTTCGTTTATGGGTGGATTATCTCAGTTTAGGATGTATACAGAGGCATTTAATAGTTCACAAGTACAACACAACTTTAGAATACTAAAAGATAGATTTAATTTATTTGACTATTGGTGTCCTAATTGTTTAACACCATCAATTAATGCTGGTTTTGAAAATCCAATTTTATTCGGTGAAAACACATTCTTCCAAGTTGGTGAGAACGAATACGTTATGTTTACATAAACAATACAACAATGATTAATATATTTATAAAATAAAAATTATGGCACTTACAGGTAAAACTATATCAGAATTAAATTATTTATCGGCAGCAACAAGCAATACTCTGTTTCCTGTTGAATTATCGGGTTTAACTTATTATGTCCCGTATTCTGGTATGACCGGAATTGTAGGTGGGAATACACCAATATCTATCACATATGATGAATTATATTCACTATACACTGGAGGAACTTTAAGTGCCGGTAGACTTTATTTAATTACAGATTTTCAAACCTGTTACGACCAACCAAATTATGATAGTCAAGGAACACCTATTACTACTGGAAATTTTAAATCAGGTAATACAGAACAAATTGTTGTTTTAGCAACGGCAAGTAATAAATTATCACCACAAGCTTATTCATTGGATTATCCTGATGATATATTAAAATATGACATAACTTTCAGATTTACTGAGGTAACTAATACCCGAGCAAAAGGAAGGATAACAGAACGTATTGATAGATTTAATAATAGAACAGACTATGATTTTAGAGCAGTTCAATTTATTAGATATGTTGGGTATTTCTCTGAAAGATTTTATGATGGTAAAATTACCTTAACATCAAGTAATGGTCTTGTCACAGGTACAACAACGTTGTTTTTAAGTAATTTCTCTAACGGCGATATTTTTGGTGTTTACTACCCTTATGGAGCAACTTTATCTTGCTTCAAATATTACGAAATTACATCAATAGTTAGTGATACTGAAATGTATGTCACAGGTAGGACTTTAACAGATATAAGTAATACCTATTTCTCAAGAGGTTTAACATTACCTAATTATAGTAGTCCTTTTCAAAACAACGTTACGGGAGGTACAAACGATGATTTTGCAGAATATTATACATTTGATGAAAATAGCTACGGAACTTATATCGGAAATAATAGTGATTATTACGTCTTTATACTTTCAAATAATGTATTCAAAGCTGGAAATTATTACAATAATATTTTTGGGGAAAACTCAATTTGTAACACTTTAGATGATGATATGGATTCAAACACATTCGGACCTTTTTCATCATTTAATATTTTAACTAATGATTTTGACAGGAATACGGTAGGTCCTTTCTTTGAAAGTAATATTATCGATTGTGATATGGAAGGTAATATTATAGGTGAAAGATTTTCATTTAATATGATTGGTGATGCAGACGGACCCGACTTTGATTACAATAGAATTGGTTTTGGTTATAGATATAATTTTTTAACCTTGAATAATAATTCGTTTAGTAATAATGATATTGGGTATAATTTTTCAAGTAATATTATTGATAGTGGTTTTAGAAATAATGTTGTAGTTGGGGACTTTACTCTGAACGTAATTGTTTATAATGATTTTAATGATAATTTTATAGGTAATAATTTCTACAATAATAATATCCCTGTTGGATTCTCAAATAACAATATAGGGGGTCAATTTTATGACAACAATATTTGGAGTGTTTTTAATGACAATACTTTAGGTGAAAATGTTTTTACAAATAACTTTGGTAATCCAAATAGTATAGGAACATACCAATTCAATGGTAATAAAATCGGAGGAGACTTTGGGAATAATTATTTTTCAGGTAATACTCAATTCAATACTATTGGTTTTTCATGTACGACTAATCATGTGGACAATAATTTTTCATATAATCAAATAGGTTATGGTTTTTATAATAATACGATAGCTAATGATTTTGGCTTTGGTGGCGGTAACTACAGAGGAAATATTATTGGTAACGGATTTGTGTCTAATGTGATAGGGGAATATTGTTATGATAATACATTTGGTGACGAATGTGCTTCTAATAATCTTGGGAACTATTTCACAAACAATAAGATTTCACACTCTTTTAACAATGTAACTACAGTTGACTTAGACACTTCAGGTTATTTTCAAAATAATAATTTTACCTACGGATTTTTCAATGTGAATTTAACGTTAACAGGAGGAACAGGTGGAAACCCAATATTTTACACACAAATAACTACTAATGTTGTAAAAGACTCGGTGGATAATACGGGTTACGTTACCTTCTTGAGTGGTGGTACAATAGTTGCCAGAACAATAATTGTTTAAAACTTTTTAAATTTTGGAATTTTTTATTAAACAAAACACAACTTTACCAATCATCAAAATGGATGTCGTTTTTGATGGAAGAACCGATGCTGGTGAAAATTTTTATTCAGTTTTAGATAATGCCACTTTGAGGTTTTCTATGGTAAATGAAAGTAACGGAATACCAAAGGTAAGTATGAAGCAAGCATATATTGTTGCAAAAGATAAAAGAAATCCCGATGCGCCATGGGAATACTACATTTACTATAAATGGGGTTCAAAAGATACAAATACAAAAGGAAGATTTTTAGGACAATTTTTAGTTATATTAGAGTCGGGAGAACTGATTTCACCAATTAGAGAAAATCTTTATATCAATATTATTTGACATGGGTAAATTTTACCTATATATTTAAGACGAAGGTAAATGTCGAACCTATTCGACAGCAAATACACCAAACTTAAATATAAAATTATGGTTCCACAAGAAGAAATTGAACGCTTTTTATTAGGCGAAGACGACGAAAAATATATCGTTTCACTCGAATACGATTACAAATCCTCAAAAATTTATAAAGTAATACAAGACCCTATTAAGGGTAAGTTGTTACGTCCTGACACATTTATCCCATTTGCTTGGGTTGGTGACTTAAAGGGTAAAAACTTTTATAAAAACGATAAACACGCACAAAAACGTGCGATGAGTGAGAACGGTATTATCATAGAAAAATTAGATACTCACGGAGACGAACGTTTAGAGAACGGATTAAAATACATCGTTAAAACAACAAAATCATATTCAAACCTTGTAAACTTCTTTAAGGGTGGAGGTTTAGACCCGTGGGGTAGAGATAATACGGATAGTATCCAAATCCTATCACCGGTAGAACAATACTTAATTCAAAAAAACAAACGACTATTCAAAGGGTTTGAGGAATACGATGAAATCCACAGGTTCGTATTCGATATCGAGACCACAGGTCTTGACCCCAAAACAAGTAAGATATTCTTGATAGGGATGAAAGACAATCGTGGCTTCTTAAAATTATTATCAGCACAAAATGAAGATGAAGAACGTCAAATGATTGTTGACTTCTTTAAGACTATTGATGAATTGAAACCATCTTTAGTTGGTGGTTACAACTCAGCATTCTTTGACTTCCCATTCATTTTGAAACGTGCTGAGATTTTGAAATTGAACATCAAAAAAATATGTAAGACATTACATCCTGATTATACTTTGAAACAAAAAGATGGTATCCTAAAGTTAGCAAACGAAATGGAACCATATGTACAAACACAAATGTGGGGATATAACATTGTAGATATCGCACATGCTGTTCGTAGAGCTCAAGCAATCAACTCAGATATTAAGAGTTGGTCTTTGAAGTACATCACCAAATTTATTGAAGCCGAAAAAGCGAGTCGTGTTTATGTAGAAGGGGATAAGATTGGTAAAATATATTTTGAAAATGAGGATTACTTTTTGAATCCTGAAAGTGGTGGATTTAAGAAGGTAGGTATGCCAGGTACTGAAAATCTATTGGAAAGATTTCCTGGTAAGTTTTTAGAAGTAAAAGGTTCAAACATTATTGAACGATACTTGGACGATGACCTTTATGAAACGATGGTAGTTGACGAGCAGTTCAATCAAGCAAACTTCTTATTGTCAAAGCTTGTACCAACAACATACGAAAGACTTTCAACGATGGGAACTGCAACATTATGGAAAATGATTATGTCCGCATGGTCTTATAAACATAATTTAGCAATCCCAAGAAAGTTAGAGAAACGAAAGTTTACAGGTGGTCTTTCTCGTTTAGTACAGGTAGGTTATTCTAAAAACGTATTGAAACTTGACTACTCTTCACTATATCCTTCTATTCAGTTGGTTCATGATGTGTTCCCCGCTTGTGATGTAACGGGAGCAATGAAAAGTATGTTAAAGTACTTCCGAGACACTCGTATCAAGTACAAGAATTTGGCAAGTGAATATAAAACAATTGACCCGAAACTTGCAATTTCATATGACAGAAAGCAGTTACCAATCAAAATCTTTATTAACGCATTCTTTGGTTCGTTATCTGCACCACAAGTATTTCCGTGGGGTGATATTGATATGGGTGAACAAATTACTTGTACAGGTAGACAATACCTTCGTCAGATGATTATGTTCTTTATGAAAAGAGGTTATGTTCCATTAGTAATGGACACCGATGGTGTGAACTTTGAAACCCCACAAGATAGAATTGACTACAAGTATATTGGTAAGGGTCTTAACGGGTTAGTAAAAGAAGGAAAAGAATATGTTGGAGCAGAGGCTGATGTTGCTGAGTATAATGACCTATTCTTACGTGGAGAAATGGGTCTCGATATTGATGGGGTATGGCCTTCAACCATTAACGTGGCTCGTAAAAACTACGCACTTCTAACAGACAAAGGAAAAGTTAAACTTACAGGTAATACCATTAAATCTAAAAAACTTCAAACATATGTTGCAGAATTTTTGGATACTGGTCTACGAATGTTATTAGACGGTAAGGGTGGTGAGTTTTTAGATTTCTACTACGAATATGTAGAAAAACTTTACTATAGGCAAATTCCTTTGGCTAAAATCGCAAACAAAGCCCGTGTTAAACAATCTATTGATGATTACAAAGTTCACATTACTAAAACAACAAAGGCTGGTAATATGATGTCCCGTCAAGCACACATGGAACTTTTAATTAAAGAAGGTAAAAATCCTGGTCTTGGTGATACTATTTTTTACGTAAACAATGGAGAAAAGAAATCACATGGTGATGTACAAAAAAAGAAAGATGAACTTGTTTTGAATTGTTATCTGATTGATGAGAGGGATATTGAAATGAATCCTGATTTATTAGGTGAATATAATGTCCCAAGATATTTGGCAGCTTTCAATAAAAGAATTGAACCTCTATTGGTTGTCTACAAACCTGAAATCAGAGAAGACATTCTAATTGAAGACCCTAAGGATAGACCAATATTTACAAAATCACAAACTGAATTGGTTCGTGGTTATCCTATGAAAGAAGCACATCAAGATACTTTAGATGAGGTACTTTCATTATCTGATATGGAGTTAACATTTTGGCAGAGTGTTGGAATTGACCCATACTACATGTATTTAGAAAATACTTTAGATTTAGTGGATATGGATTGGGTTGGAAAAAATAGACATATGATGGATGAGTATGTAAAACAAAACAAGAAAGTAGACCAAGACGAATATTATGAATTTGATGCTGATGGAGATTTGATGGCTCTTAGTTTCGACTAAGAGTTTTTCAAACCATCTGATGAAAGAATATACCAGTAATCCCCAATTTTACGATATTCAACACAAGCACCCTTATCAAGTTCTATTATATCAAATTCTTCATCAATTAAAGAGTCTGCGGTAACATCAACTCTTGTTAAAGCCTTTATAACTACATGGTCAGTTGTTTTGGAATCTAAAAATAATTCACATAAGTCGATTCCTTTTATTACAATTGCAGATTCACCATTAGTTGTATACTTAGGGTTTGTCACAACAGCAACATCGGACGTCACGATTTCATGACCATTAATAATTCTTTTTGATGGAATAGACCTAAAAATTGACATAACAAAATTATATAACGGTATATGGACTTGTAAATGCTCGGAATTTTAAAAGTTTGTTTAAGTTTTCCGCCTGTAATGCTTTTTGTTCCATCATTTTTTCAGGACGAAGTCTTTCAAGTCTTGCTTTTAATTCTTCCCATAACATTGTTTTTTCATCTTTGGCTTCAGTGGCTAATGATGAATAATCCATAGTTAATTCTGAATCAGGAGTTTTTAAATTACCACTAAATTTACCTCTAACTCTCGCTAATGTTTCTTTACAATATGCTGTAAACCATCTTCTAACCCAAATTTGTGCAGGAGCATTAAGTTTGTCCCATCTCAATCTATCTAATGGAATATCTGAAGGTAATCTAACCACGTCAGGGTTTTTAGAAAGACAATCTTCTCTATCGTATGTATCATAGTACCAATACCAAACTCTATATTGATTTCTTTGGATGTTACCAAAGTCAAACTTACCACCGGGTACATTCATAAGGTGAACTGCTTTTTTACCTTCAGGTAATGCCGTTACTCTATAAGTTAAGTCTCCTGTAATAATTCTTCTTTTCATTTGAATGTCAGCCATTCTCAAAAGAATATCAAATGCTGGGGTAATAAAATAATTACCTGTCGTTCCCATCTGAGAAAAACCTGCTCCACCACCTAAACCAATACCACCGAATCCACCGAATCCACCCATGAATGGGTCAAAGTATGCCGCATCTAACTCGGGTCTCGCAAACCATAAAAGTTCGTTTAATTCTCTACCCGCAGGTATTTCATATATTTGTTGACCTGGTACTAAATCAATATAATCTTTTTTCAAAACCCAATCACCACCTGCTTGTAAACCAACAATTTTAGAATATGCGTAAGTATATTGGGTTTCCCAATCCATACTTCTTGTTGATAATGCTCTTGTAATTGATTGCTCATCTAAGTTAAGACCATAGATTGAAGTCCATTGAGATTCAATTAACCAGTCTTGAACGTGTTGTTCATAATCTTCAATAGATAACTCTAAAAGAGAATCCATCATTTCATCCTCTAATTCTACTGAACGTAAAGGTGCCCCCAAAAGATTACGTATTCTTTTGTAAAGTTTACTTCTATCTGGCTCGTTGATTATAATTGGTGTTGACATAGATTTTTTTATATAAATATCTAGTCAAAATAATTCTACACAGACTTCTTTTTAATTTGAGTGGTATATTGGTCGTTCACAAATCCCCAATTCACTACTTTCCAAAAGTTAGAGATATATTCGTCTCTTTTATTTTTATATTTTAAATAATAAGCGTGTTCCCATAAATCCAAACCTAAAAGTGGATATCCACCATCTTTTTCGGTATTCATCAGTGGGTTATCTTGGTTTGATGTAGTCATAACCTTCAACCTATTATTCTTGGTTAAAACTAACCAAACCCAACCTGAACCAAATTTTGATTTCGCTTCAGAACTAAATAATTCTTTAAATTTTTCAAAAGAACCAAAGTCTTTTTTAATTTTAGAAAGAATTGGGTCAGAAACTTCTTGTTTTTTTGGTGACAACATTTTCCAAAATAATGCGTGATTAAATGCTCCCCCACCATTATTTTTAACAACTTTGTTAAATTTTGATATTTTTTCTATGATTTCTTCTAAGTCTAAATCCTTTCCTTTGATTTTTTCTAATTCAACATTTAATTTCTCAACATAACCCTTGTAATGTTTGTTATAGTGAGTGTTCATTGTTTCACTATCAATAAATTTCTCCAATGAATTATATTCGTATGGTAACTTATCGATACTGACTTTTTTTATTTCAGTTATTAAATGATTATTATTAGATGATTTGATTTCTAACAAACTTTCTAAATTTTCAATTCTTTCTGAAAATAGTTTGTATATTGATTTTTCTAAATTTTTGTGAGACTTCTCAAATTTTTTCATTTCTTGGGATGCCGTTGCGCTAGCATCGTCTTCATTCTTACCTCCAATATCTTTTCCTTTTTTTCTTTTTAAAACGGTTCTTTGATATTCGTGAGACCACTCATGTGCTAATGTTCTTAATACATCTCGGTTCATTCTGTCTTTTGCCAATATCTTAAGACGATGTTTATCTGTTCTAACTCCCGTCGTCATATTTTTGGTTTTCTTTTTAAGGAACAAAATTTCAACATCATCCTTTAGGGGATAATGTCTTTTTAATTGTGAAATAAAATTGTCGATTAATTCTTTTTCTTTTTTACTTGGTTCTAAATCAACGTATTCAACATTTACCTTCATGATATATAAATATCAACGACGCTTAGAAATCATATTTAACATTTCTTCAATTACCGTTGCTTCATCAAATATATCATCACCCATAACCGTTGAAATGATTTTCTTTTTTCTATTTAATATGTCGTATATGGCACCTTCAATTGTGTTTTCAAATAGTGGGTAATAAACAGATGTTGAGTTTTTCTGACCAATTCTATGAGACCTGTCTTCTGCTTGTGAGTGTTCTGCCGGTACAAATGATAAGTCGTTCATAATCACGGCCTCCGCTGAGGTTAGAGTAATACCTACACCTGCAGCTTTTAAGTTACCAACAAATACTTTTATCTTATCGTTTGTTTGGAATTCATCTACAGCATTTTGTCTGTGAAACTTAGTACAACTACCATCTAAATAAACCGCTTGTTTTCCAAAATGGTTATATATTTCGTTTAATGTGTCCGTAAAGTTTGTGAATATGATTACCTTTTTACCTTGTTCAATAATATTTTCAGCCAGTTCGATTGTGTTTTTAATTTTTTCCTGTGCAATAACTTTTCTAACTTTCATCAATTTAGAAAACTGAATTGTTAAAGATGCTGACTCTTCGGGATTTTCATCGTACCAATCAAAGTATTCACCCATCAAATCTTCATAATCTTTAGATTTCAATCTTAAATAAACAGGTGTAATGATTTTTTCAGGTAAATCTAAAACGTCTTCCTTCAACCTTCTAAGAATATGAGTTGATGTCCGTTCTCTTAATTCATCGAGGTTTGATGCTCCCGTGACATTCCAAACTTTTCTTTTACCAACACTAAATTGAAACCCATTACAATATCTTTTAGCGTAAGCCATCCAATTCATAGCAACAGGACTATCAACAAGATTTAATAAGTTGTAATAATTCATAGGTCTTGAAGTCATTGGGGTTCCTGATAACAACCATACCCTTGTTGATTTTTGTGCAATGTCGTTTGCAATTTTTGTTCTTTGTGCTTGTGGGTTTGAAATCATGTGTGCTTCATCCATGATTACCAAATCAAATTCTGTTTTTAATATTTCTGATTCTTCTTTCTTTTTTGGGTCATGAAAATTTTTCAAGATATCATAATTGATGATAACAAAATCGTGTTCGGTTGAAAATTTCTTTCCTTCCGCAATAAAAACAGACCTATCAGAATAATTTGCAATTTCACGTTCCCAATTTATCTTTAAAGATGCAGGACATACTATTAATATTTTTTTAGCTCCCGTTTCTAACGCAGCAACGATTGTGGAAGTTGTTTTACCAAGACCCATATCGTCAGCTAAAATAAACTTTTTATTCTTAACCAGTTTTTCAATCGCTTCTTTCTGATGTGTCATTGGTGGTCTGTGAGAATATTTTTCATATTCTATTTGGACATTCTTTACTTCGTTGTCTTTAATAAGTGCCGATTTAGGCATCCAAAACTCATGTATTGTTTCACCACTGAATATTTTACCCCAAATATGATAGGACTTATCTTTCTCAACCAACAACTTCTCAACGTATATTTCTGTTGGTTCTTTTGTATACATCTTATCTTCCATAAGTTTTTTACCAAAATATGAATCTAATTTGACCCATTTTTTTGCAACTTTTGGATTTGTGTTTTGATAATTTATAATATATTCAGCCTGACTTCTTGTTGGTGTGAAAGTCTTACTATTTTCCTTTTTATGTTTTAAATTTAGGATATAGTTATTTGACCCTTCATAATTTTCTAAAATTGTGAGGGCTTTTGATTCAGGAGTCTTCGGTACAAAATCTTCCATAATATATTAAAATATAGTAAACATCTATAAAAAATCAATCAAAGTATTTATAGGTATGGCAGACAATAGAGTTCCGATAACAAGACTAAACAAATTTTTCTCAGAAGAGGATTTCAATTTAGAAATTTCTATGGGTGACGAATGGTTAGGTGGTGATATGAATTTCACACTTGTTTTATATCGTATTGATAGACAAAGAACACTTAGTGATGATGTGTATGGTGAAACATTAGAAGACGGAATCCAATTTTTACCACCTGTCGAGTTTAAGGGATATGTTCAAATTGAGGCACCTTCTAATGTTGATTACGGTGGTTCACGTCTTTCACAATCAGAACCTGGTAACTTGAAAGTTGGGGTTTATCAAAAACAACTTGAGGAGTTGGGTATTGATATTAACTATGGTGACTACATTGGATATTACGAAAATGAAACAAGAGTTAGATATTATAGTGTGGTTGACGATGGTCGTGTATTAAGTGATAATAGACACACTTACGGTGGATATAAACCATTCTATCGTTCGATTGTTGCTGCACCTGCTACGGATAACGAATTTAGAGGATTATAAAAATGGCATTACCAAAAAAAATAAAAAAACATTTACCTTTAATACCTGAGAAGGTTGGTCGTGAAAGAAGACAACAAATGTTGGATGATATTACAGACCACGGCACTTTTCTACCTAAAGGTGTTTTACATGCGGATTTAGATTTGGGGATGTTGGATTTTGTAAAAGAAAGATTAAAATTAGTCGTAACTGAAAAATTAGTCCCTACCGTCGATAAAATTATTACAAATCAAAACTGGTCACAATTTACTGAGACGTGGGATTTCCAAGATTTAGATAAGAACATTTCTCTACCTTTTATTGCTACGGTTAGAACACCTGAAGTTAAATACGGAACGTTTCAAGGAGGAGCTGCGAATATACCTAATAGAAGACAATTTTTTTATTACACGGTACCAACATGGGACGGGCAAAGAAAAGGTGCGGACGTATATAAAATACCGCAACCAATCCCTGTAGATATTACTTATAATGTAAAACTATTTTGTAATCGAATGCGAGAACTTAATGAGTTCAACAAAATAGTGATGCAAACTTTCACATCAAAACAAGCATACACACAAATCAAAGGTCATTACATTCCAATTACAATGGACGGAGTTGCTGATGAATCGGCAAAGGAGATTGGTAAAAGAAAATATTACATTGCAAGTTATACATTCATTATGAAGGGACTTCTTATTGATGAAGCTGAATTTCAAATATCCCCCGCAATTACAAGACAAGTAACTTTATTTGAAACCGAAGATAAAGTTAAAACTAAAAAGGTAGATATAAAACCACCGAGACCAAATAACTTTGATTTGGATTTATTATTCATCACAGGTAACACCCAACTTACCGAAGTTTTTAGATACGCGGTTGATTTGAAGACAACTGAAATATCAAACGTAAGTTCGTATGATGTTTATATAAATTCTAATTTTGTTGGTAGTAACTTAACAACAATACAAATTAATGATGGTGATACTTTTTTAATTAGTGTTACAAAAATCGATAACACTAAGGAGTCTATTATTAAAACGGTCGCGTATTTGGTTTAGTTATTCGCCGTATATATCCTTAACTTCTTTGCAGTTTTCTGTAATAATTTTCTCTAAATATTTATACATCTTTAACCCATGTTTATCACAATAGTTCTTCAATAACATGTGAACTTCGGGTTTTATTTTAAGATTTTTTATTTTTTTTTGGTCTGTTTTCATAAAGGTAGAAAAAAGGCAGAATTTATTCTTACTCCTTGATAAATATTATCCTAAGGGAAAGTTTTTTGTAATCTGACGATGTATTTATATAGAAAAATAAATTCTAAAACTATATTATTAAAATGGCATCATCTAATAAAGTTTTTGTTTCACCAGGTGTATACACATCTGAAAGAGACTTAACGTTTGTAGCACAAAGTGTAGGTGTAACTACTTTAGGAGTTGTTGGTGAAACTTTACAAGGACCAGCATTTGAACCTATTTTCATCACTAACTTTGACGAATTCCAAACGTATTTCGGTGGAACAAGTCCTGAAAAATTCGTTAACACCCAAATTCCAAAATATGAGTTAGGTTATATTGCAAAATCATACCTATCACAATCCAATCAATTATTTGTAACAAGAGTACTTGGACTTTCAGGTTATGATGCGGGTCCATCTTGGTCAATTGTAACTATTGGTAATGTTAACCCCGCTACAATTGCTGCGACAGGTACTACGGGTCCTGTAGCTGTTACATTTACAGGTACAACTGGAGGAACGGTAACATTAACTTCTGTACCATCATCAATCAACGTAGGGGGTAATTTTTATAACCCTTACACTGAATTCAATGGTGGAACTTCATCAATTGCATCTGATTTACAAAGTTATTTATCAACACAAATTAATTTATTTGCAACATCTTCATCTGCATCAGGAGCAACATCTATATTGTGGGGAACTTCAAGTGCATCAACACTGACTAGTGTTACTGGTGTTACTTCCCTTAACACTATTACAGGTTCTACTGAAATGTTTGGTGTGAATAATGTGAATTTAGCGTACGCTAATTTATCAGCAGCAACAAACGACGCATGGTACTATGGATTATTTAACTACTATCAAGGTACTAATGATGTGAATACTTACTACGGTCAAAGTTTAGGGGCATCCCTTTCAGGTATTTCAACAACACCTACAAGTGGTGTTTACTCAGGAACGGTTGCATTCTTTACTACCGCTTATTCAGGAGCACCTTATTCAACATACGATGATATGGTAGTTGCTACTTTAAGGTCTCGTGGTATATCAAACTATAGTTCATCACAATCAGGACCATCATATGAAGTAACAGGATTAACTGATGTTTCAATGATTTGTACTGGTGGATATTCAGCGGTTACTAAAAACCCATATTCGACATTCCAAATCTCAGGTGTTACATATGACGGAAATCCGTTCACGTTTGAAACTTCTATGTTGAATACAAACAAAAATTATGTTAGAAACGTATTTGGAGCATCTAACTTTGGTAAAGATAGAACTGAAGTTCCATTATTTGTTGAGGAAACGTATTCAGCACTTTTACAAACAGGATACAGAGCAGGTCAAATTAGAGGTTTATATTGTGATTTAGTTGCTCTTGATAAAGCACGTTCATTGAATACAGATAGTATTGGTTTCTACTTAGAACAATACCAAACACCAGAAACACCATTTGTGGTTTCAGAACTTAGAGGTAATAAAGTATTCAAACTATTTAAGTTTGTTTTAATCTCAGACGGAAACGCGGCTAACACATACGTTAAACTTTCAATTGGTAATATTTCATTCAATACTGGTACATTTGATGTATTTGTAAGAGACTTCTTTGATAATGACCAAAATGTTAAAGTATTAGAAAGTTTTACAAATTGTTCATTAGACCCATCACAAAACAATTATATCGCAAACAAAATTGGTACATCGAATGGTGAATACCAAGTTAAATCAAAATTTGTGATGTTAGAAATGAGTGATGAGGCACCGATAGACGCATTACCATGTGGTTTTGAAGGATACATTATGAGAGAATATGCAAATGCTACTCCTCCGTTTGTCCCTTACAAAACAAAATATTACACAGCTGGTGAAACAATTTATAACCCACCATTCGGTTCAACAAGTGGAGGTGATAATCCTGTAATATCAAGTGGTGAAAATCCAAGAAGAGCTTACTTAGGTATATCTAACATTACAGGATATGACTATGACTTCTTCCAATATAAAGGAAAACAATTACCAACAAACTTAGCAACAGATACAACAGGACCAGCATGGGGTTACCTTACTAAAGGTTTCCACATGGATAGTGGAGCTACTGTAGTTACTATCACAAACGCATACGCAACTTCAGGACAATCCGCATTTGAAGTAGGAGTTGGAGCATTTAATTCAGAACCGACAGATACTTCAAATCCTTACTATAAATTAAACACTCGTAAATTTACGGTATTAGCTTACGGAGGTTTTGATGGTTGGGATATCTACAGAGAGTATAGAACAAATAGTGATTCATATGCTTTAGGTCAAACAGGTTTCAAATACGGAGCAGCAAGTTCACCAACATACCCAACAGCAACAGGATGGGGAGCATTCAAAGCAATCTCAGGTCCTAACCAAGAAAGTTGGGCAAATACTGACTACTACGCTTACAAATGGGGTCAATCAACATTTGCAAATCCTGAATCAACAAATATTAACGTATTTGCAACACCAGGAATTGATTATGTAAACAACTCAAACTTAGTTGAGGATGCGATTGATATGATTGAAACAGATAGAGCTGACTCAATTTACATTACAACTACACCTGACTTTAACATGTTCTTACCTTCATACCAAGACATTAGTGAAGGTTTGATTTACCCACAAGAGGCAGTTGACAACTTAGAAGGAACAGGAATTGATTCTAACTACACGGCAACTTACTACCCGTGGGTATTGACAAGAGATACGGTTAATAACACTCAAATCTACATTCCTGCAACTTCAGAGGTTGTAAGAAACTTAGCATTAACTGATAACATCGCGTTTCCTTGGTTCGCTTCAGCGGGTTACACAAGAGGTCTTGTAAATGCAATTAGAGCAAGACGTAAGTTGACTCAAGATGATAGAGACACTCTATACAAAGGAAGAATCAACCCAATCGCTACTTTCTCTGATGTGGGTACGGTAATTTGGGGTAACAAAACAATGCAAATTAGAGAATCTGCGCTTGACAGAATTAATGTAAGAAGGTTGTTGTTACAAGCTCGTAAATTGATTTCAGCAGTAGCGGTTAGATTATTGTTTGAACAAAACGACAACAAAGTAAGACAAGACTTCTTAGATTCAGTTAACCCAATCTTAGACCAAATTAGAAGAGACAGAGGTTTGATTGACTTTAGAGTTCAAGTTTCTAACACACCTGAAGATTTAGATTCAAATACATTGACAGGTAAAATCTTCTTAAAACCAACAAGAGCGTTAGAATACATTGATATCGAATTTGTTATCACACCAACAGGAGCGTCATTTGACAACATCTAAAAAATAAAATGAGTGGGGGGTAGAAATATCCCCCATAAATTATTTAAATAAAAAAACTATGAAAATAGAGAAAAAATTAATCAAAGAATCTTTAGGTTATAAAACCGAAGGAAAAAAAATGTTTGCAACAAAAAAACAAAATATTGTTATTACTGAAGCACAATTAGAAAAATTATTAGAGAAACTAAAAAAATAATGGATATTAGTAAACACATTAAAGAATTTGTTAAATCTCGTAGATTGAATGAGGGTTTTACTGAAGAGGGTAACCCTGATACAAAATACTACGCGTTTGATTGGGACGACAACATTATGTTTATGCCAACCTCTATAATTGTACTTAGTGAAAACGATGAAGAAGTTCCGATGTCTACTGAAGATTTTGCTGAACACAGACACCAAATAGGTAAAGAACCATTCCCATATAAAGGAACAACGGTTGTGGATTTTGCACCTGATGCGTTTAGAAATTTTGGAGTTAAGGGTGATAAGAGATTTGTGTTAGATACAATGATGGCACCTTTGGGTCCTTCTTGGAATGACTTTGTAGAGTGTATAAATGGGGGTTCAATCTTCTCAATCATCACAGCTAGAGGTCACGACCCAAAAACATTAAAAGAGGCTGTATACAACCTTATAATGGCTAATAAGAATGGTATTAATAGTAGAACATTAGCTGAAAACTTATACAGATACAGACATATTGGAAATGAAGTTGGTGATAGTAAAAAAGTTAAAGCGTTAACACCAAAAGAACTTCGTGAATATTTGGACTTATGTCGTTTTTATCCCGTGACTTTTGGGGAAGGTTCTGCAACCAACCCTGAAGAAGGTAAAATCAAAGCGATGAAGGAATTTATCTCTTATTGTAAGGAAATGGCAAAAGAGGTCGGGGAAAAAGCGTATTTCAAAAACGACGTCGAAAATAATGAGATACTACCAATGATTGGTTTTTCAGATGACGACCAGAGAAATATAGAAAAGATGAAAGACTTTTTAGATACACATGATACTGAAAAACTAGTAAAAACTTATTTAACTAAAGGAGGAGAAAAGAAAGAATACTAGAAAGTTATTTATAATGCAACGATAATTTTTAAAAAATACAAAGTAAATAGAAAAAAATTTAGTTGACGATATTTATAATAAAAATAAAAGAAACAAAAAAATAGATAGACATGGCTGATTTGTTAATGAAAATGCCCTTTCAATATGAACCTAAAAGAAAAAATAGGTTTATTATTACATTCCCATCTTCTTTGGGGATTAATTCTTGGTATGTAGAAAGTGCTTCAAGACCAAAAATTGAGATTAAAGAAACACCAATTCCATTTTTGAATACTGAAACTTATGTTGCTGGTCAATTTAAATGGGGTTCAATTGATGTTACTTTCCGTGACCCAATCGGACCTTCTGCTTCTCAAGCTTTAATGGAGTGGGTACGTTTACACGCTGAGTCTGTAACAGGTCGTATGGGTTATGCTGCTGGTTATAAAAAAGATATTGACCTTGAAATGTTGGACCCAACAGGTGTAGCTGTTGAAAAATGGATTCTACAAGGTACATTCTTAACAAGTGTTGATTTTGATTCTTTAGGTTATAGTGAAGATGGTTTAGTTACGGTTAAAGCAACTTTAAGACCTGACAGATGTATCTTAGTTTACTAAAAACAAAATAAAAATATTATTCAATCCCATCTATTTTAGGTGGGATTTTTTATTTACATAAACTAAAGTCAAGTTATTTTTAAAGAAAAAAATTATGGACAAAAGCGCTCAATACGGTCAAATGGATTTTAATCTTCCACATGATATGGTATCATTACCATCTAAAGGTATTTTTTACAAACCAAAAAAAGAAAGTTTAAAAGTTGGGTATCTCACTGCGACTGATGAAAATATTTTGATGTCAAACATCATATCACAAGAAGGATTCGTTCAAACGTTATTAAGACAAAAAGTTTATGAACCTGGCTTTGACGTTTTACAATTATTGAATTGTGATGTGGAAGCTATTTTAATTTATTTAAGAAATACTTCTTTTGGTGATTTATATGAATTTAAAGTTAATGACCCCAAAACTAATATCAAGTTTGATGTATCAATAAAATTAGACAGAATAAGCGTTAAAGATGCAGAACAAACCCCTGATGAGAGTGGACTATTTAACTTTAGATTGCCTAAGTCTGGTAATAATGTAAAACTAAGATTATTAAATTTAGGTGATACAATTTATTTAGAAAAATTACAAGACAAATACCCACAAGGTATGGTTGCACCGATTATCACTAGTCGTTTAGAAAGAGCAATTGTTAGTATTGATGGAAATGAAGACAGAGAATTTATTTCAAAATTCATTACTCAAATGCCGATTATAGACTCCAAAGAAATAAGAAGATTCCTTAAAACATGTGAACCACAATTAGACTTAAACAGAAAAGTAAAAGCCCCGTCAGGAGAAGAAGTGACTATAGATTTCACTTTTGGGGTTGAATTTTTTCGTCCTTTCTTCTCAATATAAAAAAAATTTAATGGATGAAATGTATTACTTGGTTAAGTATGCCAATTTTTCTTACGAGGATTTATTAAAAATGCCAACTTTTGAAAGAAAGTATTTTGTCGAGAAGTTGATTGAAGAGTCAACTAAAAAATAATTTTTTATCTATTTATAATTAAAAAGCTATGTTTTTTGAAGTAGATGGTAATACAGATGCATCAGTCTCTAAATTTGAAAATCTTTCAAAACAAATTGATACTTTACAAAGTAAATTAAAAAGTTTTGTAATTGGTACTGATATGGAGGCGGTTTATGAAAACGTCTCAAAACAATTTGTTTCAATGAACGATAATGCCACCAAACTTGTTAGAAGTATGGGTGGTGTATTTTTGTCAACAAAAGATTCTGCTACATATGCGAATGCATTCAGAAGCAGATTAATGGAGGCTGTTGAGGTTAATAAAGAGTTAGGAGCAACCTTCAAAGATGCTAATGAAACGGTTCAATCATTATCCGCCGCGATGGGCAGAATGGTAAACCCAAGTGCTGCGGTGGTTTCAGATATGATAGTAATGGCAAAATCAACGGGACTATCAAACGCTGAAATTGGAGGTATGGTTGCCAACATTTCTAAGTTTAAAGGTACACAAGCAGATGCCTTAGATATGATGAGTGACATTGCAATGGAAGCAAGAAAAACGGGTATTAATACTGCTGCTTACATGAAGTCAGTTAATGAAAATATTAAAAAAGCATCAGGATTTGGTTTTAAAAGTGGTATTGAAGGTGTAAAAAACATGGCAAAACAAGCGGCGATGCTTAGAACCAATATTGAAAGTATCGGAGCAAAAGGTCTACAAGCTAAGATTTTAGACCCTGAAGGTGCTATTGAAGCTGCGGCACAATTTCAAATGTTAGGAGGAGCGGTAGGGAAATTAGCAGACCCATTCCAACTATTGAATATGGCTCAAACAGACATGGAAGGTTTACAAAATGAATTAGTCAAGTCAACTTCATCCGCATTTAAATTTAATCAAGAATCTGGTAGATTTGAGGCTTCAACTCAAGATTTATATAGATTAAGACAACAAGCGGAAATTACAGGTGCAAACTTCGATGAGATGTTAGAAGCAGGAAAAGAGGCAGCTAAGTTAGATTTTTTGAAAAATGCTGTTGATTTATCTGGATTAAATGAGGAACAAAAAGGTTTAATCACAAGTTTGTCCGAAATTGGTACAGACGGAAAAATAATGTTTGATTTACCAGGTTACGATGAGCAAGGTAAAAATCTTCAAGAATTGATGAAAGACGCTAAATTCAAAGCCGAATTAGATAAATATCAAATGAAGGAAGGTTTATCTGAAAAACAAATTGCTATTGATTCGATGACTATCGAAGAAGACCAATTAGCCGCTTTATTGGAAATACAACAGGCGGTTGTTTTAGGTTTAGATTCCTCATCTCAAGAAAAGTTTAGAGAAAATTTAATGACGGCAAATAAAAACGCCGCAGCTCAAGGAACATCATTGGCTAATGAACTTAAAAAAATGTCAGGTGAATATGCGGGTTTAAGAGCTGGTGTTGATGCTAAATTTCCCGAAAAAAAGGTTGAAATTGCTGAAGATACAAAAAACGAAGCGGAAAATGCAATTACAGCTTTAAAAGAAAAACTTGGAATTGAGGATGGTCTTTTTCCTGCAAACGGCTCCGCCCCAACAATTTTAAAAAGAGGTGCAATTTACAAAGGAATTGCAACTGATGATGTTGCTGTTGGTGAAGGGTTAGGTAAAGCACTTAATACTATTTCAAGTGGAGGTGGAAATGTAGGTGGAAAAATAGATATCAATATTAATTTAAATGGCTCAATTGCGGGAGACCCGGGTCAAATTACAAAAATGTTTAATTCACCACAAGTTCAAAAACAAATAATGGATACTGTATTGTACAAGTTGAATGATTATAAAAAACAACAAGGGGTTCTCGCCTAAAAAATCTAAAACAATCTATTTATCATAAAAAGACTAAATGGAGAGTCCACTATCATTTAATTCAAGTGAAAATTTTAGAAAAAAACTTTTGGTGCGTAATTTACCACCATACAAAGTGGATAATGCGTTTTCTAATAATAGTAAACCCGGGTCATCAGAATTTACCGTTAATGACCTAACACCGATTGATTCACCAAGTGTGGAACAAATTGGAAATCAACAAGAAAAAGTTTTATTACCAATAAATCAATATGGACCACAAAACAATCAAGGTGATTTTGGTAACATGGTTCCAATTAATGATAATCTTAATTATAAACCAAATGAAGGTGTTTATGGATATCCTGATAGTATCGGTAGTGATTTAGAGGTAATAGGTAACAATACAGAAAAACAACTGATTATAAAAAATGTTTATAGACCTGAAAATGGTGTTTCAGATTTTGGTTCAACCGCGTGGTATATAAATAACGATAAAGTAATCAATACTGTAGGTGAAGGTGAATACTCAATTCAAGATACGGTTGGTAGTAATTTAGAAACAACTGCCAATTTAGATAGACCCGCATTAATTACTAATAACCAATACGGACCTGAAACTCAAACTAATGTTGAAGTTCCAATTAATAACAATTACCAATCTAACCCTAATGAAGGGGAGTATGGTTTTCCTGATACATTCGGAAGTCAATTAGAAACCGTAGGTGATAATGATAGACCTGTATTGTTTGCTATTAATCAATATGGACCTGACAACATTCCAACAAATGAGGTACAAATCAATCAAAATCTTCAAACTAATTCAAACGAAGGTGAATATGGTTTCTCTGATACCGTTGGTAGTGAATTACAAATAATTGGTGAAGACGAAAGAAAACCAAACTTCTTACAAAATCCGTGGGGACCTGAACAAGGTCAAAGTGTATTTGAAGTTGACCCGTATAGAAAATTAAAAAATTTAGTAATACCACAAGGAAATTATTTAGATGAAAGTGATACTTTTGGTAGTGAGTTAGAGTTAGTTGGAGGAGTAAAAGAAACTGAATCGTATATTGGAAATACATATGCGACAGGTACAGGTGAATATGACCCAACAGTATTTAAATACCTTCAAACTAAAGGTTTACAACGACCTTATGCTAATTCAGATAACACATTTATATTTTTACCATCTACATATACACCATATAGTATATTGTTAAGTGATAACCCAAGTGGTTCAGATGGGTCTTTGTCACAAGATTCTAGTTTAGCTGGTATTGGTGCTAAACAATTAAATAAAGAATTCAAACATAGAGTTGCGTTAGAGTTAGTACAACAAACTTTGGGTCAAATAAATTTATTTAATTCAAATGTTAATCCTGTAACTGGTGAGATTTCGGCAAAACCAAATACTGACCCATTCAATGCAATTGGATTGTTAACAGGTAATGTACCAATTATAGCTAGAAAATTTAATATTACGACACCTGATTTTTTATTTGGTCAAGGAATTAACTTTGCCGCTAAATTAGCAGGACTTTATTCCCCTTATTCTTATATACCGGGTGAGTATTTTGATTATCCTGACCCAATAGGTAATGGTCCTTATGAAAATCCATTATCATTAATTGGTGGTGCGATTGGTTCTTTATTTAGTGCATTACAACCTGCAAATCAATCATCATCGGAGTTATTAGTAGAATATACGTCAGTACCTACAAGAAAATTACTATATGACCAATTAAAATATAACTTATATAGACCAAACTATAAAATTGGAAATAATCTTTTAGCCCCTCCAGGTTCTTTTTATATTGGTGAAAGAAAAAGTCATTTAACAGAATTAGTTTCACCAACACCTGAATTACCTTATGGAAGAGACGGTAAAACATCATCTATGGGTCCTGTTTTATCATACTCAAATATGGGTAAACTTTATGAAACGGACCAATTAAATGATACACAATTCGGTATAAATAGTAGAAACTTTTATAGTGCGGGAGCAACTAAAGATGGTGTAAAATGGATTGGTGGTAATGTTTTTGGAAGTTTCACATGGATAGGTAGTAAGAGCCCTGACCAACCAAACTTCCCATCTGCCGGTAAATTACAAGGTAGAGGAGGTGAACAATTTGAAGATAATAGTGAGTTTACTTTTGGAAACCTTGTTGGGTATGATAGCACCAAATCAACAAATACTGATTTTACACCTGGTTCATTATTAGATGTAACTCAAAAATTAATAGATGCGGGACAAAGAAGTTCTGTACCACTTGAACACGTTGGTAATGCTATAAACCAAGTATCTAAAGTTTTTAATGATGGATACCAAGAAATTACTAAAGGTTCGAGAGTAGTAAGATACACGACTAAAAATTCAGTAGGTGGTGGAGACATTAAGGGATTGGAATATTGTAGGATTTTTACTAAAGACAGACCATACTACACTTATGATGAATTACAAAAAACTGATGGTAACATTAGAAAGTTTACAAATTCAGTTTTAGATAATACTTGGAACGTAAACATTGCACCTGTTGATGGTTATAGTATAAAAGATGGTCGCGTAAAAAAATACATGTTCTCTTTAGAAAACTTAGCTTGGAGAACGTCAAACAAAAAAGGGTATACTTATGATGATTTACCTGCGTGTGAAAGAGGACCAAACGGAGGTAGAATTATGTGGTTTCCACCGTATGGTTTAAGTTTTGATGAAAGTATTAGTACAGGATGGCAAGATAATACGTTTTTAGGTAGAACCGAACCTATTTACACTTATACTAACACAACTAGAAAAGGTAACATATCTTTCAAGATTATTGTTGACCACCCTTCAATTTTAAATTTAATTGTAGATAGAGAGTTGGCCAACGTAGGTAACAACGGAGAAATTACTCAAATAATAGATTCGTTTTTTGCGGGATGTACAAAATATGATTTGTGGGATTTAACAACAAAATTCCCGATGTTCACCCCTAATGATGTATTTGAAACTCAAATATTAACAACAGAAGATATTGTTACCGTTGTTGAAGAACATAATTATAGTGTTATTGAAGAGGAAGTTGATATAGATAATCAATATATTCCACCAACTCAAACACCACCATGTTTAGTTTACCACTATGATATTGGAGCTAACACCGATTTAAATTATACGTCTTGTACAGGTAACCAAGTTGTTTTAACATTATCAGCGGGAAGTCAAGGAGATATTTGTGTACAAAGAGGTACTACACCTCAAATTGTTACACCTGACCCAAGTAATAGTGTCACACCAACAGGTGATGCTTGTGAGAGTTCAACACCTGGACCTACACCATCGCCTTCACCGACACCGACACCGACACCACCACCAACGGAACCACCATTAAATACGACTTTTCCTGAAATTGGATTCTATTTTGATAATAACTTCCCTGATGGAACAAATAATAATAATACAACCGTAACTCAAAATTTTGAACATTGGTATGAATTATATGTGGGTTCTGAAAATGAATATGTTAATACGGGTAAAAGTGGTAAATATTCTGCGGCTCTTAATAAAATTTTAATTTATGGTGACCCTACGTATAAAGATTATACAAACTACGTTTTAAATGATTTACCAAATGATGCAAAAATTAAGTATTTAGATAGTTTTGTTGAAACTAGAAAAGAAAAAATATCAGAGTTTTTCTCGTACATAAAAAAGGAGTTTGGTGAGGCTAAAAAATTCATTGAAAAAATTGCACCTTTATTGGATGCGGGTGACACGATAACTTTTGATTTGATTGCAAGTGCATCGGCAGTTAATAATAATGCGTACAATGTTAATCTTTCTAAAAGAAGGTCAGATACGGTAAAGAAATGGATTTACGCACAAGTCTCCCCAAATGGGACCACAATGCAAAAATATGCACAACAAGGTAAACTAAAAATAAATGAATCAACCGTTGGTGAAGACACAAGTCTCGCGGATGAACCATATAAATTTATTAAGTGTAATAAAGACTTTGTTGATAAGTTGAAAGACGGAACGGTCTCTGTTAACGCAATGGCGTGTAGAAGAACAAAAATTTCAAATGTTCAGAGAATTAAAAACGTATCTACAAATGAAAATTCTTCAAATAACGATGCGGGTGCGGCTGTAACAAATAATGGTGATTCTTCACAAACAGGACAAGAATTAACAGGACAAGATTTTATAACAACAGGACCTGCGGGACAAGATTCTACGGGCACCGCTACAACTCAACCAAACGCATCTACATCTTCATTTGTGTCACAACAACCAGATTCCCAACCTTATACTAATAGTATTAACACAAGACCTCAGGATGTTCAAACTCAAACATTAGAAAAAAGAAGAGATTTAACAAAAAGATTAGCAAGAAAGTTGTTAACGGAATGTAATTATTTTGAATATATTAAACAAAATGAACCTATGGTTTATGATGGTATTAAGTCTAAAATAAAATATTTTCAACCAGCATTCCACTCTATTACACCTGAAGGTTTGAATTCTAGATTGGTTTTCTTACAACAATGTATGAGACCGGGAGATACTATCCCAACTATATCAGAGTCAAGTCAAGGTCAAGTAAAACTTTTATATAACGACGTCTCAAATAGTGCATTTGGAGCACCACCTATTTGTGTTTTAAGAATTGGTGATTTTTTCCATACTAAAATTGCAATAGACCAAATTACTTTAAAATATGATGAAGTACCGTTTGATTTAAACCCTGAAGGTATCGGTGTTCAACCTATGATTGCGGATGTTTCAATTTCGTTCTCATTTATCGGAGCACACGGATTAGCCGGACCTGTTGCTAAATTACAAAACGCATTGAGTTTCAATTATTATGGTAACACTGAAATGTATGATGAAAGAGCGGAAGCGACAGAACAATTAGATTTAAGTCAATACGATGCTCAAATCATATCACAAATTAAAGACGATTTAAATGTTGTGGATACTTCAGCTCCTGTACCTGTTGTAAATAATGGTGGTAGTACTATTGGTATAACAAAAACAAACACGGTTGATTTAAATACCTCAGCAACTACAGGTACTATCGCTTATAAAGAAATCATGGCTAAGTTAGTTGATGCAACAAAATCATACGCTGAAAAAACAACATCAACATTAGAAAAAATTAACCAAGATTATTTAATTGGAGGACTTCAAATATTCACAAAGGATAGAATTTATACTGATGGGTTCTTCAATAGTTTAGGTGGTAATTTATCAAACACTGCTAATATTTTTGGTTATGCTAGTACAATACAAGATAAATTAAACGATATTGCATCTAAAGCAAAGGAAGATATTGATAACGATTTATGTCCTCTGTTGGCTAATTTATATAATGAGAATTTAATAGATATTCAAATAAGAAAAGTTAAAAAACAACTTAAAACTGAGATTGACAATAGAAGAGATTTAATGACAAACGCATTACAAAACTTTTCAAATGAAATATCTACCAACGAAATAGAGTTAATTAGTTTAATTGACAAAATTAATTTTATTTCTAATGGGCATGATGGATTTATTAAGAAAACTTTTTCTACCGTAGTTTATAATTTATCGGGAACAACAAAAGTTACACCACCAACATTACCTGGAGTTATCGATACGTTACAGGAACTAGTCTTAGATTCATATTTAGTAAAAGATGACATGAATACATTTTATGGGAAACTTTCAGAATATTCTTTGATACCAACAGGTGACGATGTCTACAGTAGTAATAACACTCAAAACACATACTTACCAAGTAACAATCCGTGGGATAACAGATTTTTCATATTATTTGGTAAACCAATTATAGATAACCCAGATAAATTTATAGACGACTTAATTAATAAGGCTATTCCTAATGCGAACCAAGAAGATAAAAATAATTGGTTTTTATTCTTACTTACAAATGTAAAACAAACACCTAACGGATTACAAAATGTTTATTTAGCATCTATGGTTACGGTTAATGGTAAAATTGAAAAATTCAGAACCGAATACTTTAATTCTATATTTACTAATTATTTACCTTATAATAAGGATAAAGAAAGATTGATGTGGTATCAATCACAAGTACCTGCTAATTCTACCGATAGTAGAGATTTGTCAGACATATACAAATCAGTTAACAGCGGAGGTGATTACTTTAACTTAAAAAAGAAATTTAAATAATGGATTACTACAATAGATATAAAGATTTTTTGATAAATGGTAAACAAACCGTTGTACCATTCCTTACTATACCCTCAAGGGTAACCGACCAACAATATCTTTATAGAACAGGTAAAAGTCGTTTAGATAAAATTAGTTTTGAAAAATACGGAACACCTTATTTTGGTTGGTTAATATTAGCAGCTAACCCTATGTATGGTGGATTAGAACAAAATATTCCAGACGGGACGATTTTAATAATACCGTTCCCATTAACTGCAGCACTTCAAGACTACAAATCTTCTTTAGATACTCATATATTCTATTATGGCCGTTAGACAAAAACAAAATAAAAAAATTTATATTGAGACAGATTACGATAATATCGTTGTTGTAAACCCAAATGAAGTATACACTCCTGACGGTAATAAAGAAGAACGCTTAGTTGACCATGAAGATTTGGTGTATTATGCAAATTTAGAAACTTTTATAATCCCAAGAACCAAATTAGCGGTAGGTGAAAATTTTGACTCACCTGTTGTGAACACAACTATTGCAACCATGTTTGCTGGTGATGATGCATTAAAAGTTAACTTTTTAAAACCAAAAGGCAAAACAGAATTTGACACAAGTTGGTCTAATCAATTAACGGGTGAAGGTTCAAGACAAGGTATGGCATCAAACCAAACAACTGAAAGGGTTGTTAGTTTTGAAGGAAGACAATCTTTTAGAAGGGGAGTTAAAAATAATGAAGACACCCAACTTTTAGGAATGAAATCTATAAAAGTGAACGTAAAAGGAACAGGTGTCCCTGAAGTCAATATTGAACTTGTTGACATTCAAGGTAGGTCGTTATTTGAGCAAGGTGAAAATTCATTATATTCTGCGTTTTTTAATTTTCCATACCCTTTATTTTATCTTACTCTTAAAGGTTATTATGGTAAGGCGGTTAGATATCGACTATCATTAATGTCTTTTAATGCGTCATTTGATGCGGATACTGGAAATTACAACATATCCTTAAAATTGATTGGTAAATTTACCGCTCTTTTATTTGATACTCCACTTTCATATGCTATTACGGCACCTAAAATGTATAACACACAAATTACGGTAACCGAACCTAATGGTAATAAAAGTTATTTTAACACATATAAAGGAAGACAAAAACTTAAAGAAGTCTATGACACGTATAAAAGAAAAGGATTACTACCTTCTGACTTCCCCGTGTTATCTATTGAAGATTTTATTTACAGAGTTGAAAATTATAAAACAGGACTAAAAAATGATTTAACAAAACAAGAAGATTTTACAAAATTAAATGATTTGCAAGATTTTGCAGATAACTTAAATAAGTTAAAAACTGAGGTTTTTGAATATGCAATCAACCAATACTTGGATAGAAATAGTTACTATGTGGTAGGACAAGAAATTTATTATCCATTTAAAAAAGACATCACCTTCCAATCAAGAGAAGATTTTAAAACTAAAATTAAAGATAGAATACAAAAATACGTTTCGTATTTGAAAGAAAACGCATCTTTTGGTGAAGGTAAAGATGCTGAGTATCAAATTAACATCACAATAAAAAATGAAAAGGATGTTATAAGAAAATTAGATTTTACAACTTGGTCAGATAATCAAGAAAATGTTAGAAACACCTATCAATCTAGATATAATAGACCATTAGCGTCTGACGACACACAAGGGTATGAAAAATTTATAATCGATGAAAGAGCCACAGCTATTTTAGATACTAAGGTTTTAAATGAGAAGTTAGAGTGGGTTGAAGATACTCCCGATTATTTTGTTTTTGGTGATAAAATTATTTCAGATGGAACCTATATTAAAAATTCATACTTAGATAAATTAGACACTATGTTTAGTAGTTTAGAAGCTAAACAAAAAATTATAGAAGATAGGTTAACTAAGTTTTATGCACAACAACAATTAAAACAACCAACTAAAGGTGGAGGAGGTCTCGGATTTTCTCCAACTATTAGAAACATTTTTGCTATTATTATGGCAGGTGCTGACGCGTTCTATAGATTGATGGAAGATAATCACCAAGAGGCTTGGAACGTTAGAACAGAAAAAGATAGATTACTTGCGGTAATACCTGCAGAAAAAAACTTTTCAGTTGATGCGATAAAAAGTATTCAAAAATCTAGTGGTGAACTTAATGACGATAACGTAGTTTATCCATGGCCATTATATTTTACATTAGAAAAACAACAGAATGGTTCTGATTTGTATACTATACAATATCCTGGTGATGCTAAATTTATAAGACAAACTAAAGCATACGATTATAGAATTTGGCCTGAGGTTGGATTCACAGAAGCGTTTATCAAAGCATCTTTAGAAAAGGAAAAACCTGAATCAAATTATTCTTATGATAATCCTACAGACGTAACTAAATATGTTTCTTGTAATGCGTTAGAGTTCCCATTTAAAACCGCACCATATCAAGATTTAAATGCAATTAAAATATTCTATGAAATATTTGAAAGAACATATTTGAGTTCTCACTATGGTAATTTACCTACACAACCAACAACTAAGAATCAAGTAGATAAATTTTATGGTGATATTGAAAGTTTAAACTTAAGTTTGATTGCTCCTGAAGATATTACACTTAATCAAAATCTTCGCAACTTTAAGTTTGATATGCAAAAACTTATTGACTACATGAAAAAAATATCAAATGATGGTCAAGGACAAAGTTGGCAAACATACATTAGGGATATTTTTACTACGGAGTATATTCAAAATTTATTAAAAAACATTAATGAAATATATTCAATCAATACATTAGAAAACAACTCTACTCAAGTATCTGCGGATTTACCTTTGATTACTAATATGAGGGAGTTTTTAAATGATACATCTACTTCTGCAAAAAATACTTTAGATACTTATCCATTTACTGATGTGGATTGGTTGAAGAAAAATATGTCAAACGGAGATAACATTGGCGCTTATGAAGATTTTAATAACACAACTAAAAGTTATGTTTATTTAGAAAACAAAAAAACAATCGCAAGAACAGACTCTAAAGACAACAATACAAATTTAAAACTTTTTACAAGTAAAACGGTTTTTGAAAATGGAACTCAAGTGAGTTTTACTAATTCAAATAATCCTGATTTGTTGATAAACTCTTCAGGTACGTTGAAAGATTATTTCACAAATAGAAAAGAAAAAGATTTATACCTTACAGAATCTTATGTTGACTACGGTTCAGATTATAGTGGTAATGTTAAAACATCATTTCAAACAACATCACTACTTAATACGCCTTATTTTATTAATGCGTTAACGACCGGTGTAAAAAACAGAAAAATTAATAAACCAAATCCATATACGGCATTAGGTTATTTGTTTTTAAATTCATTACCTCTCATCACAACGAAGGAAAAAATTAAAAATTTTAATGGGACCGTTGCGACCGATTTAGATTATTTAGCCGCGACCTTTAATAAGTTCTCCGCAATACATCAGGTCCCATATGCTTGGGTTTTAAAATATGGTTCAATTTGGCATAGATATAAAAACTATGTGAATAACAAAGTTGATATATTAGATGATGTTTGGAAAGATTTTGATTATAAAAATGCTTACGACCCTATAAGTGGTAATTCATATACACCATATACAATTTTAAATTATAGCGGTAACCCTCAACAAATCACATTACAAGGATTTAATTTTATTGGTACGTTCCCTAACATATCGGGAATAATGAATATTTTCAATACTGGATTTTACCCACAAGTTGTTAATTCAGTGGAATACTACCTTAATGGTAAAGATTTATTCACAGGTTATACTGCCACTGATTTTTCAGATGTATATAAAAATAAAGGATTTAGAATAGGATTTACAAATAAGTCAGCATCTAATTTCCCTGACGTAGATACACAAAGTGGATTTACAACTTCATTGATAAAAACAAATGCGTATGTCTATAGAGTTGATACCAGTACCCAAGCACCTGGTAAAAAAATAATAGCATATCCATCTATGGGTGGAGTTCCTTTTGACCAAGCAATATACGAATGTCTTGATGAGAATAACAACATGACTAAAAATCTAGTTGACAACAATGCAATGTTTAATGGTACGGTTAGAACCTTATGGGGTGTATCTAATTTTGGTTACTTTGACACGACCCTAATTAAAAAACCAAAACCAACAGAATACATTAAAGTAATAAAGACAAACACAGACACTCAAAATGATTTTGATTTAACTAATAACCAATCAAGTTATTCGTCTATAGAGGAAATCTTTAATTTGTTCGATGTAGATTTGTTAGATAAAATGGAGGCTAAGTTTTTAACTTTCTGTAATCCAAACCCATCTGCAAATGATTTATTATTAAATGATGAGAATATAAAAACGACTTACACTAGTACAGGTGGATTAACAAATGCTAATTTGAAATTATTGAAAAATCAAATTGGAAGTATATTCACTTTTAATACTTGGGGATTTGACGGAACCAACGAAGAAAATGATAGTAATTCAATTATCGATGACCAAAAAAATTCAGTCTATACTTCCCTAAATGAATTTTTAAATTTTGACTGCGTTATTAAAATAGGTAACCCAACACAATTTGATAGAAAACTTTTTGATTCATTTAGTAATCTAACATTACTACAAACGGTAGATAAATTAGAATTTGATAGGTATAAATCCGGTCAACTACCTGGTGACACTTCACCGGTAACGTTAACAGAAAGTTTAAGTAATAATTCAGAAGCGTGGAAAGCGTTAAGAAAATATGTAGGGTTTTCATCTATTAGTGGAATTGATTATCAAAATCAAGTTGATAGTGCATTTCCATCAGTAAGTGGGATTACAAACACATCTACACAATCCGTTGAGTTACAATTAATAGGAACGTTTTCATCACCATTTCCCGTAAATTCAGGAACAACTGAAATCATCAATGTTCAAAAAACAGATGGAACGTACCAAGTCTTCAAAATAATCGGAGAAGCGAACCCACAAGATATAGTAAATAAAGTTCAAACAATAAGTTTTTACCAACCATTTTCTAACATCGAAGATAGTACAAACATGGTCCCATCTTCTACGGTAAATAACTTTACAACGAACTATCAATATATTTCGACAATTCAAGATGTATCACCTGGTGAATATCAGATGGTTGTGACATACTTACCAAATTTGTTACAGATAACACCAATTAAATTAATTGCTTCTGTATCAACATATCCTGGTAATCAAACTACAACACCTTTTATTACCACACCTTTACAAATACCACAACCATTCCCAAATTCAGATAAATCATATGTGTCTGATTTCTTTTTTGATAATGATATAAGTTTCACAAAAGAAAACGTGGAAATTCTTTATCCTTTGATAAGACTCTATGTTGAACAAAAAAGACAAGACAACGATTTTAACAAAACTAAATTTACTACATATATCAATGATTTCTTACTTGATAGATATAATCTTCAAGATAACATGGTCACTGAGATGTTTAGTAACTTAAATAAGATTTTAAAAAATATTGAAGTAGATATAGGTCTTCCTAAAACCGCTATGAATGGAGATGCAACAAAACTTTCAACATACAACACATTAAAAGGTTTTAACGATAAATGGATTGCTGGTTCTGATTTAAAAACAAATACATTGTTTGAGGACTTTTTATTTATGGACAGGGCGAATAGCGATTTAGGTGATAGTTTTATTTTGGATGTGGATAAAGTAGTTAGTAGACTTTCAATTGATACTAATCAAAACCAAAGTTTAATGTCCTTAATTAGTTCTATTTTGGAGGATAATTATTTCATTTTCATGGCTATGCCGGCTTATATTAATTTTTACGGTATACAACAAGCGTTAAAAGATGGACAACCATTAAAAGATAGTGAGATAGGTAATAGTTTGTTTGGAACATATTTAGAAGTCGATTACACAAAATCAAGTCCTAAATTTTTATGTTTATATATTGGTAACCCTTCTGAATATCCAAAACCAAAAGAAAATACATTTAATAGATTTGGTGATGATAGTTTTGATTTAAGAGTACCTGACAATCCTTTAAGGGTATCAAACACTAATACAAATTACTCTTTGAGTAATCGAGTTGTTGGTTTCGCGGTTGATTTTGGAATAAGAAATCAAAACATATTTAAAAGTTTAAGTTTAGATATGTCTGAAATGAAAAACACTTCAGAATCATTCCAAGTTTATGCTGATATGGGTAGTTCAGTTGCGGGTGATAAAGTTGGACAACAATCGCAATCACTTTATAGTATTTACAAGTCAAGGTCATATGCTTGCGGTGTATCATCTATGGGTAACGCAATGATACAACCAACTATGTATTTTATTTTAAGACACGTCCCAATGTTCTACGGACCTTATTGGATTACGGAAGTTAATCACAACGTTTCAGAAAGAGGGTTTGACACAGATTTCAAAGGGACAAGAATACCTAAGTACGCTTTACCAAAAATTGATAACTTATTAGCGTCAGTTAATAAAGATGTATTAAGTAAAATCAAAGAGATTGCCTCTAAAGATAGAAAACCAAAATCACAAGAAAGAATTGATGAAGAAAAATTATTAAGTACAAACCCTACTTTAACCACATTAGTTGGCTCTGATACTAAGTGTCAAGACAATATACCTAATGAATACAAATCAATTCCTTTTGAAGATTTAATTCAGACAACGTTTACTACAGGTGATATATATCCTCGCATAAAACAAGCAACAACCGATACAAAAATGAGAGCGTTAATATGGGGTATAGCTCAAATAATGAGTGGAACGTCACAAAATAACGGAGTATATAATTGTATTAATAATAACCCTTTTGAAATTAACACAAACACAATACATAAAGGAAATCTTAATTCCTACATAAAAAAACAATCATGTGTTCAAATATCAAATAATTCTGTAAGATTAGTCAAGTTTGACGATTTATCTGAGTCAATTAATTTCATGGTATCATTTATGAATCAAGTAATAAACAATGTGGAACCACTTAAAGCATTAAATACAGACACCAACGAAGATAGAAGTTATGGTAAATCACTTTTCCAATTGGCGTACACTACTTGGTTAACACCATTAGCGTTTAGTAATGAACTTGATGCTGCAGGAATTAAACAAGCAACACTAAATGAATTTTCTGGTTCAAATGGTAGTGAAAAAGTTTACAACATATTTGTTGAAGTTTTTACTCGAGCTTATGAGTATTTTAAACAAAACCCGAACTAGGATATATTTATATAATAAAAATATTATGAATAATATGAAAGCACTATTAGATGATTATTTAAAAAAAGATACAAGAGTTACTCAAAAAGATGCCGGTAACGGATATCAAGAAGTTTGTGACTTAGATACAGGTGATTGTTATACTATCAGAATGAAAGATGGTTTAATTGAAAGAGTGGATAATACCATGAAAACAAATAGAACATTAAAAGTTGAAACACCACAAGGAGTTAAGACATTATTAAACGGTTAAAAAATAACTAATGAGCATAGAAAGAAAAATCTTAGAAGAATTAAAACGTTTTAATCAAATTAATTCTTACATCCTTAATGAGCAACCGGAACCACCTGTTGGTGATTTACCACCGGCAACTGATGACGCGGCGGCACCAGCACCTGATGCTGCGACGACACCTGATGCAGCACCTACGGACACAGATGCTCCTGATGCCGCGGCACCTGCACCTGAAGCAGGAGGTGAAACAATACCTGAACCTGTGGATATTGAAAATGACCCAGATGTAGAAGAAGTTGGTGCTGAAGAAAAAACTGAAGGTGATGAAGAATCTGAAGAAATTGATATTACAGACCTTGTAACTTCACAACAAGAAATTCAAGCAAAACAAGATGAGTTTATGGATGGTATGTTTTCTAAATTAGATGATTTAGCATCAAAATTAGAAAATATGGACCAAATCATGAATAAGATAAATGATTTAGAAAGTAAGTTCGAAAAATACAGAGCTAAAACACCTGAAGAAAAGTTAGAACTTAGAAGTTTAGATTCATACCCATATAACCAAAAACTTACAGACTTTTTTGATGACAAAAAAGATGAAATGGAAGAAACAGGAAAAAATGAATATGTCTTAACTTCAGACGAAGTTGAAAATTTTTCACCTAATGAAGTGAAAAAAACATTTAATATTTACGACAACGAATAGTAAAAAAATTCAAAATATACAATAGTATTTATACTAAAAATAAGGGGAGTCATCCCCTTTTTTTATTTGACAAACTTGAATATTCACTTATATTTGTTATAGATAAAAGAGTAATAATTAAAAATTTATTTATGGCAAATTCAGTATTAGATTCAGTACTTGCACAGTACGAAAAAAACGCGACCACCTCAAGTTCGCAAAGACAAAACATCTCACAAGAAGACAGATTGAAAAAGTATTTTTCAGCAATTCTTCAAAAGAATGAAAAATCCGCATCACGTAGAGTTCGTATCTTACCTACAAAAGATGGTTCATCACCATTTGTTGAAGTGTGGTATCATGAAATCCAAGTAAACGGACAATGGGTAAAGTTGTATGACCCTGACAAAAATGACAACGAACGTTCACCATTGACTGAAGTTTATAATGAACTTATCTCAACGGGTAAAAAAGAAGATAAAGATTTAGCATCTCAATATCGTTCACGTTTATTTTACATTGTAAAAGTAATTGACCGTGACAACGAACAAGATGGTGTTAAGTTTTGGAGATTCAAACACAACTACAAACAGGAAGGTGTATTAGATAAAATCTTACCTATTTGGAAAGCTAAAGGTGATGTTACAGATGCTGAAAAAGGTCGTGATTTAATCATTGAACTTACAAAGGCAAAAACACCACAAGGAAAAGAGTATACGGTTATTCAAACAATTATGTACGATGACCCACAACCACTTCACGAAGACAAAGAAATCATGGAAGGATGGTTACAAGATGAACTTACATGGAATGATGTTTATTCAAAAAAACCTGTAGAATATTTAGAGGCAGTTGCAGTTGGAGAAACACCGATGTGGTCATCTGAACTTAAAAAGTATGTTTACGGTGAAGAGGCTGAAATTTCACTTGGAGGTTCAAAAAAAGAAACACCAGCGCCTGCTGACCCACAAGCGGACGAAGAGCCGGCAGAGGATTTACCATTCTAAATTAATTAAGCTTGGACATTTACTTAGACATAGTGTCCAAGCTTTTTTTATTAACTAATTAAAACAAAAAAATGAAACCAATTATTGCAGAAAAATTGAAAGATGCTTTAATCAAAAAGTATGAAGCACAAATTGCAGATGCCGAAGCTCGTTTATATGTTTATTTTACAAACTCTGTTGGTATTGGAGAACATCCACAACACACAGAAGAAATGGACATTTTGGTTGGACAACTTACCGACGCAAAAGATAAGTTAGAAACCATTACAGAATTTAAATTATACGAATTGTAATATGGCTATTAAGAAAAACGATTTCGGTTCATTAAAGAAAAAATTCTCCACATCGGCGAAGTATAAACCACAAAGATTTTTTGATTTGGGTTCTGACTTCTTGGATGCGGTTGGTTTACCAGGTCCTGCTATTGGACACCTTAATATGTTGTTAGGACACTCTGACACTGGAAAGACAACTGCTCTTGTTAAAACCGCAGTTGACGCTCAAAAGAAAGAGATTCTACCCGTGTTCATTATTACTGAACAGAAGTGGAGTTTCGAACACGCAAAGTTGATGGGATTCCAATGTGAAGAAGTTGTGGACGAAGAAACAGGTGAACTTGATTGGGACGGGTTCTTTATCTTCAACAACAACTTTGAGTACATCGAACAAATTACAGACTACATCAATAGTTTGTTAGATGCACAAGAAAAAGGTGAATTAGATTATTCATTATGTTTCTTGTGGGATTCAGTTGGGTCTGTTCCTTGTAAGATGACTTATGAAGGTAAAGGTGGTAAACAACATAACGCAAGTGTTTTGGCTGACAAAATCGGTATGGGTATCAACCAAAGAATTTCAGGTTCACGTAAATCCGATTCTAAGTTTGAAAATACACTTATCATTGTAAATCAGCCTTGGGTTGAATTACCTGATAACCCATTCGGTCAACCTAAAATCAAGGCAAAAGGTGGTGAGGCTATTTGGTTAAACTCATCATTGGTGTTCTTGTTCGGAAATCAAAAAGGTGCAGGTACAACTAAAATTACCGCAACCAAAGACAAACGAACGGTAAAGTTTGCCACAAGAACAAAAGTATCCGTTATGAAAAACCACATCAACGGACTTGGGTTTGAGGATGGTAGAATTATTGTGACACCACATGGGTTCTTACCGGGTAAAGACACAGCAGAGGAGAAGGCTTCCGTAGAAAAGTATAAAAAAGAATATGCTGAGTATTGGAAGGAAATAATCGGAGTTGATGGTGACTTTGATTTGAAAGCAGAAAAGGAAGAAGTAGAGTAGTAACAATTAAAAAACAGAAAAGTGACAAAAACCTTATTGGTTGATGGGAACAATTTAATTAAAATTGGTTTTCATGGGGTGAAAGATTACTTTCACAACGGACAACATATCGGTGCTATTTGGCACTTTTTGAATACTTTAAGAAAGTTCTTAGAAGAAAACAACTATAACAAAGTTGTGGTATTTTGGGATAGTGACACAAACTCATCACAGAGAAGGTTAATATACCCTAAATACAAATTGAATCGTAAGGGCCTTTCAAACGAGTACAAACAAGAATCATACGATGGACAAAAACAACGTGTCAAACAATATCTTGAGGAGATGTTTGTAAGACAAGTTGAAGTAGAGCATTCTGAGGCTGATGATTTAATCGCTTACTATTGTAAAATTTCCGAAGATGAGAATAAAACTATATTCTCAAGTGATAGAGACCTTACACAGCTTATATCTGAAAAGGTTTCTATCTATTCACCATCCGCAAAAAGATATTATAAGAATGGGGATACAATCAAAATGAGTGATTTTGAAGTTCCCCATTATAATGTCAAAACAATCAAAATTCTTACCGGTGATAGTTCGGACAATATCGATGGTATTTTCTATTTAGGTGAAAAAACATTGTTTAAGTTTTTTCCCGAGATACTTGAAAAACCTGTCGATTATACCGACATTCTATCTAAGGGGGAAGAACTTCTTAAAGAAAATAAAGACAATAAATCATTACAAAATCTTTTGTCAGGAAAAACAAAAGAAGGTATCTTTGGTGACGAGTATTATGAAATCAATAAAAAACTTATTGATTTGAGTAATCCTTTAATCACACAAGAAGGAATAGATTTAGTTGAGTCATACTACTCAGAATCATTAGACCCAGATGGGAGAGGTTACAAGAACCTTATTCGAATGATGATGGAAGATGGTTTATTTAAATACCTACCTAAAGTAGATGATGGTTGGATTTATTTTTTGAAACCATTTTTAAAGTTAACAAGAAAAGAAAAGTCAAAATTCAAAAACAAAAAGTAAAATTATGAAAGAACAAAACGACGTAACAAAAGTTGAATTTCTTATCACACTAAATGACAATTTCGTGGTTCAGAGATTTTTTAACGTTAAAGGGTATAACCCAAGAACCAAAAATAGTGTTGAGTTAATGAACTACATGTTTGGTTTAAGAGATGATTTGAAAACACAACTCCGTAACAAATGTGCGGTTTATATGTTGGAAAATAGATTTCAAATCGAAGAGGATGCGAGTGTACTCGACACGTCAAATACAGATGGACCTGAAAGATTTAATATCATTTTAAAAATAGGAAATGAGACAATTTGTCACTATGTGATTGACGCTAAATTATACCCACCAAAGGTAAGATATACGCTGGATGTAAGACCATCAATAAAAAACATATTGAAGAACCTTACTGACATTTTTTCAGCTAAAAATTTATCTTACAACTATATGAATTATTCGTTAGTCTAATCATATTTATCATATACAACAATAAAAAAAATCAAAAAATATGTCAGATAAAAAAAGTTTTGGATACCTTGGGAACACATTTCAAATTCAATTATTGAATAACATTATATTATATAAAGATTTCTCAAATTCCATTCTTGAAGTTATCGACCCACACTATTTTGACAACCAATATTTTAGAATTATTTGTCAAATGATTAAGGAATATTATTCCAAATACGAACACACACCAACGTTTGATACTTTAGAACAATTAACAAAATCAGAGGTTTCATCACCAATGGCACAAAAAAGTATTTTGGACACTTTAGACCAAGTAAAAAACGTGTCAGATGAAGGTTCAATCTTTGTTCAAGAAAAATCACTAAAGTTCTGTAAACAACAGGAGTTACAAAAAGTAATGACTAAAGCTCAATCAATTATCGATAAAGGTGATTTTGAAAGTTATGACCACCTTGAAGAAATGGTAAGAGGAGCATTACAAGTTGGTGAAGTGGATAAAGGAACCACAGATGTGTTTTTTAATTTGGATGAGGTATTGGATGACGACTATAGACACCCAATTCCAATTGGAATTCCTGGTATTGACAATCTTCTTCGTGGAGGTTTGGCAAAAGGAGAAATTGGTGTTATCTTAGCACCAACAGGTGTAGGTAAGTCTACCTTTACTACAAAAATCGCTAACCACGCATTTAACTTAGGGTATAATGTTTTACAAGTATTTTTTGAGGACAACCCAAAAATTATACAAAGAAAACACATCACACTTTGGACAGGAATGCACCCTGACGATTTAACTGAAAACAGAGATGATGTAGTAGAAAAAGTTAGACACATTCAGTCAACTATGAAAAATAAGTTGATATTGAAAAAACTACCATCTGATACCGTGACAATGAACCAAATAAAAAACCAAATCAGAAAAATGATAGCCGAAGGAACAAAAATCGACGTTATCATTTTAGACTACATCGATTGTGTGGTTCCTGATAAAATGTTAGGTGATGAGTGGAAAAGTGAAGGTTCAGTAATGAGAGCATTTGAAGCCATGTGTCATGAGTTAGATATTGCTGGTTGGACTGCAACTCAAGGGAATAGAAACTCTATTTCATCTGAGGTGGTTACAACTGACCAAATGGGTGGGTCAATTAAAAAAGCACAAGTGGGTCACGTAATTATTACGGTTGCTAAAAGTTTACAACAAAAAGAAATGAATTTAGCAACTATAGCAATTACTAAATCAAGAATTGGAAAAGATGGGATTGTCTTTGAAAACTGCAAGTTTGATAATGCAATGTTAGATATTGACACAGAACAAAGTGTTACGTTCTTAGGATTAGAAGAACAAAAAGAAGAAAAAAATAGAAATAGAGTTCGAGAGCTTTTAGAAAAGAAAAAGCAAAAAGAACAACAATCACAAAATAATTAATTTAAATTTTATTATGGAAAAAATATTAACAGAAAATCCTGGTCGGTTCGTCATCTTCCCAATTGAACACAATGATATTTGGGAATTTTACAAACAACACCAAGCTGCATTTTGGACGGCAGAAGAAATTGACTTAACCAATGACATCAGAGATTGGGAATCGCTTACCGAAAATGAACAATATTTTGTTAAAAATGTTTTATCATTTTTTGCGGCGTCTGATGGTATTGTGAATGAGAATCTAGCAGAAAACTTCTATAGAGAAGTTCAGTATCCTGAAGCTAAATTCTTTTACGGAATGCAATTAGCGATGGAAAACATTCACTCACTTATGTATTCATTGTTGATAGATACATACATTAGTAATCCGAAAGAAAAAGACGAATGTTTCAATGCGATTGATAGGTTACCTGCGGTACAAAAGAAAGCTAAGTGGGCATTAGAATGGATTGAAAACGCATCATTCGCAGAAAGATTAGTTGCATTTGCTGCGGTTGAAGGTATATTCTTTTCAGGTTCATTCTGTTCAATTTTTTGGTTAAAGTCACGTGGAATAATGCAAGGGTTGTGTAATGCAAACTCACTTATCTTTAAAGATGAAAATCTACATTGTGATTTTGCAATTCACTTATTGAATAATCACGTAGAAAAAAGACCATCAGAAAAAAGAATAAAAGAAATTATTTTGTCAGCATTAGAAATTGAAAAGGAGTTCATTACAGAATCTTTACCTGTTTCCTTAATTGGGATGAACTCTAATTTAATGAAACAATATTTAGAGTTTGTTGTTGATGGATTACTTGTAAAACTTGGATGTTCTAAAGAATTTAATGTTGAACAACCTTTCAAATTTATGGAACAAATCGCAGTTGAAACTAAAGGAAATTTCTTTGAATCAAGAACGGTTGAATACCAAAAGGCAAAGTTAAACGAAACCATAACATTCACAGACGATTTTTAAATTATAAACTATGTCATTAAAAATTAATAAAAGAGGTGGGGAGACAGCATCATTTAACCCACAAAAAATTTACAATAGAGTAAAAAGAGCAGCTAAAAGTCTTAGCGTAAACTCCGATGAAATATTCATTAAAGTTATCACATCGGTACCAACTGAAGGTGAGATTACCACAAAAGAGTTAGATAAGTTAATTTATGAAATTGCCGCATCATATACCGGCAGTCATCACGATTATTCAAGATTGGCGTCTTCAGTTGCGATTTCTTCATATCATAAAGAGACAAATGATAGTTTTTCACAAACAATGATGATGTTGTATGAAGACGGAGTCATTAATGAAAAATTAATTGAAACTATTAAAGAGTACGGTGAAGACACTATCGATGCAGTAATCAATCACGATAATGATTACAATTTTGATTATTTTGCTTGGCGTTCACTACAAGAAATGTACTTGTTAAAAAGACCAAACGGTCAAGTAGTTGAAAGACCACAACATATGTATATGAGAGTTGCGTTGTGGGTAACCGATTCTTTTGAAGCTGCCGCTGAGTACTATAAATCATTATCCAGTCAACTTATATCAAAGGCAACTCCAATAATGATTAATGCAGGTACTAAAGTTCCTCAATTAGCGTCTTGTGTTTTACATTATAATAATTCTGATTCGAGAGAAGGATTACTTGGAACACTTAATGATATATCGACTTTCTCATCTGACGCTGCTGGTATAGGACTATCTATGTCTAATATTCGTAGTAAAGAAAGTAGAATTTCATCTTCAGGTGGTTATGCTGGTGGTTTGTTAAAATACTTAAAAATTGTTAACGAATCCTTACGTTATTTTAACCAACAAGGGAGAAGACCAGGAAGTGCTGCAATTTATATTGAACCATGGCATAAAGATATTTTTGATTTATTAGATATTAAAAAGAATACGGGGGCTGAAGAACTTAGAGCACGTGATTTGTTTACTGCGATATGGATACCAGACAATTTCATGAGAGCGGTTAAAAACAACTCAAGTTGGTATTTGTTCTGTCCTAATGATATTGTTAAAGCAGGTCTTAAACCATTACAAGAATGTTATGGTGAAGAGTATGAAGAAATGTACAATAGAGCCGTTCAAATGGGATTAGGTAAAAAAGTTTCAGCTCAAACAATTTGGACCAAAATTATCGAATCTCAAGTTGAGACAGGAGTTCCTTATCTATGTTCTAAAGATAGTGCTAACAAAAAGACAAATCACCAAAATATCGGTGTCATCAAACAATCAAACTTATGTAATGAGATTTACCAATATACTGATGAAGAGACCACAGCGATATGTACTTTATCGTCTATGGTTCTTAAAAACTTTGTAGAAAGTGGTAAGTTTAATTTTGAATTACTTTTTACTGAAGTTAGAAAAGTTGTAAGAGCACTTAATAAAGTTGTAGACATCAATAACTACTCAACGGAAAAAGGTAGAAAAGGTGGATTAGAACAAAGAGCAATTGCTATCGGTACACAAGGTTTAGCCGACGTATTTTATTTAATGGATTACATTTTTACTTCTGAAGAAGCAAAAAAATTAAATAAAGACATCTTTGAAACTATCTATTACGCAGCGGTATTTGAAAGTAACCAATTGTGTAAAGAAGGTAAGTACCAACCATATAAGTTCTTTAAAGACTCACCTATGTCAAAAGGTATTTTCCAATATGATATGTGGGGACTAAATGAAGGAAACCTTTCAGGAATGTGGGATTGGGACAAATTAAAAGAAAACGTAAAAGAATATGGTATTTGTAATTCCTTATTTACCGCACAAATGCCTGTGGCATCATCAGCTAAAATTACAGGTTCATTTGAAATGACAGAACCAGCACACTCAGCATTATTTAATCGTCGTGTTGTTGGTGGTGAAATTATGATTGTAAACAAATATCTAATTAATGACTTTGAGAAGATAGGTATTTGGTGTGAAGATTTGAAAAATGAAATTATATTAAATGAAGGTTCCATTCAAAATATAAATTTCAATAACTACTTAGATAGTGAAGATAAAAACTATAATAAGAAAGTTAAAAGAATTGAACACCTCATCCCTAAATACAAAACTATTTGGGAAATTTCACAAAAACAATTAATCGATATGGCGGCAGATAGAGCCCCATTCATCGACCAATCACAATCCATGAATATCTATATGGGTAACCCAACTCTATCAAAGATTACTTCATCCCACTTCCACGCATGGGAAAAAGGATTAAAAACTCTTTGTTATTATGTTAGAACTAAAGCGATTTCAACGGGAGCTAAACACTTGGCGTTAGATATCTCTAAGAAAGAAAAACCTAAAACTAACATTGAGACACCAACCGTAGATTATTCATATATGAATTTACCACCAAAACCCGATAATTCAGATTTCGATTGTTTTGGTTGTTCTTCTTAATCACGACACTAATCCCGACACTATGTCGGGATTTTTTATTTAATAACTATTTATTGAAAATATCACGATACTATATTTATCTAATATGGCAAACGGAATAACATATGGTATACATTTCCCATTTTTACAAAGTGATAAGGGAAATTATTTAAGGTTGACTGAAACGACTGATGAAGAAATCAGAACCGACTTGGTACATTTGTTAATGACAAGGAGAGGAACAAGATATTTTTTACCCGATTTTGGAACTAGATTATATGAATATATTTTTGAACCATTAGATGGTGCTACGTTTGAAGAAATCAGAAGTGAAATACAAGAACAGGTTGATAAGTATATTCCTAATCTAACTATTAATAGTATTACGGTGGAACCTTATACTGAAAGTGGTGATGTTGCAGGTCAACTAGACTATGAATTGTTAGGTCAAGCAAGTATATACCGTATACCGGGAGCAAATACCGCTGAATACAGCGCAAAAATAAAAATTGACTACACAAATGACGCTAGAGCTTTTGGTAGTAGACAATTCGTGATAATCAACATATAAAATGGCAAACAACAAAATTAACTATACGGACAGGGACTTTGAGGCGATAAGAACTGGTTTAATAAATTATACTAAACAATATTATCCCGAGTTAATTCAAAACTTCAACGACGCATCCGTGTTTTCAGTTTTGATGGATTTAAATGCTGCGGTTGCCGATAACTTACATTATCACATAGATAGAAGTATACAAGAAACGGTATTACAATATGCACAACAAAAGTCCTCAATTTATAATATTGCAAGGACTTATGGATTAAAAATACCAGGATATAGACCTTCAGTTGCGGTTGTAGATATTTCAATTACGGTTCCACCTTTGGGTGACGCTGAAGATTATCGTTACTTAGGAATTTTAAGAGCGGGGTCACAATTTAATGGTGGAGGAACTACTTTTGAAACCGTATACGACATTGACTTCTCAACTCAATATAACCAAGAAGGTGCTGTGAATAGAACAAAAGTTCCAACTTTTGATGCGAACAACAAGATTATTAATTATGTAATTACAAAAAGAGAAGTTGTAGTTAACGGTACAACTAAAGTATTCAAAAGAGTAATTAACGCATCTGACGTTGTCCCATTCTTTAATTTCTTTTTACCTGAAAGAAATGTATTAGGTGTAAATGCGATTATCCAACGAGATGGAACTAGTTATCCAAACGTTCCAAATTACGGAGAATTTACAACTGCTGCAGGTAAATGGTATGAAGTTGATGCTTTGGCTGAAGACACCGTTTTCATTGAAGACCCAACAAAACCTGTTGATAATGCAGGTATAAAAGTTGGTAAGTACATTAAAACGGAAAACAGATTTATTACTGAATACACACCAGAAGGTTTCTTAAAAATACAATTTGGGGGAGGAACAACAACACCTAATATACAACTAGCAAACTTTGCAAAACAAGGAATAAATTTAGATTTAGCAAATTACCAAAACAATATTGGATTAGGTTTAACGGTACAACCAAACACAACAATATTTGTTCAATATAGAACTGGTGGTGGTTTGGCGTCTAATGTTGGTGTTGGTGTAATTAATCAAGTTGGTACTATTGATTTTGCAGTCAATGGTCCATCTGATTCAATTAACTCTAACGTATTAAATTCATTAGTAGTAAACAACGTTACTGCCGCTATCGGAGGTGCTAATCCACCATCGACTGAAGAAGTGAGAAACATGGTTGCGTTTAATTTTGCTGCACAAAAAAGAGCGGTTACGGTTAACGATTATAAGTCGTTGATTGATACGATGCCTGGAAAATTTGGAGCACCTGCAAAAGTGGCAATTACAGAAAATAATAACAAAATCACAATTCAAATCCTTTCTTACGACGGAAGTGGAAAATTAACTCAAACCGTTTCCAATAACTTAAAAACAAATTTAGCAACATACCTTTCTAAGTTCAGGATGATTAATGACTACATTAGTATTGATGTTGCTAAAGTAGTTGACTTGGCTTTCGATATATATGTTGTTATTGAATCTAATGTTAATCAAGGACAAGTTATTACTGAAGTAATTAACCAAGTTTCAAATTACATGGCTCCTGAAAATAGAGAAATGGGTCAAAATGTTAACGTATCAGACGTAAGGAGATTGATACAAAATACCGCAGGTGTAATAAGTTTAAGTAAATTACAAGTATTCAATAAAGTTGGAGGTCAATATTCAACATCTGAAACATCACAAAGATATATTGACAAGACAACAAGAGAAATAGAATTAATTGACGATAATATATTTGCAGAACCAACGCAAATATATCAAGTAAGGTTTGACAATAAAGACATTAGAGTGTTTGTAAAAAATCTTACATCAGTAGATTTCACATAAGATTATTTATTTCCCAATTGTCTTACCTATTTTTTGTAAAATGGGCAAAATAACTATTTATTTTTAAAAGACGAATGACCAAAAGTTATAGGATAAGAACACAACCAGGAACAGACAAAAACATAAGAGTTAATATCAATCAAGATTTTGACTTTTTGGAAATTCTTTCACTAAAATTAAGACAAGAGGATGTTTATACTCGTTTTTGTGCTGACTATGGTGTTGTTACAGGTAGAGTCGTTGTAAACGGAGGATATGGGGTCCCAAATGCTAATGTATCAATATTTGTTCCTTTAGATAGTGTTGATGAAAATGACCCCGTCATTTCTACACTTTATCCTTATAGAAATGTAGACCAAAAAAATGAAGATGGTTATAGATATAATCTATTACCGTATAGACAAGAATATGCGGGACACACGCCAACAGGAACATTTCCCGATAAAGAAGATATTTTAACAAGAACTGAAGTATTAGAAGTATATGAGAAATACTACAAGTATACCGTAAAAACAAATGAAAGTGGTGACTTTATGATTATTGGAGCACCTCTTGGTATGCAAACTCTAACTTTAGATTTAGACCTTTCAAACATTGGTTGTTTTTCATTAAGACCTGCTGATTTGATAAGAGCGGGACTTGCAACACCTGAACAATTTAATGGAGACCAATTTAAATCATCTACAGATTTAAGTTCATTACCACAATTGGTTAACATCAGACAAGACATTGAAGTAACATCTTTTTGGGGAGAAAATGAAATTTGTAATATTGGTATCACAAGAGCTGACTTTGACCTTCGTGATTTTGGAATTGAAATTAAACCTCATGCTGTTTTCATGGGGTCATTATTTTCATCCGCAGATGAAGATTACTTAAAGACAAATTGCAAACCAGGAAAAGACACAGGTAAATTATGTGATTTAGTTAGTGCTCCTGGTTCTATATTAGCTGTTAGACAAACAATTGATTACGATACTAGTGGTAGACCTATACTTGAAAGATATAACCTACCTGATGGTGGTAAGGTAATTGACGATGAAGGGACATGGTTAGTTGAAGTCCCTATGAATTTGGATTACGTCACAACCAATGAATTTGGAGAACAAGTACTATCCAATGACCCTAATGTTGGTATACCTACAAAAGGTAAATACCGTTTTAGAATTCAATATCAAAATGAGTCAGGAATGGAGAACTCTATTATGAGGGGTGATTATTTAGTTCCTAACGTAAAAGAATGGGGATGGTCATTAAATAATGACGATGAACCAACTGATTTGAATGCTCAACTTTATTCATATGCGTTTAGTTTAGACTGGAATGATTATGGTGACGATACCACAACCATCGGTCAACAAATGATACAAGAGGCTATTGATTGTGAAGATAGGTTCTACGAATTCAATTACAACAAGGTTTATACTATTTCTAATTTTATTGATAGATGGAAATGGGGGTCAAATAGATTAAAACATTTAGGTATAAAAGATATTACAGATAGAACCTGTACCAATACGGTTAATAAATTTCCTGTAAACGATGGAGTTAGAAATTTTGACTTTTTGGTTTTTGTAATGAATTTGTTAATAACAATTTTGACACCAACATTTGTTAGTTTAATTACAATCTTACATGTATTGGCTCTTCTTTATCCTGTACTACGTGTTGTTATTAATGTTTTATTATGGTTAATTAACGGGTTAATTTATAGTATATGTGTTGTGGTGGCTGCATTATCACCTAAACTTAAAAAAGAAGATTGTAAAAAACAAAATATTCAACCACTAAGTAAGGATAATCCGTTCAAGAGAATATCACTTCCAATGATGTCATATCCTGATTGTGAAGCATGTCCTTGTGAAGATGTGGCACTTCCTGAAGATACCACAGGGTTTCAACAAACTGCTACCGTAGTTATTTCATCTAATAACTTTAGTCCACTATCTAACTTAAACTCAATTGCTTCGTTTAGTTCATACAATAGTATTTTTGCATCTAACTCGGGTAATGCTGAAAGTTTTAATAATGGAATACGACAAGCATATGCGGGATACCAATTCCAATCACTTGGAAATAATTTTGATAAATTAATAAAAACTCCAGTCACACAATGGCCAGGTCAAGGTGGTATAACAAGAACAGGTTATGATGTTCAGTTGGCTCAGTCTATGAACTTAGCAAACGTTAGACAAAGATATTTTGATGGAGAAAACCATATTAGAACAACGGTAAGAAACATTAACCCATCTACAAATTTAGTTGACCCGTCAACAACTTTCGATGATAGTGTTTTAATTTTGTTATGTGACCCAGGAACAATTACTAATTTAACACCGGCTCAACTTTTAAGTTTTACAGATTTAACAACAATTAATGACCCTAACATTTCAGGACTATCAACACCTAATCAGTTTAATACCAATAATGTAACAGGTTCAACACCATACAACCCAACGGCTTTAGTTAATAAACAAATTAATTGGATTGGTACAGGTGGTACGGTTCAAAATGGTGTTTTAAAATTAAGTATAACTGAAAACGGAAAAGAATATAAATTTAAAGCGGGTGTGGAATATTTCCAATACTTGACAGGTGGTACAATACAACAATATTCAGGAATAACAAATACGACAGGTGGATTATTAAACAAATATCTATTCCAAAAAACACAAGCATATCAATACGGTGGGGTTGCCAATATTGCACCACAAACTGATTACATTTACCCAATTAAATTTTTAGATGGATTCCAAGATTTAGAAATAGTAATCATATCAAGAGGTGTTGACCCATACACAGAAAAACAAAATATTAGATATGACCTATCTAGATTGTTTGGTTATTCGTTTGGTTCAGGACCGATAATTGAAGGTAGTTACTATCTTAACGTACCAATCAAACCAAACACAGGACCAGCAACAAGTTTTTCATTCTATCCCTGGTATACGTCTTATGTTACTCCAGAAACACATAAGGTAAACGATAATACAAATACATCACTATACCACCAACCTTATGGGTTTACCGTAGATAATACAAAATTTAGTTCATTTACTAATAACTCTTTGTATTACTATAACTCAACAGATAAAAGCCAAGCAATATCATTTAAAGCATTCAATTTTGACGTTAGAAACTTAGCATATTTTACAAATAACACGGGAACTATAGATAATAGTTCAGTAAACAATATATGCTTCCAATACAATCTAACGGCATCGACCGTAACTAGTCAAGGTAATATTGAAGGTGGTACAATTATAACATCTAATGTTCCTCAATCAGGCACCTTTGACCCTGTACAAAATACTTCACTGGAGGTAAGAGCAATGTCACCGGCTTATCACTTACAACAATTTACTAATGTCACTATGACAAATAATAATAGATTAGTTTTTAGGTCCGATAGGTTACCAACATCAACTTCAGTTCAAGTAAGTGGTAATTCTTCATATTCATTACATCTAAATGATAACTTTTCTATTTATTTGGTTGATGAAGAAGGTAATGGAGTTGTTGCACCATTTGTATCATTACAGGCAACTGACACTACTAACAACTTAGCGGATTTAACTGGTGATACTGCTAATGGCATTACTGATGCTGTTATACGTTCACTACAATGTGAAAATTTAACACTTCTTGAATGTTATAGTGGTAGTGGTACAAGTTTCGGAGTAGATGAACCGTGTGATGCTAATTTGGATAACAAAAGAGTAATGGGTGGATGTTATTATTTTGTCGATAAACCTTTGATAGTTTCAATACCTAAAGACATAAAATACTTTATAGAATGGAAAGCAAGGTTTAGAATGATGTTTGCTGCATGTAGGGGCGTATTCTCACAAGTTTTCCAAAATAATTGGGTTAATGGGACTTTATATATGTTCTCTTTTAAAAAGAAAACCATATTCAACGTTACAGGACAACCAAAAAAATATCAATTCTGTGGTAGTTATGATAGTTCATTTAGACCAGGACAAGGACCTATTTTTTATACTGAAGGAACAACTAATTCATTATTTTATAGGTCAACACCATATAATGGAACAAACTTTATCGGACAAATCCCACAAAGTAAAACTCCACTTACTAACCTTTCCCCTGTAAGTTTCAAAGGTATTAACACTAGAAACATATTTTTCCCAACAACCATAATGGATTTGGGACCAAGAGACCAATTTACAAAAGAAATATGTACTAATCCACAATTTGAAGGTTACATGTTAGAAACAATGAAATCCACATCATATAATGATACATCAGACTTACTTCAATTATTTATCATTTCAAGATTGATTAATACGAACTTTTTAGGTCAGATGTTAGGGGTTGGTGACGCATCAATTAATCGAATGTTCTCAAGAAGTGAAGACAGAATTGATGGTGATATTGCACAATTATTTAGTATTAACTCAGAATATGGTGTTGAAGGTTTCAGTGATGATGTATATGATGATGATACATTATATGTTGCCGGTTCAGGTGATGCGTTGGTTGGAGTATTCTTCACAGGTAATACCGAAAATAGAATAAAATTAACACCAGGTATAACAACTTTCTCACCAACACTTAGCAACTATTATGGTTATCCTAAAACTCAAGAAGTTCCATTTTATTTATGGAAATTAGCGTCAACAAATACAATTTTTGGTGATGATAAAAACGATTGGTCAACAGGGTTACAAGGTTCAGGATTTTATAAACAAAAATACCAAACCATGAGTTTCTACCAAGCACCTTTCTCCAACTACTTCAATAGTACGAATTATGGTAAGAAGGGTTACATTTATAATAGTAATAGTAATGGGTATAGTGCTTCATTCCCTCCGGGTCAAAATAATAGTTTCGTAGTTGGTGCCCCATATCATTTCTATTTTGGTTTAGGAAAAGGTAAGACAGCAATCAACAGATACATAACAAAATATATTTTGAATCAAGATGTCTAATGAAAATGAAATAAGAATTGTTTTGGGTTCTCAGCAATTTGCTGGTAACACGGATAAAGACATTTGGATACAACCACCATTAATTGGTGATAGAAGAACTATGGTTGAAGGTGATAGGTCATTGACACTTAACCTTGCAGACCAATTTAATACAGAAAGACAAGAAAGTAATACTTTTAGAATTTCAGGTAAAATAACAAACATATTTAATAATACGGTTTCAGGTAAAACAACATATACACCATATAGAAACATTCTTTATTATACAAATGCGATTGCAAATGCAACACTAAACACACCACCAAACCCTAATGTGCCATGGGAAGGATACCCTCAGTTTGATGAGTTTACATTTGTTAGATATTCTGCAGTTACGGGACATAGAAATTATATATCAAAAAGTGCTAGTTCATACAATTGGATGTTATATTTAACTTATCCATTCAGTAGTGATACTACACAACCAATGTCTTACAAAAGTGAGGATTTTAATGTATCCATCAATTTTACATCAGGTGACGGGATTCCTTTTGTTATTAAACCTGGTGAAATAAACGGTAAGAAGGTTGTATATTTTTATTGTGGTATAAATCATAATTTATCCGTTGGACAATGGATTGAAATAAACATACCATCGTTACCAAATGGGTTCGGAGGTAAAAAACTATTTGAAGTTTTTAGTTTGGGGGATGGTAACTATAGGTCACAAGATACGGTATTTAGTATTTTTGATTTAAAATTCCCACAAAATGAAACAACGGTAGGTAAAGTAGGAACATTCAAAAGAATATCTAATATTGTTAATAGTGCTGAGACTAAATCAATATATTATATAAGATTACACAAAGTAGTTGCAACCCATTCTGATTTTAATATCACCCAAGCTGGTTTTGAAAACATACCATTCAGTACTAAAAGTAAGGTTGAATATTCTGCACTTACACCTAATGGAGAACAAAGAGTTTCCGTTAAAGAAGGTTCAAAAACATTTAGTTTTGTTTTGAACAAAGACATTGTGATTGAAGAATATAAAGATAATAACGGAAAACCTATCACCGAGTTGTTTTTAACAACAATACAAAGAGGTTATATGGGTTGGTTTAATCCACCTGTGATGAATACATCGGGCAATCTGGTGGGTATTGATGTTGGTTGGGGGTTTAATTTTCTAAAAAACTCAGTAGACCCCTGGTGGAATCACTCATCATTAAGTAACAAAGATAATATAGTGTTAGGTTCTTACGAACAACCACAAGGTAGTGGTCAGTACTTCTATTATAATGATTTTATACCAACAGGAACCACATTAAAAGGTGATTTTTGTGAATACAATTTTGTTGAACAACAAGAATACGTACTTTCAAAAATGTATCATAAATACTCATTTAATAGTTCATATTTTTCAGACAATTCGGCTTTGAATTTACCAAGTGGATATGTTTATGAACCACACCACCCAATCACTATAAGAATTTTTAGTAATTATTTAGAGTACGGTACGAAGTCAAATACAGACAATATACCAACTTATGCGTGGTTTTCAGAATATGAACAGAATTTTGTTTGGAGAGATTTATATTCCTATGGATTTATTGATGCTGAAGGTTTAGGGGTTGATTACCCATTCACAAATGGAGCGCACTATCCATTTAAAAATGTTTTGTTTTTACAAAAACCAGTTCAAAGAACAAATCAAATTACTACAACCATCATAAACCAACCAACAAACGACGATTGTGAATAATAACTATTATAGGGTTACATTAAACCCAAACGATACTGAAATTAATATCCCTATTGAAATAAGTTTCGACATGGAAGGTAGGGAACAAGGAGTTGAACAATTTGAAACAAATGCGGTTCAAAGTTTAATTAATGGTATTGAAGATTTTGAAATAGGTAGATTTGCACATGCCGCTTGGGACAATGATGTTGATAAAACCGAAATAAATTACATCTTTAATTTTTTCAACCCTAATTTACCTACAACTTTTATTACTAACCCACCATCAATTGGAAATTGGTTAGATGATTATGAATATGCAACATTCACTAACTCAGAGATTTATTACTTCTCAAATTCATTTAAAGGGTCATTCTTTAAGTTAGACTTTTACGATAGTAAAATACAAGAGAGTCAAAAAATTCTTTTTAGTGTGATATTACCAACCCAACAAGGATTAAAAGAACCGGGTACTATTGGACCAGCCTTGAACCCTACTACGGTCATGGTTAAAAAACCAAAATATGTTTTAGATTATACAGGTGCAGATAAAGAAGGGTTCTTCTTTTATTGGTTAAAAAACCAAACCTACATTAACCAAAGCGTTTTTTACATGTCTTGCAAGTTTTTCAATGCAAAGAAAGGACAATTTGTAAGAATGATTAATGAACCACAATCAGGTTTTGTCGGTCAAACTAAGTTTAATTTTGATAAAGAAAAATATTTCTATTACAAAGTTGTGATGGATAACAATAGTTATGAATATAAGGTCTATAGAGAATCTCCATCACAAGTTAGAGTCGGTGTAGGTCAAACAGCTAATACAGCTATAACTTGGTATGAATATGTTAACCCATAATGGAGTCAGAAAAATTTAGTTTACGTATATCCCCCGAAGTATTGTCTACCGATATATTCGCGTTAGTTTATACCGCAAAAACATATTACGATTTACCATCAAACGGGGTACCAACTAACAACACACCATTTACTGCAACTACACAAAATTTTTCACTTTATTCTGGTATGACAGAAATTTTAAGTGGAGGAACAAATGGTACATCACTTTTGACGGGTCTTACTATACCTGTAATGTTTACTCAAACATATAACGATATTGGTTACTATTCAGAATTTGATGGATTAATCGCTCAAAAAGATATTATAACCAACTTTTTGGTTTCAGGTGATAGTTTATTAAACTTATTTTCAGTCACATTATTTAATACGTCAGGTGATTATACCACAAGTTATTTGGATTTCACAACATTTAGTGTTGATTGGAATGATGGTTCGGCAATACAACCATTAACAGGAACACAACAAAATCACATATACCAAAACCCTGGCAATTATGTTATTACATTATCGGGTGCAAATCCTTGGGGTGTTACGACGATTTCAAAACCAATAACTATTCCATTTATGAATGCCGGTGTTCCTAATCCAAATGGGACAATAACATTCACACCAAGTGGAGGTAGTTGGAATGGAGTTCAACTTACTCTAAATTATATCTTACCATTAGATGCTAACAATAATTTATCTTATCAGTCATCATCTAATTGGACTCAAACTCCTTTTATTGTTTCAGGATACACTAAATCTAAAATACAAGACTTAAGAAGATATGGTCCTAATCCATTTACGGTTGGATATGTTTTTACTAAAAACAACCAATTTTATGGTAAAATAGATTCAATTAATAATGGTATTACTGGTTATACAATTGAAAATATCAACTACTACGATTTACCTGATGGAAAAACATTCTATGTTGTAAGTAGTAATGGATTAACTCCAAATGATTTAGACCCAACAATAATTACTAAAAACGAACAACTATTAGATTTTGTAATGGCACCACAAATACAAACCGACATTTATGTTGAAAGAGGTAAATATAGTGCGTTCGAAGCTATTGAAAGATTAGGTGAAGTTGATAACATGGGAGACTTGGAAAGATACGGGTATGGTTTTTTCAAAATTAATATCACATAAAAAATACAGATAAACTATTTATTAAATAAAAAATGGCATTAGGAACATATGGTATTGTAAGACCTTCGGATGTATCACCAGCAGATGTTGATATCATATTACACTACACACCAAGTAGAGATGTTACGGATAATTTTCTTCTTAAAAAATTAAACTCACAAAGTGTTTTAACACCGTATTATCATAATTCAGATACAGGTGGTAATGCAGGTGTTGAAGTTTTAGGTGGATTATACAACTTAAAATTACCTGCTAGTGAATTTAATAAAAAAGGAATTTACACATTATACATTAAACCTGCCGAAATTAGAACAACAATTAACGATTGTGGGGTGTTATCGGCATTACCAAATGTTAAAGGTATTATTATCAACTTGAATGATGTACCATCACAATTTAGAAATAAATTCACAAATCAAGGTCTTGTTGGATTTAGAGTGGAATACTTAAATTCTGATGGTAGTAAAATACCTAATTTTTATAGAATAGTAACATCATCATTCTTTTGCGAACCAGTAACAACTGAACAAATTAATTCATCACAAAAGACAATAAGATATCGTTATGTTGATGGTGGAAGTGATTTAGTATTTTGTACGTTATCACCTTCATCCTCACCTACTAACAAACCAACCGCAACTCCATTCATTGGACAACCAAACCAAAAAATCATTGTAACAAATACTTTTTTCAATCCAATCACTATTGATATCCAAATGGCTGACTACGATTTAGATACAATTGCAATCGCTCTTTATGGTAATCAAAGTAAGAGTATGGAGGACGGAATTTACACTCTTTACGATAGTAATAACAATATCTATAAACAATATAACTTATTTGAGGTTAGAGATAACTTTAACGAGTTACTTTATGAAGTTAGACAAGACAGAGGTTCTAATATAGACTTCAGTAAAAACTTTACAAATATTATTACTTAATGGCGAATAAGATTTTCTTTCCACCTATTGGTACTAATACTTTCGCAGATAATCTTGTCGGAGTTCAGATTACTGATGCTGGTGGGTTAACACAAGGAAACTTCCAATTTACCACAGCAATATACGAAAAGTCAAATCGTAACTTTGATACTGGTGTATTTTCAAGTCCATATACTTTAGAAAATATTAACGTAAATAGTATTGAAGAAGCAAGAAGAATTATTGAAAAAAACTTTAAAGTTTATCCTAATTATGATTTATCTGAGATAACAAGTTTTTCATTATATGGTTCGTTAGCTAAAAGACTTTCGGCATCTGCAATTAAAATAATTAACAACTTCCCAGCGGCAATTGAAATAATTGCTTTACACCAATCAGGTCTCTTCACTGGAAGTACTGCATATAACATTACTTATAATTCAATAAACGATGAGACCACTTTTGATATGGACTCAGCGTTATTTAGAAATCCATTTGGTGTTGATTTCTCGGTGAATGCTAAAAGAAATATTGAAGTACAACCATTTCCTGTTCATCCAATAAGAGCGTTAACGACTGAGTTTGAAAACTATTCTATGTTCTTTGAAGATTTGGACAAAGAATTTCAACTAACATTTTTTGAACCAACACAAAGCTTAAGTGGTGGAACCGTAAGTGTTTCAGTAAGAGGGGACATGTTTAGTGGTACGACTGCAACAACAAGAAGTTTAATTTTAAAACCAACAAAGAGTAAAACTTTAGAAATATTTGGAGATGCGTTTGATGAGGTTGAAAAGTTTTTACTTAATCAAAATAGTTTACCAAAATACACTTCAGTATTCTCTTATCCTGAATACGATGGGACTACAGGTAAATACACATTATACAACAAGAGTATTACTTGGCCTATTAATAAGTTTTGGAATTTAGATATTACAAGTTCTGCGTTCAATCAATATTTGGATGATTTACAATTAGTTGCCGAAAGACTTGATGAATATAAAACAAACTTAATCAGTAGATTTTTAATTACAGGAGCATTCAAAGAATTTGATACGGATGACCAAAAAATTGAAAAAGTATTACAAATCTATGGTAGAAGTTTTGATGAGGTTAAAAAATTCATAGACAGCTTAGCATACATGAATTCTGTTAACTACCAAGTAGGTAACGACATACCATCACAATTATTATTCAATTTAGCACAAACTTTAGGTATTAACCCTAACATATCACCAATAACAAATGAAGGGTTCTTAGATTCAGTATTTAGTTCTAAATCACAACAAGTTTACGAGGGACAGGCAAATACTTTAACACCAACTGAACTTAATTATCAATACTATAGAAATTTGATATTAAATTCAGCTTACATGTACAAAACAAAAGGAACAAGACGTTCACTTGAGTACGTGATGAGGTTTATTGGGGCACCTGAAGCGTTAATGGAATTTAACGAAATAATTTATGTTGCTGACACTAAAATAAACGTAGATAAATTTACTGAACAATATGCAACCATTTCAGGTGGTACCAAATATGTAACGGCACCTATTTTGGATTCTGCAAATATCTTTAGTATTCAAGGTAAAACGTACACAGGTTATACAAGTAGTGGTAGAATTAAATTAGTTAACACGACGTTAGATGATTACGGTATTGATAGTGATGGATACCCTAAAAGTCCGGCACAGACAGATTCTAATTTCTTTCAAAAAGGTGCAGGTTGGTTTGAACAAACACCGAAACATAGGTCAGCTCAAATTGCAGATAATGAAAACTCATCATTAAGTGGGTCAAATCCTTATCTTATAACAAAATTACAACCTTTTAATTTTGGTCAAGATTATATGAATAGTCTTAGACAATTCCCTGATATGAACGTCGGGTATACTCTAAGACGTGTTTCTGATAATCAAAAGTCTTGGGTTGTTAATGATGTTGGAACAAGAAAAAATAACGATAATTTCAATGGAGTTGATTATTCAGTATCAAATGACAAGTTAGTTATTAACTCCAAGAATATGGAACTCTACATGAATATGGGTCAAGGTATTACATATGATATATGGGATATGTCAGTAAAATACGATTACCCTATTCCTAATTCAGGTTTAACGGCACCTTATCCATATCCTGGAAATATTGATTGGACACACATCGACCCAAAACCAAAACAAAAAACTTTCTTTGAGTTTGCTCAAAGTTTCTATAACAACTTTATTAATGTAAGAAATAGACAAACAATAAGTGATGGTAAAACGGGAGGATACCCAACATTACAATCTGTTTTTTGGAATTACTTACAATCTGAACAGACGGTAGGGATTCCATCCAATAATTTCTCTTACCAAAAAATGATTGACTACACCTTAGGTTTAGGTGATTATTGGCAACGTTTATTAGAGCAAGTAGTTCCTGGTACTTCATTGTGGTTAACAGGACAAAAAATGGAAAACTCAATATTCCATAGACAAAAATATGTTTGGAGAAGACAAAGAGGTTGTCAGATTATTCCTGTGGCTTGTATTCCATGTAAGTATATGGGACAACCATTTGCGTACGATTGTATTGACCAAACATTACAATGTACTCTTGACGGAACACCTGCTCAAATTCTACAATCACTATTGGCTAATTTATTATCACAAAGTGGATTAACTCAAAATATGTGTGATACAAATAGTATTGTATCTGAATGGTTTGTTGATTGTAGATTAGATAATCAAATACTTGTTCAAGAACAATTTTATACGGGTTATGGAATAAATGATTACCCATCCCAAACACAATTAATAAATGCAATAGATACATACTTAGTTGGGTTATATAATTACGGATTAAATTATTACTTTGCTGGTAATACCTTGATTGTAAGTAACTCGTCTTGTTATGATAATTTCTCAACAAGTACTTTATATTTAAACATAGGTTTGAATATTGATATTAATTGTACTCCACCATTAGTTACTCCAACTCCTACGCCGACCCCAACTCCTACACCAACACCAACTCCAATCTATACTGAGGTTAGTATGTATTTTGGTGCACCTGTAGCGTCACCATCTACGGTAACATTTGTATACAGAATTAATGGTGGTGCATGGATTAACATTAGTAATCAGGCGGTAGGAAACAAACCATCTACATTCCAAAACTACCAACCTTATGGTACTTCTACGGTTGTTGGTGATGTAATTGAAATGGGAGTATTGAATTCTGGTGGATTTAATATAAGATTTGGTACGGGTAATAATAGTGGTACATACACAGGATACTGTGGAATTAGTTCATACTATACTTATACTGTAGTAAGCGGTGTAAATAGTATTTACATAAACATCCAAGACACTGGTAGTGGATACGTAATATGTTAAGATAAAAAATGGCTTGTGTTTCAGGTTTAACAAATGGTGTTTATAGTTATATTGATTGTTGTGGTAATACTCAAACGGGTGTTTCCGTAGGTCAAAGTATTTGTTTAGATGAAACACTTACAGGGACATCTTTTGGTGTGTACATTGCAACAGGACAAACATGTACTGAGAATTGTAATCAAGGACCTTTAGATGTTAGTTTTTCAGTAACGGGAGTTTGTTCAGCAGCAACAGGTACCATTACATTTTACCCAACGGGTGGAATTTCACCTTATACTATCGATAATACGTTTGACCCATCAATAAGTGCTCAAACGGGAACTACACAAATAACTTTCTCAGGTTTATCAGGAGGAACTTACGTCTTCAGATTGAATGATAGTCAAGGTATTCAAAACAATGAACTTTTTATAAACGTCACAATAAGTGGATGTTTTGATGCTAAAATATATAATACAAGTGGAACTACTTGTGGGTTAGATAATGGTTATTTTGAAGTAAGTGCAGCAACCTCAGGTTCACCATATACGATACTTCTTTACAAAGATGGTGTTTATGATTCTACGGTCGGGGCTGCAACTCTACCACAACCTTTTAGTAATTTAGCGAGTGGTATATATTACGCTATTGTTGTTGATAATGCTTTAGCAACTGCATATACCGAAAACACCGTAATAAGTGCAACAACCGCAGTAGATTTTGGATTTTGGAAAGTTGATACTTCTAATTGTGATTTGAATTGGGGTAAGTTAGCAGTAACCGGCATGACAGGTACAGGACCATACACTTACTTATGGGATAATGGACAAACAACTCAAATCATTACAGGTCTTACTCAAGGGACTTATAGTTGTACGGTAACAGATAGTTTAGGGTGTCAAACAACAAAAAGTGAAACTATTGGAGTAGCACAACCTTTAGGTTTAGCTTTTCAAACGGCAGTCCAACCAAGTTGTTTTCAAAATGATGGTTCATTAACTTTCACCGTAACAGGTGGAACACTACCGTTTTATTATTCAGCAACCACAGGTTTAGTTGGTTATACGTTAGATAACGAATTTACAATCTCAGGGTTAAGTGCTGGAAATTACGATGTATTAGTAAGGGATGCGAGTTATTGTCAAACAATAGTTAGTGGTAACTTATTAACACCAGGAAGTTTTGACCTTGTTGGTGTCTCTGTTACGAACCCGGTTTGTAATATAAATGGAGGGTCTATTCAAATTAATATTGGAGGAGCTAACCAATCTTACAATTATACTTTATCGGGTCAAACTTCAGGGAGTGTTCAATCAAACGTAAGTCAAAGTCAAACATATACTTTTAGTAATTTAGTTACTGACAACTATTTGATAACAATTTCAGGTAGCGGAAGTAGTTGTGTTTACCGACAAGAAGTAAGTGTCACCTCAACACCTAAATTTAGTATAAGTGCAACTACAACAGGTTCAACTTGTGGTCAATTAAATGGAACTGCGGTCATTCAAGTAAGTACGGGTTACACATCACCTTTAGATTATATCTTAAGTAATGGTGATACATTAATCGATTCACCATTATCTGCAATTACATATACAGACTTAGCCGCGGGTTCTTACACAATAAGTGTTACTGATGCTGATGGTTGTGTAGTGACAACAGGATTTACAATATCGACTGGTGGTAGTTTAGTTACGGGATTATCTACTACAAATTGTAATGGAACAAATAATGGAACGGCAACGGTAAACATTTATGATGGTTCACCACCATTCACATATAGTTGGTCAAATGGTCAAACAGGGTCAACTGCAACAAACTTAAGTGGAGGGACATATGATGTAACAATAACAGACGCATCAGGATGTACCCAAACACAAAACTTTACAATAACATGTATTGGTAATTTGATTACATCTTATCAAACTTTCAATTTATGTACAAACACCTTTACGACAACATCAAGTAATCAAAGAGGTTTAATTGAAATGTTGAATGAAGGTTATTTAGATATTACGTCGGGTTATACGGGATGTTCATTTAATTCGGCTGAACTTACTTGTGAAGTTGAAATAAATGGAACAGCCTATACACAAACATTCTATACAGCAACAACTTTAAATGATGTTCCACAAGATACTTTATGGCAAACAACAATTGAGGATATCTTATCGGGAATACCACAGATTCAAAGTTATGAGGTTAATCTATTAAATAATACGCTAACAATATATTCAAATTGTGATGGGGATGAAGACCCATTATCAGATGCTGATTTTAGTTTAAGTTTGAGTATTGTTTATGATGTTACATGTACAGGAACTTTATACCCTGCACCTCCAGCACCTCCTGTAACATACGAAGCATTATATACATCAACATCATTTGCTAATGTTAGTAGTAGTATTTGGCCGATATCTGGTGTAGAATCTGGAACTATATCATATTCAGGGGCACCTAATGAAATTCTCACAATGAGAGTGACATTACCAAATCTGATTAATTTTTCAGGAGGAACGTCAATAAACGGTATTAATTACAATGAGTATAGTGCTAGTACATTTACCGCATCAACAAATAGTTCAGGGGTCGGGACTTTAACATTAATATCTAGTGCCACAACACACACCAATGTTTACGGACAAAAAATTCATTATTTAGAAATATTAAATTCAAGTTCAGGTTCCACTATTGGACCACCGGGAAATGGTTCTTCATGGTTAAGATGGAGATATACTAACCCAATTTCTGGTAGTCAAAATTTAATTGGAGGTAATACCATTTCTGCAACAACAAGTGGTGATGCGTGTAACAACATAACTTATGATACATCATATAGAATAATTAATACTGGTTTAACTATTAATACTGGCTCTACCGTATACTCAGGAACAACAGGCGCTATTTTAGTAAATGGAAACAATAAGTGGATTTCTGTTTATTATCCGGCTGCTCCAAGTGGTCTTGGGTATTATTCAGGATTCACGTATGGTACTAAATACGTAATTCAAGTTGATGCTTCAGGGGTGATAACAAATGTACAAATCTGCCCATAATGCCATCACAACTAATTATATCGGGGGAGACAGGAGGTACACCTCCTTATCAGTTCTATGTATGTGACCAATACATGAATAATTGTTTTTTGTTAGGTTCAACAGGTACAACATATACTCTTAATTCATTTTTTTCATCGGCACAAGTTTTACTAATCAAATTAGTTGATAGTACTGGGTGTTTAATTTTTAAATACGTTTATTGTCCTAACGACACGTTCTTTATATTAACTGAGACAGCACTCATAATAACCACAGAAAGTGGGGATAGTTTAGTTTGGATATAAATGTTAATTGAAGTAACAGGAGTAACAAGTGGAACAAGTCCGTACAACATTTATGTGTGCGACTCAAACAACATCGCATGTTTTTTTATTACTGCGGTTACCTCATTTTCACCTTCAGTAGTAATAAATACAGATAATTTTTTTCCAAACGCACCTGCGGTTTATCTTAAAATTTTAGATGGCACTTTATGTGAGAAATTATATTTATTAGAATGTGGAGTTTATAGTTTCCAAGATGGGAATGTGTTTATTTTCATGGATGGTAACATTAATGTGTTCCAATAATTATTTCTACAATATTTATAAAGTGATATGCCAACTTATAATAGACTAACCGATAGGTCTTTAGCGACCGGAGTAACACTAAATGATTTAATTCATATAGTAATAACGGGTGATACGTCACAAAACGCCGCGGGTTCATCATATAAAGCAACAATTCGACAATTAGCAAATGCAATTACTGGGGCGACAGGAACTGCAGGTACTGCCGGTACATCTGGAACAAACGGAACTTCAGGTACTAGTGGTATTGGAACAAACGGAACTTCAGGTACTAGTGGTATTGGAACAAACGGAACTTCAGGTACTAGTGGTGTTGGTACTAACGGAACTTCAGGTACTAGTGGTGTTGGTACTAACGGAACGTCAGGGACTAATGGGACAAACGGAACGTCAGGAACTAATGGTACTAGTGGTATTTCATTTATTTGGAGAGGTAATTGGGACAATTTAATTAATTATGATTTGAATGACGTTGTGTACTATAATGGTAGTTCATACATAAATGTAGACGTTTCTCACGATAATCAAGGTATGACTCCACCTTCATCCGGTATATGGGAATTAATGGTCGAAAGTGGTACATCAGGAACAAGTGGTGCTAGTGGAACTAGTGGGAGCTCAGGACTAAACGGAACATCGGGCACGAATGGTACAAGTGGAAGTAGCGGTTCATCAGGTTTATCGGGAACAAACGGTACTAGTGGGACTGATGGGTCTTCAGGGATGTCTGGTATTGACGGAGCGTTAAGCGCTAGATGGTTATTTGGGTCAACATACACACCACCTACATCACCTGTAGTGGCGAATGGATATTTTTATACTGATAATGTAAATTTAAATACTATAACTGAATTTTATATTGCGGTCGTAGGTGAAAATACCGTTGATTATACAACCATGTTTATAAAATTAGCGGCTAGCGCTTCAATTATTGCAACAATTACTGATGTTACAAATAATTCAATTCTTGGTAGTTGGGATATTCAATCAATTACAAATCAAGGGTTATCATACTCTTTTGTAACTAATAATACATTAGCCTCTAATGGAACACTAACACCTGGTTCATCTTATTCTATAAGTTTTTCTATTGTAGGTGGTAGTGGTTCTTCAGGTAGTTCTGGTTCAAGTGGAACAAGTGGTTCTTCAGGTAGTTCTGGAACTTCAGGTTCAAGTGGTTCAAGTGGAAGCTCAGGACTAAATGGAACATCAGGTTCTTCAGGTTTATCAGGGACAAATGGAAGTTCAGGTTCAAGTGGAACAAGTGGTTCTTCAGGTAGTTCTGGAACTTCAGGTTCAAGTGGTTCAAGTGGAACATCAGGTTCATCAGGAACAGGGTTTAATGCGGTCCAAACACCTGCTGTTACAAGAGTTTTAACATCTGATGGAACAACAACAGGTGCAATTGCACAATCAGGATTAACATATAACGGCAGTCAATTAACTGTTAGCGGTTTAACCTATACGAGCGGAATTACATCTATTAGTGGAATCATATTCAAACAAGTAACAATTAATAGTTCTTATACTGCAACGACTCAAGACTACATGATTGATGTAACAGGAGGAACATTCACCGTATCACTACCAACTGCGGTAGGACAACAAGGTAGGTTATATGTAATTAAAAACAATGGTGGGGGTGCAGTTACGGTAGACCCGTTTGGGAGCGAAACAATTGATGGGAAACCTTTTGTAATATTAGGTGAAACAAACTCAATTCAAATAGCAAGTAATGGTACAGAATGGGTGGCATTAGGGTATAACATATCAACGGTAAACTCATCAACGGGTGTATTTGAATTTTCAGGTTTAACTATAGCGTCACCAACCACATTTACCGTTGCCCCCGTTAAGGGTTGGATTGTGGATGATACAAGTAATCCATTATCACCACAACTTTATTATGTGTCATATAGTGGTGGAACACATACTGCGAGTTACGTAACAACAAATACGGGAACTTGGATTTATTTAACAAGTGGAGGGACAATATCCCAACAACCTACCGCGTTAACAGATATTCAAAGAAGACAAAATATATTTTTAGGTAAATTAGGTCATGCAAATAAAACAAGTATCATTAATGCGTTTAGCCAACCTGATTTTGTTTTATCACCTTTGGCACAACTTCGTGATGTGTTCGACCCAATTAGTTTAATTAATGAGGGGGTTCAGACATCAGCAAATGGCACAAATTTATCATTTAATACAAGTGCGGGATATCTTCACGGATTGGGTATTAATTTTGCAAATGATACATTAAACCCTAATACATTATATATATCAGGGACATCACCATGTACTTTTCAATATAGAACACAAACAGGAGGAACATCATCAAACGTCACACTTATAGACCCTACAAAATATGATGTTGGAGGTGTAATTACAAGTTTATCAGGAACTAAAGCAACCAATCAAAGAATTTATTTAGTACAAAATGGGGTGTTTAGGGTTCAATATGGACAGACCCAATACTCAACATTAGCACAGGCAGTTGCAGGTATCGCAACTGAACAATATGTAGAATTTGTTAACTTTCAAACAAATGGTATTTTAATCGGTGTATTATCAGTTTTAAGTTCGGCAACGGATTTATCAGACTCAAGTAAAGCGTTATTTTTTAACGTATCGAAATTTGGTGACGCAACAGGTGCTGCCGGAGGAACTCCAACAACAAATTTACAACAAGCATATAATAACTCATCAGAACCTGAAATAATCATTAATTCAACATTAGGTGCATTATCAATTAAAAATGGTAGTGGTAATCCGGACATCACTACAAATATATTTGAAGGTGTCGACTCAACAAATAATGTAACATCTTATATAACTGCAAGGGGCGATGTAACCGGGTCTAGGTTTACTACCACTGGTATAATTAGTGGAGGTTCGGTAACGTCACCAACCATATCAGCAACTACATTATCCGCAAATACAATTTCATCACCTACAATATCTGCAACTACTTTATCTGCAAATACAATTTCATCACCAACAATAACATCACCAACAATATCGGCAACCACACTTTCAGCAACAACAATAGTTTTAAATGGGTCTAATATAACATCATCTTGGACATCATACACACCTATTTGGTCATCAAATGGTACCCAACCTGTCTTAGGTAATGGTTCACTTACAGGAGCATACAAAGTTATTGGTAAAACATGTTTTGTACGTGCAAGATTAGCACTTGGAACAACATCAACAGGTGGTAGTGGACATTGGTTATTTAGTTTACCTTTTTCTGCTTCTACTTCAGATGGTATACAATTCCCATGCTCAATGCTTGATAACGGAAATGCGTGGTATGAGGGGACAGTTAATGGAACATATGCTGGACTTACTGATAAAACTGCAATCATAGCTAAATCTAGTGGAACAACAAGCTCATCAGAAGCAGTAACTGCAACTATGCCATTCGTATGGGGAGCTGCGGATAGTCTACAATTTAATGGTTCATACGAAATTGCTTAATCATTTATTTACGTAACAAATTTCATATCTTCTAAAAAAAGAAGAGAATGAAAATATTTGTTCAAATTGCATCTTATCGTGACCCCGAACTTTTACCAACCATCAGAGATTGTATCCATAAAGCAAAGTATCCTGAAAATTTAACATTTGGAATTTGTTGGCAACATGATGAAACCGAATCGATGGAAGAATTTGCAAATGACGAAAGATTTAAAATCTTAGACTATCATTGGAGTTGGAGTAAAGGTCTTTGTTGGGCTCGTTCTGAAATTCAAAAACTATGGAATGGTGAAGAGTATACGATGCAATTAGATTCACATCACAGATTTTTACAAGATTGGGATGTTGAATTAATTGAAATGATGAAACTTACAGGTTCAGAAAAACCAATCATCACAACATATGCCGGAATGTACCGACCAAGTGATAATCAATTATTGAATATTGAACCATACAAAATGGTGGCATCTAATTTCACACCAGGAGGAACAATTCTTTTTAGACCACACGTTATTGAAAATTGGCAAACTTTAGATAAACCAATCCCTGCAAGATTTGTAAGCGGACACTTCTTTTTTACTATTGGAAAACATTGTGAGGAATACAAGTATGACCCCAATTTATATTTTGCCGGTGATGAAATCAGTTTATCCATTAGGTCATTTACTTTAGGTTATGATTTATTTCACCCTTATAAGACGGTTATTTGGCATGAATACACAAGAGAAGGTAGGACAAAACATTGGACAGACTTCAACGATGAAAACAAAAACAAAGGTGTTGTTGAAAAGCCTTGGTGGATTATGGATAATGAATCCAAAAGAAGATTAAGGCACATGTTACAAGAGGAAGATAATAATATTGACCTTGAAGAATACGGATTAGGTAATGTAAGAACACATAGTGATTATGAACTTTATGCTGGTATTAATTTTAAAGAAAGAGTTTTACATGAAAACACTATAAAAGGAATAGACCCACCTGTTAATGATAATAGTGATTGGTATTTAAAAACTAAAAACACATATAATTTAGAACTTGATATTCCTTTTACTGAAAACTTTAAATTCATTTATATTGGTATTGAAGACGATAATGGAAATGTGATACATCGACAAGATTTAACGTCATACACCCCCAAGATTAAAGTTAAAATTGAAAGTTTTTCTAAACCACATAAGTGGGTATATTGGGTTAACAACATAAACGATGAATGGGTAAATAGACAAGATATTTTATTTTTATAAACCAAAGGGTAATAAAATAGATTTTTGATTATTTATATAATAAAGTTTCACACTTAAATGGCTAATGTAATTTTTAGTAGTTGTTGTTATAACCTCGTATATAGTGCCACGAGTTTTTTTGGTACAAGTACGGTAGGTACGGTTCACAGCGTTAGCGGTGATACAAACATGCCTGATGGTTGTTATACAATTATGTCATCAGGTACGGGTACCTTAATTACTTTTGATGGTTCTTCTACGGTCGCTTCAGGGTGTACAAGTTTACAATGCATTGATTGTTGCTCAAGTACTTTATGTATTAGTGTACCAACTACATTATATAGTGGATATAGTGGAAACTACACGGTTCAAGGAGGACATAACTCATACCCATATTGGACAGGAGGAACATCAAGTATAGGATACTTACATTATAACGGAACTTATTGGTGTTTAAGTAATTCTTTAAGTGGTTCTTGTATATTCTTTGGGTCAAACCCAACATTTTCAGTATGTCCTGATTTAGATGAAACGGTAATGACAACAGGTGCTTGTGTTCCAACACCAACACCATATGACCCGTGTTCTGTTTTGGATTTTGATGTTTTGTTGGAATGCAATATCCCAACTCCAACACCTACACCGACCCCAACTCCTACACCTACACCAACCCCAACGCCAACTCCAACAGCAAATATTTGTAGTGCATTTACGGCTAATATAACATATCAAACCGCAACACCTACACCAACTCCAACACCGACACCCACACCAACCCCAACACCGACGGTTACACCTTCGGCAGATACGGTTACGTTTGTGGTTGATAATGGGAACTTTGTCTGTGCTACGGTTAAAGAATTGGTTGATTGTTATACGGGAACTAAATATTATGTTTCAGGACCATTGTTATTAACAGGTTCTACTGCAACAACTATCACAACAACAGGAACAACAATCTATGGTGTGATAAATAATGATATAAGATGTGCAACATATACACAAAATGTTAATGGAAGTGCAAATGCATCAATTCAATATATAATTTCAGCATATACTGGTTATTGTTCGGTTTCTTGTGTTACTCCAACACCTACTCCAACTCCTACTCCAACACCAACTCCAACTCCTACACCAACACCAACTCCGACTCCAACTTACGCAGCTGGAACCGTGTTTGTATTTACATCTTGTACTTCTAATAGTATGATAACACAAACATCATACCCGCCAACTAACCTTACTATTGGTAATGTATTAAAAACTTTATCAGGTGATTGTTATAGTTATGTTGGAAACTATGTGGGATATGTTGCTCCGTCAGGATATGTGGTTGCAAATATAAATCAATTTACTGCAACTACAGCCACGACATACACTGATTGCGTTGATTGTTTAACCGTGACTGCAGCCACTACATCGTATAACACATGGAAAGGAAGTTTTGGATTTGCCTTGAATTGTCCTGTTTGTCAAATAACTGACTTTGGTAGAAAAAATACTTTCTACACATCTAATCTAATATCTGAAATTACTACAGGTGTCTACATCTTTAGTGATTCAGGATTAACTAAACCGGTAACTGAAGATTACCTACAATACGGAAACTTTATTTATAGAGTCGATGTAAGTGGTAAATTAACACAATACTGTACCGTAAACGGAAATTGTAAATAATGGCTATAAATGTAACCGTAAGTTCAATAGTATCAGGGACATCACCATATAATGTATGGGTATGTGATAGTTGTGACATTGGTGCGACTTGCCAATACATAGACTCATTTTCAACAAGTGCATACACATTTACTCTACCAACAATTTATGAAAGTTACTCAACATATTATGTTAAAGTAATTGATTCAAATGGTTGTAGTTATTGTATGTCTCCTGATTTAATTGGTTGTAATATTTTTGTTGGTTATTGGGATGGAAACAATTATTACAAATATAATGTAATGAGTGATATTGAAGAAGGACCATTATCATTAGTAATTACACCAACCGTAGACAATAGTCCGATGGCGAATACCGACGATAAGATATGGTTCTTATCGTCAACAGGTGCCACTGAATTAGATATTACTATTGACCCATTTACTAACACATATAGTAGAGAAATAGCAATCAATTTAGATGTGAACAAAGAAATATTTGCTATTGATAATAATAACTTATTAGTACTGGCTACAAACACAGGGACATCAACAACTCATGTTTATAGTGCTAACATTACTGGTACAACGGCATCTACAACAAATCTTATTCAGATTGTAGGTTCCCTTTCAGGTGAACCCTTTATTAGGGATATGAAACTATCAACCGAAGATAAATTAATTGTTATTGGTACAAAAACGGGAACAACTTATTTACAACAATATGATTACGTTTCAGGAGGTACTTTAGAAGTTGAAATAAACTTATCAGGAATAACTAACGTAGGTTCATTGGTAGAAACGAACGACCAATTTTATATTTTAAACAATTCAAATGAAGTTTATCAGATAAATTTAACGGCACCATATTTAATAACGTTTGTAAAAACATCAACAACACCAATAGGTTTTGGAAGGTCTTCACAAAAATATGGATGTATAACACAAAAATTCACATAAAATGGGTCAATTAAGTGGTAATAGTTGTAATATAATAACCCTTTTTCCTTTGGGATTAGAATGTAATAGTGTTAATTCGTCAACACCACAAACAACAAATGGTTTGATTTCGTTATATATTACAGGTGGAACACCACCTTATAATGTTACATGGAATAATGGTCAACAAGGAACATTATTAACAAATCTTGGACCTGGTGATTATACAGCAACCGTAGTTGATTTTTATGGTGATTTTACAGGAACAACAACATGTACGGTTGGGTATGATAGTTTCTATTTAGAAGAGTTTGAAGATTGTTCTAATTCTGGAAGTTACATATATTATTTAGCTGACTTATATAACCCATTCAGTGCGTCTTCTGTTTACAGATTAACAACACAGACAGGTTGTTGGACAAGTAGTGGAACTACATTACACACAGGTCAAACATATTATGATTATTTTGCTGTGAGTTCGGCAGGACCTTACACAGGTTGTACAGAGTGTTTACCACCGGTTACACCTACACCAATCATACCAAGTGGATTATGTTTAACACAAACCGTTAACTCAACACCTACATTAATTAATTTCTACTCAGCAGGGACACTTAATGGTATGATGAGTTGGACTAGTGTAACACCAAGTTATAAAATATATTATAGTTCAGGAACAACAAAATGGATGTTGAGTGGATGGACAAATGGTTCAGTATTCAAACAATCACCAACATCACCACCAACAGGAAGTTGGACCGTAACAGGACCAAGTGCGTTTACAACAACAATTACGGTATTATCTGGTAATTGTTCTTCAGCACCATTGAAAGTTAAAGTAAATTCTACAAACCCAATATGTGCAAATCAAACAAATGGGTCTATGATTTTAACAGGAAGTGGAGGAGTCCCTACCTACACCTACTCATTGAATGGCGTTAATTACCAATCATCAAACATCTTCTCAAGTTTAGGTGTCGGTACATATACGGTATATATTAAAGATTCGGTTGGTAACGTATATTCAACAACCCAAACTTTAGTACCACAACAAAGTGTACAAAATTATGTGGTTAGTTTGAATCTTAACGAACAAACTCCACAATCATTTGGTAACGCAACAAGTAAAACAACAAACTGGTCAATATCGGTTTCACCGGCGTTACCTACAGGAACAACGGTAAACATGACACTCACATTCAACGTTAATTATACCGCAAATACAAATACATCAACGATTGTTCCTACAATAACAAATTCAATAACTTCCACAACTTCTCCAAATGCGGTTGTAACACAAACAAGTGTAAGTACAACGACAGGTACAAGTACGGCAAGACCAAGTTGTACTAATGGATTCACTAGAACAAGTGCATATACTGAAACATATAGTGTACAATTAACAAATAATGGTTCGGCGAATGGTACGATTGTTCAATATGTGAACACTCCTTGTGTTGCTACAGGTTGTGTATTAAATGGATTTATAGTTGATAGTGTTTCTATACAAAACATTTCAATTACACCATCACTTTGTAGAAGTATTAATAAAAATGTTACACCACAGAAAACACAACTTAATAAAACAGGTAATTTATGTCCTGCGGCGAGTGGAGCGTAATAAAAAAATAAAAAAAGATATTTATAAAATATGTCATACATAATTAAAGATACCGCAGCATTAATTAACACATTGGTAACCGATGCTGGAAGAAAAAAAATATCACAAGGTAAATTTGATATTTCATACTTCCAAGTTGGTGATAGTGAAGTTTGCTACAATTGTGTAAACAATTTAGACCCGGTTAATTTAAATGTATTGATGCCACAATATAATACACAAAACTTAGCTCCCGCTCCACAAAAAAATAGAATGGAAATAAAGTATCCAATTTATTTGGATTCAACATCGGGAAGCACATATGGAGTACCATTTGATGCGTCATATATAGATAGTGTTTACAATAGTGCAGCACCAAGAGGATTCTTTAACCCAAGTACTGGTACACCTTATAATTATAGTGCATATACTACATCAGCATATACAATCAATCCTAATTTTGTTGCTCAAAATAGTAGTATCACTTCAGGGACTACTTTAACAATATCAGGCACATCATTGGCTCCTTCAGTATCGGGAACCGTAACACCGGGAATGTTTATGACATTATTTACTAATGGACAAATATCACCAGTACAAAATGCGGGACCACTATTCACCTATTTAGTTGTTGGTGTGACAGGAAACACGGCAACAGGAGGAACCGTTACGATACAAGTAGATAGACAACTACCAAATTTAGGGGTGATGGGATTGACAGGAACATCACAAACTTTATTCTACCCAAGTGGTATGACCGTGTTATATGATACGGTAACACCGGCACCTTACTGGGAAAATGATGTTATTAACTTTGAAACGAATTGTGACGTATCCGCAAGAAATGTTAATATATGGAATATGAATATTCCGTGGACGGAATCACCAGCAGGATTGTTCAGTAACACAAACCAAGATTTTAACTTATTTAAATCAACGGGATATACAGGGTCAAAAGAATATTTTGGATATGGTACAAACTCAGGTCAAATTGATACTGACTCGACTTACTATTACAACTCATTTGCTGAAAAAATTAATCTATCCCCGTCCGACCAAAAATCAATTGCGATTGTTCACTACACAAATCAGGCTATTGATAATTTTTATGGTGAAAAATTCGCACAAGAAGAATATGACCCTAACGACCCTGGAGGTACAGGTCAAGCAAGAAACTTTAGAATTACAATTCCATGGCTAATGTGGCATAAGAATTCAGGTGCAACGGTAGGACAAGAATTTTATACTGACCCATCAGGATTTACAAGTCTTAATTTATTTGAACCACATTATATTGAGTCTAAAAAAGACCCTAATTTTAATGACCCTGGTTTAAGATATTATCACCTTTGGGATACTAACCCAAATACTAATGGATACCCTAACAGAGTAGGTAAAGTATTTCCTGATTATAAAATGATTATTTTTGACGACGATGAAATAGTTGCGGCGTTAAATTATAAATCAAATAGGTCTTGGACATTACCGGCTCCAAAATTAGGTTTGATAACACCTAACACTTTTGGTGGAGTATTAGGAGGAACCACAGGTTTATTAACAGGTAATTCAGAAACTTTATTCTTAACTTACATATTCACTAATACAGGTTTCACCAATTCACTACATTGTAACTATTATACAACAATAACAGGGAATGACCAAAGCTTATTACCAGGAGCATCAGATATAATCGTAAGATTTGGAAATGAATTCCCATTCTTAAGAAATACATATACATCACCAAGTGGGTTTACAGCTAATGGTATCAAACTTATTGCACAAAAAGTATCAAGTGGAACTACAAGACCATCCGCAACGGCTTGGAAAGAAATTAATGTAATTTCACAACTATCAGCAACTACGGTCGGCGGTTATTTAACACAATCTGGAATGACAGGAACCACAATCCAATTAACTAAATCTATGTATGACACAGCACCCACATATAGATTAGATAACTACATCAACTTACCATCTGTTGGTGATAGTGGATTAACCCTTAATTTCGGCGGTGAATACTTCTTCTTTGGTAATATTCAAACAGATATTCAAGCAACAATCTATGTTATGAATTTCTTATGTAACTTAGGTCAAACACAATTCTTCGATTCATCTAACCCAACATGGACTGGTTCCAATCCATATGTAACTGAAGTTGGACTTTACAATGCAGATAAAGAACTTATGGTTATATCGAAGATACAATCACCTGAGAAACGTCAGGGAATACAACAGTATCCGATTAAGTTAGATTTTTAATCTTTTATGAGCGAAAAACATGATTTAAAGAACTCACCGAAAGTTCTTGGATTAGACATTTCCACCAAAACTATTGGGTGGAGTTTGTTTGATATCCAAACACAAGAATTGTTAGAATTAACACACTTTTCACCTGTTATTAAACCTAAACCTGAAGATAAAATCGAAGAATTGATTTTAAAGGTAGTTGGGTTTGAAGAAAAATTAAGAGGGTATCAAAATTTAGGGATTGCTAAAGTTGTTATCGAAGAACCATTATTGAACTCAAATAATGTTTGGACGGTTGGAACCCTATTGAGATACAACTCAATGATTACAAAATCAATCTATGATATTTTAGGAATTGTGCCAAACTACATTTCAACATATAACTCAAGAAAATTTGCTTGGCCAGACTTGATTCAAAAAAATGACAAGGATAAATATGTTTTATTTGGAGGACTACCAAAAGATATCGATAAAAAAGAACTCATTTGGAAACGAGTATCTACAAAGGAACCACAAATCACTTGGCACTACACCAAAAACAATACTTTGAAAAAAGAATGTTTTGATATGGCCGACTCTTATACTTGTGTTCTTGGTTATATGAAAGAACAAAAGATTTGGTAACTTTTTAGTATATTAATGTATTTATAATAAAAAAATATTATGAAGAAAGTAATAAGATTGACTGAAACCGAATTAACTAATATAGTTAAAAGAATTGTCAATGAAAGCACAAATATGGCTGCGGAAGTTGCTATAGAAAATTGTGACGAAAACGACGATATGGCGATGGAAAGATGTGTTGACAATTTGTTTGCAGATATGACCGAAGAAGATGCTGAAAACTACATTATGGAATTATCAAGAAGAAAACCAAAATGGTTAAGAAAATTAGCTCGATGGTTTAGAAAAACAGGTAGAAAAATCAAAAGAGAAGTTAGAAGAATGGATAAGAAAGATAAAGTTTCGGCTGTAGGTGGTTTAGTTACATTTGCGGTATTAGGAACTTTATTTATGAAACATGTTAGAGAAATTACTGACAAGATACATGATACGATTGGAACACAAAATAGTTTCAATGAAACAGACATGAGACGCATACTTAAAAGAATTATTTAATAATCAAAACCCACCATCAAAGGTGGGTTTTTTGTTAATTGACATTCCCCTTATTATTCTTATCTTTTAGGGGTGGAAGCGGAAGAACTAATCATAGACCTTATTACTAATATTTTTGGGGAACCAAAAATGGTAAATGAAATCAGAGGACAAATATCTGTTGATTGTCCCGTCTGCTCATATGAAATAAAAGGTAGAGATAAACCTGATGGTAAAGGTAACCTTGAAATTAATTACCAACAACACGTTTATAAGTGTTGGGCATGTGCTGAAACACACGGAACTCACGGACATTTAGGTAAATTAATAGATAAGTATGGTGGGAAAAAAGATAAGAAAATCTACAAGTTAATTAGACCTGATGAGTTTGAAAAGAAAGAAAAAGTTTATAAAAAACTAGAACTTCCAAAAGAATATAAAAAGTTTGATGAGATACATCCTCTACATATACCAAGAAAAGAAGCGTTAAACTATCTTAAAAAAAGAGGTATAACGGATGAGATAATTGAAAAATACCAAATTGGTATTTGTTTGGAAGGCGAATATGCTGGAAGAATTATTGTCCCATCATTTAACAAGAAAGGAGAACTAAACTTTTTTGTATCAAGGTCTTGGAACCCACGAAGTAAATTGAAATACAAAAATCCCGAAGCATCAAAAGACTTTCTAATCTTCAACGAGAGTTTGATTGATTGGAAAAAAGACATATACCTTGTTGAAGGTGTATTTGATAGTTTCTTTTTAGATAACTCAATATGTTTGTTAGGTAAATTTTTAACAGACAACCTGTGGGAAAAATTATACTCAAAGGCAAAAAAGAATATTATAGTTTGTTTGGATGGTGATGCTTACACGGATGCCAAAAACTTGTATGATAAATTAAATGGTGGTACACTTTATAATAGAGTAAAGTTGGTAAAACTACCAAAAGATAAAGATGTATGTGACCTTAAAGGTGACATCGAAAAATATTACGTAGAATTCAAATGATAGATTTAATAGAAGTTGCAAAGGAAATAAGAGAAATCATAACACAAAAACAAGAAGAATTTCAATTAACGTTTGAAGAGGATAAGCATAGGTATACTATGTTAGACGTCAATGGTGAAGTAAGAGACGATTTCCCATCTGTATCAAAAGTAATGAAGTTGTTTTATGATGAGTTTCCGACAGAAGAAGCCGCAAGAAAGAAAGCAAAAGGTGACCCATATTTGATGCACACTTATTTAGAAGAGTGGAAACAAAGTGGACTGATATCAACAAATATGGGAAGTAGAGTTCACTATGAACTTGAATTAGAGACCATAAACAAATTTAAGTTAGATAAAGAAGTTCGACAACCACTTTTTGAATGTGATTTGGGACTTATAATGAAAGGTGATAGAATGATTAAAGGTGGTAAGAAGTTTTTATCACTTATGGAAGAAAGAGGTGCGGTGTTACTTGATACTGAGATTGTCTTAGGTCATCCTGAACTTGGATACACAGGACAACCCGATAAGGTATGGTTAATGTTTAATAAATTGAAAACCGGATTTGGGATTGTTATTACCGATTGGAAAACAAACAAAGAAAAAAACATGGAGGTTAATGACTACACAAAACCAATGAAAAAACCATTTGAAAACCTTCCTAACAACGCTCTCGGTCACTATAATACCCAATTACCTTTTTATGGTAAACTACTCTTAAAAATGTTGGAAGGTACTAAATACGAAAACGTACCTTTACTTGGAGGGGTAATTGTTCACTTAACAGAAGACACAGAGTTCAAAGAGTACCGTATACCAAGAGATGTGGTTGATACGATATTAAAAATGGATATGAGTCAGTATTTGACTAAATTGAATAAATAAATTATATTATAACATGGAAACTACAATCACACCTACTTGGTACACAACTACAAGTTGGGACCAAGAATTACCATTCAAAATAAAAATAAATTATATCATAAAATGAGCGACGAAATTATACAACCAAGAATTAACTTGAAAGAACAACCAACCATTGTATGTGGTGATTGCGGAGGATTGTTCTTCAAAGAAGTTACTATGTTAAAAAAAGTATCTAAAATTTTAACAGGTGGGTCTGAAGACACAATCGTACCATTTCCGACGTACATGTGTAATAAATGCGGTCACGTTAATGAAGAATTTCAATTATTTGATAACTAATGGAATTAGGTAAAATGACTATAAGCGAAGCGTACCCATACTTAAAGAGTATTGCATTGGCCTATGGTCTAAAATTAAACAGAGCAAAAGATTTCAAGTTTGCTAGAATAGTTTTAGCAAACCTTTATTGTAGAGAATTAGTATGATTAAAAAACTTATACACTTTTCAGATTTACACATCCGTCTATTCAAAGACCACGACTTGTATAAATCTATTTTAGAAGAAGCCATTAACCAATGGAGAGAAATAAACCCGGATAGAATTATTTTTACCGGTGACCTTGTTCATTCAAAAAATCAAATGACACCCGAACTTATTGAGATTGTTGCTTGGATTTTAACCGAATGTTCATTTATTGCTAAAACCATTATTATACCTGGTAACCACGACTTTTTGGTAAACAATACCGAAAGATTAGATGCACTTACTCCTATTATTAATTCTTTGAGGAATGAGGATATTGTGTACTACCGAGATAGAGGTGTGTATGAGGATGAGAACATCAGTTGGTGCGTTTACTCACAATATCAAGGAAACATTCCACCTGACATTACTGAATCAAAAGGAAAAAGAATTGGATTGTTTCACGGACCAATTCAAGGAATGAAAACAGATTTAGGTTTTGACTTTGGTGAGGAGGCGTATGATGTTGAAAAGTTTGATGGTCTTGAAGCTGTTTTATGTGGAGATATTCACAAACGTCAGGAGTTCAAATTCAAAACAGGTAAAGGATATATGATTGGTAGTCCAATCCAACAAAATATAGGTGAGAGTATCCAAAGACATGGATATGGAATCTATGATGTTGAAACAAAACAATATGACTATGTTGATTTGTTTAACCCAAAACCTTTTTTGAAGTTTTCCATAAAGTCTTTTGAAGATATTGAAAATGGAACAGAAAAACTCCAAAACTTTTAATGATAAAATAATGCAGACGGTGTCTGCATATTGTTCGGCAAATAATATTGATAATGTTGATGATTTTATCTACAAATGTTTCAGACAAGGTTTTGATATTGAAAAGTATGGTTTTTTAGGAAAAACACTTAATGAAGGTGAAAAAGAAGTAATAAAGGAGGTAATTGTGGAAAAACGGGTAGAAGTTCCCGTTGAAGTAATTAAGGAAATAGAAAAAATAGTTGAGGTTCCTGTTGAAGTAGTCAAAGAAATACCGGTAGAAAAAATTGTGATTCAAGAGGTAATTAAAGAAGTTCCTGTTGAAAGGGTTATTGAAAAAGAAATCTATATGACCGACGACACTCAAGTAAATGAGTTGTTGTTAAAAATACAACAGATGGAACAAGAAATTTATAATAAAACTACCGAAATCGATACAATTAGACAAGAATTTTCCACTAAAACACAAGAAATGGAAAATAATTTCCAAAATACGGACAACAACAAACTTCAAATGTTACAACAGACTATCACAAATTTAAATGTTGAGATAAGAGAGTTGAAAACAAAAAACAAAGAATTAGAAAATAAATTGTTAGAACAACCAAAGGAAAGTGATTTCACACGAGCACGTTTTCATGGAAGTTCTAACCTAAACGATGGATTATATAAATAACTATGAATCTTTTAATGTGGGCTTTCGTCGCCTATGGAATGACGACAATTTTAGTGTATGGTTCGATATTTAACGGACTAAGAACTGGTATTCATAAATGGGGTAATAACAAATACGCACCTTTCAACTTTTTAGGTAAGTTTTTATCGGGTCTTATTTCTTGTATGTTATGTACAGGAACATGGGTAGGGTTCTTCTTATCTTTAGCTTACTTCTCACCAAATGTAGAATATGTTGGACTAAATAAAATTTTATCCGTATTCTTTGATGGTATGTTAAGTGCTGGTTTTGTATGGGCAATTAACGGAATCGTTGAATGGTTTGAAGAAAATAGACCAAATAATAAATAACAATTAATAATATAACAATGGGTAAAGCAGCAAAAGCACACAGAGAAAAAGTTTTGAAAAGAAACCGTAGAATGCAACATGAGAAAAACAAAATCTCAAAAGAATGGAATGAAGCCATGAAAGAACAAATGGATAAATTGAAAGAGGAGTTTGCAAAAATGTCAGCAGAAACTGAAAACAACATAACAACAGAAACAACAGATGAAGTTGAAGAAACTACCGTGGAAGAACAACAATCAACTGAACCTGTTTCAGCCAACTAAAACATACAATTACGATATAATGAATAAAGACCTTGATTTTTCAAAGTTTAATAACCCTTCTATTCAAGTAGTTTGGGAAGACTTACCTGAAAACTTTACACAAGACAAAATAAAGTCGGTTAAACATTACTTTTCCAAAAAGTACAATACGACCAATGTAAACGTTTTAACGAAGGCAAAAGTCACCAACACAGAAGAGAACCAAAGTATCGATGTGTCGATGAATATCACCGATACAAACTACCAGTTGGGGTTAATTAAACAATATTTGGAAACAAAAGGTTATAATGACCACTTGGAGTCAGTCTTATCTATTAACCGTATGGTTGAAAATAAGATTGCAGAAAAACAAGAAGAAACAGCTCAGTTCAAAAAGTGGTACATTAAAAACATCGAGTTCTCAAATTTCCTTTCTTATGGTGAAAACCAAAGATTGGATTTTGAGAAACTTAATGGTATTGTGGTTGTAGAATCAGACCCACCAAACTTTGGAGGTAAAACCGTATTATCAGTTGACTTATTAATGTTCTTGTTCTTTAACGAAACAACAAAGACAACAAAAGCTGAAGAGATATTCAATCGTTTTAGCGATAAGAATAAAGTTCATGTCAAAGGTGAAGTGCAAATCGATGGTGAAGATTATATCATAGTAAGAACTATCGAAAGAAAGTTATCTAAAAAAGGTGAGTGGAATGTAAAAACTGAATTGGACTTCTTCAAAAAGTTGTCTGATGGTAGTCTACAAAACTTTACTGGTGAACAAAGAAGAGAAACAGAAGCGTTCATCAAGTCATCAATCGGAACAAAAGAAGACTTCTTAATGACCATTCTTACAACGGCATCAAACCTTGAAGAGTTGTTGGAAGCAAAACCAACTGCTAGAGGTCAGGTTCTTTCAAGATTTATGGGATTGGAGTTTTTGAAAACAAAAGAGGAGATTGCAAAAGAAATCTATTCTGAATTTTCAAAATCCAAGATGTCAAACATCTACTCTTCACAACAATTAAAAGATGATATTGAAACTCACGAAAATTCAATCAAAACTAATTTAGAACAGATTGAAGAAAGTAAGAAGGAGTTATTGAATGTAGAAGAATCAATTCAAAAAGGTAAAACTTATCGTGATGATATGTTAAAGAAAAAACATACAAACATTGACCACGAGATTAGTTTATTAAATCCAACAAAGACACAAGAAGAAATCAACACAATTGATTTTGAAAAGAAAGGTTTGATTTCTAAAATCAACGAATTAAAAGTTGTTGAGCCAAGTGAATTTTATAATGAAGAAACTCATGATAAAATTAAAGAAGAAATCAATGAACTTTACAAAGAGATAGTTAAGATTGATACTGAAATATCATCAATCAACAAATTGAAGTCATCTGTTGAAGGTGGAATCAAATGTGAACATTGTGGTATTGAGTTAATGAACGCAGCAATTACGAATGCTAAGATTGCTGAACTTGATGGATATATCCGTCACAAACAGACAAATGAAGCAGCAATGACGGTTTTATCCCGCACAGAAGAAGGTTTTGTTCAGTTGAAAAAAGAGTTTGATGAGTATGAAAAAAACAAACTAATCAAAGAAAAGTATGAAGTTAGTATTGAAAGTTGTGATTTGAAAATTACTTCTTTGAAAGATAAAATCAAAAGGTGGGAGGAAATCCAAGACAAAATCAAAGAAAACCAAAGTATTGATTCAATGTTAATCAAAGCTGATTTGAGATTGGATGAACTTGATAATCAAAAAAATAGAATCAATACCCTTATTTCTAATAATGAGTTTACCATTAAGTCTTTAGAGGAAAAGATTGAAAACAACAAAAAAACTATCATCAAAATCCAAGAAGAGGAAGAGAAAGAAAAAATTTATAAGATATACTTAGAACTTTTCGGTAAGAACGGTATTTCTAAAATCATAATGAAAACTATGATGCCTCTTATCAATTCAGAACTCCAACGATTGATGGAAGATAGTTCATACTTTAAATTGGAAATAAGAATTTCGGACAAAAACGAAGTTGAGTTTGTCATGATTGATAATGGAACTGGTGTTGAAAAACTGATGGTTTCTGGTTCGGGTTATGAGCGTAGTATTGCGGCACTTGCATTACGTTCAGTATTAAGTAAGATATGTAGTTTACCAAAACCAAACGTGATTGTATTCGATGAGATATTTGGCAAAATTAGTAATGACAACTTGGAAATGGTTTCCGAATTCTTTATCAAAATCAAAGAATATTTTGACAAGATTTTCGTTATAACTCACTCACCACTTGTTTCTCAATGGGCTGATTGTGTTGTGAAAATAAAAAAAGAAAATAATGTGTCAAAAGTTTTGTAAAAACAATTAATTTTTGTATATTAGCAGTAAATTGTTAATATGAACCTAAATTATTCAAAAAAGGGTGTAACATTTGCACCCTTTTCTACGTATACCATGTCAGATGGTACGATGGTTGCGGCATATCAAGGAAGTCGTGGAGACAACCCCGACCTTGATTTTATCGTCAAGTATAAAGAACAATCAAAACGCTTACGAACACCAAGTCACACTCACTGGATTACAGACCTATTGGTTAAATGTGAATATAATAAAGAACTTGTTGGTACGTTTGTAAAAAAAGTATTATCTTTGTACGACAGAACAAATCCATTTAGTAGTGTTGAAGAAAGAAACAATTACAAACTAAAGTTCTACCAAGAAGAACTATCTGAGTTTGAATTGTTAAATAATCACGGATACTATAAAATGGACGTATTGGTTGCATTTATCGAACTATTTACCATCTGCGAAAAACAAACAAAAGATGCCTATATGTTCAAAACACTACTTGGTTTAGTGTTAGAATATTGTGAAGGAAAAAAGGATTTTTACCAAATCGTGTCATATTCAAAACGTGTTTAAAAGATATTTATGAGAAAGAAAAAAGAAAAAATGGAGTCACTAGATAAGAGATATATGTTGTTTATTTTTGGTGATTTCACAGAGATGGAAAATTTTATTGATGAGATTTCATACCAACTTATTACGGTAGTATCAAGTCAATTTTTGAAATTCAATTATGGTGAGTTTGGAATGGTTTTACATTTTAGAACCAAAGAGACATTTACTGAATTGAAGGACTATATTGACATGTGTTTAGATGGACAAGTGGAGCAATACTTTTTGATGGAAGCAACAGAAAACGTGGACATTAAAATGGACCGAAAATTGAAGAAAGATTTTTTGAATATTGATGGAGTAAAAAAAGAAAACAAGAACAAAAAAGTAGATGTAGAAAAATTGAGTGAAGAAAAAGAGAAAAGAATAGGTAATATCATGGAATTTATTTTACCTTTGTCGGAAGAAAACTTTCAGTTTCCGATGACGTTTAAAAGACCTGAGTCACCTAAACCAACAGTGGACCAAATTTTAGATAAAATATCAGAGAAAGGAATAGAGTCATTAACAAAAGAAGAGAAACAAATATTAGACAATTATGGCAAGAGAGAAAATGGAGGAAACCAAATCAACTAATCCCCTTAATCAGGATGAAATTCAAATTTACCTTAAAGACATTCGTAAACTAAAAGTGATGACTCCTGAAAGGGAGAAACTTTTGGCAGAACGAATCTCCTCAACGGATTGTACCGACAGAGAAAAAGAAGCAATTCAAAAAGAAATGCTTGAAGGTAATTTACGTTTTGTTATTACGGTGGCAAAACAATATCAAAATCAAGGAATTGATTTATCAGACTTAATTGCTGAAGGAAACTACGGTTTAATGAAAGCAATCAAAAACTTTGATTGGAGTAAAAACAATCGATTTATATCATATGCGGTATGGTGGATTAAACAATCTATTCTACAAACTCTTAACGACAATTCTCGTACAATTCGTCTCCCAGTTAATGTCGTACAAGAGATGCAAAAAGAAAAACGGGAGAATGAAAAAACAAACAAGGAATTATCTGGTAAATTCGCATCACTACCTCGAATGATTGACCTTGATATGCACATCAACGAAGATGGTGACACTTTAATTGACATCATCAAAAATGAGAACGTTGATGCACCTGATGAAATATTTGACACCAAAGATGTGTTGAAACAAAAGATGTTGGAAATCATGTCAGTATTGGATGAACGTGAAAAAGTAATTATTGAAGATTACTACGGTATCACAGGTACTCCTCGTACATTAGAAGACATTGGTTCTGATTTTTCTTTAACAAAAGAACGTGTTCGTCAGATTAAAGAAAAGGCACTTCGTAAACTTCGTAACGAATGTTCAGATTTATTTGAATATTTATGATAAAATATTTGGCAGATGTCAGATTTCGTATTATCTTTGTATAACAAACGATGAGGGTTAAATAATCACTGATGATATCTAAGTGATTGGTTAAGTAGAAGTGATTCAGGGCTGAAGAATCCTGAGTTGGTAGAAAGATGGAACACCATTAAGATACTAAGGTTCTACCCTACTTAATCAACCCAAATTGTTGGTTGAGGTCTACCCTCACTATCTTTTCTTATTACCGTTTTTGTCATCAGGGTAAAATTATACGGGTCCTCCTCAATTAGTTTTAAAGGTATAAATAGATTATCGTTTTTATATCTTACTATAAAAACATCATTATCTGTCAATTCACCCGTAACAATTTTAGTTGTTATTTCATCAATCGCCTTACCAATAAGTAAAGTAATATCTCCCTTTGAAACGTTTCTTTGTTTTTGTCTTTTTCCTGTGTGGTCATAATCATCTGACCTTAAATCGAAATTTATGAATATTTGAGACTTCATCTGAGTGATGCGTCTTTCAAGTAATAAATGTTTCCTAATAGATTCTCTTAATAATGACATATTGTATAAATATTGATTAAAACTATTTATTAGTTATAGTTTTATATTATGAAAGATAAATTATTACCCTGGTTTCTATTATTTTGCGCACTCGGTCTGTCAGGAACCGCAGCCTACTATAGTGTTGTAGGTCTATCTGTTGTGTTTGTTGGAGTGGCATTACCGGTAATTGTCATGGGTTCCTTTTTAGAAATATCCAAACTTGCAATTGCGACATACTTACATGATAAGTGGAAAGAAACTTATGGGGTCTTAAAAATATATATGACAATTGCTTTGGTGACCTTGTCTTTAATAACCTCACTTGGTATCTATGGGTTATTGAGTACAGGGTTTTCTTCTAATATTGCAAAACTTGAAATCGGACAGAAGGAAGTAAAAAATATTGAAGTAAAAAAACAAAGGTTTGAAGAAATCAAAGGAGAATACCAAAAAGAAAAACAAACATTAGATAAAGACATCTCAAAGTTAAGAGATGCGTTATCAAGTAATACCACAACTCAAAGTGTTGATAGACAAACAGGTCAGTTAGTTACAAGAGCAAATAATGCAAACAGAAAGTCATTTGAAACTCAATTGACGATGGCAATTGAAAATCGTGATAAGATGTCTTTGAAAATAGATGCGTTGAATGATAGTATCACAAACTTGGACATTGAAATATTAGATAAAGAATCTGCTGAAATTTCAGGTAATGAACTTGGAACCATTAAATACATAAGTGAACTTACTGGTTGGGGTGTTAAAAAAACGGCAAACATATTCATTCTTATTTTGATATTTGTTTTTGACCCTCTTGCAATCACTTTGGTAATTGCAACAAACCAAGCATTCAAAGCGAATAAAAAAGAAGAGGAGACCCCCCAAGTTACCCCACAAGTCACCCCCCAAGTTACCCCCCAAGTCGAAGAAATAGTTGATATACCACAGGAAGATGAACCAAAAAATGAAGAAGTTGTTGTTCCTGAAAATTTATTGACTTTTGGAGAAAATTTTGAATGGGATTTAAACGGTATTACGGAAGAAGAAGAACCCATAGTTGAAGAGATAATTGAAGAAGAAGAACCTATAGTAGAAGAAATCGTTGAAGAAGAACCTATTGAAGAGATAATTGAAGAACAACCAATTAAAGAGGAAGAACCCGTTATAGATGAAGAACCTAAACAATTAAGAAGATTATCTTATTCAAATCGAAGTGCAAATGGAAATAATGTACGAATTAACAGATTTTAACCCTATTGGTGTTAGTCAAAAGAAAACACAAATAGTTCTTACCGACACAAAACGTGACGTTAAAAATTATATTCAGTCATTACGTTATAGATACAATAAAAAAAACCCATATCTTCCACATTACGTCATATCCAAAAAAGGCGACATTTATAAGATAATGGAACCAAATATGTATTCAAATTATTTGGAAAACGAAACTTACGATAAAAAATCAATAATCATTTCTTTAGAAAACTTTGGGTGTTTGAAAAAAAATACCTTAGAAGATTCTTATGTAAGTTGGATTGGTGATATTTATAAAAAGAAGGCTTTTGAAAGGAAGTGGAGAGATTGTTTTTTTTGGGATAGATATGAAAAAAAACAACTTGACGTAATGGGTGAACTGATTATAAACTTATGTGATGAATTTAATATACCAAAAATCGCCATAGGTCATAATGTAAGACAGGATGGTGTTGAAAATTTTAAAGGAATTGCAACTAGAAGTAATTACGATATAAGTTTCAAAGATGTGAATCCAGCCTTTGATTTTAAATTATTAGAAAAAATATTGAAAGATGGTAAATGAATATGATGAAATAAAAGCCTTGATTAAAAGGTCAAGAATGTTGATGGAACAACCTGAAGCTACTAATCTTGCAAAAAGTATTGAAACTGAAATTGATGCCGATGTTGAAATCGACAACGAAGATATTGATGTTGAAAAAGTAAAAAAAGATAAAAGTAAGACTTATCGTATTTCAGGTGGTTTGTTTACAATGCATGGTAAAGACAAAAAAGATTTGGAACTTACAACTGACGAAAAGACCGCGTTTCAAGAGACTATGGATGAGTTTGTTGATGAGGTGTCCGATTTATCTGATTTTGGTGTATTAAACCTATACCCTAATGAAGTTCAATGGAGTGGAAAGGTAATCGATATGGATATTGAGTTTTTCTATTCAATCGGTGAAAATAACGGGGTTTATATTAATGGAGACATGATAAAGTTAGATGAAAAACTAACAGAGTTAATTACAAAACTTACTAGCTTCTACGATAAATTCAAATCAAAATGGGCGAAAGTCATTTCTCAAAGAAAGAAAACACAAATCAAAACTGAAGGATAATGGAAGTTATAAAAAAATATTGGAAATATGTATTAATGGTCCTACTTGGTGTGGGACTATTGTATTTAGTGGTGTACTTAGCAACACCAAAACCACAAATGTCAGAATTAGACAAATATAAGTTGGAACAAATAGATAAACATATTGAACAACTTAAAAAACTACAAGAAAATTTGAATGATTCTTTAAGTGTGTATGAGAAAAAAATTAGTGAAATAGACGTTAAGATTTCTCATATAAAAGTTGAACGTAAAGAAGTGAACAATTATTACACACAGAAAAAAGAAGAAATAAAAAATGCTGATAAACGACAAATCGATAGTTTGTTAAGAAGTAGATATAATTTTTAATATGAAAAAGTTTATAACCATCCTATTATTTCTTTTGATATCCAATTTATCCTTTTCACAAAAGAAACCAAATATTGACACATCAGAAATGTGTATTCCTTATGGTGTAGCACAAAAGATGTTGTTGGACTTAAATGATTATGATAGACTAAAAGAGTTATCAAAATTAGATAAAGAAGAAATTAAACAACTTAATAATAAGATACTTTATCTTGAGAAGTCAATTACTACTTGGGAACAAAAAGATTCTTTGAGTAAAGAAATCGTTACAAAAACTGAGGAGAAATTCAAAATAATTTCAGACCAAAACGATGAGTTAAGAAAAGAAGTTAAAAAGTTAAAAGTTAAAAATACCTTTATTAGTATTGTAAGCGGAGCAGTCCTTTCAACATTAACCGTATTCAGTATTTTGAAATAATGGCACTTACCAGTACAGAAAAAAAAGAAATTGAAACGATGATAAGAAAAGAAATAAAATCTTTTCTTAAAGCAGATAATATTAAACAATATGAAGACCATATTGCTGACGTCATTTCAAGGGAATTAAAAAGAGGTAAATTAAGAGGTAACATAAACGATATAGTTGTCGATTTAACCACAGAGTTCTACTACCAATTGTGGTCTAAGAAAAATCAATGGCAATCCGCGTTAAAAAATAAGAAATGAGAATAGATAGAAATTATTTGGACCAACTTATTCTTGAGGCTTTGAAGAAAAAGAAAAAAGAAGAAGAGACTAAAGAAGCCACTGCGACTGGTGGGGGTTATGGTTATGTACCAGCATTAAGTTTATTTGCTAAAGATGATGTAGCAAGAAGTGAGTACAAAAAACCAAAAGCAAAAGAAGTCACAGAAAAAGAGGAATATTGTGATGCTTGTGATAGAGTTAAATCTAAATGCATATGTGCTAAAAAAGTGGAAGCTAATGAAATGACAGACTCATCTTCCGTTGGGGCGTACGACGCAAATAGTTTCCAAGATATAAACATGAAAGGTAATACCGCAAAAGGACAAGGTCGTTCATGGAAAAAAACACAAATACCAGGAGGAGGATTTGTTAATATTAATAAGAAATGTAAAACATTCCCGTATTGTAGCCAAGGTAATAGTAAAGACAAACCTGTTAAAGTTTCTAAAACATCATCAGCTATGTTTGAAGCAATCAAAAACGTATCTTTAAAAACAGGACTTAGTGAAGAACAAATAAAAAATATACTTATCAACCACTTAGGTGATAATTTGTAAATCTAATGATATTTATAAAGTATGGAAAAAGAAATTAAAAAAATCGTGGATAGAATTTTATCTGAAGAAATCAAAAAAACTTCAAATAGAATCAAAAATAGAATCAATGAAAACTCAGGTATGTGCTCTGAATGTGGTGGAGCAATGTATGAAGGTGAGTGTATGGAATGTGGTTCTATGTATGAAGGAGACATCCAAGAATTAGGTGGTATGGACGACGGACACCCGAGATTTGGTAAAAAAAGATTCAAAAGTCCAATGTCTATAGAAGATATCGAAAGATTGCTTAGAGGTGATGATGAGGATATGGATACTGAAAAATTTGAACCTTTAGATGATGTTGATATGGATTTAGAAAAATTCAAACCAAGAAGAGATAGAGATATGGAAATCGATTTTGAAGAGATTGATGAGGAAGAAGAAGTTGAGGAAGGTAATGAATTTTCTGGTGAATTGGCAAAGGCTAGAGAAGAAGGAAGAAAAACATTTACCGTTGACGGAAAAACATATCCTGTTAAAGAAACATATTATACGGTAGAAGGACAAGGTAATACTTTATTCACTGAAAATGAAATGATAGATATCATCGAAAAAATCATTAATGAGGAAAAACTTAAAGACGCTAAAGTTGCAACTTCTAATGTGTTAAAATCTTCTTTAAACAAATCAGGTAAAGAAGAAACTGACTATATTGATATGGTCACAAAAAAAATGAAAGAATATTTGAAAGATGGTTCAAAAGGAAAATATGAAATGAATCCAAAACATTTTCCAAAAGGAAACGGTGAATTAGAAGAAATGGAAAAAATGGCATATATACCATCAGATGCTGTTAAAGACTACACTAAAAACTTAACCGCAGCGGCTTTAGAAAACTTAGACTACGATGGAATTAATCCCGATGAAGAATGGGTAACTGATAATATTGAAGGTGCATCAAGAACAGGTAATAATCCGGAATGGGCAAATGCTGTTGAAACTGATGTTAATAAAGACAGAAATAAAATCAGAAAAGATAACATCTTAGCTAAAGTTAAAAAACAAGCTTATAACAAAGCCCCTCAACCAATTGTAACTGATAAAAGTGGTAATAAAGTTGATAAGGCAGACCAATTGTTGATGAAATTGGAATCTACTGAAGATAAAAAAGTTCTTTCAGAAATTACAAAGATGAAAAATCTTATAGGTTACAATCAAAAAACACAATAATTTAATCTACAATTTATTTCGACCCATATTATTATTGACCTATGGATTACAATAATAATATGGGTCGTTTTTTTGATTGGTTAGCTAAACCAATGGATGAAGAAGACATCAATGCTTGGTATTTAGCAAATAATATCACAATAGAACATACCGAGTTATTTAGAGACTTTTGTCTATCTTTCTACTATTTGATACTGGATACATACTTAGGTGATGATATTGACGTATCTAATGAAACAAGAGTTGGTATGACAACACAACAAAAAAAAGACCACTTTACTTGGTGTTGGAAAAAAACAATCGATAATTTTAATAAAGAATCCATACACTTCGTATTCAACGAAGAGGACATGAAATTCTTTGAATCTTTCTTCTTTGAAATTTTTTATTTACAGAAAGACCAAAAAATAAAAGATAATGTCCAAGTCTTTTTAGAACAAATATTCAGTAGAAAATCAAAAAAATCAAAATCTGATATTGAAATTTTTACAGATTTATATAAACTATTAGAAAGGTCACTTAAAATCAAACCTGAAAACTTTACATACTAAGATAGGTGTGTATTTTTTAATAAAATAAATTTTTAGAATAATAACTTAAAATGGAAACTTTAGAACAAATTAAAACACTCGTTGAAACTTTATCAGTAGATACTACTAAATTTTATGCGGGTAACAAATCTGCTGGTATTAGAGCGAGAAAAGTATCACAAGAACTTAAAGCAGCGGTTCAACAATTAAGAACAGAAATTTTAAATCACACAAAAGAAACAAAAAATGCATAATTTTTTGAACTTTATTTTTGTTTTTATTTTTGTTTTCTCAATTCTTGGGTCTGTGAAAATGTTATTTAACTTTATAAGTTCGGTAATGTCCACACCACCAAAACCATTTGAAATGACAAACTACCAAACATTTATGAATGGTTGTTTCATTTCATACATAATAACTTATATCCTATACCTTTTAGCATGATTTATAGTCAATTTATTACCTCAACATCAAAATATCTTAAATCTGTTAGAATATTGAAAGACTATGTGACTTTTGATATGATGTTCCCAACAACATGGATGGTCCCTAAGACAGCACCTGAAAATATTGAGATTTTACAAAATCAAGATAAAGACGGCTCAATGGTGACTTCATTTGTATGTTTGAACAATGTGACTTTTATTGATTTGATTGAGGATATTATAGGTAAGGTTATAAAGACTAATATTGAAAGAGAAGAGAAAGAAAGATTGTTTAAAAACAAAGTGAGTGAATTAAAACAAATCTTCGAAAAAGAAAATTTAGAAAACCTTAAAGGTTTAAAATTTGATTTGGAAGAATTCGCAAGTTTAATTAATAATAGTGATGAACAGAATGACACCTCAGATAGAGAAAGAGTTGAAACAACTAAATGAGGAACGAAAAAGACTGATGATAGAGGCTGAAGAGTATAAAAAAAATTTATACTCTCAGCTGAAATCAATAGATAAAAACGAAGTTTCAAACACAATTCAAAAAGAAGAAAAATATTCTTTATGGAAAAGAATACTGATGGCCTTGGGGTCGAAATAGCGAAGTTAGCTGAAGTTGTTGAAATATTAGACAATAGTTTTTTCGCATCCAATGAAACTGAAATCATTATAACCATAGACCAAAAAAAATTCAGTGAAATACTGAAATATCTCAATTACGAGACACAAGACGAAAAATGTATCATATCAATAGGTAATATGAATTTTACCTTTTTGAAAAAGTAGTCTTCAACCTGTATAATCTTTTTTTATCAAACCCCTTTTTTTCCAATACATCATACAACCACTTTCTTTGGGGTGTAGATATGTCTTTAACAAAGATACCATCCTTTCTATTATTTTCATAAAAGTAAGTTTGACATATATCTAAAAACCTCTCAGCTTCATCTTGGTCCTTTAATGAGAAAAGATTTACGTCTTCATCTATTTGAACACATATTTTATTATTCAAGGTGAATATATTTTTTAACTCTTTTGATTTGCAGTAATTTTTTAAGAATTGATTAAAACTTATCTTTTCTTGTTTTTGCCAATCAAAAAGTAATTCCTCCACTTTGTATTTTTTTATATTCAAAAACACATACTCAGGATTTTCTAAATTTACCGGATTATTTCTACCGTACTCATCGGTTATAAATAAACTTGGTTGAAAGGATTGATTTTTAGTTAATAAACCTAGTTCATATTCACAAGGTTCTGCGTTTTCAATCTTCTTTTCAAAAATAATGTCGTTTTCTTCAATTAATCGTTTAAAACATGATAAAGCTTGTTTTTCTGTTGCATAACGTTTGATAATTTTTTTTCTTTGTCTATTCTTAAAAAGAACAATAATGTAGTTATCTTTCATGAAAAATTATTATGACATTTTAGGTGTTTCTGAGACCGCAACACAAGACGAAATCAAAAAAGCATATAGACAATTATCTAAACAATATCACCCAGATGTAAACCCTGAAGGTGAAGAAAAGTTCAAAGAGGTGTCTGAGGCTTATGAAAATATCGGGGACGAAAACAAAAGACAAGATTATAACAATAGAAGAAATAACCCATTTGCTAATATGGGTGGTGGAGGATTTGACTTCTCGAGTGCCTTTGAAGAGATGATGGGTGGATACCGACAACAAAGACCAAGAAAGGCTCCCGATAAACTAATCAATATAGAAATATCGCCAACTGAATCTTATTTGGGTGTGAAAAAAGAAATCAAGTTTGATTATTTAGAGATGTGTAAACCTTGTAATGGTGAAGGTGGTGAAACATCCATTTGCAATACATGTAGAGGTGTCGGAATGATAACACAAAAAATAGGTAATGGTATGTTTACTCAGTTACTCCAAAGTCAGTGCCCTTCATGTTTAGGTAAAGGTAAAATAATCACAAATGCTTGTAATCAATGTTATGGTCAGGGCTCCCTATTAAGAAATGAAACGTTAATGGTCACAATTCCTAAAAATGTCGACAACGGTAACTTTATGAGAATCCCATCCAAAGGAGACTTCAATCAAGGAATGAAATTGAGGGGTGATTTAATATTACAAGTAAAAGTTGGTGTTAAAGACAATTTTGAAAAAAATGGAGATGATTTAGTTTATTATTTGAAACTAAACATTATTGACGTATTAGTTAAAAAACAAATAAAAATACCTCATCCTGAAGGTGAGTTATTAATTAATTTACCAAAATATATAAATTCTGATAAACCACTCAGATTAGTTAAAAAAGGATTTAGGGGTGATATGAATAGCGGAGATTTCTATGTAAAAATGACAATTACAAATGAGACCGAACTACCTGAAGAAACTCTTAATAAGATAAAAGAATTAGTTGAACAAACTAACTAAGTATCTAAAGATTTCAACGGTACCAATAAGACTTGATAATAGGATATATATACCCAAAACTATCATTGCGTTTTGACCATTATTCAATCCCTTTTTACAAGTTTGACATCCTACTTCTGTTGCTTTTTCTTTTTCCATGTTTATATTTTAATTAGTAATTTGTTGAAAATAAATATCAAAAAAACTATATTTGTACTATGTTAAGTTATATTGGAGGAAAAAGTAAGATTGGAAAGTGGATTGTCCCTTTCTATGATAAAAATATGGAGGTTTATTTAGAGACCTTTGGTGGTATGTTCTGGTGTTTTTACAACATGGACCTGAAACTATACCCCAACTTAAAGAAAGTCGTTTACAATGACTTTAATCCACTCAATTACAATTTGTTTCAGTGTGTTCAAAACCCAACCGAATTGTTAAGAGCAATTAACTCTATTGATTGTCAAAAACAAGGTATGGATATTACCCCTGAGATATATAAAGAACAATTTGTAAGGTTTCAGGCTGATATTTTTAGTAAAGATTTCAGCGTACAGGCTTACGATTATGAAACCGCAGCTAAGTATGTTTATGTTCTAACACAAGTATTCAGTGGGTCAAAACCTGAGACTTCAAATTTTATTGACCTTAAAGGGAAATATAAATCAAAATTTCTTACCTTTAGAGATAAGTTATCAAAACCTGATTGGGTTGACCATTTTCTTAAAATTACAGATGTTGAGAATATGGATTTTGCAGATGTAATTCAAAAGTATGACTCACCATCTACATACATCTACTTGGACCCACCATATTGGAAAACTGAGAACTATTATAATAATCATGATTTTGATAGAGATGACCATGAACGTTTGGCAAAAACACTACACAATATTCATGGTAAATTCTCGTTGTCTTACTATGATTTTGATTTACTTCACGAATGGTTTCCTGAAGACCGATACACTTGGGTGAAAAAAGAGTTTGCTAAAGCGGCATCTGCAAAGAAAGGAGAAAAACAAAATATGGGAGAAGAATTACTAATTATGAATTATTAATCTTCGTTTTTGTAAATTTGTAATATTTATATAAATAAAAAATATCAAAATGGCTATTAGTTTCACTAACATCTTAAAAGACTTAATCGTTGAGAACTCAAGATTCCAAGTTCTTTTTGACAAATTCGTAAAACCAAAAGAAAAAGGTAAAAAAGGTATAATGCCTTTTGAGACTTTGTTTGCAATTATTGCTGCAGACCCTACATCTAAAATACCGGAAGGAATCGATATAGATACCGCTAAACCTCAAGATATGGATAAGGTAAAGATTGGAAAATACACCCAATGGTTACTTAAAAACTTTGTGAGTCCAACTACTTTAGATGTGACACCTGAATCTCCAAGATATGAGGGAGCATACAAACAATACCAAGAACTATTCTTGGAAGACCTTTATAAAGTTACAGGTGACCTTCAAAAGTTTGAAAGATTCAAAAATAGATTACCTCAAGAACTTAGAGATATCAATAAGTTAACACCTGAAGCACTTTACGATAATGTTAAAGATTTTAGCTTAGAAAAAACTAAAGCAACTGCAGCTGAAAAAAAAGAAGCGTCTAAAACATATCAACACCCTGGTGCTGATATTGTTTATCGTGGTCAAGATTGGACTATTGCTAGAATTTCTGATACAGGACAACTTGGTAAAGATGCCGCTTGTTTTTACGGAGGTTCTTATCAAGAACCACGTAAAGGTGAAACAAGATGGTGTACATCTTCACCTGGACTTACTTGGTTTGATAGATACATCAAAGATGGACCTTTGTATGTTGTAATGCCAAACACAGGTAAAAAATTCCAAACAGATAAAGAATATGGTGAAGTTTCAGGACTTCCTGCTTATCGTTACCAATTCCACTTCCCATCTAACCAATTCATGGACCCAGATGATAGACAAATTGACTTAATTGACTTTTTGAATACAAATGAAGAAGGAATGAAAGAATTTTTCAAATTTGAATTCATGAAAGGTTTGTCTAGTGGTGGTGGAACAAAAGTTTCTGTTAATTATCCAGGTGATTCAGCATCTAAGTTCATTGCTCTTTACGGGTTTGATGAGTTCTTTGAAACTCTACCAAAAAACATCAACAGATTGGAATTCATTGCAAAATCACAAAACAACTTGAATTTGAATATTCCGGCAACTATTGGTAACTTCCAAGACTTAACAGCACTACACCTTGTAGGATGTGTTGCAAGTTTACCTGATACTATTTGTAACTTGAAAAAACTTCAGTTCTTATCTTTACCTGATAATCCGAATATTCAAATGTTACCAAATTGTATCGCTGAAATGCCAAGACTATCTGTTGTTAACATGAAAGGAAGTAACAAAAATGCAATTCCTGATAGTTTGAAACAAAGGTTGGAAACTGATGACAATTTACACCTTTTTGAATAGTATTTAATTTAATTTTCATTATCTTTGTCCTATGGGAAATGTAGAGATAGAAATTTATATGACAAACTTCATGGGTTTTTTTAAGAAAAATCCTGACCAGTTACAAATTTTGATTGGTGATTTAGATAGTGAAATATTCTATGATGAGATTAGAAATCTAGCTAAACAAAACCTTGAGTCAGAAAAGGAAGTTGCACCAACAAGACAACAAATGATTGACTTACTTGTATCTTTGAACTCAGAACGAAAAAAAGAAGAAATCAAAAAAGTAGTCACTCCATTCATGAACCATCACATGGGTCAAATCTCAATGAATTAGTAAAAAAAACAATAGACCCCCGGTTGATTAACTGGGGGTTTTTATTATCTTTATTCTATGTTACAAGTAGAAGGAAAAACATTTAAGAAACTTGTTGAAAAACGAGAATATCACACACAAACTTACATGGATACTTGCCCCGTTAAAGAACAACGTGGGATTACTACCGCATGGTTAACAAAAAAAGGTGAAAAGTTTTATCCTGAAGATATTTCTTTGGATGAAGAAAGTTTTGTTAAACATTATGGTAATCCTTTAGCGTCAGTTAACTTTACAAGACGAAGAGTTTTTATTGAGGAAGGAGATGATAAAATATCAATTAAATACCAACATTATCATTCATCAAGGAGAGTTGGAAGTAAGTTTTTTGTGATAAGAAAACTCACAAAATTCTTTACGTTTAGTTTCAAAACTAAAATGTTCTATTATGGAACATACACTGGTAAAAAGAAACAAAAAATGGGGTCATCTATGAAAGTTAACCCTAATTGGTATTCTGTAGTAAGTATAATGGATGCTTTAAGAATCGATAAACAAATCGCCCCTGAAACTTATGTTTTTAGTTTTTTAGAAAGTATTTGGGATAGATTAGGTATTGTTGATTCACAAAATTTTGAAACAAATTTACCTGAGTCTTTTTATAGTTTAACCTTATATCTTATAAATGGAGTTAAACTTCCCGATAGTTGGTTACAATTTACAGGTACTTTCATTTCAAAAAAAGAATTGAGAAAGGCTAATTTCAATTTGGTGGATGCCTTTATGAATATGTACAACCTTAAAGGTTCAAAAATAAAAAAATTATTGAACCAACCTGAATGGGTTAATTTTGAAAGGGTAGTTTTGTTATATCATATGTTGGGCGTTGATAGAATAAATAGATTAGATGATTGCATTTTCAAGGAAAACTATCATAGTTATGAACGATATGATAATTTAACCACTAAATACCACGAAGGAGAGAGAAGGGGAGGTCAATTTTGGCATGAACTACATCTTGAAACAAAAAAGCGTTATATTAATTTATTCAAAATACTATCAAATAAAGAAAAAGATAGGATTACAAATCTTAATTTTGATATAGACTTTGAAAGTCTCTCTACAATTATTGACCATATAGAATTTAAACATAAATTAAAAAAGTATGGTGAGAATGTAAAAATGAAGTTTAACGACTTAATAGAACTAAGAACTGAACATGAAGAATGGAGTAGACTAATTGATTCTTACAGAAAAGGTGAGATTGAAAGATACTACGGAGACGTTGATAGTTTAGAAACACCTATCGAACATGAAGGAGAAACTTATTATCCGGTTCTTTTAAGAAAAACACATGATTACGAGAAAGAATCGCAACACCAAAGAAATTGTGTAAGAACTTACTCTGAAAGACCTGATTGTTTAATCTTTTCAATTCGCAAAGGTTCAGTTGACGGACAGGAAAGAATTACCGTTGAATACCAATATAGAAAAAATGAAATACTAAACGTCCAAGAAAGAGCAAGGTTTAATGAGAGACCAAGTCTAACATTTTCTGAAGTTGCAAACATTCAATTAGCAAATATTAACCTTTTATATAAACTTGGCACGTTAAAATTACCAAAGATGATTAAAAAGTTTCGTAATGGTAAAGTAATTGAACAAAATGCTACATTTGAAATGGAAACGAACGTTGTAGGGACCAAAGTAATCCCTATGACTCCAAGATGGGATACTTATACAGACGAATTTAATCATTATGATTATGAACAAGTACCAGTAAATCATTTAGAGTACGATAATTTATTAGATGAATTACCATAATTATATATAATGGAAAAAGAACAAGAAATACCACAACATATTTTAGACTATTATAAATCCACAAATAATAGTGTGTTAAACCCAACTACCACAAGAACAAGAAATGTTACAAAATTAGGTGTTGATACGTTAATTGAAAAAAATGGATTGGTGTGGTCATCATCCATTTTTGACGATGCTTATTATTATATGGAAGGACTTATACGTTGGGGTAAAAATCCGGTATGGCTTTATTTTAATAAAATTGATAATGACTCTACTTATAAATTGTATATACTTACAGACAAAGACCAAAATTTAATGATGTTAATAAATGGTCTAAATAAATATTTTACAATAGATAGATTATGAAAGTAGCGGTTGTCTACACGATGGAAGGGTGTCCATTCTGTCAACAAATTAAAGAAGAACTTAAAAAAAATAAATTACCTTTTGTTGAAAGAGATATTCACGAACACCAAGACGAATATGATGAGTTTGTTAGGGTAACTGAAAATGAATATGTTCCAGCAATGATGTTGTTAACATTAGATGAAGAAGAAAATGCATCAAATATAAAACTATTAGCCCCCGATAGAGATTATGAAGATATCTTCGAGGGCGTTGAAATGGTTAAAAAGTATTTCTTAAATTAGTAAAAAATCCCTGATATATTTAATCTCTTCTAATTGCTCACACTTACCTGTGATTATATAGTCCTGCAAATCAACAAGATTCCCAAATACTGATTCAACTTCTTTATATTCAAAAGGGAATACATCCAATATTAAAGACTCCAACCATTTGGTCGGAACAATAAAATTGTCTCCATTAAGTGTTAAAAACATATCTTCGTTTTCAACATCTTGAGGTAATTTTATTGAATTCAAGTTGCAATTAAATTTTTTACCTAATGATGACTTAAAAATGTGATTTTTAATATTAATCATCAATAAGTCATATAATCTTAGATTAGGTGATAACCCGTAGATTCTATCTGATATAAAACATTCATTAGTCATGTCTACTTTTAGTAAAACAGAACCTTGAAATTTGTTTTCTAAAAGTGTTATTACTTGTGATATATTATCATTATCGCAGTCGTAATAAATAATACCCTCATCCTCAACGTATTTGAAATTGAATAATATATTTTTAGAAACAGAATCGTTTACAAAACTTTGTAATTCTTTTTGTTTAATATCATATAATTTGTTTGATGAAATATTGGTATTAATAGGTTCAAAATCCATTGATTTATTATATGTGATTAAATCGAATACCCTCACATTATTTGATTTAGATGGGTAATGTTTTGAATAAAAGTTCATCAATAACTCAGATAAATCTATAGTTTTATCATAAGTTGTGGAACCTTTAACAATAAAAAAGTTCCTAACGTTATTAACTATTATTTCAGTTTTTGCGTCAGGAACTTCTGAGTGAATTTTGTTTACTATAAGATTTGCAAAAATATTACATACATTTTTACCATCAAGGTAGTTGTAAATTTCGTAGTAACTCATTTTATTATTTTAAGTGTTTATTTGACTAATTTTACTTAAAAAAAAACTTAGTCTAAACACTTAAATTAAAATTACTTTTTGTTGTAATATTTCTGTACGATTTTAGTAACCGCTTTTTTTACAGACTCATTAGTTTGTTGTTGTTGAGTTTGTACTGTTTGTTGTGTTGCTTGATTTTTTTTACATCCGCATCCCATAATTTCTATAAATTATTTTTTATCTGACTCATTTTGTGGTTGTTGAGTTTCTGCTGCTGGTTGTTCTGATTGTTGATTTTTTTTACATCCGCATCCCATGACTTTAAAGTTTTTAAGGTTTATTATATCTATAAATATTTTGTATTATATAATTTATATAGGTCAAAAGATAAATCAATTCTATTTTTAGATATTTATAACATATGTCAATAGAAAAAACCATAAAGAAGGTATTAAAAGAAGAATTGGAACAAATTGTTCGTATTGATGCTAGTGACTTCAAAGATTTACTTAATTATGTAAATGGTGATGTTGCAGCAATGATGAAATTACCTGATTACAGAAACAAACAAGTTGTTATAGTTGGAAACCTTGATTTGTCAGGTAATCAAAATATTAAAAACTTGAATTTAATTTCCAAAATTGAAGGTAAACTAAATATTGCAAATTCAAGTGTTGATGTATTTGATGATGAAAAGGCTGATAGTGTTTATGATTATAATAGTTTGAGATACCGAATTAAAAAACAAAGAGAGTTAGACAAAAAATACCAAGAGTTAAATGTTTTAAGGGCAAACAATGAATGGGATGTTCAAAATGGAGATGAAATTTCATACGAAACCGAAGCATTATTTGAATATATTGAAGACACCGAAGATTTGGTATCAGAAGATGAAGATAAATATTTCATCTACCCTATGAAATATTCACACTATGGAGGTAAAATGTACCAATGGTTAGGTGAAGATGGTTTTGAACAAGAATACGTGGTTTACGATAAAGATAATATTTACGATTCTTGTGTTGAGGCTATTGAATCAAGAATTGATGAATTAGGATATGATGCATTTAATAAATGGGTTTGGGAGGATAACTTAGACCGTGATGAGGTTTTACAATTTTTAAGGGAATATATCTATGATGTTGTTTATGATGCCCCTGAAGATTGGGGGATATCTAAAGTTTTAACCAACCAACAATATAAGTACATTGAAATTTACGAATCTAAAATTCAAAAATTAAATGAAAAACTAAAAACTGACACCAGTCTTACTGATGAACAGAAACAACAAATAGGAAGTGAAATTGTTGATGCTCAAGACCTAATTGACGATATAAGAGAAAACCCGGAAGGTGACTACGACGAAGACCAAATAGAAGAAGCGATTGATAATTGGGCTGATGATAATGAAGATAACTTCATCCAATTATATAAAGATATGGGAGGAGACCCAAAAAATATAGTTCATTATACGGACACTAAAGGTATAATTGATACTGTAATGAGTCAAGATGGTTATGGTACTATACTTGGTAGTTATGATGGTGAATACGAGGAAATTGATGTTGAAAACGAAACCTATATTGTATTTAGATACAACTAGTTTATTTACAATTCCAATATATTTGAATACATTTATTATTAATGGAAACAAACTGGGTATTTCAAGAACCTATTGATTTTGAACACAAACAATACGTTATTTTAGATTATCTACAAAAAGTAGATAAACAACTAAATTCGTTGAAATTATACCCAAATTTTCAACAGATTTCTTTTCATTTAGCAAATATCAATTTGATTATCGAAAAGGGTCAATTTTTGACTTTGAATCGTAATTTAAAGGACCCTGATGACGAGATATTAATTTCTGATTTGGTGGCTAACAACGTCCCACTCTTTACAAAAGAAGAGATTGGAGAAATATATAGTAGTTGTATTTTTTCATCTGAAAAACTAAAAGATTACTTCAACCAAGCCAAGGCGATATGGGAAGTTGCTAGTGACACCATATCAATCGAAGCAATACAAAATCAAAAAAACATTGAATCAAAACAAGGTTTATTTTTCATCAAAGATGGTGATTTAACCAACCTTTATGAGTTTGTTATCAAACCAATTAAAAGAGGCGCTACCGAAACTAAATGTACAATTAAAAAAGTTTGTACTTGTGAAAACGAAAACTTTGAAGAGGGTATCAAAAATGTTAAAACACCACTTATTAAAAATCTAAAAGACCCCGAAGTTTATAAAAATTTGATATTGTTCAGGGTATACCATACAAATCAATTTCCCTTCAAAGAAACAATTCTACCTATAACTAAAAGAAAAGTGATGAATTATATGATTCAATCTAAATTTATTTCAAAAAAGAATTTGACAAAGAAAACAACATAATTTATATTTTAAACATGGAAGTAGGATTATACCAAGTAATAGCAGAATTATCAAAACAATACCCAAATGATATGGAGTTTGGGTCAAAAACAAGACAAATACTTAAAGAAGTAAGTGGTGAAATGGAACATAACTTATTGAGTAAAGTAATTGGAAAAATCGAATCTGAATTAGAAAATGAAAAACTAAAACCAGAAGAAGATGATTTAGAAAAATTAGAAAGTTTTTTAAATAATATCAAAACAAATCAAAATGGGGTTCAATAAGAGAGTTATCAGTAAAGAACACATTTTAAGAAATCTACATCACATAATGGACTATCTCGACGCCGACGCGGTATTTACAACCGACGAGTTTTCTCGTGCGGTGTATCGTCTTTTTAATAGTGGTGAATCAAAAGAAACAATAATCAATTATATAAATCAAAACAAATGAAAGTTAAATTAGAGTATGTTTGGTTAGATGGGTACAAACCAGAACCAAATTTGAGAAGCAAAGTTAAAATTGTTGACTACGATTCAATTAAAGGTAATAGAGCTGAGTTGAATTTTCCTATGTGGAACTTCGATGGTTCGTCAACTAATCAAGCGGACACCGGTAACTCGGACAGAATATTGAAACCTGTAAGACATTATATGACAGATTTTCAAAATACTATCTATGTTTTGTGTGAAGTATTGAATCCTGATGGTAAACCACACGAAACAAACCAACGAGCGAAATTAGGTGAAGAACAACAAGATTTATGGTTTGGATTCGAACAAGAATACTTCATACGTGAAGAGATTAACGGAAACATTTTGGGACATAAAAGAAACATACTAAAAGGTCAAGGTGAGTACTATTGTGGTGTGGGTCATAATGTTGTTGGTCGTGAATTTGTTGAAGAACATTTAGATATGTGTTTAAAACATCGAATTGATATTACTGGTACAAATGCTGAAGTTGCTTTAGGACAATGGGAATATCAAGTATTTTCAAAAGGAAAACTTAAAGGTGGTGATGACCTTTGGATGAGTAGATACTTCTTATATAAGATTTCTGAGAAGTATGGATATCATATTGATTTACACCCGAAACCTTTAACTCACGGAGAGTGGAATGGTTCAGGTTTACATACAAATTTCTCAAATGATAAAATGAGAAATAAAGGCGGGTACGATTACTTTATTGCAATCTTTAACTCTTTTGGTTCAAGACATGAAGACCACATCAAAGCTTATGGGTCAAACAACAACCTTCGTTTGACTGGTGAATATGAAACACAATCAATAGATAAATTTAGTTGGGGTGTGTCAGATAGAGGAGCATCTATTAGAGTTCCTAAAGACACGGCAGAAAGTTGGAAAGGATACGTTGAAGACCGCAGACCTGGCTCAAATGCAGACCCATATAAAATTATAAAGGAAGTGTCTAAATCTTTGGAAACTGCTGAACAGATTAATGAAATGAGAGGTATGATGAACAAAGAGGTCAATATAAAAGGCCTGAGTGAAAAATACGGAACCATAACTAACGAAGAGTTATTGTCAGAATATATGGATGATAATAATGAATACGATAAGGACACGATGACATCAAATATGAATGTTGAACCTGAAGTGATAAAATTTGATACTGAGTCATTAATAAAATCTTCTTCATTGCCTGAAGCACTTAAAAAGGCAATGTTAAACGCAGATAAAATTGAAACAAAATGAGTGAACAAGTAAACCACCCCCAACATTAAAAAGTTTTGTAGTATGTTGTAAAATTTGTAGTGTAGAGATATTTATAGATAAAGAACATTATGAAAAAACTTGAATTAGAAATCGGTAAAAAATACAATTATTGGACAATATTATCATTATCTGATTTTGTAAGTAAAAAGGGTGAGAGATATTATAAATGCCAATGTAAATGTGGAACAATCAGAGATGTAAAGGCTTATCATTTAAATAGCGGGGCGTCTAAATCTTGTGGTTGTTTTGTTAAAGAAACAATGGCAAAAATAAAAAGGATTGACATTGAAGGTATAAAATTTGGTAAATTAACACCAATAAAACGAGTTTATCACAATAATAGTAAACATTTAAATCATTGGTTGTGTAAATGTGATTGTGGTAACGAAGTGGTTGCTTCTACCGGTGCTTTAAGAAGAAATAAACATTTGTCTTGTGGGTGTATAAGGAAAGGTGAAGAAAACCACAATTGGAAAGGGGGGAAAATTACAACACCATCAGGGTATGTAAAAAAATACGCACCCGAACACCCAAACAACATAATTGGTTATGTTTTGGAACATAGATTAGTTATGGAAGAGATTATTGGTAGATATTTAGAACCAAATGAGGAAGTTCACCATAAAAATGGTGTTAGGTATGATAATTCTAAAGAAAACCTCGAATTATGGGTTAAATCACAACCACCCGGACAAAGGGTTGACGATATGGTTGATTTTTGTTATAATTTTTTAAAAAAATATAAACCTGAAATATTAAAATAGTAAAATGTCTGAAGAAAAAGAAATGGTTCATCATCCCGACCACTACCAATTTGGTAAAAATAATGAATATGAAGCAATCAAAGTTATTGACGCTTGGGAATTATGTTTTAGTTTAGGAAATACGGTAAAATATATATCACGTGCAGGAAAAAAAGGAAAAGATAAAGAACTTGAAGACCTCAGAAAAGCCCTCTGGTATCTCCAACACCACATCGAAACAATCGAAAAAGACGGGACTAGATAAAGAAATTAGTGTCTTAGATGCTATTACAACACCAAACGAATTAATCCGTGAAACCCTCATTAACTTTATGTGGGGGTTTCTTGGAAATTCAATAGTTGTTTTTGCATCAAAAGAACTGGACTTTTTAGTTTTAATTAACTATATTGTTTATTACATGCTAATTTCTTATATTGTAAACAGGAAGAAATATGAAACTATGTTAGGTAAGTTTATAGTACTTCCTGGTTCAGCGGCAATTGGAGCATTTACAGGATATAAATTAGCACAAATAATCGCACAAATAATTTGATTATGGAAGAAGAATGGAACTCAAATGATTTTCAAGGAAGGTCAAAAGACCACGTCCAAAGAAATTATAGAATTTTTGCCTTATTATTAGGTTTGACATGGTTCATAGGGACATTCATTTTATTTTACATAATAATAAAAAGCATATTTGAATAAAAATGGAATTAACTAAAACACAAACAAAAGAAATTGATGAAATCCTATCTTTAATTGAAGAAGGTTTATCGTTTGAAGAAAAACATGAAGAGGTCATGGATGTCTGTTTAGACAACGGAGTATTCGATTTAGAAGATGATGAAGATGGAGATTTATATGAACAATATTCTAATTTAGTTTGGGATTATTTAGAAGACAAGGAGAAATAATGATAGAAACAGGAAAAATAATAAATGGAGATTGTGTTGAGGTAATGAAAGATTTACCAGAATCAACAGTAGACTTGATTGTAACATCACCTCCATACGGAGTGGGTATCGATTATGATGTACATGAAGATGATGTAGAATTTGAGGATTACAAAGTATTTGCTAGAAATTGGTTATCAGAAGCATACCGATTACTAAAAGACGATGGTAGAATTGCTTTGAATATACCTTATGAAATCAATCGTCAAAAGAAAGGTGGACGTATCTTTTTTGTGTCTGAAATGTGGCAGATTATGAAAGAGATTGGTTATGGGTTCTTCGGGATTGTTGACCTTGAGGAACAATCACCACATAGAAGTAAAACCACAGCTTGGGGTTCTTGGATGAGCCCGTCATCACCATACATATATAACCCCAAAGAATGTGTGATTTTGGCTTACAAAAAACACCACATCAAAAAAGTTAAAGGAGAACCACAATGGACTGGAACCATGACAGACATTGAACAGGAAGATGGTTCTATAAAAAAGAAAAATGTTTATGAGGAGAAAGATAAAAAAGAGTTTATGGAACTTGTGTTTGGTCAGTGGAATTACTTTGCAGATACTAAATCACTCACCAAGGCTACGTTCTCGATGGACATACCGACCAAAGCAATCAAAATTTTATCCTACAAGAATGATATAGTTTTAGACCCATTTGCTGGTAGTGGTACAAGTTTAGTGGCTGCTGAAGTTTTGAACCGAAGATGGTTAGGAATTGAACTTAGTGAAAACTATGCAAAGATTGCACAAACGAGGGTTGATTATTTTAAAACACTCGACACTATAAATGAAATCCCACAATAGTGGGATTTTTTATTTTACAAGGTATTTATAATTATGAAAATTATTATAACTGAGAGCCAATATAAAATGCTGATTAATGAATCAGGTATTAGAGATATTAAAAATCTTGCTAAAAGATACGACAAGGCTAAAATTTATTTTCACCAAGACTTAGATGGTGTTACTACTGCAATTGCTATGAAGGAGTACTTAGAACAAAACGGAATCAAAGTAGTTGATTGTGAAGTTATTCAATATGGTACTAAAGAATTTGCAATTAAAAAACCAGAAGGTGAAGGTAATATTATGCCGGTATTAGTGGATTTTGCTCACGGTAAACCAATGTTTGTTATCCATACAGACCACCACGATAGTCAAGCTGGTGTTGAAGATGATACTGCAACTAACTTCAGACCATCAAGGTCAAATGTAGAAACAATCTCTCAGATAATTTCACCAAAAGAAATATTCCCATCCGACGACATCATGTTAATATCAACGGTTGACTCAGCAAACTTTGCTGTTAATAAGATAACACCAGAAATGGTGATGAACTTCTTATATAAGTTTGATAAAGATAGTTCCTTGAAACAAAACAAAATGTTAATGGGACTTGTTGTAAACAAGTTATTATTAGCTTACAAAAACAACGCAAACTTCTTGGAGGATTTGGTTATGAAATCAAAACCATCTTTGTTGAGTATATTAAACAACATCAAAAAATTAGCTAAAGAACAAGGTTTTGCTAGTACAGAAACAATGATTCAAAACCAAGAAAAATTCTTACAGGCAAGACAAAAAGAAGGTGTGTTAGAAAAAACGGGTAATGTCATTTCTCAGTTTGGACTTGGTAGTATGAAAAAAGGGTCATACGATAGATATGTACCATTTAGATTACATCCTGATGCTGATTTCTTAGTAACAGGTCTTGGAGGACAAGTTGGTATGGTACAAGCATCATGCAACCCTTTCAAAGAAGAAAGAGCACTTAAAGGTATTAATTTAGGTGAAATCAAAGACGAAATTTTAGAGTTGTTCAAACCTGAATTAGAAAAACAAATTTTAAGTTTCAGAATAATTAAAAAGATTGCAGAAAGAGAAGCAACACCAGAATCAGTTGGATTTACTTCAAAAGATATGATGGCTCTTTATGGAAAAATGCCGTCATTCGATTCAGAAAAACAATCAATTAATGGTTATGACTTCTTGAAAGCAAATTCAGGAGGACACAAATGTATCACAAACATATCAGGTATCAACTTCTTATATAGTGGATACGATAAACCATACACTAAAGATTTACCGGCCGAAGTATTACCAATAGCATTTTATGAGGGTAATAACAACTTTGTTAAAGATATTAGACAAAAACTTTTAAGATTTAGAAAATTGTCTGAGAAACAAATTGAAGTAGCTCTTAATCAAATGAGAAAAGAAGGTATTGATGTAAGTGTAGTTCCTAATAAAGAGAACCAAAGAACTTATTCTGATTTAGTTAGAGATATGAAAGATGCTTTTGTTGATATTTTGAACAAAAGAATTGAAAACGCTTAAGAACTAAAAATTACCTCGTCACCTTCTTGGATATTTAAGTCTCTACAGGTTTCACCTGCGACTTCTAATACCATATCACCAAATCCCGAGTATTGCTCACAACCACTTTCATTATAACAAGGAAGACAATTATGATGTATTTTAGTTATAATACCATTATCTATCATAATAATATCCAAAGGGACAATACAATTATACATCCAAAAAGATTGTTCAGTTCGATTTGGCATCATAAATAACATACCATTATACGTATAGTTGAAATTTTTATTCATCATTCCATTTTGAATTGCTTGTGAAGTAACCGCAACTTTACATTGAAATACGTTATTTTTGATTTTTACTTTCATATTTTATAAATATCTTAAAAAAAAATATTAACTAAACGAACTTTTGTTAATTGATGGTATATTTATATTTACTACAAAAAATCAAATATATTTTTATTGGAACCTTGACAAATCAGAACAATAATATTAGATTTGTGAAACAATTAGGAAACGTCCTAATGATGAATTGAAATATTAACCTTAAAAAACACTTTTATGAGTGAAAACACTGAAACGTCAGTTGTAGAAATTTTTTATTACTACAATGACAAAGGACAGAAGTTGTATACTTCTAATGAGATTTTTGCAATGGCAAGAGCTCAACAATATGGAACCGATAAAGTTTTTGTAGAAAAAGTTTAATAAAGGTTTGATAGTCTCAAATTAAATTACTAAATTTGTAAAAGATTTGAAACTTATAGGTGATGAAAGATACTCGGTATTCAAATCACAAACGTTCTTTGAAAAGATTGAAATTAGAACAAAATGTTCAGTTTGAACTTAAAAAAAAGATTAACCCCCTTTTCTTTGAAGTTTAAATACATAGAGTTCTTTGGGCCGTGTATAGTCCATTAAAATAAACTACGAAAGTAGGATAAAGTGAACCCTTAAGTGTGTTGGGTTTGCGTCTTGTTAATCTTCGGATTAATGAGGTCGAGTACACAAGCGGGATACCATTTTGGCTTTAGTATTGAGGGCAACGCTGTAAAGAAAGAGGCAAAATGAAAGGGCGGTGTGGGTCGTCCGATTGAGGTGGGAACACCAATAGGAATAACCCGTAGGATTATTGCAAGAACTGAGGTCATCCAACTTCAATATTGCGTGTTCCAATATGATAGGTTACTTAAAACCAAGTGGAAGTACCACAAGGTAAGAAGGAGAACGAGTGGTGTCGCTACCTTCCCTTACGGTGGTTTACCAAAACCCTGTAATGAAGTAGTCTAAAAATATGGAAATGGGGACATTTCAAGGAGTAGTTGAGTATTCCGTTGTTCAAAAGATAACGGAGCCCGTGACGGACCACTACTTCTAAAATCCACGACACAAAAACTTTATTTTACATTTCAGAAGTAAAATTCATGATATACTATAAAGCAAAAGTGTCCGTCAGGTAATAGTGAAAGGTGACTACATAGTAATGAGCCGTTCATTGCATCGATTAGACCGCAAGTTTAACGATATTCTTACCAAACACCTCTAGTCCCGCAAGGACTAACTGGGAAGGCATTCTCGGAGAGAGTCAAGTAATAAGAGAGTAACTATTATCTCAAGGAGTGGTACACCTAAAAGACCGTCACTGAGGAATACTTCTCAAAAGGAAGTGGATACGAAGGGAAACAATAATCCTTCAAAAGATACCTCACTAAAAACTGTAATCTCAGGTTTTTATTTTTTATGGAGCGACCGGCAAAAAAATATTGATGGATAAGATTTTTTTCTTATCCATTTTTTTGTGCTTTAAATTTTTTTCATATCTTTGTGGTATGGGAAACGCAAACAAACAAGGATACGTAATAAAGGATAAAGAAATAAAATCTATCAAGAAGTTGGTGAAAGATATGACTATCATCACTAATGGTAGACCAGATGGTTGGAGAGACCACCGCGGAATGCTTTTGGGCGCTAAAATTAAAATTACATCTGTTAGAAAATACCAAAACAGATGGTCTTGGAATGGTTACAACGAATTTTGTTATGAGGTAGACATCGAAGTTGATATTACTGAGTCAGATTACATGGGGTATTCTGGTTCAAAATATAGTGTAAGATACGATTTAGGTAGAGGTATTAGAAATACAAATAACTACTACCGTTCTTCTTATGAAAAATATGTAACAGATGAATTAAAATATTTTGGAATCGATACTCGTTTTTACAGCGCACTTGTGACTATTTCAAAAATTAAATACAAATACCAATAATTTATTTGTTTTATTCAAAATAGTTTTTTATCTTTGTAGAAATAATAAACGACATGGCAACAGTAAAAAGTATATTAGTAGTTCACCCAACACACGGTCAGTTAATTTCTGAAACTTTCTTGGATGAACTACAACACCAAATGTTCTTAAAAATGTTGCACACGGCAGTTGCAATGGGTATTGATTTTACCACATACAACGGCAAAGACTTTTTCATTCACATCCCAAGTGGAATGTTAAAGGAGTGTTTGATTGTAGGTCAAGCACAAGAAGTTTCGATGGGTGACGTAGTGGTTGCCAAGTCCAAACTTGAAATGTAGTTTCCTTGTTCTTAAAACAAGGTGGTGGAGAAGTTGACATTATTCAATGTCGGCCCAAAATTAAGGTGAAGGAGACTTCACCTTTTTTTATTTGTATGATATTTATTGATATGAATATAGAATCAATAATTAGAAGAGTATTAGTTGAGGAATTCTTAAATCAAAACGAATTCTTATATGAAGATATATACGGTTCGGTAGAAGAAGTAAATTTACTTCAAGAGGCTGAATACCAGGGAAGAAAAGTTCAACTTGGTAAAATCATGCAAGGAGACATCAAGAAGTTTAAAGTTTATGTTAAAAACGACAAAGGAAAAGTTGTTAAAGTAAACTTTGGTTTTGGTGGAAAATCAGCAAAAGGTAAAAGAATGGTTATTAAAAAGAATAACCCTGAAAGAAGACGTTCATTTAGAGCAAGACACAATTGCGATAATCCTGGCCCAAGATGGAAACCAAGATATTGGGCATGTAGAACATGGTAAGATTATGAGCAAAATTATTATAACAGAAAAACAACTTGAAGAAGTTGTGAAAATGATGAAAGAGAACAAAGAAGAGGGTTCTTACATGGCAAAACAACAACTTTTTACCATCGCAACTTTAGCATATAAAATGTGGGAGTTAATGGAAGAAGGTGAACAACTTGAAGATTGGATGGAATCAAAAATCGCACAAGCAGACCAAATGGTTACTGCTGTTGTGAAATCATATATGTATGATGAAGTGGAAAACAAAATCAAAGGGAGTCATGAATTTGACCCAAATGATTTAATCATAGGGATGTAATATATTATCTTTTTTTTGAAACCCTCCTTTTTTTAATTGGGGGGTTTGTTTTTTAATATAAGTTTCATATATTTGTAAAAAGAAACAAGACAATGTACGTTATCATCAAACATGTTAAAACACAAGACGAAAGAACATTACCTGTGATTATGTTAGATACACAAGGTGAGGTTTGGGAATTCGACAACAAAGATAAGGCACAAGAAATGGCTAACATCTTCAACACTAATACCGATTCAGGTCACAAATACGAAGTAAAACAGGTTTAATTAATATGCGCCCGTAGCTCAGCTGGATAGAGCAACTGCCTTCTAAGCAGTAGGTCTCAGGTTCGAATCCTGACGGGCGTACTAACTAACAAAAAAATCATGGAAGACATTTTTGAACAACAACACTACGAGTATATTAACTCAGAAGATTTTTTTCAGTTTATGAAAGAAATGTTTGAATATGAAGAAAAAGAAGCTTTATCTTCTGAAGAAAATGAATTATAATTGAAATAGGTTAGGTTAATTGATGATGTTTTTTGGGTAACCTAAAAACGAAAGATTAAGTCGTATAGCTCAGTTGGTAGAGCAATCCATTTATGGACGTGTCACAGGTTTGAATCCCGTTACGGCTTAACAAAATTAAAAAAGGTGTTGGTAACAACACCTTTTTTTTTATTGATATATTTATTATAAAATAATAAAAACAAAAAACACAAAATTATGAAGTTTTTAATTTCGGAAGACGAGAAAAGTAGAATTTTGGAAATGCACCAAAATGCTACATCAAAACAATATTTAACAGAGAACGCTGACGGCGGATGGATGGGTACCGCACTTAAGGCTATAGAAGCAATGTTTGGAGGTCAAGCAATTGATTCTAAATTTGGTGCAAATGCAACTTACACCACACAGAATACATATGCGGCTTACGACTCAAGAGTGAACGGAAAACAATATGTTTGGATTATACCAAAAGGAACTACATGGTCGGTTTCACCTAGTTTAACTTTATTGACTGCACCTGTTAAAAGAATTAATTATTCGTCTTTAGCTTCTTTCGGGAATGATGAGGCGATTGCTAAAAAATTAAATGATGGAACATTTTTGGCGACTTTAGCGGCAGGAACCGCAAAAGATTCTACAGGAAAGGTTATTCCTGTTGCTGATGATAAATTAGCAGTAACTAAAGAAACTACTAATCAAGTGGCTAATACAAGTGGATTGGTTTCAAGTATTTTATACCCATCTTATTGGAATCAAATGACAGATAAATTTAGAACTTTATAATATTATAATCATACTAAAAGATTAAAGGTGTTAAATTTACTTAACACCTTTTTTTGTATTCAAAATTTTTTGTATCTTTGTATTATGAAAAACGAAATCAAATACTGTTCACGACAAGAGGGTATCATTGGATACGGAGATTCAAAATTAGCAAAAGACGAAACAAACGATTGTGTTGTTGCAACCATCGCATCTTGTTTTGATATTACATATGATAGAGCACATGCGTTCTGTAAAGATTACTTCAACCGATATAATAGACAAGGAACTTTATCGGTACCATTTAAAATGAATTCATTTTATATTCTTGGAAAAACTCTTAATTACAAAAAAGTTAAACCGATGGGTAAGAAAATTGTATTCGGTTTAACAAGTCATTATACTTTGGATTACGAGGTAAAGGTTAAGGGTGTGAAAAAAACAAGAAAGATGACCGTTGGTACTTTCATCAAAAAAAACCCAAAGGGAACATTCTTTATTTTAGTGAGTGGTCACGCATTCACAATTAAAGATGGTGTTGTTATTGGTAACTATAATGATGCGACACAAAAGAAAAAACATTTAAAATACGCTTGGCAAGTAAAATAACATCCATAAACATTTTTAATGAATAAAATCTTATCTATATATTTCTTTTAATTAATTTATTAATAATTATTATGGAAATAATAAGATATGGACAAAACAAAAAAATGGCAAGATTGGGTCTCAGTAACCCTACTTATGATTGGAGCAGTTTTATTGGCTCTAAACATTGAAGAAACAAAATGGGCTTTTCCCATATTATGTATTGGTAGGGCGTGGTTGAGTCTACTAATGTATAAAAGAAAAGATTGGCCACTATTTCTCAGTAATTTTTCTTTCTTTTTGATTGATATAGTGGGAATAATCAGATGGTTTTAAGATTATGTTAGAGATTGATTTATTGAAAGGAGAATTTAATCCTGATGATTTGAAAGAAGTTTTGATGGAACTTTTAGTAAGCAAAATAAATTTCCATAATAAAAAAAGTTTATCATCAAAAATAATTAAAGGGGATGAAGACTATTATTGTAATGAAAGAGTTCAAGAACTAAGATTAGATATTGAAAAAGTTAAAGAATTAGTATCTTCAACTATTGAACAAAACAAAAAATTAAAAGTTACAGGTAAAATAAAAATAGAAATAATTGAATAAAACACTTGTTAATTAGAAAAAAGTACTTATATTTGTAAAAGAATTGAATTTTTAACAACAACGATATATTTATAACAAAAATGAAAACAACTCAAAAACATATGGTCATTTGTAAACCGAGCACACAGTGGTCGTTTAATAGCTATAGAACGCTACGTTCAGGTAATAGGGCATTTTCATTTATGAGTTAAGAAAGATTAACAAAACTAGAAAGGAATGTAAGACCCGAGACCAAAAATCTCGGGTTTTTTTATTCCCAAAAAATTCGGTTCCTTAGTATAGTTGGTAATATCCCGGCTTTGTAACCCGGAGTCGTCAGTTCGAACCTGACAGGAACCTCAAAAGAAAATGTTCTTTGACATATTGGCTTCATAAATTGTCTCGTAGCCTAAAGGCAGGGCACCGGATTTTGGCTCCGGGTGTGTTGGTTCGAGTCCAGCCGAGACAAC